GTATATGTGATTAACTATAGTAGTAGTTCAGTATTACAATACTCTAGAAACACCACTACTGGAGCATTAACTATTATAGGCACTATAGCTAATGGTAGTAGCCCATATGGTATCACTATCTCACCAGATAACAATCATGTATATGTAACTAACTACTGGAATAATACAGTATCCCAATACTCTAGAGATACCACTACTGGAGTACTGAGTGCATCTTATAATCCAACTATTAGGCCGGAAGGTATTGTCATATCGCCAGATAATAAGTTCTTATATAGTGCAAATTACAGTAGTAATAACATTAGTGTCTGTACTATTAATTCTACTACTGGAGCACTAAGCTTTAGTAATATAGTGAATTCTATTGGTGGCCCTATAGATATTGCTATTTCACCTAATGGACTATTAGCTTGTGTAGTTAATAATGACATTAGTGAATATAGTCTTTTTGATAGAAATACTACTACAGGAGCTTTAACTTTAGTAAGTGGTAGTGGAATACCGATTACTGTAGCTACTGATAGTAGTCCACGTATTATCACTATCTCACCAGATAACAATCATGTATATGTAGCTAACCTCGTTAGTAATACAGTATCTCAATACTCTAGAAATACTACTACTGGAGTATTAACTAGTCTAGGTACTATAGCTACTGGTAGTTTACCATTTAGTATCACTGTCTCACCAGATAACAATCATGTATATGTAGGTAACACGGGCAATAGTACATTATCTCAATACTCTAGAAATACTACTACTGGAGTATTAACTAGTCTAGGTACTATAGCTACTGGTAGTTTACCATTTAGTATCACTGTCTCACCAGATAACAATCATGTATATGTAGGTAACACGGGCAATAGTACATTATCTCAATACTCTAGAAATACTACTACTGGAGTATTAACTAGTCTAGGTACTATAGCTGCTGGTAATAATCCACGCGATATCGCTGTCTCACTAGATAACAAACACGTATATGTAGGTAACCAGAATAATAATAATGTATCTCAATACTCTAGAAATACTACTACTGGAGTATTAACTGCATTAACACCAGCTACTATAGCTGCTGGTAGTAGCCCACAGGGCATCACTATCTCACCAGATAACAATCATGTATATGTAACTAATCACACTGGAACAGTAACCCAATTTTCTAGAAACACCACTACTGGAGTATTAACTAGTATAGGTACTGTAGCTACTGGTAGTAGTCCACAGGAGATCACTGTCTCACCAGATAACAATCATGTATATGTAGCTAACAACACTAGTAATACAGTATCTCAATACTCTAGAAATACTACTACTGGAGTATTAACTGCATTAACACCAGCTACTATAGCTACTGGTGGTAGTCCACAGGGCATCACTATCTCACCAGATAACAAACATGTATATGTAACTAACAGCAGTGGTAGTACAGTATCTCAATACTCTAGAAATATTACTACGGGTATGTTAGGGGCTTTATCTAATTTAACCGCTGGTGTTAGTCCAACTGAAGTTAAATTCTCTCTAGATGGTTTACACGTATATATTAGTAGTAAAGGAGCTAATAACGTATCTCAATATAGTGTTGACTACGTAGCTAAGACCCTAGTACCATTGGTACCAGATAGAGTAGGTACTATAGGTACAGCACCAAACGCTATTGTTGTTTCACCAAATGACAATAATGTTTATACTGCTAATAATACCAGTAGTAATATTACTCAATTTAGAAGAGACTAATAGATAAAAAATACTCTAGTAGTTAATTTTATGTAACACCCACCATTACCTTAACCTTATAGGATCAAATATGTTTATTCTAGCAAATCCAGATAATAGCATTCAATACATCGGTACTGTAGATACTCCAAATGCAGTAGTTGTTGATGATGCACTACTACCAGCTGATCTATTAGATACCTTCGCATTAGGTAAGTACACACTAGTAGATGGCGTTATCGTAGAGACTCCTGATTGGGTTCGTCCAGAAGTGCCACCAATGCCCGAAGGTATGTGATTTAGATAAATCATAAAACATTACCCACAGTGGATTAGTCTGCTGTGGGTAATAATCCGTCTTATAGGAATTTATAAATGAACTACGTTACACTTTACTTCACTAAAGATATATGGAATATATTTTCTTGGATTGTGCGTTGGACATTACCACATAGTAGATTTAAATTAGCTGAATCATCACACTGCTATATAGCTGTGGGTGAAGATGATTTATTATACGAGGCCATTGCTATAGCTGGTGTCAGAAGAACTTTATTAGAAGACGTAATGGCTACCGATAAAATAGTTAGGGTACTTAAGTTTCCTGTACCAAATATAGAAGAAGCCAGTATCTTTTTAGAGAATCAACTAGGTAAAAAATACGACTACAAAGGAGTAATAGGTTTAGCATTAAATCCAAGTAGAAGATGGGAAGAAGATGATTGTTGGTTTTGTTATGAGTTAGCGGCAGCTACATTAAAAGCTGGCGGATTAGATATATTTACCAATATATCACATGTTACAGAAGCATCATTTTTTAGTATTAAAATACAATAATACTCAAACTGTATTTTAATACTAAATACTATTCAAAATAAATATGGCAATATATTACCTTAATGAGAATACTTTTATTCTCAAATAACTGGAGATATATCGTGAGTACATCTTATCAAAGAACATCAGAAGTAGCTTTCACCATCTGTAAGTCATTAGCGGAAATGACTACTCCCAAAGCAGATAGACACGGCTTCTATAGTCCCAAACATGAAGGGAATTGGCCGTTAAATGCAGTCTATGCAATTGAGTATATGTACTTTGATAAACAATTTCCAGATGTTAAACACAGCATGGAAGTTGAGTATTTCGATACGAAAGAAGAGTACATGGACTGGTTAAAAGAAAAGAGTGAGTGGGTACGTGGTACCGATTACGACTTTAACGTCACTTACACTCTGTACGAGTGGGAGTTAGGTGTTAATAAAGTATTCAGTGGTTCCATTCCATAAAAAAGGAATTAAAGTAGTGCCAATTAATAGTAGAGACATTAAGTTCTTTAATATGGCTAAGGCAGCTTCTGAACTCTCTACATTTGTAAGAGTACACATAGGTGCAGTAGTTGTATTAAAGAACGAAGTAATAGCAGTTGGTCAGAATGTGAAGAAGTCTCACCCATTGCAATCTAAGTGGGCCAGTATCTGTAATAGACGCGAATCAATTTGGTTACATGCAGAAATGCACTGTTTAACCAAATTGATAAATACCAGATACGATTTATCTAACGCCAGAATTTATATCTTTAGGCATGATAAAAAGGGACAAAAAGCGCTTTCTAGACCATGCGAAATCTGCATGACCGCACTAAGACACTATGGTATTAATCAAATCCTTTATACCATAAAAGATGGTTATGCTGAAGAATTTTTAATTAAGGAATCAAAATGAAAGAATCACTAATTCACGACCGCACAAATATATTAATTGGCTATTGGCGTAATGTATTTAGTGCGCCAGACTTACCAATACCAATAGCAGATTCAGCCACACCAGAAGAAGTAAGAATAATGCTCGAAAGACTGGACTTACTTATTCGACGTGCATCGGTTAGGGAACATGGTGGTAACTCCATTTGTAGGATATGCAACTGCGAAAATGGAAGTAGTGATTATACAGTAGTGCTCCATCATAAAAAAATAGTTTTTCCATACGGACTAAGGCACTATATAGAACACCATGGTGTTGTAGTGAAAGAATTACTTTCGCCCCTATAGACGACATAGTCAGAGTATCCTAATTTACTTAGGATACTCTGACTATTATGCTGTATTTTTTTTACTACTACCAATTAGCGTAAATGGGTTTATCTAGATAGCAAACACGTTTACCTAATTTAATTTCCTTAATACCAAAATCAGATGTAGAGTCAATTTTTATTTTTGCTAAATATATCTCTTTCCAAATATTTCTAAATAACGATAGAGAATATACCCCATGCAATCCAAATTGTTCTGAAGTAATATCGTAAATGACTTCACCTATTAATAATACAGCATGTCCTAAATTATCAGGTAACTTACCCCTTTTAATAAAGTTACGTTTAATTTCTCTATAATTACTATCTAGATCGGTATCTGCAATATCCATTACCATAGTACTTAATGTAAATTTTGCTTTATTACCATCTACTGTATTAGCAAAATACTTACTTACTAATAATACACTATTAATATCTTTTTCCAAAAGTGCATCTCTTAGTAATTGTGAACCATATCCACAATATCCAAATCCACCATACTTAACTAACTCATGATGTTTGATTCTGAGATCATTCATTACCCTAATTACTCGTCTATCGGCAATCATTACTATTTCCAGTGTTATAAATCAAGAGTATTTTTTTCCCAATAAGGGATCAAGTCATTTCCAGAGCCTACTGTCTCGCCACCCACTTTATATCTAGTACTATCCGCAATTAATATATCATCAGGTATTCCACCTATAGAATTAAATGCCAGTACTATATACTGATCTTTCTTTGGCGTTTGTTCAATGATTCTGTGTTTACCACGCTGAATCGTTAAATATGATATACTATTTAATTCTTCAATATGGATAAATATTTCTAAATCTACAACTTGATCGATTTGTTTAGATCCAGAATAGAAACCGCCGCTAACTAATCCCTTAACAAAGTCACTACGACCGTCCCTGACCATCATTTTAGCGTCCGTAGATAACTGGTGAGGGGTAATAAAGGCTATGCCTCTACTACTGCAGAATGACCGTATACGCTCATATAAATTCCTAATATCATGACCCATAGGACCTTGATCGCAGCCAGTGGTAGGTAGCTTCAGTAAATAATCTACCATTACCATATGTACTTCATATCCATCGGCTTCTAATTCTAAAATTTTATTACACACATCTTTATAGGTCCATAAAGATGGATTTACAAACATTAGTCTAGTGTGGTATCCACTTACACTTAATTTTTCTTGTACATATGCAGCCATCTCAGCATCACTAACTCCAGCTAGATCTGCCTTTACTCCAGTTTCATTTTCTTTTAATGATTGATATAAGAATTGAAAGTTAAGAGTTAGATTATCTTCAAATGAAATTCTTAATAACAGTGGTTTTTTAGTTTTATCTATCATTACTGGAATGTTATATAGTGCCATTTGTTTAAATAGCGTTAAACTAAAACCAGTTTTATATTTATGCTGTAAAGCCCCAATTACGGTTTGTTCACCACGTCTAAAACCACCATTCAGCATTCTATTTAAACCCTGGTATCCGGTCTTTAAAATACCAATGCCTTTATTAGATTTTCTGACTTCATTAAATATATTAGTAACTTGATCTAAATTACCAATATCTACATCAGATATAATGGCGGGATCTTTGTTTACCACATCTATCATATACGGTTCTAAGGCAGTGCTAAGATCCGATACAAATGCTTTCATATTTGTAATTTTATTTCTACTAAACTTAAATTTATAAGCAGCATCACCTACGATTTTAGCTAGTTTTTCTTCTTTAAAGTGAGAGTTTAAAGAACGACGTAAGTTTAAACAAGTTCTTTTTAAAGCTTCATCCGATAATGCAGGTGCGATTCCCTCCACTAGCGCATCGTATAATCCATCTTCTTCTAGAGTATTGACTTTCAATCTCTGCAGAATGTCATTTAATTCATACCTATGATCAGGCGGGACTTCACACATATAGAGAGCTGTGTTTTTTAAACTCTCCAATATATCTCTTTCGTGATTAAAACCATGCGATAGTTCAGGTAGTGGTATTGTATGTAGAATTTCTTTTATTAGTGTAGCTGAACGTTCGTCTTCACTACTTAATTGACTTTCTCTATATAGTAGAGTAATGCTGTGGACTAGCAATAGTTTTGGTGTCATTATTTTTTCTTACTTCGATATAAGTTAATCGGAAATAACTAAATAGTATGTACCGTATTGATGCATCTGGTATTTTCTTCTATATTAATATGTTGTATAGATTATTTTATACCTTATATAGTAGAATACTATGATACCTTATACTATCTCATTATCCATCATTTAAACTTGGAGAGTAATTGTGGCTGAAACTGTAGGTCAGAAAAAGATAGCTATTCTAATCCCGTTTTGGGTACAAGAAACTCTTAAGAGAAATGGACTTCAATTAAGCGCGTGTTTAGATCTAGAAAAAATTAGACCATTAATGGCACTAGATGATTTAGCTAGATTTTTAGCACTGCAAAATACTAAGTATTTTAAATTAGTAACTAATATAGACTACTATTCTAGCTTAACTTCTATATGGAGCGATAGTATATGTAGGGTAAACACTGAATTATCAGATAGTCTTTGGAAGTCTATAGATCCAGTTTCTAACGATTCTAGTCTGTTTTCTAAACTAGAATCAGAGCTTTTTAGTAAAGATTCTTATGATGAAAAATATAAGGAAGCTTTTGCTATATATGACCTAACCCCAGATGTATTTGGTGTCGTTATTTATCCAGGTTATTTTACAGCTACTAACAATACTAAATTACAAAGAGATGTTGTGGAATCAATAATTGAGATATTGTATAGATACTCAGCATTCCATGATATAGCTAAAACAGAATATTTTAAAGCATATCTAAAATTGCTATCAGTAGGTCAGTAGTGGTGGTTTAAGGAGATTTCATTAGCGTAATATTGCGAAGAATTTTTCTCTATGTGTAAAAAGCATTAATATCTATGAGTTTAAACTCAATGCCCAATAGTAAGTTTCTTTAATTTTTTTGAGGTTCACTATAATGAAAAATTCATTATTCAGCAATAAGCAACGTCTTGGTAGCTCTTTCGCCACTACCCCACTTGACACTATGGTTGCAGGTATTCAGGGCGAGCTAAATGTACACGGTCATCAATTTGTTTCTAAATCTATTTCTAGAAGCGCCATCTCTCTAGAAGGTATGGACGCTACTGTAGAACTAGAAGTTCAGCGTAGCATTGGTTCACTTAGTACCGCTCTTGAAAGCATTGTTGCTACTCATGGTACTGGCTTTGCTAAACTAACCCAAGCTCAACGTGATGCTGGTGTTGCTGCAGCTATTATCTCTGGCGACATTCCTGGTTTCATTCAAGCACCTATCAGCCGTAATGTAGTTGCTAGTGAATCTGTTTCTTTTATCTCCCCGTCTGGTGGTGATTTCACTAGCGAGCGTATGCGTCAGGCTCTAGAAGCCTACGATGAAAAAGAAAACAAGAATGCTGTTGTGTATTCTGTTGCTTATAACATGCAAGCAGCACGTCAGGATGAGTTTGGTGAGACCTTCTACCCCACCGTAGTAGTTACCCCTGACCAAGTTGGTTTTACTGTCTCTATTCGCCTCATTCAAGTTTACAATGAAGTGCGTCGTCAGATTACCGGCAATCTAGATCAGTTCAATAAACGTAACATCATCCAAGCTGTTATTGATCCTACCATTCTTCAGAATGATATGACCAAGATTGTTCCAGTTTATCGTGCTGAGTCAGCACATAACTTTGTTGATGCCGCACTACTTCCTCCTAAGGACGTTGTTGTTGCTGATGGTGAAAGCGTTACTACTTCAGCATATGCTGTTGGTAAGAGTTTCTCCCTACTAGGTATTTCACAGACTGCCGCTCTACTAGAGACCGGTCTACAAGATACCACTGATTCTATCGATACTGCTATTACTTTGGCTGCTATCTATATGCAATTGGGTGCTGGTGCTACCGCTGAAGTCATCCCATTCGCTACACAGCGTCTGCCATTGGCTGTCTTCACGTATTCAGTACAACAGAACTACCGTTTGATGAACGTACAGTTTACCACTAAGAGTCTTCTAGTTAATGCTAACACCAAAGATGTTACTGGTGCTGCTTCTGCTATTTTGGCTCCAGTTATTGCTGGTGACTTCCAAGTTCGTCTAGGCATTTCTGTTTCTGGTGGCGTTAACCTAGAACTAGCTGATACCAGCTTGTTTGCTAGCAATATTAGTGTTGTTAGTGTTATTGATAATAGCGGTGCATCTCTTGACCTTACCGCTGGTACTGGTCTAGCTATTGCTACTCTATTTGCCGATGCCAAAATGATTGGTTACGATCTAGATGCACGTCGTACTAACTTGAACCGTCGTATGCGTGGTCAGATGCTTGACACCACCTATTACAATCAAGTTTACGCTGTCCCACTACGCTCACCAATTACCGTTCCACGTCCTCTAACCCTAGGTGATGTGAATGACTCTACCGATTTGGCTGCTCTAATTACAGCTACCCACATCCGTACGTCTAACGAAGCAGTTGCTGAACTACTACGTGTTGAAAGTTATCTAGCTGAGTATGTTGGCGTTACCGCTCCTGCTAATCTAGGTGCTGCCGCTCCTGAAATTCTAGGCGTTTCACGTTTCTTGATTACTCCTTTCTATGAGTATGCTGAAATTGACGTTAATGCTCAGATTGATTCATTAAAGTCACATGAGCGTTCTGCTGATATTCAAGCTGTTCTAGTTAACAAGCTTCGGGACATGGCTTACCGTATGTATCGTGATTCTGGCTATAAGGCTGCCGCTGATGCGTTAGCTGGTGGCGTTGCACCCACACCTACCATTATCATTGGCACTGATCCAGTTCTTTCTCGCTATCTAACTGTTAGCGGTGATTTCCGTACCCTAGGTAATGATTTCAATGTTAAGATTGTTTCTACATTGAACCGTACCATGGCTGGTAAGATCATCATGACCTTTGGTGTGTTTGATTCTGGTATGGATGGCGTACCTAACCCAATGCATTTCGGTAACATGGCATGGAAACCTGAACTAACTTTGGTTCTACCTATTCATCGTAACGGTGCCAATAGCAAAGAACTAACTGTTCAACCTTCTTTCCTACACGTTACTAACTTGCCAATTATGTCATCACTCGTTGTTACTGGTATTTCTGATGTTGTTTCTGTGGGTAAAGTGCCTGTTAACTTCCGTTCTGTACCATAAGTAAAGTAGTAAAGAAATAATTATTGGGCCTTAGGAGATGCTATAGATATCGATATCTGTAGCATCTCCTATATGCTGTATAATTAAAAAATACTAAAATTCAACATAATGTGAGTAGAAGTTTTTTAATAATATTTAAGGAATATTAAAATGAGTGATCTAGTTCATTATCCTTCTTCAGACCTAGTTGTACCTACTAATAATAATAGCTTAGGTGCCGATTTAAATGTACCTGCTAGCGACTTAATTACTATAGATAGAGAAAAACTAAATGACTTAATTAGAAATAGTGTTAAGGCTGCTGTAGATGAGGCACTATCTGTATATGAATCAGAAATGTTTAAGAATCTTCAGACTGCTAAAAATAATTATATTGAAACATTAAGTGATGATACTCCTTCTCATTCTACAGAATTAGAATTATTAGATGGATTTATTAAATATTTGTTTATTGACGCAGATGTAGTGAATAACACAAATTAATATTTTGTAAATGGACATTATAATTACAGTATTAATTGGTGGTGGACGGGTTTTAATCTCATTAGTAATTTTATATGGAATATCTATCGCCATTTTATTCATAGCGTGTAAATTGAAATTATGTAGTATTTGTAAGGAATAAATTAACATATTAGTCACACTGGTAATTTAAACCAGTGTGACTAATATGCCGTATGTTTATTATTCAAAATAATTATGGCAATATATTACCTATATGTAGTACTTTTGGTATTCGTCTTTAAAGAGGTGTAGTTATGAAAAATTACTGGGAACTTCTAGCAGTATAGAAGACAAATTGCGATGTCATCCATTAACATCCCACCCATGTTTCAGAGCAATATAAATGTAACACCAATAGGACCACCAAATGTAATAGATGGTGCTAGTCCTTTTGAAACAAAGTTTAGTTATATTAATAACACATCAGCGCCAATTACGGTAGTTTTACGTTCTGGTATTAAGTTAACTTTACCAACTCAGTTTTCGTTAAGTAGTGTGGCGTTTACTGTAAGGGTAGAGTACCATATTAGACCTAATCTACAAGCTGATTTTAAAAGATTCATCACGTCAATTGGTGAAACATCAACTACTGAATTAAAGATGTTTAAGGAGGCATTTACACAACAGATATTAAATAATCACCACGGTGGTCTTAGGATCGGATTAAGTTATTCAATGACCCTTAATGAATTAAAAGAACTTGGAGGTAGCGGCTATAATAAAATGTTAGATATACTTATATCTCTAGAGGATAGTGATGATGCACCACCACATCCTTACTCACAAATAGGAGAGTACTCTACAATTGAAGATGCTGTATCGACTACTAATCCATATAGAATAAAAAATAATGCTATTCTAATAGTGGATAATGACTGTACGTACGGTGTACGTTATTATAGTTTTTTAAATGAAATACAGAAAGTATTTCCTTTTAAAATGGCTAGGATGAAAAATGGTATTTATCTAATACCAGATGGTGGTAGTGATGTGGAAGAGAATAAACTAAACATTACTTCAGATAACGTTGTCTATTATCCATTTAGTGATGAGGTTGATCTAAAGTTAGGTTTATTTAGATCGAGAGAAAATGCATTAAATAGTAAAACTGATGCAGCTGCAGTAATGGAATTAGAAAGTGCTGAATTAAGACATCAGCAACTACTAAGTGAGTTAACAAAGAAAGCTGAGATATCGAATAATCAGCATAGACAAAAACTATTAGAAATGGAGAATACGGAACATGAATTAAGACAGAAAGCTGCAGTAGCCGATAGCTTACATAAACAAAAATTATTGGAGTTAGAAACAAAGGATATACTCCTAAAAGAAGAGCTTAATGCTGCTAAGATTTTATTACAGCAAAAAGTTAAAGGAGAAAAAACTAAAGATCGATATGAGGAAAGGAGCTATAAGAGAAAAGATGAATCAGAGATACTTAAAATAATGCCCACAGTTATAATGGGTATTGCCGGTGCCTTTATGGCTTTTAAAGCATTTGGATAATATTTATTGCAATGCTTTAATTTATGAGTTCACTATTCGATTTAGTGGACTCATAACCTAAAGACGATAGGAAAAATAATGGATCCCGTATTAGCGCAAATGCTTGATAAAGATGTTCCTAAGATAAACCCATTGATAGCCAATGGGTTAGCGTGTGAGCATCTAAAGTATGTGGAAGAATATGTGGATGCAGTAATGCATAGCGCATCGAAAGGTTTTCCAAAAGGTTTAGTATATAGTGGCTGCCATAGATGCACACCTAGTGAAGAATTCGCTTTTATTGGTAAGAAGAAAGGTACTAAACGAATAATTGATGTAGCTAAGTCAAATATTTATTTAATGAAGTATTTCTTCCATTATAATGGTGTGGCCTTAGATGCTAGATATTTATTTCTACCATATGTAGATGATGGTGGGTTTATACACCTTGGTGGCAGTAGATTTAATATTACACCAATCTTATCGGATAGAGTGGTGAGTGTTGGTGTGTCTGATATATTCGTTAGATTATTACGTGATAGACTGACATTTAAACGTAGTAGTCATGGTTTTATGATAGATGCTAAGCGTGAGATAGTGCAGGTATCGCATAGTGAAATTTACCATAGACCAACTCGATTAAATAATTTACGACCCACAGTAAAAGCAAATTGCACCTTAATGCATTATCTATTGTGTAAATATGGCTTTACTGATACATTCCTAAAGTTTGGTAACTGTACACCTATAGTGGGTGATGGTGAAATTAATGTAATTAGTTTCCCAGAAGATGAATGGATTATCTGTAGTAGTAGTCAGATAAAACCAAAGGGTTGTGGAAGGGGTTTTTATGAACCCAGTCAAGTAAAAGTAGCAATACGTAAATCAGAATTCACACCAATGGTAAAGAATATGATTGGTGGTTTCTTTTATGTAGTTGATCATTTTCCTAATCGTATTCAACCATCAATGGAGTATTTGGATTCAAAAAGACTATGGATGATTTTGTTAGGACACATTATCTTTTCTGGATCAGTTAACGAAGGAAAACTGTATGATGATATAAACGACCACATTATGTCATTGGATGAATACATAGATAGTTTAATACTGCATAAGTTAAAAGATATCGGTGTACCAGTTACTGACATATATCAATTATTTGCAGTGGTTATAGAGCACTATAATGAATGGTTATTAAATGCTGCTGATAGTGTGGCTAGTATGTATAATAAGGAATTAAATATAGTTTACTACGTGATGTATGAAATCACTAGCGCTATCTTTAAATTATACTTTAAGTTAAAAGCAGCAAGTAAAAGAGAATTAACTGCAAAAGAGATTATTTCAGCAATGAACATGACTATTAAGACAGGACTAATCTTCTCTCTTACTAGAAATCATGGCGAGATCTCAACCATTAGTAGTTCAGGTGATAATAAAGCATTTAAGATCACCAGTCTCTTAGTGGCTCAGGGTGATAGTAGTAGATTGAACAGTCGTAAAGAAAGAGCTACATTAAGTGATCCAGCAAAGCGCCTACATGTATCGGTTGCTGAAGTGGGTAATTCACATGCGATTACTAAAAGTGATCCTAGTGGAAGAAGTAAGATTAATAATTGTGTTCATATCGGGAGAGACGGAGTAGTCATGCGTAATCCAAAGTTTGTTGATCTATTGGATAACATACAGGCTATGATTAGGCGGTAAAAAAGAGGCAGACGTAAGTGTTTTCACGCGCGTAAACATTTTGTCTATTTGACTAAGTTAAGGAGTAATATGTATAATCAACAGCAACCACCCTATCCACCGGCGGATAGACTGTTATTACCACCAATTCAGATAGGGTTAAATAATCCACCATACGTACCTAACAATTACGTTGGACCAAATTGGATGATGCAGTTAGTGCCTGTAGTAGCTGCAGGTGCTGCTGTAGAAATACAGAATAAAACTAGTAGTCAGTCACCACTACGCATCTTCATGTGTAATCAGATGGCTGTAAATTATTTTGCTAACCAAGAATTTGATAATTTAGTTAAGATTATTCTTGACTACATTGTTTTAGGTGTGCAGAATAGAGTATATGCTAATCCAGAGGTAGCTGTTCAAGATGCTGTTAGTAGGGTATGTGAGCTATATTGTGCAAATAATCTAGCAATATATCCGCATTTAGGTCAGATGCTCAATCAACAAACTGCAGCTGTAGCCAGTATGGCGATTAATGAGTATCGTAATATGATAGCACAAGTTGAGTCTATGAGGGTGCAGATGAGATCAAGTCAGTATCCACAGCAACCTCAGTATCCACAGCAACAGTTTCAACAACCTCAGTATCCGCAGCAACAGTTTCAACAACCTCAGTATCCGCAACAACAGTTTCAACAACCTCAGTATCCGCAGCAACCTCAGTTTCAATCAAATGCACCTAGTGTATTTAGTCAACAACCTAATCGGCCAAGCAACGTATCTAAAAGTGTTAGTGGTGGTGGTAAATACAGTAGAGACATCTTACAACAAAAGCAAACACCTGATCTTTCACAACCATTTACTCCTAGGGCAACAGAAATGACTCAATCAGCACCAGTTGTAGCACAAGCTGTATCTTCTATAGTCCCAGTTAATTTATCTGGTATTAAATGGAGACCTCTGAAACATGAACATTATTATCCAGTAACAAATATTCTAACACATGAGTTATATTATAATATTGGGTCAGACGGTAATGTGTCTGGAGTCTTTACCAAACCAAGAGAGAGTAAACTAATGGATGAAGAACGACATAAACTCATCACTGTTTTTGGTACAGTGCCAGAACCTTTTAAGTTTGAAAATAGCGATACTGTTTTTGTAAAACTAACAGAAAGCCATAATAAAGTACAAATCGCCAGCAGCACCATTCAAGCTGAACCTGAAAAAATAATAGATCCTGAAATTACCACCTATATTAATGGTAAAACCTTGGTTAAAAGTTCATTAGCTGATGCATGGACAAATTTAAATGTACATAGATTACAATCATTTGAATTTACTGGTGGTGAGGTTTCAAAAATATATCGTGGTTATTACATTGTTGCGAATACGATCATTTCAACACATGATGATATCGCAGTACTTAATGAGTTCAGTGCAACTAAAACATTTGAAGCATTGAGCAGAAAGATGCTGGAGTTGTTTAATAACTCTAGTTTAGAGTTTTGGACACAATGTAATGTCAGAATGACAGCTTTAATTAACCGACTTTTAAAGGAGGAGATGGGTATTCCAGGTGTTAGTATTGAAAATTTTGTTACCGATATAGTTGATTTGATAAATCATATTGGTACTGAGTTTGGCGATGTTATTTTTAACAGTTTCCTAAAACATCAGGATAAGTATATCAAAACAGTTATGCTAAATCTACACGATAATCATAGCTACTATGATCCAGAATGCACACTACCAGATTCAGACGATCCAGCATCACCGCATTGTACGTATTTGGCAACCGAATATTGTTTGACATATATTGACTACAGTGTATTTGATCTTGGAATTAATTTAGCTGATAATTTATCGGCTAAATTAGAATATGGGACATGCTCATTCTTATATGGGTTAGTAAATAGTATAAATGCAGCTAATATAGCGCGTGAAAGTGAGTTTTCACGAAATTTAATCAGAACAAAAGATGGAAGAGTAATTAGCTTCTGTAAAGGACTGATTGATGATAGTTCTTATTTATTAACATTAGTAGAATAAAACGGCATATAGCCAGTTAGGTCATTACGACCTAACTGGCTATTATGACGACAGTTTTACTTTACTCTTTTTTTTCTTCCTCTTCAGGTAACTCATCGTTTAAGTTAGTTTTATCCTCTTCCTTCACTTTAACTTCATCATCAGTTTCTTCAGGAACTTCATCTGGTAATTCATCATCAGTTTCACCACCAGCTTCTTCACCACCAGTTTCATCACCAGTTTCACCACCAGCCTCACCACTTTCAGCTGTTGTGTCTATTCCAGACATTATTTTGTTACTGGCTTCCTTCACTTTATTCAAACCAACCATAAACTTAGTTAGACTACTTGTGAGGTTAGCTAGATGCTCTTCCTGTAGTTTAAAGATATCTACCATAGGACTACCATCATACGTCTTCAAAGAGATCTCTGCAAGTTCTCCCATGACTCCATTTTCAGCCATCCACTTACGTAGATAATAGGCTTTCACCACTTCTTTAACAGTAGCCACTTGTGCTGCCACATCACCACCAGTATCAGTGGTAAAGAATTTCTCACTAATCCATGCGTCTAAAGATACGTCTAAAGCTTTACTATAGGTATCTAATGAAGACATTTGATTTTCTAAGGTTACATTATTAGGTTCTGGTAGTTTTACTTCAAAATTCATAATGTATGTACGAAGATAGTTATTTACTAATTGTTTCTTTTCATCAGCAGTAGTAGCTTTTTTTTCCACTACGGTATCTTCTAATTCACCATCCTTTTCTGCCTCTACTTTAAGTTTATCAAAATTATCCTCTAATATTTTACGTAAATCATTTATCAATTCTTCAGAGTTCATCATACATTTACGTAGATGGCTACTCAGTTGTGGTGTAAATTGTTCTTGAGTTTGAGTTACGCGTTTAGATAAAAGAATATTGTTAGTTACGACACTAACTGCAAATTCAGCATTAAATGTATTATCGACAGTTTCAGGACTCAATCCACACGCCATGATTGCTTGTTTGCGTAGGTTAGTTTCTAACTCCACATCTGGCTTAACGTAGTTAGTGGCCTTTTCACCAAAATCTACACTAACGTCTGGTAATCCAGGATGACCTTCAAAAGTAAATTCAAATCCAGATTTTTGTAACCAATCTGTCAAGTCAGCTGGACTATTCATACCGAGTGGAAAGTATTGTTGTCTACTACGTATGATCTCATGCATAGCTACTTCAATAGTTTTTTGTGGATTTGGGTCAGTCTCATCTAGTTTTAATTTTACCTCAGTGCGACCAATAGAGTTCTTTAATGACGCCATTACATTAGCAAACAATACCATAGAACGTAGGCTATTAAGAATCTTCATATTGTCTAGTAGTGACTTACCAATACCATCTGGTGTAAAACTAAACGCAATATATGTCATTAGTTCAACTGGAATAAATAGTAGTTGAGTATGTTGTTTAGCCAGTGTTCTAGAGAACATAATTCTATAGATTTCTTCATTCTTAGCTAAAGCCACACCATTACCATATACACCATTACGTAGTCTGGCTAATAGATCCTGTTCAATAATATCACCATATGCGCGTGTTGCGAAATCCATATGTTCTTTATTGTCAGGAACAAATCCCTGCATTTGAGCGCGCACTCTAGACAACATAGCCGATGGAAAGCTACCATTACTACTTAGTCTAGTGGATAATTGCTGATACTGATCCACGTTATCTGCTTTTGTTACTGGATTACCATTTTCATCAATTAATACAAAGAAACCAATTTGTTCTTCTACGCAGCCAGGTACATATACTGGAATAACCGACTCACTGGGTAAATGTAATATTAATGGATTACCCACAGTCTTACGATTCAATTGTTCTTGAGTTTTTAGTTTAGTAATTGGCATATAGTTAGTATTACGTTCACCATATACCATACCAGTCATTTGTCTATCATTTATTTTACTACTAAATGATTCTAGTGCTTTAATACCAACAATACTAGCAATCCTTTCTTCACGGACTCGTTGATTTATTTGTGGTATTTTTAATAGATTATGATTATCCGTTACTGTTAAGAATGTATCTACTGTTTTTTGAAATGCAGATTCTAATGTTACTCTACCATCTATCAATTTATTATTAGAATGATTTTTTAATGATTCTAAAGATAAACCACCACCAGCACGCTCAACGGTCGGTCTTTCAGAAATAGCGGGTCCTAATAGACCTAATGGTTTTACCATCCCATTAGAATCAATATGTTCTGATAGGTTTTCTAGAGTAATATTATGTTTTCCATTGATTACATCATCAATAGTATTTTCTGGTAAAACAGCTATTGCGTAACTACCAGTTTCAAATAAAATATCTCTTAGCATTTTAGCTAAAAGTGGTTTAATTTTATAGTCGTGCTCAAAATATTTTTTAGTTCTTGTAATTAAAGCAGCACCTACATCTGGAGCTATTAATCCCTCAATTACGGAATATGTAAGTTCAGTAGTAACCATATCTTTAGGAGCAATAATAGAGCTCACTAAAATTTGTGCTGCTAACTCCATGTCGGGTAATACTTGTAATACAGTACGTGCGTCGTTAACATTCTGTGCTATTAAATCCGATGTGTTTCTAAACATATGGGAATTAGGCATCTGGCTATCGCGCATACCAGCATTATCATACTGTATTGGATTTGTAGATGATGTTAACTTACTTAATACAGCTGCTAAACCAGGATCATTTCTGACTAAACTTAAGATTGGAAATCTTAATTTCTTATCATCACGAACTGCATCGACTACTTTCTTAAAGTTATCGTTTTTCATTTTTTAGATTACTCTTAAAAGTGATATAAATAAAATACACAATTGACTCATTACATGAATCAATTTACTAGAAGGATAATGACGTGCTAAATAACTACTATGAAATCTATATTAATGCCTGCACACAATTAGCATCTACATTAATAATTAAATCACAAGATACTGTAGATGGCTTAAATAGATATGTAAATGATCAAGCTATGATGATTGGTGTTGATGAAGTTAATTTATTACAACCAGAAACTTTTAAGTATTATTTAAATATAAGTGGTCAGTATCATCCAGTAGATGTACCGATGTATATTATTTCAATGGATACATTGGAAGTAATTAAATTTACAATAGAAAATTTAATTTTAAATCCAGCTACAGCAAAAGCATATCAGTATGGTACTAGACACTATAAAGTTTTATTAACACAGTATCCAGATCAAGAGTTACTGATTAAAGGTATTTTATATCCGATAGATATTAATAAAGCCATAGCAGCTACAGATGGAACTATTTTAGGATATCCATTACACTTAGTAGAACCAAATGAATATAGTTTAATCTCTAATCTACAAAAATGGATATATGGTTATAAAATTAGATGGACAAATGTACAGTATGGTATTAGCGATGTGTTATATCCCGCTACAGCTTTAGGTATTATGTATCTTAATCTATTACCAGCTATCTTAACATACAGACTACAGGCATGTAAATCTAATGAAGCACATAGTTTTCACGTTCGACAATATTTAGCTAGTCATAATTTATTAAATGACTATATCGACCACATGACTTTAAGTCAGGGATTATTTTTTTATAGAAACATTGCGTATATAGAACGTAATGCTGGTAAGAAAGCAGTATTTGATTGGTTAACCCATAATATCATGACAGTGCGTAATTTACCACTCACTGAATATACAATGCATCATGATTTAACTAACTTATCAGATAATATTTATCCTGAGATTGTATTTTATAGAAAATCACTAAATGAAAAACACGATCTATCGAGACAACGTATATTAACATTAAGTGAAGTGTTGGATATTGAGAATAAAGTAGTTTCTGATAATAAAAAACATAATGAACAAAATATATTATCGATAGAAGAACAGATGGAAAATGCTACTTCTAGTATAATTCCAACTAAAATATTAGAATCTTCAGTTATTGATGAGTCAAATAGTGAGCCATATAGTTTAAATGAAATACTAATAAATCAATGGATTTACTTAGCCAGTATAGGTAAATACGTAGCGTATGTAAACGTCATTAATCCAAAAACAAATAGTCTATTAACACTATCTGCTTTGGATGCGTTTATATTAGCCTGGTATGTTTTTTGTAATTCAATTGGAATTAACGTTTTAACGATTCCTAAAGCAGTGGCTATTAGGGTACAGCGAATATTACCCACAGCCAGTACTATAGTGACTGCCGATGAAATCATGACTATGGTAGATAGTAAAAGAGTAGATAGAACACTTGCTGTAGAATTACTTTCATTACAACCAAAAATAGATACTCTTATTTCTATAGATGCTTTTTATATTTTGTGTACTAAAATACATAAAGCTGCTCAAATGCAAAGAAAAATTACAGCTAAGCAAGAACAATCAATACAAAGAGCTATGGTGGCTAATATGGTGTCACGTATCTATAGTGACTGTATTTGTACTTTAGTTCCAACTGAAACACTATATGGTAGTTGGTTAAATGAACGCAATATAGATATTAGTGATATGGCTGCATCTGAATTATCTACATTCTATACCACTATCTTAACTGCTGCTACTGGTGTGGCTGAATTTGCAAATAGTTCTATTGGCAATATCCAAAAAGCCATGATGAATATCATGACGCAATTATCTAGCTATAGTGTGCAATTTATTTCTACTATTAATAATGGTGTTGTTAATAGAACTGACTGGACTACGGTTCGTGCTGATAATATTTTTACTAGAGAAACTGGTGATTTTACACTATTAGATTTAGGTACTGGCGTTATTTATTCAGAAGCAAATCATTATTCTGAATATAAACACCAAATTAATATTGGAGACATGACTAAAGTTTCCATGAGTGAGAGCATGGTCATTAAACATACCCATACAGAAAGAAAACATCCAATATTATCCACACCAATTACTAAATTTAAAATACAAATTGAAACAATTAGAGTTAAGAAAGCTATAGTGGTGACTGGTGATTCCACTAGTCCAAATATTGATATTTATGGGTTTAATGAAAACCCATCGATAAAAATAGAAAATACTGTAACTGATTATATCTATGCAGATAACGAAGTAATTAATTATCCCATTACACCATAAAGGAAACACCATGCAACTGACCACCAGAACGGCATATTCTTCATACTTACAAACTTGTTTACTTAGTAACATTAGTTTTGTAATGTCACCAGATTCAACATTAAATGAACTCTATGGAATTCAGGCAGGTATAGCTCCAATTAGAACTCCTACATTAGGTTACTATGCAATTGGTAATGGTGGTCACAAAATGACCATAGGAGCCAACGGCATTCCATTAACAAATCCAATTCAACATAGTGCAACAGATGCAGCTTTATACAATGGTATTCCATTTGTACTGCGTCCATTAGATAATGATATAGACGCAGTAGCTAAGGCAAAATACGCACTACGTCGTATTGAGACACACGATGGTGTTCAATACTTTGCCTATTATTTAAAAAGACTACCTGTTAATACTTTAGTTCCTGAACTGAACAGTATTTCTGTCGTTAATGGCGTTTCTACAACTAATCCATTTACACCTACCGCAGCTAATCTAAATCCAGTACCACCACCACTTAATAATACTGGTGTAAATTTAGTAACTGGTGACTATGTTTCTGCATCTGCTGAATTGAGTATTGCTTTAACAGCTGATGATGTAGCTGAGTTACTAAATGTAGCAAATGTTATTTATGGTGATCCAGGTTATGCTATTATATCTGAAATAGCTTTATGTTCAGGAGTAGATAAGGTAGTACAAAGCCCCACTATCAATAATGGATCTGCTCCATTTAATGAGGCAGTTGCTGTTCAGTGTATATCATTTGTAAATGCACTATTTGCATTAGCTTATAATTCTTCAGGTATTGATATTCTATTGGATGTAGGTGCTACCGAAAGTCTATTTCAATTAGAATAACATTTAATAAACCCCACACTGCATTAGTGGTGTGGGTAAATATTGGAATTAAATTATGTTAGTTATGCCTAAAGATTCATCTAATGAAATAATAATCATTGGTATAGATCCAGGTACTACAAATTTAGGCATAGCGATATTAATCATTAATCTAGATAATCTAAAAATAATAACTAGCGATGCTTTTACTTTAAATGGTAATAAACTTAAAGGTAATGACGACTGGACATCTAATAGATATGGTGAAAGAACTGGTAGAATATTGGGATTAGAAAATGAATTACTTAGGATATTCCATTACTATAAACCAACATTTATTTGTTCAGAATCACCTTTCTTTATGGTTAAGTTTCCGGCAGCTGGTGTAGCACTTACTGAAGTAATGTGTAGTATAAAAAGAAGTGTTATGAACTATAGCTACTGGCATAAACTGTACACTATAGATCCATCATCTGTTAAGAATGCTGTGGGTGCAAAAGGAAATGCCGATAAATACACAATGAAACAGAAAATAATAGATTTACCCAATCTTAATTATAATGGAATTATTCCGTTATTTAACTTAGATGAGCATTCTATAGATGCTTTAGCTGTAGCGTATGGTATGTACATAAAAGTCATTAATGGAGAACATTATGTTCACTAAAGGTAAATTAATTTTACTTGCTGTATTATCGACTATACTTATTGGTTTATTTATAAGTAATCATTATAAAGGTAAAGAAGTAAAAAAGTTAGAAAAAGCAGTAGTGGTACACGAGGTAGCTAATAAAGTATTAGAAAAAACAATTAAAGTTGATAAAGCAGTGGCTACGGTAACTAGTAAGACCAATGTTAAATTAAGTAAAGACATAGATCACTTAACAGCTAAAAGAACCATCGTAATATATAAGGTAAAACAACAACTAGATCAAATAAAAGTAGATACAAATATACCACTAGCTGAAGTGGATGAAGGTCTTATATTAAAACGTAGTGAAGTACTAATAAATGGATTATGGGAACAGTTCTGCAATAGTGTAGAATCACACCCATCTTGTAATAAGTAAGGAGTATAAAGTGTTTAAATTTTTTATTATATCAATATTAATTTCATTATCTGGGTGTGCTAGTACTCCACCAACAGTAAATGTAGCCACACAAGTAATGGTTCCAGATGAACTTATATTAGATTGCGTAATATCTCCACCACCAGATAAAACTACATATTTAAATACTAATTTAGTAGGACGCGAAGAATTATTAGTTAACTATAGTAGTGAATTACTTCATAATGCTTCTGTCTGTAATAAAAGACTAAGTCTTTTAAGAGCCTGGAAGATAGAGGTTATGAAAAATACCAATAAGGAATAATAATGGTTGAAAGAGAAATTAAATGGGTAGCTGCTCCATTACCATCGGATAAAAGAAAACCAGTCATACCAAAAATGGCAGAAGTGGTTTTAAAAGGAGTGGCTGACAACGCGTACATTAGTAAACATCTAGCTAGTGTGGGTTCATTAGAAACTACACCATTATCTGAATTAATTACAGTTCACAATAGATTGGCTGACTTTAATGACAGTATTGAAAAGCTAAGTGATAAAAGTACTGGAGCTGAATTAAAATCAGCTTTAAGTAAACATGATTTTGAAACGCAGATAGAATTACTAGCTGGTTATATTCAACTAAAAAAAGCTGAGATAGCTAAAGTAGAACCATTGTGGGGTGCTAAGGATAGAAGAAGTCAGAATTTAGAATTTGAAGGTATTGATAAAAGACAAAACCCTACTCCTGAAGAACTAGAAAAACAAGAAGCTAAAAAGGAACAGATTAGAATTAAACGAACTGGTAGAAGAATATTTAATAATGGATTAATTATAATTGTAGCTATTGTTGCCATCATAATTACTCTACTCTTAACTAGCACCACTACAGGTAAAGACACTAGTGTTTTAAAAAGTGTACTAGATGCTGTTTTGGCAGTTATGAAAGTTATCTTTGGATGATAAGATGAAGACACTCTGCAGAACTCTAGAAGAAGTATCTACTAATAAAAAAAACATCCATACAAGTATTATTGTAGAACTCTTAATTATTACTGTTATTGTGGCTATGTCTATGTTATTAATGTTTGTTAGGTGATGAAAATGAAAATGTTACGTAGAGCGCTAGAAGAAGCAGCTACTGGTGAAATAGTAAAAGAAATAGAAGTTGTTCTTTATGCTGATTTAGTAGATATGTCAGAACTACTAAAAGCATATAGTAAAGAACATCATGAGCAGTGGCAAATAGATATCCCGCATTCTCCAGGTAATGCGGCTAGTGGTAAGTCTCGTGTTCGTAAAACAATTCCAAATATTACCGAAGAAACTGCAGTATATACCAATACTACAAAGATAGCTACCCATAATAAAGAAATTAGATTAGAGGTTACTATTCCTTCTACTGAAGATAATTTTCGTCAGTATCAGTTACTAGCTGACGTAGGTATGTTGAAAGATAGATACTCTTTTAAAATACCTAATACTGAATTAATTTTAGAAGTAGATATGTTCTATCTACCTGGAGCTGCAGTAGGTTCTGGTAGATATAGTACAAAATGTAAGATAGATATTGAATTACCTGATGTACATACATCTGTACCAGAACTACCTATCTTATTTACAAATATTATCCGCGATGATGATAATACACCACCAGAAGTACGTAAGGAAATTGACGAAATATTTAAGAATGTTTTTTTAACTAAAAATATACATTTACACACATGATAAATCCGAACCCAGTTGATTCTCAATCGTATAGATTTGTTTTAACTACTGCCAATCGTATAGTTTTAGCTAAGGGTAATACAATTATTTGTCCGGCTGAAGAAATAATAGGTTACGAACATCTTAAAATACGTATTGTAGATTCTATAGTTGATAATTTATCAGAAAATTTAGTAGCTAGTGGGGTAAGTGTGCCTAAAAAAGACCCTATTACATCACCTATAGTTAAAAATAGTGAGAAAATTAAAATGAATATTAATTCAATATCAAATACTATTTTTGCTACTGCATTTTTAATCTGTTGGATTATGGGTGTAGTAGTAGCTAAAGGTTTCTGGTCTACAATAGCAGCTATGTTTTTACCACCATATGCATTATACTTAGTAGTAGAGTTATTTATGAAGTTAGGAAATCTAATCTCATAATGTAGTTTAAAGACCCTATGACATACCTTTAAGAGACTTACGGCATAATACCTATCCATCACCACCAGCTAAGTGCTAAGTAGTGATGGATAGGCTTCTATGCTGCTTTAAACTATATTTATTTCTTAAACTTTGGATTATCAACTGGCACATTATTTAGATCGCATACTAAACCACCCCAAGGTACAAATCTTCTTTGATGATTAAATAGAATTTGTCTGGGATACCATCTAGAGTATATAAAGTTTTTGTGTGATTGACCACTAGCTATATCTTCAGTTACGCCGTACCATATATCTGGCTGAGGTGAAACCTTTTGAGCTCTTTGTACATACCCTAGTCCAGCATTATACGATTTTAATGCAGCACTATATTTTTCACAATTATCTTTACCTTTTACCCTCTTATTAATCCACATCATATATTTTGTTTGGGCACGTATTGCCCATAGAGGATTGTATGGATTAGCTGGTCCTAACTCAGGATGTACTCTAACTATTTGTGCTATTGTACCATCCATAAATTGGGTAAGACCCCTACCTAAGTCTATAGCGGTGACATTTGCCCTACCGCCAGACTCTTGCCATATCTGACCAGCCAACATAGCAATTGGTGCATTTAGGCCATATACTGCCTGTGCTTCCCTAGTTAAGTCAGCGCGATATTGTAACATTATACTGGGCGTAGGTAAAGTATCTGGATTTTTATTAGGTATCTTAACTGGAGTTGGTGGCGGATTCTCTAAAGATTGCGATAGTTGTAATTCTAAAGTACTATTTGGGCTAATTGCAAATACTGATTGATGTAAAACCAGTAATGGCAATACTATAAACAAAATCTTTAAGTAAGTCATTTCAGTTCCTAGTTAAATTACTGGTATTCTAAAAATATTAATTAGAATACCAGTAATTAAGCTTACATACCTAAAGCAATTGCAATCATTGCGCCTACTACAACTATAGCTCTACGAAGATGTGTAAGTGGATTTGATTGAGGAGAGATTATATCTCTAAAGATTTGTTTATCTACCCAATAACCTAAGAAAGCACCAATACTGATGTGTCCGGCTTTCCATAAGACTATTTGTACTTGTGGTAGTAGTAGAGTATCGAGAGTAGCTAGAGTTAGTGCGATACCGTAGAAAAAAAGAGCTAATAATAGAAAACTAAACATTCTGTAGTTTTCTCGACGTAGTAATTTATTTAAAAGAAACATTGGAATATCCTATTAAAAATTTAAAAAAAAGTTACTCTATTAAGGAACCTACTAATAGCCAAACATTTAAGCTAGTCTGTAGTAAACTAACTACGCCATACTGTATGCCAATAGACTTATGATTATTGGCAGAGTTAATAGTTACACCAACTCCAGGTGCAATAGTTACTTTACCCTCACCCATTTGTGTGATTTGTAAAGTAGCACCTATAGGATAAGCCACAGACGCATTAGGTGGTATAGTAACTGTTTGTGCTGCTGCATTATTCATTAATACCATAGCAGTAGGATTACCTACTGACGCAGCATCACTGAACACTGTAGTGTAGCTAGTTCCAGTCTGACTATTAATACTAGTACCATAATTAATAGTATTGGTATAAACACCATTAGTAACGGTAGCTGCATTACCAGTACAACTAGCTGATGATCCAGTAGTATTCTGATTACCAGCAGTATTTACTCCAGGTAAGTTAATACTAGCACTACCATCAAATGATACACCACCTATAGTAATTGCTGCAGCTAATTTAGTGGCTGTAGCTGCATTACCAGTAATGGTAGTCTGTAATGGATGTACGTGATCTGCTCTAGCTGCAGTAAATAAACTACCTGGACCTACAGTACCTGCTGCAGCTGGATTAGTACTACTCAGCCCAGTAATGGAGTTAAAACTAGTACCAGTAGCTATACCTAGTCCAGTTACATTACCTGTAAATACTGGAGATGCTATATTAGCTTTAGTGCCTATCTGAGTCTGAATAGCAGAGGTAACTCCACTAACGTATCCAAGTTCAGTTGACGTTACTGCAGATACTGCTACCTTACCATTACTATCTGAGACTAGACCTCTAGATACGGTTAAGTCAGTTCCTGTAATAGTGGATGCACCACCAGTAATGATACTCTGATATGCACCAGCTCCAGCAAACTGTACCCATATGAGATTAGTAGTACCTAGTACGATATTATCAGCAGTTTGTACCCAGGCACTATCTTTATTAACAGTACCTTGTTCTACAAATACAAATGCTGATACTAGTTCACTATTTACGTCTGCATCTACAGCACGTATCCAGTTAGTAGTGGTTAGATTGGTATAAATACCATTCTGGGATGCCGTGGATTGGTTTTTCAATAGTACACGAGATCCAGCTACCAATGCTACACCATCTAATGTAGCTGTAGCTGTATTTAATGCAATATTTGCAGTAGATGCTGCTAGTACACTAGCTTTGGGTTTTAGACCCTGTAGTTGACTATCTATTTCTGCTTTAGTATAGGTATCAGCTATATTGGCTTTTAATCCATCATTACCATTTAGCTTATTAATAGCTTGCAATATAGTATCTGTAGCAGCTACAGCACCAGCTCCACTAGCATATCCAGTTAATACCTTACCAATTACAGCTGCATTAGTTACAGTAGTAGTATTACCTACTGATGTAACTTCACCAGTTAGATTAGCATTAGTAGTAACGGTAGCTGCATTACCAGTAGTATTCTGATTTAATGTTGGAAAAGTACAATTCGTTAACGTACCACTACTTGGTGTACCCAGTGCACCACTAGGCGCTATAAAGTCAGTTCCAGCTACAGCAGCACTCATAACACCACTGGTGGCTTTTAATAAACCAGTGGTAGTGGCTCTTTTACCAGACTTACCAGATGTACCGTTAAATAATACTATTTCTCCATCTACTGAAGTAGCAGTATTACTTGAGAAGTCTCCACCACCTACACCCGCTCCAATTGCACTTCTAAAATCAGCAGCACTTAAAGACGTAACTGAATTATCTGCATTAAATCTTGGAAATGTTACAGCACTAGGATTAGTTATAGTGAATAGATTGCTACCAAGAGTAGTAGCTCCTAAATTAACTTTAGTTGGAAATGGATGTGTATGGTCTGATTTAGCCGCTGTTGTTGCAGAACCATTAGAACCATTTGTAGTTAATGCCAAACCATCTGTAGTGCCTAACGATAATGTAGAAGCACCTAAAGTGGTTAAGTCACTAAGTGCAACAGCACTATTACCACTTACTCTGCCATATGCATCTAATGTAAGCTTAACAAATGAAGCTCCTGTAGATTGCGTTACAGTAGCGAGGTCAATTGTATCTGCATTAGCAATGATACGGCCGGCGGTACCAACAGCATTAATTACATTTCCTGTCTTAGTTAAACCATTACCAGCAGTTATTTGACCTAATCCATTAAACTGAGTAAAAACTAATTCTGTAGTACCTAATACAATATTGTCATTTGTAGTTAATACCCAACCAGAATCAGCATATGTAGTACCCTCACTAACAAAAGTATACATACCTGCAGTTACTTCATTTGCTGGTGTATTATCAGCATCACTCGATCTGACCCAAGCTCCAGCAGATACTACATAAATACCATTTTGAGAGGCAGTAGTCTGTCCAGCGACTAAAACCCTATCTCCAACCACTACTGATACTCCGTCAATAGTTTGTGTGGCAGATAGAGTAATGTTAGAAGTAGAAACAACCCTAACCGATGCCCTAAAGTCAAGTCCTGTAATAAGACCATCTACTTCAGTTTTTGTGTATGCGTCAGTAATACCATAACCACTAATAGTAGTTGGATTAGTACCAGCAGTTACTAGTCCCTTAGCATTAACTGTTACAGACCTATACGTTCCAACAGCTACGCCACTAGCACTTAATGTTAATATTGCAGATGCGTTAGCACTACCATTAAAGTTAACAGCCCAAGCTGCATCACCCGTGATGGCTATTGAACGTGTATTAGTCAAACTAGCAGCACTACCACTAGTATTCTGAGTACCAGCAGCATTTACACCAGGTAAGTTAATGTCAGCACTACCATCAAATGATACACCACCTATAGTACGAGCTGTAGCTAATTTAGTGGCTGTAGCTGCATTACCAGTAATGGATATGCCCCATGTACCAGATGCACCAGTACCTGTCTTACTAGGTGCGTCATTAGCTATTTCTGCATTTACGAAAGCAGTGGTAGCTACTTGAGTGGTATTGGTATTAACAGCAGCTGTAGGTGCAGATGGAATACCGCTTAATGCTGGAGAATCTAGATTGGCTTTTAAGTTTAAAGCAGTTTGTATTGTGCTAGATATTTCTGTTGAGCTACCAACTAATAACACTGCTTGATCTATGGCGGTATTTATAGCTGTAGCTTGTGCTGTAGATACTGGTTTATTGGCATCAGACGTATTATCTACATTACCTAAACCTACCATAGATTTAGTAATGCCACTTACTGTACCAGTAAAAGTAGGACTAGCAATATTGGCTTTTAAAGCAATGGCTGTAGCTTGTGCTGTAGATACTGGTTTATTAACATCACTAGTATTATCTACATTACCTAAACCTACATCTGACTTAGATAATGTAATGTTGGTACTTAGTGCTTTACCATTTACAGTAGTAGTTTTGGGTACTAATAAACCTTCAGCTGTAGTGGCTCTAGTAATCTCATTAGCTATATTACCGCCAATTTTTTGTAATGCAGTTAGAAGGGTATCTCCTGCCACTATAGTGCCAGCAGTGGGACTATATGTTTCTAAAGTAGCAGTTGCCACTACAATAGATGATTGCGTGCTACTAGCAGTTTGTTCAATAATGCTATTATTTATAGCGCTTAACGTATCTACCACATCACTCATTCCCACCATATCTACTAAATTCCACTGATGTGGAATTGGTGGAAAAGCAAATGGGTAGTCAACTACTTCTTCCCAAGCAGTAATTCTAGGATTATGTAATGTATCTGCCAGAACTGTAGCTATCTCACTAGAATCAATAGTCCAATCACCACCAATAGTTTGGTAACGTAATTTAATTATTCCATTTAGTGTTTTATCTAAAAACGTAATAGAACCATAAATAGAATTAGCACACGCTCTACTGGCAGATATAAACCAATGACTAGGATAAAAATCTATACCCTTACTTAATACAGTAACTTCATTTGTAGTTGGATTGGTTAACGTGACGACTAAACTATTTTCAAAAAAAGGTCCATTTATAGGAACTAAAAAATGATAATTTATGCCATTACTAGCCGTTAGTATTTGTGATTCATTAAGTATTAGGTTTGATGCTAATTGTCCAGTAGGATCTAATGGATAAACTGGGACTATATTGTTTGGCATTATCTGACTCCAATATTACTAAATTAACTAAAATTAGTAGATTTAAATAGTCTCCTAATCCTATGCTGGTGTAACCACTATATGATAAAGGAAAAGCCCCATGTATCAATTTATTTCATCAATGTCAAGAAGAGCTAGTGGTACTGGTATTTGGGTAGATGACGATATTAGTAATATCCCACTAAATACACTAATGAGTGAGTATTCTAAAATAATAGTCACTTTATCGAATCAGTTTTTACCAAATAATGTAATTGTAGATTTAGGTAGTATCTTACCAAATACGAATGGTTTAACACTTACGTTAACTCAATTTCTAATAGAAAATGGTAATAAAACACTACCGACACTACCCATAGATACAATACCAAAATTAACAACAGCTAAATATGCCGACGCTTTTAAAGCCGGATACTCAATTGTAGCTGTAAATCCAAATACATCAGTAACTGCTAATCAGCCAGAATCAGATAAAAACTGGCTGTATTTAACTAAACCAACTTTAGATTATAATTTATTTTTTAAAAGTTGTTTAGTGAATATAAATGGTTTTTTTCATTTAACAGATACAGATGGTACTGGTATTTATTGCGTAGATGGGATGAAAACTCTACGTAAGTCAAATATGAATCAAATTGGTATTTATAGTTTTGCTGAATTAGGATCACTAGAGTTTGTACAAATAAAACCAGAAATGATTTATAAGCAATATCTAGATCAAAAATATAGCGATGGTGTTTTTATAGACATAGGAACCGACATTAGTGATAAGACAGTTTTATTAGTATTGGGCGGGTATCTACACCTAATGGCTGATGATGTTTTTAAACCGATTAATAACACCAGCTTTAGGATTAGTCTTAATAATATACCTCTGCTAGATAGGTACTTTAATTCTAAAGAATATTTAGACTTCAGTAGTCTACCATTAACCACTACTATACGTAATAAAAACCAAATTAGTATTTTTGAGTTCTTTAGTGACGCTAACATAATGGCATATCTAACGTTATCGCAGTCATTTTTTATAATACTAGATAATCCAGATGTTTATGTTACAAAGTCACCTGTACGAAAAACACCATATGGTGATATGTTTATTAGTTATGAAAAACCAGAATATCCATTAGTAGTACAAAATGGAAAAATAATTAATTACTGGGCTACATATGAAGATGGACAATATAGTATAGTAGCTACGGATACAATGCATACTAACTATAATTACAATACTGTAGACGCTGTGAACGAGAATAGTGTGGACAATACCGCCCTTACTAATAAACCTAGTATTTACTCTGACGCATATTTTCTTAAGATTACTAGTTTAAATATTTAACAAGCATATAGTCTATCATATTCCTAACATCAGGAATATGATAGACTATATAACGGTTGGTAATTTACGGTATTTCTTTACCTTCTACTTCTCTAATGACTCTTTTTATAGTTCTTTTATGTAATGAATTTAAAGCTAGGTTAATATATACTAAAGCTACAGCATTTTCATTACATACAAATGGACCATTTTGAAAACTAGCTAATCTATCGGCCACTATCGCTAGTAATGCCTCATGAGTTATTCCATTTACACCGGCATTAGGAATAGTTCCATTTTGAAAAATAATATCAATTGGTACTAGATTACCGGTTTGTGCTGATATGCGGTAGTGATGATTAGCACCACCATTACCTGGTTCGTCCAGTATAGCTATATCTAGATGACAGGCACAATCATCTATACAGTGTTCTGTTAACATTACCACTCCATTCAAGTTAGATGATATTTTAATGTATTTTCTAAATCACATGTTACATCCGATAACTGTTTTGTTGTTAAGTTTTCAAAATTTATGAATTTTGAATCTTCAGTTAGTGGTAAAAAGACTACCTTAATATTTAACTTACTACTAGGTAAGCCATCAAAACAAATAATGCATAAATCAGATCGCACCAATAGCTGGTTGTCTTTAGTTTTGTGATTGAAATAAAAACCATTTGGCCATGTCAATAGTCTAGTTATAGGTAGTGTAAATATGTCTGGAGTATATGTTGTAAAGAATTCAATACCCCGCTCAGTACTACTCATAACACCTAAACCACCAGTAATAAATTTTGAAGGTAGATATCGCACCAATACATTAGAGAGTTGATTTTCTGATCTTTCCTTAACAACGGTATTATCCACAAATGAAAATATAGATGAATTACTATTTAAAGGCATTGATTCTAATAACTTAGCCAGTATGCTAATTACGTCATTAATCTGAAGTTTTGCCTCATCATCACCTACGTTTAGCGCTATGTTTAATTTTGCACTACAAAGATTAAGTATCGTTTCTAAGTTCGACATAACTTTCCTTAATTTTCAATCGTAACGTGCATATTGCAGTTATCTGGGATGGCTATATTTCTAGAGTCTAATACTGTAACTTCACTATTAGTTAAAGAACCATATTGACTATAATCGTGAGATACTATAAATAACTGAGAGTATGATTTAGTTTCCATTAATTCCTTTACAGCTGCCATAGCGGAAAGTTTATGCGTACTATCAAATCCACCACCCCACTCATCTAAGACTAATGGACTATTTGAGATATTTAAGTACCGCATAGCTATAATTTTAAATGCTAAATTTATTATTTCCTTCATACCGTTACTACATAGTTTTATATCGGATATTGGTATAGTGTTTGTATCCATTAAAACACCAAATTTAAAATCTAATTCACCATTACCAATACCGCAGTCTAATATATGTAGTTTATACGTCCATATCTTTTTTATTAAGCTATTCATCTGACTTATAAATAACTTAATAAAACCCAACATACCTTCACCTATTAAGCCTGTATTTGGTGATAGTTTCTGAACTAATAACTTAGAGGCTATTTCCTCCAGAGTTAGTTCCTCTATTTGTTTTTCTAAGTTCTTAATAATTCCTTTATGTAAATCAATTCCATTCAGTGTGGTTTCTTTTAAGGCTAAACTACTCTGCAATTGTTTAATACAGTGACCTAATACTTCTCTACGCAACATCTCAATCATATCTGTATTTATTTGTTCTACCTCAGCCATTAATTTAGTTATTTCATTACCTAACTTAAAAGCATCTAATAGTTGTTTCCTATATTGTTTATACTGAGATAGATTAGCTCTTAATTTATTTAACTCAGCTGTTTTAGTATCTACATATATAGTAAGATCATTTAGTTTAGACTGCATATCTAATAAATTAGCATCACCTATTGATTCAGCTGATTTTATCAATGCTGTAGTTTCAACTATTTCGAGTTCTATATTCCTAGCACTTAACTCATAACCAAGATCTATATAGAGTGTGTCCAATATAGAAACAATCATACGTGGACTATTTCTTAAGTAATTACCATTAGATATATAATCCCATACTGGTTTTAAAATTGGCCAGTTATTAGTACATCTAATATAATCCGTATAGAATGATTTATATTCCTTATTAGCTTCTATTTCTTTTTCAGTATTGGTTATTAATAACTCTAGTTTAACTAACTCTTCTTCTTTTTTAATTAACTCTTTAACTAAAAGTTCTAAATGTTCATCACTATAACCAGGTATCCATATATGATTACATTTGGGACATGCTACCTTTCCATTTGTTTTATGTGTCTCCATATGTAGTTTTTTAGCTTCTAATTTAGATAATTCAGAAGTTAAAACTAATTTATTGTTTCTATACTTAAGTAATAGTTCATTTAGATTATTTAAATTAACACTACTAAATCTACCTGTACTATTTTCTTCTATTACTAATACTATATTTATAATAACATCATAAACCGAGTCAAATGCATTAATTATATTTGGGTCACTTAATCCATCTATTATTAGTTTGCGTTTAGCTAGAATATCTAGTTTTCTTTTGTGTAAATTAGATACCTTTTCTACTAAAGACTTAATACCGTTTTCACCAGCTTTAATTAAGATATTAATTTTTTCAGCTACTTTACTATGTTCACTAACTGCATTATTTAAAAGTGCTTCTCCGGCAGTTAGTATGTGACTATCTCTATATATAACCTCATCTATTTTTTCAATAGAATTAAAACCATGTGTGATAGGTTCTAACCAATCATCTCTTTCTACTGCTGCAGTAGGATCTAAACCATATGGATGTACACCATATGGTGCTACACACCGCATACGTAATAATGTATTACTGAGTTTTTGTAATTCTTTTAATTTACTATCTTGTTCACTAACATAGTATCTAACTGGATTATCTAATGGTGAATTTCTCTCTAGTAGTAGATTTAGTTCACTATGTGTTAGTTTTATATCGCGTCTTAATTTAAGTTCTTCTTCAGTAGATACAACATTAGCAATTTCGGTAGTTAGTCTAGTTTTAGCTAACTTTAATGCACCGCTAATATCTCTAGATCTCTCTCTTAGTTTTTCATATACAGATAGAGCGTAGTCGTAGTTAATGTCAGATAGTTTAGTAAACCACTCCCTTCTACGAGCTGGTGACATATTGTGGAATACTTCATTTCCAATCAATAGTTCGTGTATTTCAGGAGTTATATTAAATTCTTGTTTTACTAATTCTTTAAAGACAGTTACTGTACCACCTGGATTTAATTCCATATCATTCTTTTTAAAAGAGTGACGAGTTGGTCCAAAGGTACTTTTTAATGTGTATAAATTATCATTTTGATTTATTATTATAGTCTTAGAGCCATCTATATGGAAGTCATCTGGAGATGGAGGCAGTGGTGTTAATTGATATATTAGTGATGATTTACCACTACCATTAGTGCCAATAATACACTGTATTGGTTCTGACATATTGATATTAAAATTTGTGATATTATTTAATCCAAATCTACGATACAACACTAGCGTTAGAGATAATATTAACATGTTTAGGCCTAATTTAACTATTCAAAATATAGATCTACTAGATATTTAAACACCTAAGGAATTAGTTTATGAAAAATATAAGTCAGTTACATTTTTATTCACTAGCATTGGTAGCAAGTAATAAAAAACTAACATCTAAAGATATAGAATGTACTCCTATAGAACACACTACTATGTTAAATGGTGAGCTATCGGATTCAATAACATCTATAATAGCTAGTGCTGCTGATGCCTCTAAAGCTAATTACAGTACTAGTGTAGATAGCACCACTAGCGTAACAGCTACGTGGTTACCTATTAGCGATAGTAATAGAATGACGGCACCTGATGTTAGGCGTGGTGAATTGGTGATTCTATATAGATTTGCTGATACCGATAAGTATTGGTGGCAAATACTACGTAACGATATGAATTTACGAAAACTAGAAACTGTAATATATGCTTTTAGTGGTACTACAGTAGAAGCTGATCCTACTGATGCTAGTAATTCATATTTTATGGAAGTGTCTACACATAGAAAATATATCCATTTACATACATCAAATGCCAATGGAGAGCCATATCAATATGACATTCAAATAAATACAGAAGCTGGTTTTATTCAAATCCAGGATGACCAGGGCAATTATATTAAACTCGATACGCCGGCACATCAAATTAGTATGGTTAATCAAGATGGGTCTGTAGTAGAAGTAAATAAAACAAATATTAATTTATCATGTACAGATACAATAAACATGTCGTGTAAAGATTTAGTAGTGAAAGCCGGTAGTTCGATCTCTGCAGATACTTCTAAAACTACACTAAATTCTCCAGCAGTAAATATTAAAGGCATGGTTAAGATTAAGGGTGGATTAGCTGTAGGTAAATAATAAATACTTATACGGAGTATTACGATGTCAGAAAGAAATATATGCAGGATAGGCGATACTATTGTGGGAACGTGTAATGGGCCAGGTAGAGATCATCCTAGAAGTTGTACTGGTGTATGGGTTACTGGAAGCGATACTGGTGTTGTGGATGATATCAATATTGTAAGAGTAGGAGATACTGGCGTTACAGATTGTGGACATACGTTCTTTGCTGTTACTGGATCTGAACTATGTCAGTGCGATGAACGGAATGTAGTGTGCGTAGGTGATACTGTAAATATACAAGGTGGATCTGGTGTAACTGTAACTGGTAGTGATACTGCAAAAGCATTCTAATATAGGTCATATAGCCAGAGCTATAGCAGCTCTGGCTATATGACGTAAAAAGTATAATGCAGAAAATTTCAGTCACATATAACTAAAGTGAACAAGCTATTGGAATTTCTCTAATAGCTAACTTATTAGGAGCAATATCATGGATCATCACGAATTATTTACCTCTCAAGTCCAGTTTCACATCCAGCAGCATCAGCAGCTGGAGCAGTTCCAGCAACAGTCATGGGAGGCCAATTTGGCTTCCTCCGATAAGGAGTGGGCAGCCATGTTGGCTGCCCAAGATAAGGAGTACAACGCAAGGGTAAAGGAGGCCAAGTTGGCCTCCGATAAGGAGTGGGCAGCCAGTTTGGCTGCCAGTGACAAGGAGTGGGAGGCTAAGAAGGCCTCCCGAGCTATCGAATGGGAGGCCAAACTGGCTGCCCGTGACGCAGAGTATAACACAAGAGTGGAGGCGTTGTTTGCCCGCCACTCTCGTTAATACCACCCAGCATGACTAGATTCTTAGTCCTCTGCTGGGTGGTATTTTTTTCTTTATTTACAACTCAATTGCTGGTAACTCTACACCATTTGCATGTAATTGTTTTAATACTTTCTCCAGTAGAATAATTTTTTGTCTAGCACTGGCTAATTCATTACTGGCTTTTACATACTTAGTATAGTCAGTTAATGTAGTGCCTATATTAGCCACCCTAGCAGCCTCTACAGTAGCTGCATCTACACTACTTAACATAGTGGGTTCGGATAGAGCTAGAGGCTTAACAATGGCCTCTACGCCTATCAGTTCAGTAACATCACTAGCTACCTTACTAATTAAGTTACTCAAACTCATAGTGTCGGGTAAGGCACCTAAATTTACAGTCAGTGCCATCACCCTATATATAACACCACCTATATCAGGATACGTAGTAAAGAAACTACTGGGAATATGTACTATTGCGCCATTACCATTTTGTAGTGATAATATGGCAGTATTGTTTATTAAGTCTCTTTCATAAATATCGCTACCAATGCCATTAGCCGTATAGTAATCAACTTCAGGCTCACTATCACTTGCAATTATTTCACTTAGTGTTCTAATGGATATTAAAGTATACGGAACACCTAATTGTAATGATGTATTAAATGGTGCTAATGGATACCAAATTCCACTAGTTCCAATTGGAGGTATTATTGTAGATAAACTCATTTATTTTTTCCTTAAAAACTCTTTTTACTAGCAACTAAGTAATTAATGTTTTCAAATTTACTTACTATATAGAGTATGTCGTTACGAACAACTTTAGACATATCGGAAGGCACACTACTAAATACAGTTAAGGTCTCAGCAATCAGTATCATTCTAGCTAATAAAATAGCCCAATCTTGTGTACGCTGACTCATACGTGCAAAATCCATACTAGTTGATGGTATGTCAATAAAGTCAGGAAACATATTAGTAATATTAAAGATATTATTAGTATTGTCTGGACTACCAACAGATAATAAAGTAAGTGCCTTATATGGCTGTGAAAATACGTCAGCGTTATTTTCTATATGTATTACTGGATAATTTACTATAGTGCTCAATAGTAAATTTAATGCTTCTGATATAGTTATGCCAGGTGAGTAAATACCAGCTTGTAATGTCATATTTGGAATTGAATATCGATTCCAACTAGGGATTATTACAAATTCAGTAGTTTTAAATATAGTGGGGAATATATTAGTCCATTGTGCTTGGTTAAACGTACTGTTTGCTAATATATAAGTTATTAATTTATTCTTGATAACGTCAATATTATCACCAGCTGCACCGTATATCAATAAATACCAAGTAGTTGGAATTAAGTTTCCTGGAGTAGTAGGGTCTACAAAATCAAATTGTCTAGCAGCAATAATGGATTCTGGATAATCAGCTTTGGCTAACTGTATTCTTTCCATTACTGTAGTGGGTATTTGACTATCTAAAAACGTAATGACGTCTATAGTAGATAAAAAGAAATTATTTAAAGGCTCCATAGGTGGTATCACTACAATTTCATATTCATCATACTGTAGTTGAAAACTACTATCTACAAACCATATTTTTATTTCATTTTCAGTACCTATAGCTGCGTCATTTATGATAGTCCATGATACCCACTCTGGAATTTCTACATTACCATCACTTACTATATTGCCAGAAGCAACATTATTAATTATTGTTGGGAACGTAGTTAATAGACTATTTAGTAATACATCAGCAAATAGTTCAGTACCGGCAGTAATAGCTGCATTATATATGAAGTCAGAAATCTTCACAATGTCATCTACTAAGTTTTGATTTAGTATATATGGTGTTCCATCTAGTCTAGATGTAAACGCAACTATATCTATATTCTGTGCGAGAGAAGATTTATAAAATCCTTTATCACGCGCATATGTTAGTGATTGTGTGGTTATCTCACCTATAGCGGAGACTGCATTATGCGTATTGTCAATAAAGACACTATTGGTAGCAAAAGCTTTTAGTACAAACATTATGATGTTCCTTCAGTTATTGACGATCATAAAATAACTAAAATTTACTTAACTAGGATATTGATGATTTATGATATTAAAATTTTTTAATTTATTATGGCCATTTATTAAAGAAATGGTACTGGGTAAAATTACCTTTCTAGAGGCTTTGGTAACAGATAGAAAAAAGGTAATTTTTATTTGTCTTATTTTTAGTTCTTTTGGTTTAAATTTTATCACTATAGAAAGGTTATTTTTTATCTCTAATAAATACATAGCTATAGAAAACGACAATAAGGTACTTAATGCTAAGTTAAAAATACTCAAACCAGAAGTTTTAGTGGCTACTGGTGTGGCATTGGATTTCTTAAATATAGAAAAAAATGATACGTATAGATGTGATAATTATATATTACCAGTTTTCCCACCTAAACCAAAGTTTCCATTAGAAGAAATATCTAAAGTACAGGATGGTGATTTAGCCACTATTGTAGAAGTAGAAAAGAAACATATTTTAGAACTACATGAGTATATAGATAGTAGTATGAAACTCTTAATAAGAAGTCATAGTACATATACTCTAGATTGTATCGATAAAAAGTAAATAGTGTTTTTTAATATTATCTCTAGATAGTATAGCCAAACTAAATATCAGGACATAATATGCTTAAAGTAGACTCTTTGGATAACTGTAGAAAAGGAATTGTTTTATATACAGATGGTGGATCTAAAGAAAATAGTCAGTTTGCTGGATGGGGAATGCATGGTTATATGTACGATAGTGATCTGAAAAAAAAGATACCAGGAACATTTGGTCATGCCCTAACGACGGCTGGTTATGTACTTAAGTTAGGTACTGATGCGGATTTAGCTATCAACGAAGTAATTCCAGTGCACTATATTGATGGATATGGTTCATTATCACAGGCTAGTAATAACGTAGCTGAATTAACAGCAGCTATTAGTGCATTAAAACACGCTAAAGATTTCGATATTGCTGAAGTACATTTATTTACAGATAGTGAATATGTACGTAAAGGGTTAGATTTTTGGGTAACTACCTGGATACGAAATAATTGGCAAAAACAAGATGGTAATGAACCAGCCAATATTGATGAATGGAAAGAGTTGATAGAGGCAAAATCAATATTAACTCAACGTGGCATTAAAGTAAAGATTAGTTGGGTCAAAGGTCATAGCGATATACTGGGTAATGTTTTAGCTGATAAATTAGCCACTATAGCCGTAACTGCAGCTATGCGAAAACGAATTTTTACAGAAGTAGTTACCACATCACCAATTGGTTATTGGAAAACAAATACTGGTGATCATCATCCATTAATTTCTAGTAGTCGTATGTTTTTTAATACATTACCAGAATATATAAAACCAGCTGTATATTATCTAGGCGATACCGATAAAGATGATGATTCGTTTGGTGCTCGCACTAGTGATGGTGCTTATTCCGTAGTAATACTACATGAGCCAGATACAATATTAGAACTAATTAGAAATTATCAATCTAAAATAGCATATGGTTCTGATAGCATCATAATGGCTAGGTTAGATGCTGTATATAGAGGTAATATCTATAGTGATCTTAATCTATATGGTGATTTGGCTATAAATAAAATTAGTCATAATAGATTAGATTTATTTGCGCTAGTTAAAAATAATGATGGTTACGATTATAGAGAGCCGATAACATATGAATTTAATCCACCAAAACTCTGTATGCGGGCTGTAGAGAATATTAGTAGATTATCTAATCTATTAGATCAGTACTTAGAAAAGCATCCTGATATCACTACAACTGATATTACGGATATTCTCTATACAACAGAAACCAAAACAAATAAGAAAGGTGTAGTTACAACTAGTTTAAAGTTAAATCCAGAATACGATAGTGGATATTCTAGTTTAAGTGTATATGTTAAATATCTTACTAGTGTTGGACCCGGCCTTATTAATATTGTAATGACTCTAGGCATAGATATTTTAAATAGAAATGCCTTAAAGAAATTAGAGACATTACATCCCAAAATAACTGTTATTACGTGGATGGATTCACCTGATATGATGCGATATGCTACTATTGTTGAAGTAGATGATGGTAGAGCAATATATTGTGGTGTTTATTCTAATCGTAGAATAATTCCTAACTAATGGAGACATATTGTGTCTTTAATTAAAAATAGTTTCTTTTCTTTTTTAGGTAGTATTTTAATACCAAAGAAAACTAAAAGATTAGTATTTCTTACTTCACTATTGGGGAGATTAGTAGATTCCCATAATCCATCTATTGAAACTATGCATAAGCTTAATAATTTATTAGGACTATGTACTGTTGAAGATGCGATGAAATTACCACTATCATTTAGTGGTAGTATATGGAGTAATAAAACACCAGAAGAATTAATTATTGATCCATATTCCTTATCGAGAACCGTAAATTCAATTATAGATGTATCACCTAAGTGGTTACGATACGCCGATACAGAAGCTATGGTGCATGATATTGAAACCATCCTAAAGAACTATAAGTCAATGGAAACTGCATAACTAGCATCATAAAAGCCAGAGCTATAGTATGCTCTGGCTTTTATGACGTTATATTACTTTTTCATGACTTTATTATAATGGATAAGAGTATTATCCACACTAGTAGCTAGTGCTAAAATTCGATAATATGTAATACTAAAGAATTCTAACTCAGATGCCATCTGATATGCACCCATACTGAGATTATTAATTCCCTCTGGAGACATACCACTGAATTCATCACGTTCAATTTTCTTTAGAATAATATCTAAGAGAGTAACTGATTCAGCAATCTTCTTATTTAATGCCTTACGATCTACACTCTCAATGAGCTTTACAGCTGAATTAATATTATTAAAAACAGCTTCCCAATCAGAATTTCTATCGATTACTTTATCTACACTAACTTCACTCCTAACACTGCCTTTATCAAAACAATCACCAATATCGCCATTCAAGATATGTCTATTGCGTTCTAGTTTCTCATGCTCTCTAGTAAAGTTAGTTACTGATAATCTACTATCGGCATTATTAATTAGATTACCTAGAAATAAAGTATAGTCAGATAAAGTACTCTTTAGCATTCCTGAAGCATGTAGTGCTGATTCTAACAATGGTTTAGAATACTCTAGATAGGTAGTAGAGAGACCTTCTGGTACGTATGCAGTTAATGGTGCGATGTCTAAATAGGCATGCTTACTAACGTCCTTAATAAAGTCTCTTTGATTACTCCGTAGTCCAATTGTTGGTGTGTCGGACGTGAATCTATTAAAAAAGCTTTTTATATCAGTTATTAGAACTGGTAAAGAATCATTAATTAAACTCTTTACACTACCACCAGAAAATGCTTCCATCTTAATTTGACTACTTAAGATTCTACTACCATTTAGTTCACTATATTCTTCTTTAGATACTTTAGGAGACTTTAAACGACGCTCAGCGTGTCTAGCTAACTTAACTACAGATTTATCAGTAGATGCCAAACCTTTTTGAACGTCTTTTTCAGTAAGTGCCTCTCCAGCTGCTTTTCCTACGAACTGTTGGAGTGTTGTGTACTTAGTTGCTGTAGCTGCCATGATGTGTCCTAAATAGATTATTAATAAGAATAAGGTCATAGAATAATGATCTACGATGCGAGTAAAAAATAATTCACTAACTACATAATCTGAACACACAAAGGATTAATGATGGAATATAACCAAACATTTATACCAAGTACGCCTCTTAAACCACTTATAAATATAGGTGCTGGTTTAGATATACCTACCGGTACTTTTGAAACTGGCAGATATGGCGAATCAATACTCAATGGTGGACTATCTACACTGACTGGTATAGTAGGTATGGGTAATAGTTTTAAATCGACCATAATGCACTACCAGGCTTTTACAGCTATGTCTCGTATCAGAGGTTCATTTGGAAATACATACGATACAGAAGTAAACGTAAGTGAATCACGTTTAGCTGAGTTAGCTAGAAGAATTCCTGAATTAGCTAATGAAGATATATTACTCACTGGTAGATGGGTAGTTACTGATAAGATTGTTTATACTGGTGAAAAGTGGTATGAACTCCATAAGAGTTTTTGTGAAGATAAAATTAAAAACTTTAATAAGAATAAAGTAGAAACTCCGTTCTTAGGTAGAGATTTAAAAAGTCAATTAATGATTAACTTACCTACCTTTACTGAAATGGATAGTTTTACTGAATTTGAAACATCTGACGTTATTAAAATGCAAGACGATAATGCATTAGGTGAGTCTGGTGGTAATACAATTCATATGCGTCAAGGTCTAATTAAAACACGACTACTAATGGAAGCACCTAGATTAAATTGTGGCTCGTATAACTATTTACTAATGGTGGCCCACATCGGTAAAGAATCAGCAATGCAGTCAGGTGGTGGTGGTAGGGATATGCCCATCACAAAACTAAAGCATTTAAAGAATGGCGATAAGATTAAAGGAGCTACTGATAAATTTACTTTTGCTACTCATAATTGTTGGCATTGTTTCGATAGTCGTCCTTTGATGCAAGCAGATGGAGATGGTCCATTATATCCTAGAGATTCTGAAGATAAGTTAAAATACGATACTGATCTAAATACAGTACATCTACGTAATCTACGTGGTAAGTTTGGTACCAGTGGGATGACGTTAATTTTAATAGTATCTCAATCCGAAGGCGTACTGCCTAGTCTAACTGAATTCCACTATATCAAAGAAATGGGTAGATTTGGTTTAGAAGGTAATGTACAGAACTATAGCTTAGCACTATATCCAGATGTAAAACTATCTAGAACTACCGTGCGTAGTAAGATAGATAATGATCCTAAGTTACGTAGAGCACTAAACATTACTTCAGAGATGTGTCAGATCCAAAATCTTTGGCATAAGTTAGATAAAGAATTAATATGTACACCAAAGCAATTATACGATGATTTAACTGCATTGGGATACGATTGGAATCAGCTCCTTAGTACTAGGGGTTGGTGGACTACAGGCAACGATAAACATCCTATTCCGTTTCTAAGTACTATGGATCTAATGCGGATGCGTCTTAAAGACAATCCCTATGTACCATATTGGTTAGAAGCAGACAAGAAAACTATTAAAAAGGAATTTCTATAATGAACAATACCGTAACTGAAGAAACTAATACTGATTTAATAAAAATGGTAAATGACGTTTTAATTAAATTAGGACATCAAAGACCCACTGATTGGATGTGTCACTTACATCCAGATGGATTAAATACTACTGACAATAAGTTATTACGTTTTCTTATCAATAGAGCATTTCGTATTATACTAGGTAGTGTGTCTGATGAAAACACCATGGATGCTAGATATTGTTTAGTGGACACTGGTGAAATCAAAGATTGGATACGTTTATTTGAGACTGGAGTAGCTCCTACTATAGTGCGATTATCGTTACCTCCAGCCATTAACTAGATTAGGTGATAAAATGGATAAAGTAGATGAGCTAAATACATGTAGTAATGGGTGTTCTATAATTAAGTTTCTTAAAAAATATGCTTTAGATGGTGTTTTGGCTACATTACTAACCATTTTAATAGTTTATAGTATTGGTGGCACTACCGTAATTGGTTATTTAGTACTGCAGTCTATTATGTTTGTATTCGCAGTACTCATTAACATACTTTCTGATTATATAAAGAATAAGGAATAAATAAAGATGAGTTTATTATCTGCAGTAGAATTATTAGAATTAGTAGAAACTGGCGTTATTCGTGGTGTAGATAGAGAATCTATTAATGCTGCCTCTATTGATCTACATTTAGGTGATAGTTTTCTATTAGAAACAACACCAAATTATGATAATAATATTATTGATTTATCTTTAAGACAAAAACCAATTATGAGGCCATATAACTATCAGGTAGATTTATGTCCTAGTCAATTTTGTTTGGCATCTACTAAAGAAATGTTTTACTTACCAGATAATATTAGTGCTCAATTCATGTTAAAGAGTAGTTTAGCTAGGTCTGGTTTAGAACACAGTATGGCAGGTTGGTGTCTAACTGGCGAAACACTTATCCCATGTTTAGATGGACATGTGAGACAAATTAAGGATATTAAAGAAGGCGAGTGGGTTTATTCATTAGACTCATATGGTGATTTTGTTCCTGGATATGTTGAAAAAAGTTTTATAAGTAATCATGTCAATACTGTTTTGGATATTACTTTAGATAACGGTAAGTCCTTTTCATGTACTGACGACCATTTAGTAATGTTACGTAATGGTGAATATTGTAAAGCCAGTATGCTTACCACAGGAATAGCAGTAATGCCGTTTTATGACAATATAGCCGAAATGACGGGGTATAACGTATCTTCAGTAATGAGGCGTAACTTTGATGTAGCTATACCTGTTTATGATTTAACAATAGAAGATTATCATAATTTTGCACTACAGGCAGGATGTTACGTACATAACTGCGATGCGACTTGGCATAATTCAACCTTAACATTAGAACTTACCAACATACTTAAATACCATACATTAAGATTAGTATCTGGAATGGCTATAGGTCAAATTGTTTTCTTTAGACATACTGCTGTACCAGAAGAATTTATGTATCGCACTAAAGGACGTTATAATAACGATCTAGACGTAACTCAAGCAAAGGAGTAATGGAGTGAAAAATTATTTAGACCTAATGATTAAATGTAGAGATGTGGGTATTGATGTATTTAATGAGCGTACACAACAAACTTGTAGAACGCTCGTAGGTGCCCAACTAGAGTATGATTTATCTACTGGGGCATTCCCAGCTATTACCACTAAGAAACTAGCCTTTAATACATTAAAGGGCGAGTTGTTGGGGTTTTTTAGAGGCTATACTAATGCTGCTGAATTTAGAATCTTAGGTTGTGGAATTTGGGACGCTAATGCTAATGAAACACCAGCATGGTTAGCTAATCCAAATCGTAAGGGTCATGATGATCTAGGCAGAATTTATAGCGCTCAATGGACTGATTGGAAAGACACCAGAGTAGTAGACCATGATGAATATTTACGTTTATGTGAATTAGGATATACTTACATTGGAAACGGTGGTGTAGGTTATGACGCTGAATATGTAGTACAAAGATCTATTAATCAGCTAGAAAAAGCACTACACACCATTATTACTAATCCATCAGATAGGCGCATTATTGTAACAGGGTGGAATCCAGCTGAAATAGACCTAGCTTGTTTGCCAGCTTGTCATATGGATTATCGATTTACACCTATAAACGATACTTTACATGTAGTAATGACAATCCGTTCATGGGATTTATTTTTAGGCGCACCATTTAATATCGCCAGTACTGCATTATTTCTATCCATTATGTCTAGACTATCTGGATATAAGCCAGGTAAAGTAATTATTCAAGCTACTAATGCACACATCTACAGTAATCATTTTGAAGCACTAGAGTTACAGTTAAAGAATACTCCTTTTGAATTACCCACACTACACCTAAGTAATGAAATTAAGAGAGTGGCTATAAAGGATATTCCAGGAGTATTTACCAGAATTACTCCAGAAGATATTTCATTAGTAAATTATCAATCACATCAAGCTATAAAAGCAAAAATGGCAGTATAGGTACCTAAGTTATATTTTTAACCATAGTGAAAGTATAGGAAAAATAAATGTTATCTAAAGATACAGTACATGATGAGTTTGTAGTTAATTTAGAACATGAACTACAAGCAGTTAAAGAAATGCTAATTTCTAAAAATCGAAAATATGGTAATTCAGCATTAGAGCCTATACGAGTATTTAGTAAAGCCTCGAACATAGAACAGATCAATGTGCGAATTGATGATAAGTTAAGTAGATTAGTCAGTAGTCAATCAGATGAAGATGAAGATGTAGATTTTGACTTAATTGGGTATTTACTAATCCGTCGTATTGCTAAGAAATTATCTAAGCCCACTATATCCGATAGTGATCATGAAATACTAAAAAAGGCATTTACGGAAATACAGCCAGTAGAGGGTGTAGTAATTGATTTTGCTACTCTAGCAGAAATAGCTACTAGAGATGGAATTTCTATACATGATGCTTATAATGTTGTTTTTAATAAACGAACCGCTAGATCTAGATAATTAAAATTATTTTAAAATAGATAACACTAGTGACTTAGTGTTATCTATTTATGTCGTAAGTGTCATTACAGTTTTTTATAGTCACATATTACTAATGTGAGAACATTATGGTAATCTATCTCATCTAGGTCATTTGACCTCCCTGTGCTACGAGGGAACCAAACGGTAGCAAGAAGGAGTAGTACCATGAACAAGAACACACGTAGTATGAACGAGTTGGTGAAGTACGAAATGGCTGAACTGACATGAAAAATCAGTTCAAAATGTTGGTGCGACACAATGTCGGCCACGCAGTAATGACTACCCTTCATCAGTCACGAGAAGGATATAAGTTGCTAGAGGTCGATGCGGTCTCTGGTAAGTTACCAGAGGTTAACGAACTACTGGGTTTGGTCTACCCAGACCTCCAGGCAGTCAGGAACTGCCTGGTGGTAGCAATGAAGGACCTTGGCGATACGCTTGACCGCGTGTCTTTATCCTTGGCAGCTTATTATGCATGGCAAGATATCGCTGTGCGGGCTGGCCAAAAGGCTAATTCATTAGGAGTCTCAGTAGAGGAGATTCCAGATGAATTGGCAAAAGCCCTACCAGATGGACATCTACTGATATGGGTAGATGTACCAATGGTAGGACGAGTGGAATTATCTATTCCACCACATGACTGGGAGTGGACGAATAAGAAACGTCCTAATTGATAGCAAAGAGGTCATACCAGTGTAACTACTGGCGTGATCTCTTTTTTTTGTTTCTAGAATAAGGATAATGTGAAATGGATGAATATAAATTAATTGTAGCTGGTACTAGAACATTTACTAACTATCAATTATTAAGTGACACAATAAACAATATAATAAAAGTAATAAATAGAGACACTGCTATTGTTTCTGGTATGGCACCTGGTGCCGATAAACTAGGATACAGATATGGTCTTTTAAATAATATTAAGGTATATGAATTTCCAGCTAACTGGACTGGCTTAGGTAAGAAAGCAGGATACATTAGAAATACCGAAATGGGTAAGTTTGCTGACGCTTTATTAGTTTTTTGGGATGGTAAGTCCAATGGTACTAAACACATGATGGACTATATGAAACAACTAAATAAGCCAGTATATTTAATAAAATATGGAATAAAGAATACCAATCCAACAGTAACGTATCAGCGTAAAGGTGGGTATGAGTGCTCTAGTGTGGGAGATAAACGTTTTAGTGCGCTATATGCGATAATGCCAGATGGTAGATATCTAGAGAGTCACTACCAGTGTGATGTTAAAGCCCATAGTCCAGGTAGTAATAACTGGCGGTTAGGTAAAGGTAAACCGCCATTAGACACTAAAATAGATTTATGGCAAGAATACTTAAGGCTATGGACTATTTGGACTAGCTTACATCCAGACTTAATGGATGAGTTACGAGTCAAAGCTAGTGAGAATAATAATATATTATCGGATTGTTTTAGTAGTACGCCAGTTAATCAAGCTAGAGCACTGGCCACAATACTTAATTCTCAATAGAGTTTTTTTATTTGATATATAGATACTGTGTGGAAATACAACGATTGAAACTTTTTATAAACATATATTACCTATATGTAGTTGTAACTAGAACTTTTCAATTTGAGGGGGTATGGTGAAATTGGTAGACACAAGGGACTCTTTAATGGGTCACTAGCGAAAAATGAGTTGGTAGTCTCGGCGGGCTTTTCCTGTCTTGGCGTAATGACTCAATCGAAAGACGCTAGTAGTATTTCCGTAAATTCGGCGAACGCTTCACACTCAATAGTTAAAATTCTTTGCAGGTTGGTAATACCGAAACGATAGGTTCCTGAAAAGATACGAATGAGTGTATGCCAACGCCGAGCCAAGCCTAAACTGTTAATGTTGGAAATATCCGTCGAAAGACAGCGAGAACTCCGCTTTAATGATTAGGAAGGTGTAGAGACTAGAGACGGAATGCCTACGTTACGGTTGACTATAAACTATCACTTGTAAAGTCAAGTCAAGGTGATAAATCGTAATATGGCGATAGCATAGTCCAGACCACGAACAGAAGATAACCCGCAAGGGCTAAGACTGGCGGTGAAAACCGAAGTGGTAAGTAAAATCCCTCACCGCAAGGTATATCGGTTCGACTCCGATTACCCCCACCAGTTACAATAATCCTCAATAGCTCAGTTGGTAGAGCGCCGGATTTCCATAAGGAGAACAAAATGATCTTGGAATTACAAGAGCTTTTTAAATCCTTATGGAATAAAGGTTATTTAGGAAATGAAATGAAAAAGATTTTTGAAACAAATGTTGAAATAATTGGTACTAATAAGATTCATTTGGAATCTGTTAATATTGAAACTCAAGTTAAGCTAGAAGAAACTGTTGTTATTTCAGATCCTGAAAAGCTAAGTAAGGCGTTTAGTTTAATTCATTTTCCATTAGAGGAGTATGAATACGGAATGTATAAAGATAATATTACATTGAAAGATATTGTCGATATGGCAATTGGTCAATCAAATTAATATTTAATAAATAGCCCTTGTAGCAGAATGGTAATGCACCGCACTTGTAATGCGGGGATCTGGTGTTCGACTTCCACCTTGGGCACCATCTTATTTAAAGGAATGATCATGGAAGAAAATGTGGATGCAGTGGCAATTAACGAAGTTCATTCAGAAGTGGCTATGACTGCTGCAGAGTTATATCCTAATTCTGTAATCTTTCACCATGCTAAAACTGGTGAACCTGTCCTTAGAATTGCTGAAGATGGCTTCTATGTGAGAGGAATTAGAGTGCCGGTTGATGAAAATGAAGCAATGAGTGTGTATCATAGCTTTCTTGAATGGATGATCTCAGCAAAGGAAGTTAGTAGTGAATCTGTAGAGAGTACTCAGTAGTAAGACATCGATCAACTAAATAATAGGACGAATAAAATGTTTAACTGGTTTACACGGATGTTTGCGCCCACACACTCAACGAAGCAAGAAACAGTGCAGTTAGCTGTAATTGACTCTAACATCGATGATACAGCTTCTTTGCACTTGGTCGTAACTTCCGATAAGGACACAATTGAGCGACTGAAAGAGTTGCTCAGAGCTGATTGCTATGGAGAGTTGGCGAGGAAGAGCGGCGACAATGTAGTACCTATCCATAGAGCCACCATGGGTATGGCGTCTGCTAGGTAAGAGTATAATTGGGGCAGTATCGCAACGGCCTTCTAAGCCGTCGTTAACCGCGTAATTGGAGTATGTGCGTTCGAGTCGCACCTGTCCCGCCAATTAAACAATCCTTCTAAGATTGGGGTCAGTGGTTCGAGTCCACTACGGGAGGCCATTTAAGTAAGGAGATAAATGTATCTACTCATTATTTTCCTTATATCTGGAGAAGTTATTTACTCCAAGATAGAAACCGAATCAGGATGTAATTATGTGGGACTGTCTTACATGATAAACGATAAGCGAGTGATAGATTACTCGTGTAGAAAGATTTTCAGCAAGTAGGGAACCCATGCTATGGACATGGGTATACGACCGTGCGACGGGTGGATCTTCGGCAATGAGCATAATCAGAAGAAAAATCCCTGAATGAAGTCCATAGCTTCATTTACTCCCGTGAACTTTAGTAGTAAAGGACACACGCTTTGCGCTAGGCAGAGTTATACAATTATGCACCTAGCATAGTACCGCACTGGTTACTTTAGATTAGCACTGTAGTCGTGGCTATGGATAAAATAGGTTAAAAAGGTAGTGTAAAAACTTAATTCCTTTACCTACCATTCTAAATGACACAATGATCTAATCAAAGATATCAGTTTCCGTAAAATCAGTAAAAACTAAGTTCTTTAAGAGACGGTACTCAAATCGAAGTTAAATCCTGCCACGGGTTTGAGTAAATAGAATTCATTCGGTTAGTTCTAGCAGGGTTGCCCGAATGTAATGAAGAGCCTATTTTAAAGAATATGTTGATACTGAGCCAAGCCTGTAGTGGGACTAAGACCCCATAAAGTACTGAGGATAGAAGTACCTCCAAAGACACGACAGGAAGGTGTGATTATAAAAACGGAATCCTAAGTTAGTTGTCTAGTAGATTAGTAGTTGTGGTACTTAAATTCTGATGTACCTAAAATACCATATGGCTGTCAGAAGCTCTAATATGAACCACAGTTAATGAAGGAGCATAATAGTCTAGATTTATGGTAATACACTTGACCATAAATGACTAAATGGATGGAAACATTCTAAGGTGCACAATCTTTAATGAGGAGTTAATTGATGGAGGTGCAAATGATTAGGTATTTTATTGGTAATGACTTCACTATTGGAGAAAGTGAAGACCTTAAAGTAACTACCAGAGTTACTGTAAAGGATAGAGTGTTTCTGGACATAAAGGAAACGCTTGGGAATCATGTCTTAAGGATAAATGTTTATCTAGAAGACGGCTCCGTGGTTAAGGATGCCTACTATTTGAACGTCTCTGGAGACATCAGATTACAAAATGAAAACCTATTGTTTGATGGTAGGTTTAATATAGTGTGAGAATAAAGTGTCGTAATAGGTCACTAGCGAAAAATGATATGGTAGTCAGTTTTCGATAACCTGGATAGGATAATCGCCGAAGAGCAAGCAGAAATGTTTGTGAGTCCTTAATGGAATCAGGTATAGTAAGACGAACGCGAAAAGGCGTAACGTATCAAGGGAAACCCGCTAGTAGTATTTCCGTAAATTCGGCAAAAGCTAAGTTAATAAGTATCTGAAGCAGATGATGGTTTCATGGTTTTCCGAAGAAAAATCATCGGCAGTAAGACTGTTCTAAGGTAGTTATTAATATGCCAGCGCCGAGCCAGCCTGAACTCGTAGTATTCCTACCAAGGCCACGGATCGAAGTGGTACAGTCGTTAAGGAATAACAGGAAGGTGTAGAGACTAGAAACGGAATACCTAAGTATTTGAGCAAGCCACCTGTGTGGTGAGTAAGAGCTACCAAATATATGGTGATAACATAGTCTAGATTCTAAATAATGCTCTTGATTTAGAATGACAGTATAGATAGAAATATCTTAAGGAGCACAATTTTTGAGAAGTTAAATGTAGTAAATTGGGACTGTAGCTTAACGGTGAAGCAGGGTTCTCATAAAGCCAAGAATGTAAGGTTCAACTCCTTCCGGTCCCACCAAACACTTAACAGGATTATAAAAATGGCTAAAAAAGAATTACGTATTGTTAATGAATATAGAATGGTTTATAATCCTGAACATCCAGAAGCTGTAAGATCTGGAGCAATGGAAGGTTATGTTTATGAACATAGATTAGTTGCAGAACAATTTATGAATAGACCACTTGTAAGAGCTGACGTAGAAATTTAAATAATTTGGTCCCCGGTTCGAGTCCGGGCGGGCCCACCAATTCCAAACATTCCATACGTACTTTATGGGATAATGTGAGGATTAACTTACGGTGAATGTAGAAGAACTAATCACTCTTCATAACCGTACGGTAGTTATATTAAGTGATTCTTAATATAACTGCAAGCTGTCATTAGTTTTATGGCGTTAGTACTCCCATAACTACTAGTGTGCAACCTGTAGAGCATTATGCAATATATTTTGTGTAGTGTTCTATGGGATGTAAATTATCAATGGGGTGTTCTTCCAATAAAGCTTTGGAAACTTTTGATGCGGTCGCTATGGTATGATTAAAATCTAACGTATCACACCCCACCCATTACTTAACTACCCTATCAGTCAAAATAATATGACTGATAGGGTAATTTATTTTTTTTTTATTTATTTAATAAGTAAGGAATAAATTATGCGTATTATTAAACTACAGGATGGTAATCATTATTACTGTCATTTGAAAAAACTATTACCAGCAATGCTCACTAATATATTGGGTACAAATACACCTAATTTAATAGTAATAGAAAAGGTTGATGATAGAGATGTAGATAATGCGTATGCGATGAATCAAGTTACTATCTTGCAGTAGGATAAAATTATGACAATAAAGGCCCATTATGCTAAATGTAACCTTAAGTCATTTAAAGATGCTGATGCTATACGACAATATCGTCTGTCTTTACTTCCTGATCAATTTACACCTACTCAAGCAGCTGAAGTATGGAAAATATCTATTACTAAAGTTAATACACAAACTGCAAAAATGAGACAGTGGAAATTAATAACTTCTAATGAAGGTAAAAAAGGACGTATTTTTACTAAAGTGAATCCAGAGTAATAATGGATGAGGGTGGGTCAGCTCAGTATAGGTATATTTAAAAAGGAATAGATATGGCTAACGATAAGAGAAAAATAACTGAAGCCTATATATTGAAGTATATAGGTGCATTATTACCAAATTCAGAAAATAAAACTACAGCTAATCAAGAAATATATAAAACTTTATTTGCCAGTATGTCTGACAAACAGTTTAATGATTTTATGTTGTCTCTAAAGAATGGTGATATTAAATTAGCATTAATAGCACCTAATTTAAGTGAAGATAAATTATCTGTAGAGAGAAATTTAGAATTAGCTAAAGAATTAGGACATAACTTCTTTGAACGTATCTGGATGAAAGATTCTGATAGTGATAGTCCAGCGTACTTAACACCAATACCATACTTAATTGTAGATCTACCATTACGTAGACAAGCTCAATTATTAGTTAAGAAGATATCTATTCCAGAAGATAATAAGTCAGTAGACGATATGACTGGTCAACCTACAGGAAAATCAAAAGGTAGTAAAATATCTTATCCTGAAGTACAAATTTTGGCATCATTGAATTTAGAAGATACTCTAACTGAACTAATGAAAATTAGAGGTGGTGACTCAAAGGCTTTTAATGCGTCCAATCAACACATATCACATACTGGTGGTTTTAGTATTAGTGGTGTGGAACATCTAGCTGGTGGTGTAGAGAGTACTCAGACATTGAAAGTACTATTACAGAGTGCTCATTTACAAAATACTTTATAGCATATATTAAATTGAGAATAAGATGACTAATATTGAACCAGTAGACATGGTAGATGTCGCAATTATATTTCAAGAATCTGTAAAACACGTTTTATCAAATTTATTGCCAGAGTCTAAGGGAGTAGTCACTACATTTATTGCTGGTATTATTCTACAAGAAAAGCCATATATGCTGGTTACTAGTGCTGGTATTAAGAGAGCTATTGAGTTAGTTTTCATAAATGAAGAATATCGTGATTTTATTTTTACATTACATTTTACATTTTTTAGTAGATGGGGTAAAGATGAGGACGCATATGGTAGATTGGCGGATAACATAGCTAATGGTGCTGGCCTGTATTCGGTAGGTGCTAATAGTAATCTAATGCCCAATGACATCCTTAGTGGTTTAGCTAGTGTTACAAATACTAAAGCGCTGCTAAGAAGTAACAGTTGGTTAGTGATTTTATTATTGCTACAGTTATTTGTTACGTTAGATATTATTGATAAACGCGCTATGTCTTTATCAACACCACTTAATAAAGAATAAAATGTCTGATGAAAAAACTACAATTTTAGTTAGTATGGATTCACTATTAGATACCAGACTAGGTACAATAGCACGAATAGATACAAATGTAGTAAATAAGCTTTTATTAGATGGTGAATACCATACGCGCGATATTGATGAGTTTAGTGGTGTTGATATGGAGACATATCGAGAACTTTATAAGAATAGAAATGTAGAAACCTTAGCTAACTCAATTCTTACCAATATGATGTCGTTGTTAAGAACTATGGTGCTTAAGTTACAAGAACAGTCTGAGACCACACCAGTACAGAAAAAAATAAATATTGTTGTTAATTTATATCCCTATGAATTAAATGGTGAGGAAAGAACTGCCGTAGGAGCAGCTATACTTACTCATTTACCAGATACGGTAAAAATTGAATTTGTTAGTATATCACCTAGGGAATTAACACCAATTTACTGTAAGAATAATTTTACAGTTATGATAATGTACAACTATGAAGAATGGTTAGAGGTTAATGCTGAATTATTCCTAGTCACTCAAATACCAGAAATTACATTATTTATACCAGCAATATACTTTGTAAAGAAACCAACTCCTAATGAATTAGAAAAAATGATAAAGGAGTCAGTACATCCAATGAAGGCATTAAAAACATTAGCTATGGGTATTATAACACTAGAGATAATTGATATAAGTTTTTACAGCATAATAAATGAAAAACTCTAACGCTACTAAATCCTAAATAAATCAGGATTTAGTAGCGTTAGAATCAATCATCTGAACTTATGAATTTATTAATAAATTCTTCATACGTTAAAGTTTTTTGTATCAAGTCAATTTCACCAGGTACTAAAACTGGTGAAGGAATGGAATCAGGTAATGATGGGATGATGACATCGGCATCAATAAAATCATCAGTATTGTTTGTCCTGCCAGTTGTTCCTAATATCTTAGCTATGAGTGCTGCAGCTTGGGCTTGATTATCATTAACTTTTTCTTCAAGTTTAATTCTCTTCTTACTGAGAGTTTGGCCATCCATATCTTTTAGTGCTGTTAAAAGTACTTTTACAGTATCTAGATCGTTAGGTACACCCTTTGCCATTAAATGACTTATTACTTGTGTTCTTTTTTCATGTACGTATGAGAGAATTTCTTCTCCATCATCATTGACGCTATTGGACATATTAAACTCCATTGATATAATATAGATCACATGATATAGTAAGCTATTCAAAGAATTTATGGCAATATATTACCTATATGAGTGTCCAGTAATCCTGTAAAAGGAAATGTAATGTTTTTCATTAAGGTATTTCAGAAATTATTAATAAGATATAAATTATGGAAATATAATAAAATTCGTTTAGATCCATATGCATTTAACAGAAAACAGTGTGAAGAAATAACTACATTAATATATCCAGTATGGTTTCGTAATATTAGCTCTGGTTCAGTAATGCCAGTGGAAATATTAACTAATTTTAAGGATCTAAATGAATGTGTTAATAAGTTAGACTTCATAATTAAAGTAATTCATAATGGTGAGATAGTACCAGCTAAATTAGTTGGTGAGGAATATAAAATTCTGCCACTAAATCAAATTCTCACTGTCGATGGCTTTTATACTGATGTGGAGTATCTTGTGTTTAATTATAGGGAAAAGACATTAAGGCTCTGTAAATTGCTAGAGGGTTGTGATAGTGCTGAAGTTGGATTAGCGGAACATAACAAAAGGATTTTAACGAAGTTAATCACTAATCTTTATAATTTATCAAACGAAATAGTCAAAGTAAGTATCTAAATAAAGGAACTAAAATGTTAGAAACCACTATGTATTATGCGTTATATTTAAGTGTTTTGGAAAAACTAAAAATTGGACCCACTGCACTAAGAAGAGCTATATTGGACTATTATGATTTAGGTGTGAGCGGTATGAGATTACTAATAGACTTGAAAGATATAAATATGGGTGTGGATACTCTGAATCTCACTCTAAAATTACTAGCTAAAAACAAAATAAAAACTACTGAAATAGAATTAGATGCCGATGAAATTTTAAGTAGATTAGGATCTAGTCTATTTACTATAGATGGTAATAATGATTTATTTTATAGAGTGATATCTATAAAAGAAAATAATTACGTACAGTTAGAGGTACGTCGTAATAACAAACTCTGGTTAGCATTTTCTGACTTATCTGACTTTATAGCGAGTAAGACAGATGATTTTACCGAAGTATCTAAATTTCATGAGTATTTGAAAAAATTAGATAGTGAGTACGATAGTACTGTGTGGGTTAGTGATTATATCTATAAGGAATTCTTTTCAATACATGGGAATGAAATTGATATTGTTCACTAAAAATGTGTAGTTAATTAAGTTTTTAAATAAGGAGTATCAAAATGCAATCGAGTATGCACGAAATATTAAACTCACCGGATAAGCAGGTAACAAAAACATTCGGAGGAAACGGAGTTCTTTCTAGACTCTGGAGACAGATATTATTGGATTTAGGTATAGGTCCAGAACGTTTTGGGATTATACTACAAGATCATGTAACTAATCCTTTGAATGGCATACCAAATAATAAGAAAGATCAGATTTCCTATAGAAGTAACTTAACGAAGGAGTTAGCTAAACCACAAATGACGTGGAAAGTATTTATGAAAGCCTTACGCTTTCTTAATATTTTAAAAGTAGAGATTACGCTAACTGCATACCACGCAAATACAAAAGTTACTGAACATAAAGCAAAAATTAACTTAGGTGGTCGACATACTGGTCATCTATTTACTAAACAACTAGATCAATCAGAATCATTAGAAGAAGTTCAATCTATTGAATATCTAGATAATGAGTAAGGAGTAATAAAATGTTAGCGGGTACTCAATATTCCATAGATCGTCCACGTGAGCGACATACATTAGTTAGTGATATAGATCCTAATCAAGATGGAGTCACACACATCAATATTTGGATACGTGGTAAGACTGAATTAGGGCAGATGTTATCTCATTTTTACGAATTACCATTTAAACATCCATACTTTGGATCATTTAACAGTATGGAAGGTTTTTGGCATTTCATACAGAATATAGAACGTGACGATAAATTACGTTCTCTATCTGGCATGGCCGCTAAAAACTATGGTAAATCACTTACATGGTGTCGTGTAGATAAATTTCATGATGTAATAGCAGCTGCTAATTTCTACAAGATTGAGCAGAATCCAAAACTGCAAAAATTGTTTATAGAAACTACATTACCTTTTGATCAGTATTGGTTACATCAGGCCACTGGTGATGCTGAAGGACAAGGTGAGGTAGTGGTTAAGTTAAATAACTATAAATGGCTAGTAGAGTCATTTGAAGAAAATCGTGTCCTAATGAAAATAGGTGAACGACCAGATTACCTGGATTATAAAGAAATTTTTAAAGTATAAGAAGTAAGGGAGGTTGTTTCTCCCTTATTTTTTTTGTTATTAAGGAACTAAAATGGCCGATAGTATATATGAAATGGGCTTATCTTTATTAAAGTCAGCAAAAAAAGCAAAAACAGCACTTACGAAAAATAATGCTGCTACCACTACTGCTGTTTCAGACGCTTTTGAAGAATCCAATATACTAACAATAACAAAAGATTTAAATAAAGCGGGTAGCGCGGCCTCAAGTGCTGTGGCTGCTAACTTAAGCGTTACTCCGCCTATATCACTTACTGATGGAATGAATATATCTTTAGCTAGTTCAGTAGCTGAATTAAGTAAGGCGTCTTCTAGTTTAGCTATACCTACATTTAGTTCTGGACCTAATGATACATTTGCTGCGGCTGATATATATAGTCTTGCAGATACTGGTAAAACAATTAATAATATATTGGCTACTGACGTAAGTAAACCAGTTGCTGCATTAAAGGGTAGTAAGGCTAGTGAAAGTAGTTTAACTGACAAATTAATCAATGCTAGTAAAAAAATAAAAGTAAAGGATTTATCTAATCCAACAGCTATGTTGGATAAAACATTTCCTACATTATTTCCCAGTATAAATAGAGTATCTAAAAATTGTGATGGTGCTGGTAATTCATTAATACGTGGTATTAATAGAGATTTATTAAATTCACGTAAATACGGAACAAATGGTGGTGGTAGATATAGAATAAAAAATAAAGATCTAAATTGTAGTTTAGCAATGGGCGACATTATAAACTCATTAGCTAAAAGTAATGGTTGTACTACAACACCATTTGGTACTGATGATAGAAAGACAAAAGCAGCTGCATTGTCGAATGTAGGTAAAATAGCCGCTGGTTTAGGTATGGGTGGAATATTTAGTTCGCTAATATGTGGATTAAATGACATCTTTACTGTTAGTAAAGTAGCTAAAGATTTAGCTAAATCTATTAGTAAATTTAGTGATTTAAAATCATTAAAAGCAATGGCATTATCAACCGCTAAAGGATTATTAAAGAAATCTGGACCTACTATAATTAAAGATTTTGCTAAAAACTTTAGTAAGTCAGCACCTGGCGTAACTATGACAGGTAAGGACTCATATGTAGATATGATGAGTGGGTTTAATACCATAGATAGTAATTGGTTATCTACAGATACGGTTGGTAATGGTAAAGTGGGTGATTTATCTAATGCAATTGGTGCTAGTAGTGATTTTACTAATGTAGTTGGTGAAGGTATTAGTTTAGATAGTATATTAACTCCAGCGCCAACTAGTAGTGTCTTTACCAATAGTATTGTAGCATTGTCTACAGATAGTGTACCTAATCAAGATCTTTTATTTGCAAAATCTTTTTCAGAACCAGTTACTGTAGAAAAATCTATTTTTAGTAATTTTCCTAAAACAATACTAGAAGTTGGTGATAGATTAAGTGGACTTAATAAAACACTTAGCGATCCAGTATCGTTATTTAAAGGACAGGCCAAAACAACTAATAATGCTAAGGAAAATATTATAGTTCATAATGGATCATTGGTTAGTGTTCCTAAAACAACTACAGTAGTGACTCCAACGGATGCATTTGTGCAGGCAAAATTAGAGTACGATACCGCAAAGGTAACAACACATACAGATACTTACTCTAACATTAAGCCAGACATGACTAGAGATTGGGTACGTACTAGTGACCAAACCTATAAGCACTACGATTCTCCGTATTATAATAATGGAGTAATTATTTCTACACAAACAGTAGAAAAAAGAATACTTAGCGACGGCTCACTAATAACGCACCACTATGACTATGATTAACAGCATATACCCATACATATTCCCTAATTGAGAATATGTATGGGATATATGCTGTTTTAGTTATTACCACTAATTGTGCCAGTACCAATTCCTTTATGTAATCCAGACCATAGTCTAGCTGGAGGTATATCACCTAACATACCAGCCCAGTTAGCGGGACTATTAAAACTCTCCCAGGTCTTCATAGCTCTTGTTGCATTGAGTTTAAATTTACGCCATGTATAAATCTGATCCTGTAAATTCATACCAGCTAAAACGTTCATATAGTCAGTAAAAACAGTATCATCATCAAACATACCAGTGCCTATTGCAGCACCAAATGCACCAGCCAATGCTAGAGCGATTTTACCATCACTAGGTCCAAATGAATCTGAACTCACTTGTAACCCAGCCGCACCAGCTACTGTAGCTACACCTACTGCGGCTTTATTAAATATACCATTAAAGTTCTGTCTAATTGGCATAGTTAACACTGATGACATATCCACTATTGAAAAACTCACATCAATAGCCAATGCATGTCCGTCATTATTAAAACCTAAATTACTAGTACCTCTAGTAATTGATAATGAATCAATCATACCCAAACGAGTCTGGCATCGACCTCTATCATAGAGTTCTAAAATAAATGGACTAGTATAGGACTGTTTACCAGTTGCTAATGGTAGCGCGGCAGCCAGTAACATAGCTAGCGGTATATCTAAATTTAACATTTGAGATATTGGGTTACCATATGGACTCACTAAATTAATAGTGTATGTAGATCTAGGTAACGATGCAGATGAACTCTGCCAGTGTTTAGGTATATCTACGAATGCAGTACCAGCTAATGCCGCTAAACCACTAATACCTAAACCATCAGCTGCACCGGCAATAACGTTCTTTACAGCGCCAAATACACCACCAAGTACATCACCTATAACACCACCTACTATATTGCCGCCAGCAAAATCAAACGTAGTACTACGAGCACTACTAGATGCATTATTAATCTGCTGTGCTAATTCCGACTCTGTTACACTATTACTAAAACTTTCACTAACGGATCCAGTAGAGTTTACTCTAAACGTAGCAAACGCTGAGCCGTCGTCTAACTCAGCTGTAAAGAATTCCCAAAAACCAGTTTTACTATCTGGATCCGTATCTGGAATACTCTCTACAGCATATCCAGTAGCTGGATTTCTAATCTCACCGGCATTGGTATTACCAGCAGCAGCAGCCTGACCTTCAGCTAATGTACCGGTACTGCTATTGACAGCTGGACTCGGTGGATCAGCAGTGGGTTTAGATTGATCGTTCTTTAACCACTTCTCTATATAATCGTTATATGATGTTTTTGTATCATCAGCTAATGGTTTTGTCATTATCTCCCTAGCAGCTTCAGCTAGGTTTAATCTCTCTACCATATCTAGTTGCGTTTTCATTTCCTTATATCTTTTTCTAGCTAAACGTTGAGCCCTATTAGCTAGTGCGTATACATCTATACCACCACCACGTGAGAAAATATCTGGTAATAAATTATGAAGTTGTTTTAAGCCGTTATCATCAAACTCATATCCACCAGCAAATCGTTCTTGATCTTTACCACCTAGTCTTGGTACTATACCTCTATTTACTGATAATTGATTTACTATAGTAGTAACAGCTGTCCAGTATACCGGCATAGTAGGTTTTAGATAATAAAACTTACTAGATGGACTACCAGTAGCAAATCTATAAGCTAATCCAGTAAGATGTATTGCTATTATTTTCCAATGAATTATACTGATTACAAACCCAATTGCTTGCCCTAGTCTATAAAAAGCACCACCCACTCTACCAGTACGTGCTAACTGACTAGCGCCACTATCATAGAAGCCAGTAAAAAAAGTAGTTAATGAATTAAAGCGAGGTACTCCAAGTCGTATATAGATGAGTTGGGCATTATCATCAATAGCTTCACTATAGTACCTACCCATACTACCACCATCAGTTATATTACCCATACCAGAACTACTACCAGCAAATACACCTTTTACTGGAATATCAGCAGTACGTGTAAATTGTGGAGGTGGGTTAATTGCCAAATTACCACCAGGTGTAGTATCTGTATACTTATAACTAACTGTACTAAATGTTCTTTGTCTAGCGTTATCATCAGTTAGATGACGACTAGCTACTAAAAAAGCTTGCCGTACCCAATCCGCATCTTTTAAAACATAAGCAACTGCCATTGTAATTCCTTAAAAGTAGGTGTGTCCATATACAATAGACACACCTATTAATTTCTTCACTACACCATAGATTAATTAAGCAGTTCTTTTACTCATAGATACAGGAGCTTCTGGAGCTCTACTTGCTCCTCTATTCATAGAGTGATTAGTGCCAGTAGGTTGTGGATTACTATTGGTAATCTTGCTAGTAGATTGGGAGTCTGCTTTAGCCTTGTTAACAATACCTTTAGTAATTGTAGCTAGTATTTTATTTAAAACTTCTAATTGATCTTCATTAACACTTAGTGAAGAATCTAGAGTCTTACTAACTTTCTTTAGTGTTTCAGCAGTAGCAGACTTTTGATAGTCTTTTTGAGCAATTGCATCTCTAGCTCTAGGAGACATAAATCCACCATTTGCTATACCACTAACGTCATTTTCAGTTTTCTCACTACTCTTAACTACCTTTATTTTTGGTTTAGTAGTAGATCTAGCAGCCACTAAACCAGGCGTCTGGTCACTAATCTCAAATAACTTCCTATCTTCTACTAGACCACCATCTTTAAGCTTAACTGGTGTCGTGTTAAGTTTAACTGAAGTATTATCTAACTTAGCAGTAGTTAGAGAGACTCCACTAGATGTGTCTCTATTAGCCCATGACGGTTGCTTACCGTGTTTTGCTACATACTTAGCAACTTTATCAGCATGCATTCCGGCGGCTAAGTTATCAAATGCTTTTTCTGCAATAACTTTAGCTGTTGCATCTTCGTCACTAAGTACTACTTTAGTAGGAACATCACTAGGGGCCTTAGGAGTAGCTATAGGCGGTACTTCTGCTAGAGTTGGCTGAATGATATCTACTTTAGATTTAGTACCTCCTAATGGCGCTGTAGGTACCTTAGTTGTCATTGGTTCATTAACAACTTTAGCTAGTGTGGGTTTAGAATCAACTTTAGCTACTGTAGGTTTAGAATCAACTTTAGCTACTGTAGGTACTGCAGCTAATATAGGTACTTTAGATCCCATAGGATCATTAGCCGCTTTAGCTATTGTAGGTACTGTAGTTAAAACTGGTTTATTAGTATCTACTGTAGTAGATCCTCTACCCTTCCTAGTAGTTGTAGCTTCAGGTGCTTTAGCTATAGTAGGTTGCGTCTTATCTACCTTAGGCGTAGCACCAGCAATAGGAGCTGTAGCACCTTTAGTATTGGTGGGTACTGAACTACTCATTCCCATTTCAGCTGTTTCAAACTTCTTAGCCTTTGATCTAAATCTACGATTTATTTCACTATATGTTTCTCCTATAGTCCTAGGTGTTCTATTGGCATGATAAAAAATACTACTATTAGCAGCTGCTGCTTTGGGCATTACTCTAGCGGCAATTTCATTTGTATCTGCTCTAAAGAATGTTTTGGCCCCACCAGCACCTAAGAAGTGTGCTAAGTAAACATCAGTATCGGTTAATGGTCTTTTTAAGGTACCTTTAATCGCCTGAATATTTTCTTTAATATACTCAGCACCCATTAGGGCATTTGCTCTAGGATCAGTGGGCTCTGTCCTTGGGTGTATACCATACTTCTTCCCATACTTCAGAATCATACTTTTCCAGGTATCTTTAATAAACTGATAAAGACCTGTAGCACTACTAGTTTCGGCCTTAACTCTTGTACGGAAACCAGATTCAACTGCGGCCATAGTGGCCATTACTTTTTCATCGACACCAACCATTCTAGAAGCAGCTACGATGGTGTCTTTTACAGCATCCCATGAACCATCTCCTTTAGGTAATGGAATGCTGTTAATATCGCCACCAGTACCATTCCCAGCATGTGTAACTTCCTTACCTCCAAAAAGAGCCTGTCCAATATCGTAAGAAACACTATCAATACCTTTACTGACAGCACCTAAACCAATATTACTAGCAAAGTTACTAAGTCCAGTAGTTGCTTTATCAAAAACATTTGATGCGGTGTCTTTAACCTTATCTAAGAATGGATTCTTTACTGGACCTGCTTTATCTTTAGCATTTTCTTCAGCTAAAACAGACTCTTTAATACCATCTCTAATGGACTGTACGTTACCTTCAGTTGATTTTACTTCATCATTCAGTACGTATCCATCCCATGGACTATCGGGTAGTCTCCAAACACTAATGGTATTACCTTCATTTTTAGTACTGGTTGTGTAGATAGATATAGCTAAATCTAATAGTGATTCTGGTTTGAGTGTAGTTAGTGTGGTTGTTTTTACTTTACTACCAGTAAGTTTAGTTAAAGTAGTAAGAAAGTTTAAATACACAGGTAAGAAACGTAAATTAAACCAAGAGGTAAACTTAATTGCTTCTTTACTAGTATAGTTATTAACACCAAATGTACTACCTATGGTATTTATAACATTCTCAATTGAACTTTCCCAATGGGCAATATCACCTTTATAAACGACTCTCTTACTAATGAGTGTTTCTAAAGCATCTAGTGCCTTTACCTTACTCAATTCCATCTCTACTAAACCATATGTTTTATACCTAATTGTAGTTAATGCGTCTAGCTTACCTTTATTGAAAGCATTTAAATTACCAGGAATACCATTTACAGAAATATTAATATCAGAGCTAGATTCACCAGTAGCTAACTTAAGTGCGTCACCAGCGATCTTTTTAGGATCTAAAGCCTTAGCCTTGGCATCCCCAATTAAACTGTTAGCAACTACATTGGTTAATGCCATAGAACCACCAGCTAAGGCGCCTAAAACACCAGCCTTTTTAAATCCTTCTGTAGCGCCAGCTAGGATTGTGGTACCTAATTTAGTTTGATTAGGTCTTTTACCACTTAATTGATCTTTAATTTCTTTAGATGCGATATCGATATATGTCCTAACTTCAGTTCCTGTAGCTACTAATTCCTTGTCATTAGGGAATGGTGATGTCTTTTCATTATACGGACCATCTGAGAACTTTATAAGATCTAGATATTTTTGTTTCTCTATTGGTAACATAGTTCCTACGTCAGATAGAGTTTTATCTTTACCTACCGTATTTAGGGCACTAAGATGTAATAAATAAACTGGTTTAAAACGCAAACCAAACCAAGTAGTAAACTTAGATAATGCTGGTTTATCATTTATGTCTATATTAAAACTCTTAAGTGCTTCTTTAAGAACTTTAGCTAATTTATCTTCTCTAAATTGTGCTTGTCCTTCAGAATAAGCTACAGCATCTTTAACTATTTTTTCTAAACCAAATACTACTTCTAGATGAGCTTCGTCGGTAGCTAGGAAACCATACTGAGCGTATCTAATTTTAGACAAAACATTTAATTTAGTTTTAGTTAATTGTTTATAGCCTTTATATAAACCATAAGCTGTAGCACCAGCTACTAATGTACCTATAACTACAGGGGTAGCTAGAAGGCCAGCTATGCCCGTTATTAGGCCGGCAGCTAGTCCCAACGTACCTACAGTAGCACCAGCGCCTAATGCAAGCGTACCGCCCACTGCAGAGGCTGTGGCACCTATGCCAAATACAGCACTACTTAAACCCAATACACCCAATACACCTGCTGCCGTATATGCTGCAGTTTTACTAGTTAAGGCTGATTTAGTTTTACTCCATAGTGACTCTGGTTCTTTTTCAGCTTTCATGACCTTACCGGTTTTTGTTTCCGTAAGATCATTACTTCTAGCTGCTGCATTTGCACCTACTAAAGCAGCGGCACCAGGAACAGCTATATCTTTTACATCTTTTAGTGTTTCTTCTACTTCAGCTACTGCTTTCTTTACATCGTTTGGACCAGCTGCTAAAGAACCATCTTTAGGAAATGGTGAGCCACTGTAGCTATATGGACCTTCAGTGAACTTAGCGATATTTAGATATTGCTTCTGTTCAGTGGGTTTTAAAGATTCTACTCTATCTAAAGATTTACCAGGAGCTACACTATGTAAGGCAGTTAGATGGGTTAGATAAACTGGTTTAAAACGATTTGTAATCCACTGCATTAGTTTAGTGAATTGATCTTTGTTCTCTAAGTCTACACCAAACGCACCGACTATGTCCTTAACCTTTATCTTAGTCCCATCTAAAGTGGCTACTCCACCTTTATAACTAACAGCCTCTTTAAGTATATCTTCTAAACCAAATACTCCTTGTAAATGCTCAGTATCTTTTTCAAGGAAGCCATATTGAGCATATCTAATTTTAGATAAAGGAGTAATTTTCTTTTTAGTTAAGAATTTATAACCTTTATAAAGACCGTATCCTACTGCTGCTGTAGCAGCTACTGCTAAAACACCCAATACCACAGGAGATGCTAATAATGCTGCTGTCCCAGCTAATAAGCCACCACCTGCCGCAGCAGCACCACCAGCTCCAGCAGCAGCCGTACCAGCTGTAGCAGCACCACCTAGACCAACTAAAGCCTTTAGACCTAATGCACCTTTAGCTACCCAACCTAAAGCTTTCTTTCCATAACCTAAGGCTTTACTAGCTATACCGCCAGCAGCAGCACCAGTAGCTAGATCTGATACACCACCAATGACGCCAGATGGACTTGCAGTAGCAGCAGAATCGTCTTTTTTCTTCTTACTAAATAAACTAGCTATAGTACCCAATAGTCCTTTACCAGCTATACCACTACCATCTGTTGGGGTAGTTCCATCTGCTGACTTATCTTTCGATTTAAACTTATTACGTATTTGATCTAAATAACTACCATCACGATCACCATCACCATCAGCATCACCAATAATACGTTTCTTTATAGCTGGTAATCTTTCTTTAAGTACATCTAAAATACTCTTCTGACCAGCTGCAATAACAGTGGCTGTATCAGATGGATCTCTGGGCTTTAGACCTAATGCTTTCTTTAGCTTACCGGTAATTCCAGTGGTTCTTTTCTTTACTGATTCTGATACTTTATTAAAAGTATTTTTAATACTAGTTAAAGCCCTACCTTTTAGTGTTTTAGAGGGATCAAATTGAGCATTTAATTCAGCATTAGTTAATTGTGAATTACCGTACTTTTCATTAAATTCTTCTGAGGAAATAGCCATCATAGCTTCTACTGTAGTTCTAGTTAGAGGCTCATTTGGATCTACTTTTAACTTATTGAATTCACCTACTGCTTGCTTAACAAATTTATTTTTATTTACCTTTTTAATTAGATCTTTAGCTTGTGTCTTGGCTTTAGTTACAGTTCTAGATTGCATTACATTCTTTATAGCTGACTTTGCACTAGCTACTGCTTCTTTTGCCTTATCACCTAAATTAATAACAGATTTTAAATCTTCAGCATCATTAAATGTCTGTCTACTACTTTCTGGTAAACCAAGATTAATTAAGTCTCTAATTTGAGTTAGTCTTTTTATTACTAAATTGTTACCGCCAAATGGATTACCTATTGAGATGTTGCCAAATGAAGATCCTCCACCTTGGGCAGCATTCTTAATCTTATTACCAAGATAACTGAGACCACCACTAACTTTAGTCTTAACATAATCAAATCCTTTCTTAGCGTATTTACCTACAGTTTTAATTTTATCAGTAAAGAAACCAACTACTCTACCCAACCCACTACGAATTGGATTACCATTATAATCTACTAAACCAGCTTGTAGATCTTCCATGGTTAAAACAGTTTCTCTTTTACCATTAATAATTGGACCATATACTGGACCATCAATATCACCTGGATGCTTGATCATATTTCCAGTTACTGAAGAAATATAACCATCAGGCACTCTCATTACTCTCGCTAATAGTACTGGATCTTTCTTACCTTTCACATAGACATCTTGTGGCATCTTGGTAAGGTTATATAGCTTTTTAACTACCTCAATACCAAATCTATATACTGCAGGTAATCTACCTATAATAGCACCAGCTGTATTCTTAATACCCTTGACTATAGAACCTAAGCCAGATATTAGTTTTTCACCAATATTAGTTTTTATAAATGCTTTCTTAGCCTCTTCAGCAGTGAGTACTATATTACCTTCTGAATCCACTACAGCACCAGCAATATCTTTATAAGACTTAATTATAGTGCCAGTTAACTGATCCTTATACATACCAGCTTTTAATTTCCAAGCTGTTAGTCTAGGAATAAACTCACCTTTAATGTATATATCTTTAACTTCTGTGAATTTACCAAATGTAGATTTTATTAAATCTTTACCTATGCCGAATAAACCCCTAAAGCCTTGTTCTGTTTTTGGTACATACTTAGGATCAAACATCTGATTTAATTCAGAAGCTGGGGTATTACTATATTTTTCATTAAACTCTGCTGGATCCATATCCAATAGAGCTTTTTCTGTAGTGGGTGTTAGTGGTTCATTTTTATTTATTACTGTCTTTTTAGTACCAAACAATAATTTACCAGTATTGCTAAACGCACCACCTATAGCTTTACCTGCAAACTTACCTACAGCACCTACAGCATTGACACCAGCTCCAAATAAACTACCAGCTGCATTCTTTAGTGACTCGTTATACCAACGCTTCTTATTACCAGTAGAGGTATTACCGGTGCTACCAGTACCCACTCCATTTACATTCACTACTAGTCCATCTTTTAGATGTTTTTCAATACGCTCTAGAGTAGTATTGACTGCTATGATTTCTTTCTTACTATTAGATTCTTTAATAACTACTAATAGATCTTTTGCAGTTTCTTTAATTGCCTTTATTAAATTAGATCTTTCTACACTACCACCATCAGCTAGATGTTGAGTATGTGTGGCATCTTTTATAGCATCTAATTTATCTACACCAATCTTATTTACGGTAGCTGGATCTAATACTCTCTCACCATGCATTAGTTTAGTATCTACTAAACCACCACTAGATAATCCTAATTTCTTAGTAGTATCTGTAGGCAATACATAGCTACCTGGTTTTAGTTTCTTATCTACAGAATCACCACCACGTAGTTTTGAATTTGGTTCATATATAACTCCACCATCTGCATGTCCTTCAGGAATATCCCAATCTAAACCTGTAGATTCACTATCAACAGATCTATCCTTAGATAAGAGTTGCTCTATACGCAGTAATACATCACCTACGGTTATTTTAATTGTATTATTAATTTCTTTTAATGTACCCAATATAGAACCATTAATTCCACCAGTGCCTATTACAGTAGACGTATTTTGAGTAACGTCTGTAGGCTCTGTAAATAATGATTTAGATCTCTTTGAACTAAAAGCTAACTTATCTTTAGTATTGATCTCATTAGTAGTACCAAAATTAAATGAATTTTGAGGATTCTGAGTAAAGTCTAAATCATATTGGGGTTCAGTATCCTCTACCACAGCTTCTAAAGGTTTCTTATAAGTGGTTTTCTTTCCAAAGCTAACACCACCGGTTTGATATTCTCTTATTTTATCTACTTCTAATCTATCGCTACCTGGTTTTAGTATACCTAATTCTTCTAAAATATCTCTATGGCCAGTATTTAGTAGATCTTGAAGTGGACTATTTAGTATCTGTACTCTATCGCCAATTTCATTATATTTTCTAGCTATTATTTTTTGTTTAAAATCTCTATCTTTAGATGCAGACTCTTCGTCTGTATTGTTTTCATCATCAGCATATTCCTTAAACCATTCAGCATAAATATCCGCATAGGGCCTAGTCTCTCTTGTGTTATAAGTATCTGGATCACTTAGTCTTTCAAAACTACCTATTTCACCATCCATACTGCTCTTAATGAGCATCTTTCTAAGTGCTACCTTTTGTTTAGAATTTAATCTTTTTTCTTTAGGCTTATCTTTTTCTATTAATTCAATTAGTTCATTTGCCTGTCTTTTAACCTCTTCTGAACTAGTGGATTTAGTAGCATTTTTAAGACCTTTATATTTATAATACTCAGCATTAGTTATTTTTAATTCTTTTAATAGATCAGTTAAATCAGTTGGGTGTTTTGGATCTACAGTATCTAATTTTCTTAATTTCTCAGGAGTTAATCTTTTTGTCTTTACAAACTTATCTAGTTCTATAGCCCTATCTTCAGCATTCTTGTCAGCACCCGTTAATAACGAAACCACGCCTTTAGTTATACTAGATGCTGTATCGAATCTATTATTTTTAAAGTCATATCTTACTAACTCTACTTTATCATTACCTGTCCGTATAATCTGTAATTCTTGATAAATGCGAGCTAGGTATCCAGGAATGATTTCCGTAACTGACTTACTAGCGCCTCTGGTAAATCCAGCACCACTGGAATCTTGCATACTGCCAGCACTATCGCCAGTTAGGACATTATCAGTAGACATTGCATTACCGATAGAATCACTAACTACATCACCTACGCCACTGAGTGCACCATTGGGATCAAGTAAACTTAATAATTTACCAAAGAAACCCTCTCTTTCTATACTAGTACCATTTTCTCTATTTTTACGCCAACCTAACATTTGTTGTGGCATATTCTCAGTAGTATAACTAAGTTTATTACCATACTTTTCTATCTGATCAATACGCTCTTGTGGTATGTTATCACGCATGGTTTTATCTAACCACATACCGAAGCGCTTAGACATACTTAATTTCTTTTTATTTTCCTCACTATCATAATCTTCTAGTAATTCATTACTTCTTTTACTTCTGATCTTACCCTCTTCATCACGAAATAGACTACGTCCAGACCTAGCTATCTTATCACCTATGTAGTCGGCACCAGCACCACCTACCATGCCGCCTACCAACTCGCTAGTTGATCCGCCCATGCCAGACTCTTTCATCATGCTGGACATTTCGTGTAGCTGTTCACCCATATCAATGCCACTACGTATGGCACTCATGGTTTCAGATATCTTATTCTTAGCTGCCTCACCTACATTGTTTAAAACATTCTTTACAAGATCTTTACGCTTACCTATAACAGTATCACTTACCGTATCTATAAACTTATTACGCAATGCTTCTTTTAAACGTTCTGAATTCCTTAATTTTAAGAATTCAGGTAATCCAGTATTCTTTAGAATACCTTCTAGATTGAGTATTGATTTTACAAAAAACTCTCTTTGCTCAACTAATGATTGTTGTGCTAGAAAATAACTTCTGAATTGTAATTCTAATGACTTTCTTTGAAAATTAATACCTATCTTATTCTGATAGTTTGCCAACTGTTGCATACTGATCCGCATAGTGTCCAGTACGCCAAACATATCTTGGTGTCTGCCATGCTCGATAGCATTTTGAATTGTTTCTTTTGCATTATCTTGAGAACTTTTAGTGGCGTCAGCCTGAGCCTGCATTTGGAATATTTCACCCAACTGCATCTGTAATGAAGCTTCTTCTTGTTGTTCTTTAGATAGATCATTAATTTTATTCTTTGGTTCTGTCCACTGTTTAATCTTTTCAGACACACTACGTGGTAATACAGATTGTACCGATGGTAAGACTCTAGCAGTTATTCTTTTTATATCTATAATAGCTGGCTTGATCTCTTTAACAGCTTCACTATAAGTATTGCGAATAGTACTAGCAGTATCATCCACCATATCCATAGCTTGACCATAGCCAGACGGTAATGTCTTTTTAACCATATTTCTCATAAAAGAAATACTAGCGGCCTGATCTATAAATCCAGCACCTACAGCACCTACTGTCTTAACGGTAGCTACAGTGCGACTATTTTGTACTGCAGTATCTCCATCTGGCATACCACCAAAGTCCGGTATATCTAAACCATCCATGCCGTCATTAAAGTCAAAATCATCTGTTTTAAACTTTTGTGTCTTCTTAGCCATTACGAGTACTCCTATTTTAGATCATAAAATAACGACTTAGGATTATTATTTATTATAAGTAACGCAAATGGTTGATTCCAGATTTTTTCAGTCACATATAACTAAAGTGAGGACATTACAATAATGTATGTTCTTAAGGTCAAATGACCAACCCGTGCTACGGGTGAATAGCAAATATAGGAGTGTAGCATGAAAACCAATTTCAAACTGGGCAGTTTCTCTATCAACGTAAAGGTAGAGAGCGGCACCACGCCGGTGTTAGTAACGGCCCGCAATGGGGTTAAGTTGGAAGTCCCAGAACTTGATCGGACTGAAGTATCTGCGGCTAAGGATATTAATTTCAATCTCGACGCCGTCGAGATCCAGTTGGAGTACGAGGCGGGGGAAATCCCCGAGATATACAAGACGTTGGCCCCGATGTTTTCTGAACTGGTGGCGATGGTTCAAGGCCTTCGGGCCGACGAGTTATCCCTCAAGAAAGAGGCGCAGAAACTGCGCCACGAAGAAAGAAAGGAAATCCGCTCGGAAGAGCGGATGTACAAGGGTTAGTCGTATCGCCTCCCCACTAGATGTTTTAGTTGGGAGAGAGTACCCGTAACTGGGTACTTATTTTTTTTTTATTTATTATACTAAATGTGTGATTCTAGAATATTATAAACATATATTACCTATATGTAGTATTCTCTAGAATTACTTATTTTAACCTTAAGGAGCGTCAAAATGGCACGATTCAAAGTAATCGCAATATCCCCTCCAGGAACAACATACGTACCGGAAACCAACAGTTTCCAAATGCGGGTAAAAGCGTCATGGTTAAAACCCGATGACGTAGTTATTACTCCCGCATCTACTCCTGACGGCACGATCGTCATTAGTAGACACTGGACGCAGTGTGAACTGCAGATTGTTGAGCTGTTGGGTGAGGTTAATCCTCAACCTAAATTTAGGGAGGGTATTGATCCTCCTACTATGCCAGTAGAGCGTAGGACTGAGGTAGATTAACAAACTAGGGATCCAGAAAGATTCTGGATCCCATAGTAGAGGAATATCATGATGGACTGCGATATTAGCACACTTTCAATCGAAGAATTAGATGCCTTATTAGAGAGGCTTCGGGCTAAACAAGAGTTTCTAAAAGAACGAAATCTATTTATAGCTGGTATTGCCCCAACTATAAAAGCCTATGGCTTGAAATTTGTAGATGCGATTAGCGGTAAAGATGTTATCCAGTAAATTTTAACTAAATGAAAGGAATTAAGATGACTTACGCAAAAGCTGTAGTGGAGTTGGGAAACGCAACGCTTATGAGCGATACAGGCTACCTCAGAATGAAGATAGCTACTAAGGATCTGTTGCCTGACGATATTGTCATTGGTGCTAATGAGAGTGCTAGTCCCCGAGAAATTATGGTGGTGGACAGACATTGGTCTAAATGCGATATTAAAGTGGTAGCATTAACCAAAGACTTTATCGATCCAAACGAGGAAGCACTCCTAAGGGCCGATATCAAAGGAAATACAAACAAAAACTTTAATCTCACTCCTAGTTTAGAGGAAACTAAGAGGGTTGAGATTGCGTTACAGTGGTCGATATTGAAAGACCAAGTAGCAAAACTAAGCTCATTGATTGACGAGGCGAAAAGTAGTACTGTTGGTCAAAACCACGAGTCTTCAGATGTGAGAGGATATGCGGAGCAAAGTATAGATATTTGTAAACTCAATGATGACATTCCTATTGAATTTAGAATTTCCATACATATAAATGTTTTTGCTTTTGTAAATGTTAATCAAAAAATACCAGAGATGCTAAAGAAAATGATACCGGTAGTAAATGGTGATATACATCGCTGGAATTTTGTGTATTCTGCAGCATTTCTAAATACTCCAGAATTTCAAAATTTTATAGAATTTTTTGATTTTATAAAAACCTATGATAGATTTCGCAATGTGGAATATGGAGCCTATGTGAAAATAGTACGTGGTCCTATACTTTATAAATGGGGAAATGATGTAGTAAATTATCAACCCCATGTAGTTGGTATGGCTGATAGTGTAACACCAGCCTGGTTTTCTGAGCAACAACGGAAGTACGGATATCATAGACCAATAAGCTGGTAATATTAGTTGGTTTAAGTAAATAGAGATCCTGTAGTATTGGGATCTTTATTTTTTTCTTTATTTAAAAAATAAAAAATACTTGAGTTATACTTTATATGCGTATGTGAATCTTGCCTGGTCACATGCCTAGGCTGCACTCCCGTTAGATGATTGTGATTAAATATTTATATCTATTAATCTAATACTCTAAGATAAAGAAAAAATAGTCTAGTTAAGGGGATTGGGGTTCCAAACAGTGAGCGAAGCGATCTTACTGAAAATTAATCTTTATTATTTAGAATAAACATAATAATAGCCTGACATAATTTCAGGCTATTATGCCGTATAGTAAAAATAGATTATTTACATCTATCTCCAATGCTATGACCCATTACACAGAGACTGAGACTATGTCCACTAAATTAGATATACCATTTAATATTTCTTTACTTAACTTAACTCCTGAGAAATTACGTAGTATTAGAAAAATATCTACTCTAGATGATTTTGTAGGTAATACAAATGTATTTCATCCAGATGGACTATATTCACCAGAGATCTTTGGTAAGGTAGGTGATGAATTACGTAACCGTAGATTCTCCTATATCGATATTAAAGTACCAATATTTCATCCAGTAATCTATAATGCATTGGTAGATTTAAAAAGACTATATGGTGGAATTATTAATGGTAGCGAATATGTATTGTGGAATGACGAAATTAAAGACTTTGAAAGAAGTAATCCATTGAGTGGTAAGAGTGGATTTGCTTACTTTATGCAATATTGGGAAGATATTGTATTTAAGAAAAACAATAGTGTAGAAAGAGAACAGAATATTGAATTAATAGAAAAACATAAAAAAATAGCTACTACTAGTAAAGTAGTAGTGATGCCTGCTGGATTGAGGGATATGGAGATTGGAGATGATGGTAGGAATGAAACAGATGAAATAAATACCCTATATAGAAAACTACTATCTATTAGTAATGGTATTAGTGATGCTAATTTAAGATCAAATACTGAATTGATAAATAATAGTAGATTGGGTTTACAAATGACTTTTAATGCCATCTATGACCAGATTATAGATATGGTAAAAGGAAAGAAAAAACTACTATTGGGTAAATGGGCATCACGTAGAGTGTTTAATGGTACTAGAAATGTAATTACATCTATGGATACCAGTATGCCTATTTTAGGTAGTGATGGTGCAGTGGGTGTAAACAATACGGTAATGGGATTATATCAGGCATTAAAGTCTATAATGCCAGTAGCTAGATACCATATTAAAACTGGTTTCTTATCGAAGGTATTTATTGCTCCGAATATGCCAGTGAAGCTAGTAAATAAGAAAACACTGAAGTCTGAAAATGTAGTATTGAATACCAGATATTTTGATAAGTGGATGACAGATGAAGGTATTGAAAAGATCATTACTAGTTTTCAAGAAGAAAGACTAAGAGACTTACCATTGGAAATAGAAGGTCACTATATGGGATTGATATATAAAGGTCCAGATATGACTTTTAAACTAATGCAGGATATAGATGAGTTACCAGAGGGTATGGATAAGTCAGATGTATATCCATTGACGTTTTGTGAACTACTATATGCATCTACCTATGTGAGATTGAAAAACGTACCAGTGATTGTGACTAGGTATCCAATTGCCGGTGTAGGTAGTACGTATTGTAGTATGATGTATGTACGGACCACAGTAAAGTCTGAAGTACGTAAAGAGCTATCAGAGAGCTGGTCTGTTATGGATAAACAATACGTAGCGCATTCATTTCCAATAGCCGGATCATATCTAAACTCCTTAGTACCACATCCATCTAAAGTAAAAGGCATGGTAGCTGATTATGACGGAGATGTATGTAGCGCTACAGCACTATATTCAGATGAGTCTATAGCTGAGGTGAAAAATTATTTAGCGTCTCGTGAAGCCTACGTAGGTGTAGATGGAAGACTAAAGTCATCTATTAGAACCGATACTACGAATTTTGTCATGCATAATTTGACTAAATAAAGGAATTAAAAATGAGTATGTACTTTCAACAGTTTTATTTAAAATACGGCATACGGGTGGCTGGTCAATTGCTGTCGCCTCCGTTAACAAACTTAGAACTATTATCATTACCCAAACAATCAATATTGCATTATGTTACAGTATCTCCAGTAGAAGTAGGACCTGCTTCTGATGAGTTTATTTTTAGGAATATTACTCGTCCAATTATGATGGATCATGTAATCGAAAATGGAGATAATAAAGGTAACCCCAGACCATTGTCAGTAGCGTCTGGCACTATGATACGTACGTACCACATTAAGCATCGTAGATTTCGGATTATGCGAGAATTAACTAATGCGTGTAAAGATGCTAATACTCTGGTTATATTTAATTATGGAGTAATTCCTAGACTTTATAGATATTTACGGTCTTATTATACTGCTTACTATAAATGGTGGAATACTGAAACTGCTGTATGGAAGAAAATAGCCGAAGTAGCGGGTCAAGTTGACAGAAATCAGTTTATTTTGTATAATCTACCAAATATTTTACCCAGTATTGCTGACTTAAGATTAGCCAGTAAAGGCATTACTCAAAAAACCATAAAGATCTTTAATAGTCCTGAAAGTCTAAGTCTATTAGAGTTGTGGAAGTGGGTAGGTCCGGATAGAAAAGAATCTGCATTAGCAAATGTACCAGATGATAAATTAGATAAAGTAAATATTATTTTTCAAGAGTCAGGTAAGTTTTTTGTAGTAAACTTAGGTAGGCTAAATAGATGGCGTGTAGCCACTAAGGAAGAGCTAGAACTCAATCCCGATGCCAACACTAAGGGTATTGATCCAAAGCAACTACAGATGCGTTTCCTGCGTCTTATGATGGCTCTATTCCAGGTGAGAACAGCTGCAGCTAAGTTAGCTAAGAAATCTAAGATAGATACTATTAAAACTACTGTAATAAAACAAGATGTAACTATACCAGAAGTAAATAATAGTACTACTATAGCTAAGGATATAGATAAGGCAATAATTGCTCAAAGTAGTGGTCAGGAGATTACTGACGATAGCAGTGAGGAAATAGATTATACAACTGAAGTAGATGTAGACGAAACTATTACTGCTGATGATGAGTTAGATAAGGAAATAGAAGCTGAATTATCTGAGTTAGAAACTATCTCTATAAATCACCACGGTGACATGAATGATGATGGAGATAAAATAGAAGATATAGTAATAGTAGGAGATGCGCCTACACTAGAAGATGGTGTATTACGAGTATGTGATAGACTGGCAGATATGGGGATGATGTCAGCTAGTGAGTATAAAAAACTCAATGAACTATCTAAAACATATCGTAGTATTGTAGCTCCAAATGGAAAGGAAACTCTAGATAAGTTTATTGATGTAAATCCAGAGTCTTTAAAAATAGAATCATCACATAGTTTTAAAGACATACCTACAGTTATCGATAAGAGCATGCTAAAGAGTAGTTTACATGACTTTGATAAAAAATACATTTCTAATGTATTAGAAAAAGATATTGCTGGTATGGTAGTGAGTATTCAGAATGCTGGAGTTATATTAACTGGATATGATAAAGAAGTAGTAGAAGACGTAATGGGCGATTATGAACTTTATACTGTCAAAGTAAAACCAGTAGAAGGTATGCCTTCTATAATGAGGTATAAGTTACCGGTAATTGGTAGTGACGGCACTTACACGTCTAATGGAGTTAAGTATAAGTTACGAAGGCAACGTGGTGACCTTCCTATACGAAAGGTATCTCCAGATACCGTAGCTCTTACTAGTTATTACTCTAAAACATTTATTAGTAGGAGTGATAAGAAAGTAAATGACTATTGTCAATGGTTAAAAAATAATATTACTGTATTGGGTTTAGATAATACAAATCTAACAATTACTAAACTCTATACTGGTAATGTATTTGATAATCAATTTACTGCACCTAGAGTGTATAATTCACTGGCTCAAAACTTTAGGGGCTTTACTGCTAACAGTGGTATTACTGGTAAAGAAACTACATATGTTCTTAATTTTGACCATACTGAACGTCTAGATCTATATGGTAAAGAAGCCATTGAAGCATATGAAAAAGATGGTGCTATTATAGTCGGTTTAAATACCACTACTAGTACAAAAGGCATTGGTCCATTAGGTACTAACATTTATTTAGTAATGGATTCAGATGGTGCATTATATACTGGCAATAATGGTGATTTGGTAGATCTCTGCTCTATTGAAGATCTATTAGGTCTAGATGCTAAGAAGGCACCTGTAGATCATGCTGAACTTAAGGTAATGGGTAGAGAGATTCCGATTGGAATTATCTTAGGATATGAGTTAGGTTTGAGTAGGTTAATTAAGCTGCTGGGTGTGGTGCCTAGACGTGTGAATACCGGCACTAGAGTGAATTTAGAATCACACGAATATTCTTTAGTATTCAGTGATGAGACTCTAGTATTTTCTAAAGACGATAGGAAGGCATCAATTATACTGGCTGGATTCAATGAATACCATAAAGCAATTATTGACTATGGTGTATATGACTTTGATAAACCCAGTGTCTATTTGAATGTATTAGAAACAGATGGTGCTAGTACTAAGTATTTGCGTGAAATAGACCTGATGTATCAGATGTTTATTGATCCAATTACTAAAGAACTATTGCGGGAAATGAAAGAACCCACTACATTCCATGGATTATTAATCCGTAGTTGTGAACTACTGTTAACGGAAGAACATCCAGATGAATTAGATCCCAGCCATATGCGTATTAAAGGATATGAAAGAGTAGCTGGTGTAGTCTATACAGAAATGGTTAAAGCAATTAGAGCGCATAATGCCAAACCAGGTAAGGGTAATAAGCAAATTGAGTTAAATCCGTATGCAGTTTGGATGTCTCTACGTCAGGATCCGGCAGTAGTAACTGTAAATGATATTAATCCAATTCAGAATCTAAAAGAAACTGAAGCTGTTACCTATAGTGGTACTGGTGGTCGTAATAGTCGCAGTATGACAAAACGCACTAGACTCTACCATAAAAATGACATGGGTACTATTTCTGAGGCCACTGTAGATAGTAGTGATGTAGCTATAAATACATTTACCAGTGCTGATCCACAGTTTACTAATTTGAGAGGTATGACTAAGGGATATACAGTAGGTGAAAGTGGTGCCACTGCTCTATTGAGTACGTCAGCACTAAATGCACCAGGTAGTGATATGGATGATTATTATGGTCCGATTAATCAGTAATGGTTAATTGAATTTTCTTTAATTGCTGGAACTCCCTAAAGCTATTTCACTACAGCGTAATCTGAAAAGATAGATGCGATAGTTTGAAAAGAAATAGATAGTACAATGGGCAATCAGCAGCGAAGTCTCTAACCTCAAAGAGTATGAGAAACGTTCAACGACTATGGCTTTATCAGCCAGTACACCCAAGTGGGTGGAAATAGGAAACACCTAAACTATTTAAATAGTAGGTGAAGATATAGTCTCGGCATCTAGTGAAAGCTAGAGCAGTGCTTTAGTGCACGGGTATGGATTAACGAACCATATTGAAGAAACCGCCAAAAAGAGTAAATTTTATAAATATCCAAAATAGTCATGTAGTAGCTGCAGCTGGATATAGACAAGGTATGGTGCGTACTGGATATGAACAGGTAATAGCACAACGTACTGGCGATATGTTTGCCGTAGCAGCCACTAGCGGTGGTAAGGTAAAACAAATCACAGATACTGGCATTATAGTAATCTATGAAGACGGTAGCGAAATAGGTTATGAATTAGGTAGAAGATTTGGATCAGCAGCTGGTTTAACGATACCGCATCAACTAATTACTGAGATGAAAGAAGGTCAGAAATTTAAAGAAGGTGATATTATTTCATTTAATAGTAACTTTTTTGAAAAAGATTTACTGAATCCCAGTAATATAGTAATGAAGTCAGGTATTATTGTTAAAACAGCACTGATGGAGTCCTCAGCTACGTTTGAGGATTGTTCATCTATTTCTCTTAAGACAGCCGCACTACTGAGTACTAAAACTACTAAAGTAAAGAACGTAATTGTAGATTTTAAACAAAGCATACATAACTTAGTAAAAGTAGGTGCTGATGTATCTTCAGAAGATATTTTGTGCATCATTGAAGATGCTGTGTCAGCTGAATCTAATTTGTTTGATAAAGAATCTATAGATACTTTACGCATACTCAGTGCAATGACACCACAAGCAAAAGCTACTGGTGTGGTAGAAAAGATAGAGATTTTCTATCATGGTGATCTTGAAGACATGTCTCAATCTTTAAGGGAACTAACTACCACTACAAATAAACTACTAGCTAAGCGTAATAAAGCCATTGGTAAAAAAGCCTTTACAGGTCAAGTAGATGAGAGTTATCGTATTGATGGCGAGGCATTAGCTATCGATACTCTCAATATTAAATTCTACATTACTGGTGACGTTAGTGCAGGAGTTGGCGATTAACTGTGAGTATTGTTCTGTTGTACATTCTATGACTAACATGGAGTAAGTACAATGGAGCTAAAAAAATTATTTCTTAATGAACAATATATGTTTGATTTTGATGGTAATTGTAATATCAATAATCAAACCAATTGTTATGGTGATCCTAACTTAATAAGTATAGTAATTGATTCTGTTAACCAGATACTTAATAAAAGGTGGTTAGGATTAATAGCGCACTATGAAGTTGATTTGTCATACAGTGAAGTTTCAAAAATTAGTTTTATCGAGTGTAGATCAAAAGTCATTGGTCTTAAGTGTGGTTATTTAATGGTGATAAAAACACCAATAGAATATCCAGACGATTTTAGACTTATACCCGGCTTTCCTGGGTTTATTATAAATAAAGATGGTTTAGTGATGTCACGTAAAACCGGCAGAACACTAAAAGAAGCTATAGGTCCATATGGGTATCCATACGTCAATATTTATGATCCAGATAAGAGTAAGTGGAGAAGCGTTAGTACGCACATTCTTCTTGCTAGGGCATTTGTTAGAAACGATAATCCTGGTTACTGTTGTTTTATTAACCATAGAGACGGAAATAAGCTAAATTATGCTCTAAGAAACCTTCAATGGACTTCTTCAAGAGGTAATAACTTACATGCTGTAAGAAGTGGTCTTAGGAATGATAATTTTCCTTGTAGAGTACGCGATATAGATACTGGACAAGAAACATCATTCCCATCAATTGGTCTTGCGTTATCTAAAATTGGATTAACGTCAAAGAGTAAAAAAATCTCTAGAAGCATAGGCAGTAGTAATATTCCAATTTTATTTCTAAATCGATATGAAATAAAGTTAGCCGATGACTCAGGTGAGTGGTATTACTCAAAATTAAACCGTGATGAGGTTCTTCGTTTAAAAGGACCATACCAAGCTTACAATATTAAAACCGGATCTATAATTGAGGGAAATACAATTAAGATTCTAACCAAAGAAACAAAAATTTCTGAAGAAAGAATCCTGAATGCATTGCGATCAACTAAACCAAAATGTTGTCAAAACTATATTTTTCGTATAAAGTGTGAAGATAAATGGCCAGCAGAATATGAATCTACTGTCTATACTGCACCTAGAAAGATTATAGCGACTAATTTAAATACAGCTGAAGTATTAAAATTTAATAGCATTAGAAAGTTAGTTGGTTATCTCTCGATTGATAAAAGAACCTTAAAAGAAAAACTTCATTCTGGTAAATCTCACCATGGTTGGTTATTTAAGGAAGAAATACCTCACAATAGTCCTATTGATTAGTAATAATCAATTAGTTTTCTCTTTAATTGCTGGAAACTCTCGTTTAAGTTGATTCACCACAATAATCCTGAAAAGAGATTATGAAGGTTTGAAAAGAATCAAATAGAGACAATCAGCAGCGAAGCTCCTGTAAGATGGAGAGTGGTGTAAACCACCCTCTGCTCTATGGAGAACGTTCAACGACTATCCCGTAGCTGGGAGTACACTCAAGTGAGTGGAAATAGGAGACACCCTATCACTATATAGTGAGGGTGAAGATATAGTCTGGACATCTAGTGAGAGCTAGAGCTGCAGGTAATGCTGCGGGTATGGATTAACGAACCATATTGAATATATCGAAAGGCGTTTTTAGTAATCAAATGAAATCTGTATTTGGTAATGTCTATAATGAACCCATTCTATCGGAAAGTGGAGCTGAAATAGGAGCAATATTTGGAATGAAATCAATTTCTAATAGAATCGTATTGAGTCCATTACTCATTGGCACTACAAATACACTTTTAGATGTTATAGGAAAAGCAGCAGTATCAATGTATTTTAAAGAGTAGTTATTACTGAATAGTGCTGATCATAAATAAATTTTATATTTTATGATCAGCACCTCATTTGCTGAAACAACGATAAAGGTAACATTATGCGATTCCCCGAAACAGAAAGAACGGTAGTGACGTTAGCTAATGCTAGTGAACTGGTGGTGGCTATTACGCACAATATTGTTGGTAATGAAATTGCTGACACATTTAACGGTAGCTCGCTTTCACGTGAGTTGATTCATTCTTTAGCACAGACTACGTTTCAAAGTAGTTTAGCTGGTCATATTGGAGTTAAATAATGCTAACAATGGAATCTCTAAAGGCAGCATTACCCCTAGCTACGGTCTTAGATAGTCGTGGCTTAATACTTACTCCAGTTACTGGTAGTCCACTAGATGCTATTGTGGCTGCTACTAGATCAGATACAAATTTTAATGATGTTGTACCAGAGGGTATGGATAGGTCTGCTGGAAGTAGTGGTGGCGTCTCAGCAGGTTGTTATACTCCAGATATTGTAAATATTGAGTATATTGCTAATTGTAAAAGTCCAGAACTTAAGCTACAACAAATAGATCCAACTATAGAAACAATACCCAACATTTCTAGCCAACATGACTTAGTAATGGATCATGTAGTTAGTGTAGCTAGTGAAGCTATTCGTAACCATATGATCTTTGCTAAAGATGTAGTAGCTGCAGCTGTAGAAAATCTGGTTACTAGAACTCAAACAGTTTTAGCTACATTAACGCCATCGGCATTAATGTCCATGGAAGTGGTAGTCTATAATCCACCAAAACCACTCACTAATTCTAATCTAGAAAGTGCAGTGCGTAAGTTTAGTGATCTACCATTTGATATTCCAGTAATGAACATGAAACTACCGACTATTTCTGCTAGTGAAATTGTTGAGTTAATGAAAACTGGTTCTAGAAGCTTAGATGACGATATCACAGAATGGGTAGCTAGTAAAGGAGATCTATTCTTTATTAATATCTGGGAAAATGTATTTCAGATTAAACAGGCTGAACTACATGAACGTGAACCAATTACGTTTAAGACTTTTCTATTCGATAGTGTAGATGCAATTGATAATGCACTAGCTGTATATCTACTAGCCCGTAAGCTAGAAGATGGTCCATTACCAGATACAGAAATGAATCTCAATGCATATAACAAAACCATCATTGAGTATCGTAACCACGCAGCACATAGACTCAGTATTGCTTTTGATGAACTAGATAAAATATCCAAAGCTGGATTACTAGTGCGTAAAGTAGAAGGCAGTGTCACTACCGTAAATGGTGATGTATATGCTAAATGGATTGAAGCTGGTGGTGATAATGAAGTACTGTTTGGCAATGCCCTAAGTGCTGGTAAAGAAGTCACATTGTCAGCTATTGATGCCAATGCATCTACTCTAAAAGAACTTTGGGTTAAACACGCAACATTGATCTCTAGTGTAGAACGTAATCGTTTATTTAATCGCACAAAAGAAATTTTATCACACGAATTTAATAAACAATTAGTCGAAGTATCTGATGATGAAGTAGGTGGTCCAGATAGTAGAGCAAACATTATAAAAGCTTTTAATGATTGCTTAACAAACCTACGTGAAGATGAGTTACAGGATTTATGGGATGCAGTTCTGAAACTACTCTGTGCCTCTAGATTTGTACGTACTGAAGCTAGACGTATTCTTTTAGGAATTGAGCGTGTAAAGAAAGAAAATCCACACGTAGATGTTAGAGAGTGTGCAGCCATTAGCATGATTGAATACTGTGCTTGGTGGTTAACTAGTCAGTTTAAAGTAACTGTAAAAGTCTAACTATAGATCCATAGACTCAATATGTAATTTATATTGAGTCTATGGATCTTATAGATATCTAAATAAAAGAGGCTATAATGAATCTGTATCATTACTCAAAAGAACAATACCCAGTATTGACAACTAGGAGTAAAGGAGGTAGAGCTACTAAAGAAGAAATATCTATAGCCACTAAGTGGTCTAGAGAAAATAATACAGTAGGTCCATATACCGACAGCATTAGTTTCTTTTTTGATCCAATGCCAAGTGATATAATTGGAAGACTCTATAATGGACAAAATGATTTTTGGTTAACTGGTAACAAACTATTTGAATATGTGGTGGAGACTAGAAATTTAGAACCAGATATGCTTTTTAGTTTAGTAGAATCGCCAAATAAAGTAAAAATACTAGATGATACTGACTGGATAGATACAGATGACTTTCTCCATGAATATCTCCTTAAAGAAGGAGAGAGAATGAGAAAGAATGGTGAGACTGGTAATGGTATTGATAATTTAGAAAACCAAATAAAGAAATATGTAGGCACAACTAGAGCTGCTTATATTGCAGCTAGTAAAAGACATGATTTTCAAGAAAATATTAGGAAGTATGCAGCTAATGTACCGCATCTAATGTTATATCCTAAAAGTGGTATTATTTTAATTAATCACGTAAATAAAATAACTATAGGCAATAATATTAGAAAATCAATTAAACTAACACAAGAATCATTAGACAAACCCATATATTCTACTTGGTGATACCATGGATATAAAGAAATTAGTTAGAGACGCAAGTAAGATACATAACTGCCTAACAGAACTTCCTGATGGCAGATTAGTAACTACTAAATTATTAAAAATATATATACCTACCAGATTTGAAGAGCGTAACTTAGCTAGTGTGGGTGTAGAAACCTATATTGTAGGTATATATGCCATTGTTCTAGATGATACTTTTTTTGCTATCTCATTAGTAAATGCGATGATGAGGATTGAACCTACTTCTACTATGAAAATAGAGATAGATGGATCTAGTTACTATGAATTTACTTTTGATCCAGGTAGTACCATTACACCTAGTGTAAATCTAGTAAAGAACGATCAATTGGTATATCGTATTTATGATGAGATTATATCTAAAGCTAAAGTGCCGTGGTATATTAGTTATGGTGATTTAGGTAAGCTATTTGATAGTGCTAGATATCATGCTGGCGCCAATATAGGTAGTAGACATGAGATAACCGAACTACTGGCATCACTAATAGCTAGAAGTTCTAAAGATAGACACAAATACTATCGCCAAACAATTGAAAACGATAATCAACCACCTACATACGTTAGTTTGCGTAGTGTGACGTACTCAGCTACCAATACTACAAATAAACTAGCCGGTAGTTATATGTCGACTGGTATAACCAGTGCATTAGTAACCGATACCGAGCGTGTAGAAAAAATTGAAAATATACTGAGAAGATGATAGAATATGTATATACTTAATTTAGCATTAGAGGCGTCTACACCTTACCATAACGTATATGTAATTGAGCTTTCTAGAGATGTACTACACGAAGATAAATTTAGAAAACTAAATCCACATGCTAAACCAAATAGTATTTGTGTATATGTTGGTAGTACTGGACTATCTCCAGAAGAAAGATTCAAAAAACATAAATTAGGTATTAAACATAATGCATATGTTTATAAGTATGGGACTAGGCTATTAGTTGACTTATACAAACAGTATAACCCAATGACTTATGATGATGCTATAAAGAAAGAATTTGAATTAGCTCACCTATTAAGAGCTAAAGGATACGCTGTATATCAAGCTTAATTAAAGAGGTTAAAATAAGATTATGTCCTACGTTTGCTCTAACTGTAAAACAACTGGATCTAGAATAGGTAGTGTTACACCACATCACTATAGTTACTTAGCTGAAGATAGAGAAAAATTTGACTGGCTCTGTGATAGATGTGCTACTGAATATAAGAAACAATATTACATTAGATTTATATTAGTGGATATAGAATCTATTATTGCCCCACATAAAGTTAATTCTTGGACTACTGGTATATTTACAGAAGCTGTAGAAGCATACTGCACCAGTGGTAAAACTGCAGAAGGACATCAAACAGAACTAGATATCTATGATAAGGTATTTAGATTTTTAGACAGTATGTGTGGTAGCCTTATCTACTGCAAATATGGATCAACTGAAAATAATATATATGGTATATCCACTATCGGCTTTATCTCAAATAAACCAGCTGTAGTGGATATTAGCGGAATACAACTTACATTAGATTTTTAAAGGAAATATCATGCCTAGTGTTAAATTTGCCTGCACTGCACTTGCTGGTGTAAATAAAGTTGGCGTACTTAAGCAAGATAGTAATGGTTATTACGAATGCGTAGTGGGTGCATTAAACGTATTTAACTCAGCTGGACATTATTATGTCTATGAGCAAGCTAAAGAGCTATTTGAGTCTTCTAGTCAATTAATGCGTAGAGTATCACGTGGTGCACTACGTGGGGAATATGGCCATCCCAAACCGCTTCCTGGTATGTCTAATGATCAGTTTGCCAATAGAGTAATGTCTATTCACGAAGAAAATACCTGTTGTCATCATAAAGAAATTACATTAGATTTTGATCGTGTAAAAGATGCTGATGGTAAACCAGTAATTGCCATCATTAGTAAAGTATGTCCATCTGGACCAAATGGCGCTGCTTTAGAAAGATCATTAAAAAATAAAGATGAAAATGTCTGTTTTTCTATTCGTGCATTTACTGACGACTTCCGTGAAAATGGTATTACTAAAAGAATACTAAAATCTGTAGTGACTTTTGACTACGTAATGGAACCTGGTATTGCTGTAGCGGAGAAATTTAAATCACCAGCATTAGAAGCATTTGCTAAAGAAGATGGTCTATCATTTTCTAGAGGTGAAATTGAAAGAGGTGCTAATATTTCCATTGCTCTGGGTATTGCTACAGAATCTTCATTACTCACAGTAAATGAATTATTCAAAGCTATGAATTGGGTAGAGCCGCATTTTTCTAAAACTCCAGCATATCTAAAGTGGTAATCGTAGATACTAATTTATAAAAAATAAATAGATTCAAAATAATTTTGGCAATATATTACCTATATGAGTACTAATATAGTATTTTCTAATTAAAAAATACTTAAGTGCTTAATGTAATGACAACGTATGTTGTTAATGAACCCACCAAAGGAGAGTCCTTGATGAAGAGTAGTGTGTTAACTGTGGCTGGACATGATCACAATTTAGACAAGGTAAAGATTATTGGAGAAAGCGGTCCAGTAATAAGTGTTACCGAAGATCAATTAAACACAGATAATGATTGCGTTAAGATTAGTACGATGGGTGAATTTAGTAATGATGGTTGTATTATCTTCCTTAAACAAGAAGGTAAGTATGTCATATTGCTAGGTACTAAAACGGCAAATGATATTATACTATCGCCCAAGTATAACGGTACTTTATCGGGTAGACTTATCTCTCACATTGCTCTTAAGAAAGCGAGGATTTCATGAAAAGAGATACACTCGTACTAATGGGGGTTGAGTACGACTTCTCTTTGATTAAGCAGAGAAGTAAAAAGGCTCCGATAATCGACATTAATATTGCCAAACTAACACATTGTTGTGAGAATGGTAATGCTAGAGTTGATCATTCTGAGGTAAGATTTGTTAAGTTAGATGGTAAATATCATCTACTTAGTGGATTTTACAAATTAAACACCATTAGAATCATGACAGAAGCTGATCCATCTGTTAGTATTCTTAGTGGTAAATTAATGTCTGTAAAGTACCTGGAGTCGACTAGGTATTTGCCAGAGGTAGAAGTACCTGTAGTAAAAGCGGTAGTTACGCCCGTAGTAATGGACGTTCAAGTTAAGTTACCAACACCGACCAAGACAATAGAGGAAACCGTTGATAAAGTATATGGTAAACTCCTTGATGAGGTTGAAAGAGGTAAAACGATGTTGAGTATCAAGGCGAAGTTGGAGGGAGCTGGCTTTAGAGTTAGTTCTAGTAAAAGTAAGTCTTTTTAATTAATGAGGAAAGAAACATGACCATAAAAGTAGATGCCCCAGTAGTAAAACACACCCCTATCAGCCAAGAAGTAATGGACCTGGCTGATCGGGTTTCACAATCCCTTACCATGGAAAAGACAACTGGTATTGCAGCAGTGCCTGATGATACATATGTCAAGCTCATGCCAGTCGACCTGAATGAGGATGTCGCCAAACGCCTGCAGACTTATAATATGGAGTTTGCGGCTGCATCACTGTATGCGCTAGGTGAGGCAGCTATTCCAGTGTTTACCAAGCAAAAAGAACTGGAGAAAGTTTCTCTTGTGGTTCCAATGATTGGTAAGGATAAGTTGGAACTGGAGATGGAACGTAGTCGTCAGGTTCCGTTTCGTGAAGAAGATGGTACGAACACTACTCGTTCATCATTTGGCACCACAAGTGTCAAGATGGATATTTACGGGGTAGGTAAGCGCGGCGATCTCAAAAAGATCAAAGAGCTTTTGTCAGAACAGGCTACCGCCGCGTTCGGGAAGTAATTTATATGTGGACTTAGTCTAATATAGACTAAGTCCACATCTAACCAATAGGAGTATATGTATGGCTATTATCGATATCATGGCAATGGGTGATGATGATGTAGAACCAGTATTAGAAGTAGGTTCTATCGTTACGCCACTTGATCCATTTGCTAGACCTGTAGCATTTCCAAAAAATACACTATATATAAAATTCATAAATAGTACTTATGAATACACGTTTGGTGTGGTAATCTCTTTATCTCCACTCGTAGTTGTATCTGAAGATGGTGGGATGCGTTGGGAGGCCAGTATTGACGCTGCTAAGCTCAAACCTATAGGTAGGGTTAAGCAAGAGGTATTAGACCGCCTTATGACCCGTCTGGCTCGTTAATAGAGTCTTTAATAATGATAGAGATATGGACTACTTCATTATCTCGATGGAGAGAGGCAGAAAGATTACAAATACCACTTTTAGATATTACAGCAAAAAGTGGTATTAAGGCCTTTGCTCCAGATTATAAATTAGTTATGGATTATAAAGCTAATCTAATAACAGAAGCATATTACGAACAAAAATATATCGAAAGGATGAGGTCATCTTTTTCTTTATATCCAGATATATGGAGTACGTTAAAAAATAAACCACAAGTAGCATTAGCTTGTTATTGTGGTGCTGGTAAATACTGTCATAGGCACGTATTTAAAATTCTAATGGAAAAATATCTTAATAGTGTAGGTTATAGTGTGGTGCAGAAAGGTGAACTTTAAGCCACTATATAAAAATAGTGGTTTATTTTTTATGCCGCATTTAAAATCATAAATTAGTAGAGGAATATTAAAATGAAAGTAGTGAATGGCGATATTATAAAATTGGCACTAAATGGTGAAATAGATGTATTAGTGCATGGTTGTAATTGTTTCTGCACTATGGGTGCGGGTATAGCTAAAGAAGTACGTAAAGCATTTATGGATGCAGAACTAGCAGATAAGGAAACAAAACCAGGCGATCATGGTAAGTTAGGTGGTTTAACCTATGTGGAGGTTTCTATTGGACTGCCTAAACCAGTCGTTATAGTAAATGCCTATACGCAGTATAACTATGGTAAAGATAACTTGCAATATGTAGACTATGCTGCAGTTAGATCGATTATGAAGATAGTTAAAAGAGAATTTACTGGACTTAAGATAGCATATCCAAAAATTGGTGCTGGATATGGTGGTGGTGACTGGGATATTATAGAGAAAATAATTGATGAAGAACTAAAAGACGAAGATCACACTTTAGTTATACTTGATAAACAGTAATAGACGACATAAGGACTAGTGTATCCTAAGTAATTTAGGATACACTAGTCAGTATGCTATTTTTTTTTTTATTTAAACACTAATTGCAGAAGTAGCAATGTCTGACACTACGTCACTAGCGTAGTTCTTTGTCGCAGCATTGACATTGACATCGCCGTAATTACCACCAACACTGGCATCAGCTGGAGGTGTGTTAGTAGTGGCATTGGCATTTTGTGTGGTATATGCCTTAACAAATGCCGGACGATTTAGTGGGTTAGCGCCAGTGATAGAGATAGTCTCAAGAATTGACTGAGCAAACAAATCTACACCATTACCAAACTGAGTAATACCGGTAAATTGAATATCGTACGTAACTGCCTCAGCTGCCTGAGTTAAATCACGTTTACCAGTGATTTCACCGGTACTCTTAGGCATCATATTGGTAATTAGCCATGACTTAACTACCTTAGTATAGGTAGGATCTGGTTCTAAGAATAACATGGTTGCTGAAGTAACATCCGATAGTTGATCAGTAGGACCGCTTCCAGCAGCAATAGTAAACATATTAGCTACTTTACTATTTGGATCCATCATTAGGTTTGTAATCCAACCTCTGAAGAAGTTTGCTACTGGCATACCATATTTTTCATTCCAACGGAAAGTAACGTTAGAAAGAGTTTCTTTTACATCAGTAAAGTCTTCCTGAACCTGACCAGCGCCACCAACTGGATTAGAAGCAAACTCAACTTCTAGACCAGCATTTAGACCATCAATAGACAGTGCATGTAGCTCTACTAGAGAACGTAGTGTTTGTACCCAAACTGCTGCATTAGGTAGTCTTTGAAAACCAGTAGGTGCTTCAATAAGAATACAGATTACATTCTTACGTACATAAGTTTGATTACTAACCCATTCGGCTAGTTCTGGGGTAAACCCCATCATTCCGCCATAAGTTAGATCCAGCATTGGAGCATTGCGACCCGCAGTTAGGTCTCCAGCTGTAGCGGGTGTTAAATTAATTAGTGCTGAGGTTAAACGTGACATATTAGTGATCCTTAAACGATGGTTCTAAATAGTGTTAGTTGCTAGGTGTTGAGTCGTACATAAGGTTAATTATGTACGACTCAATATTAGCCTTCCAAGTCACTAATGCGATATGCTTGAACAGAGATAGTAGCAACTGTCTTGAGGTTAGGTGCAAAGATTTGCAACTGTAACGTCCAAGAATAACCACGACTAATATCAGCAGCAGTAAAGAAGGTGTTTGGTCTGATAATAAAGCGACCATCAAAACGACCTTGAGTACGTTGATTTACAAAATTATTAACTTGAGAAATCAACTGTGCATTAGTTAGGCTAGCAATACCAGAAAATTCTCTACGTGCACGTTCACCAACTTTTTCAAGCTCAACGATAGCCATCATAGTGAAGAAGCTATTAAGAACTGAAGTATCGTTATCATAAACAGTTTTCAATGCTGGGAAGTATAGGCTACGGCGATCAAACGCATCAACCCAAACTAAACCATTTGCCCAATCCTTATTACGGACTGATGCTGGTGTGAAAGTAACATTTACATCACTAAACATTAAGACTTGATTATTAGGTGCGCTATCAAAAGCAAAACCAGCTTTCCAAACACCATTACCAGCACCCATGTATTTAGCTGCTTTAGTAGCAATTTCAATGGTCAATGGAAGATGTTTACCATACTGACTATTAAGTAGTTTACCAGAACGACCAACAATCATCGCACGCATTGTGGCAGTACCGAAGAATTCAGATTCTGGGAACATCTGTAGACGAGTACGTAGTGCGATAGCTAGTGAGGATTCTTCAGTAGCTGTAAGTGTGCGTAGATTGACATCGTGACAAGAGATCACAACAGCAGTGTCTTTACGAATAGCGATAAAGTTAGCTAATGCATACTTGGTAGAGAGTGGGAAGCCAGAGTCATAAAAGATTGATTCTGGATAAGTAGCACTATCTTGTAGTGGGCTATTAATATTGCCATATTCTGCAATTTCAGTAGCTACCAATGACGCAAAACCAGGTACAGTAATAGAAATGGCTGTAGATGACGTTAATTGACTCTCACTAACAATCCAATCATTACCAGAACCAGACACTAGTCGAGTACCTTCTTCAACACCAGCACCACTAAGGAACTGACCTGGAGCTAATTTAGTGGTATCGCCACCAGTGATCGTGAGCTCATCATTAGCAATAGAACCAGTGACAATAGCAACACTAAGTACTGCATCTTCACCCATTGTGCCGTCTGAACCACCATTTGCATAAATAGTGGTGTTTTCAGTTAAGTAAACGGTATCGACGCCGCTACTAGCAACAGTAAAAGTCGTATATGGTGCGCCGCTAGAGGCTACACCAGAAATCATATTGAAAACGTATTCTTCACCAGCAATACCGACGATATCAGAAAAACCATTAGCATATGGTAATTCAGCAGTATAGAACTGCTTCAATAACATGTCGATATAAAAGTCATAAGTATGTAGTTTTCCAAAAGGACCATACTTAGGAGCGTATCCAGGAACATTTAGTGCTTCATACGAAGGAATGAAAACGTCGTTGATACTAACCAATGTATCTGTAGACATATCGATAACGTTAGCTTTAAAAACAACGTTAACGAATTGTTCATTATTTAGGTTAGAAACAATGCTGGGTGTAGTAGCTGGATCAGGACGACTTACACATGCTAAACGGAAGGGGTAACACTGTGCGCTGCTGATTAGTGCTGGATTAATCGGTGAGGATGATTTGGCAGTAGGTGCCCACATACGCAAACCAATATTATTACCAAACTCACCAAAATTAGAAACTACCAAATCCATAATTGGGTATTGGGTAGACTGTCCACTAGTAATTGGATTAACTTGAATACCTGGTTTGGTATTTGCCATACCAAACTGACTATTACCTTGAGCATCCACAGCAACGCTCTTAACAACCCACATAACGCTATAACCATCTACAGTTTCTGCAGGGGTAACTGGAATTGGATTATTATCCACATCTACTTTATGTGTACCATCCTGATTCCGTTCATAAACTGGAATCTTAGTGGGTAGAACATCAAGATAGAGCGTAATAGATGCTGGTGCTGATGCATCGGCAGGCTGTACGCGCTGGGTCATAATAGCATTACCCTGAGCATTAATCAGGTTAGCTAAGACAGTTGCATGGGTGGCATACTGTTTACGTAGATCAAATGTATTGGCTCCATACATAGCAACCAATTCACTACCACTCAATAGTTGCGGGGTAATAGGACCTTTTTCGGCATAAAGATAAATCTTTGGTAAGTGCGTTGGTAAAACTTCAGGTACGGACGGTAGAGTCCGTGTACTTAAGTCTTGTGTACCAAGCATGATTGACATTGGTGCTGCATTAACAATAGTAGCTGACATGTTTTTTTCCAATAACGATGTTAAATTACGGTATCTCTATACATAGAGTTTTTTACTACTAGTCTTTATGCTTGGTATGCACTATAACTAACTATAATGCACCATATAACTTACGATGAAATTATATGACTAAAAAAAGACGATTGTATGTTGAGACGGTGATTCATAAGTATTAGTAATAGGATAATCTACGATATTTGATTATGGTTGATTATTGATGAATCATAGAATGAATATATGGTATCAATACATTCACAGTATTTATATTTTAAGGATACAAAATGTTTTTTAAAACAGCATACGACACTACAGCATGTAGCGGCTATAGATTAGATAGTACTACCGCTACATTAAAAATAGCGTTTATCAATAGAGATATTGAAAAAATAGATAACTATAATATTTATCTTTTACATGGTGGTAATGCCGCAGCGAATGATGTTCCGTCATTCGCACATCCATTATTAATGAATATTGAAAATAAAGATAATTTATTTTTAGATGTGCGTAGTTTTGGAAAATACGATAATGTTGATGGAACTTTTAAGGTTCAGAATAAGCCTGACCACACACTAGCTTTAATTAGAGCTAAGTTAAATTCTGTCTGGATAGATGATGCATCTAGATCGTTTCGTAATATTTCACATATTCCGATGGCTATTTATGCTAGTTGGATTAGTGAATCTGTTGGTAGAAGATATGGTTTAAATCCAAAAGAACAATTTGACTTAGGAATCTTAGCTGCAATTTTTTATAACTCACAATTTACGGATACAGTGGGTTTAGATGAGCGTGATAAGTTACGCATTATTAACACACTGACTCGTGCTTTACACGCATCTGCTCAGGATGTAATTACTATCCTAGATAAAATATCAGTAGTAAATAATGTTGCTGATTTTTGTGCTAAAGCAGAAGAAGCAACCGAGAGTGTGCGACTACGTGAATTAAATCCAGGAATTCTATATATGTTGTTGGGTGGTACGTGGTTTGGTACAAACGCTAAAGAAAACATTGCTGTTGCAGTTGAGCATCCACCTACATGGGTGTCTATTCTTGTAGCTGCATTTAGTGAACGTACATATAAGAACTCACAGATTGTTAAAATCACGGAACGCAATAGTTATCGTAAATTAGGCGATGATTTTTTAAGAGCTACGCTGAATCTAATTAAGGAGTAATAAATAATGCGTGATTTTTTAGTAGACCATGCTATTAAGAATGTCTGGTGTACGCCAGATCAGGATAGGCAGTTAATAATTGAACCTGCTAAAATTTCACCATTTGATGGTGTTTTAAATACAGCTAATATTCTAAACAGAAGAATAAATTTACCATTAAGAAATGTTAGATTCCATATCTATCAGATTGGAAATATTGATCCAATTCAACTTGGATTAACAAAAACACGTAATATATGGTTCACAATAGCTTCTGCTTGTAATAGTAATAAAACTATAGTAGATATTTACGCCAATAGTGGTTTACAGTTACCCCGTATACATGTTTGGTACATGATACTGACAGATGGAAATCTAATTCTGGCTGTGAAAACTCAACCTAAAATAAATATTAATTTTAATACAGAATCAATATTTATTAGAACATATAGTAATTCATATTTTGCATCAGACCGATCAGATGCATTAAATGACTTTATTAGTGTAAAAGGTGGTGTTTTAAATACTACTAATGAAATAGTAGAATTACAAACAAAATTTGAAGAACTAAGTGTATTGGCTGGCACTACATATGCTTTCGTAAACGGCTATAAGGTAGCTGGAGTAGATTTAATTAGTGTAGTGCCTGGTGATGTAGTGGAATACGTTTACGATAGCTCTATTGAGCGTGTAATTGATTTACCAATAAGTCAGTTACCTACCTTTATTAGCTCGCTAGATAATAAAAGTAAATATTTAATACACTACACGGATAATGACGTCGACACTATTCATTATTTAGATGATGTTGATTTTTTTATAATAAAGCCATTAACTAATAACAGACACATTGGTCTTTATTACCATAAAAATACAAATGATTCAGTACGTATGGTTACGCATAGAGATTATTCTTTAGTGGTGTCATATTTAGTGGGTTATATGGCTACTAATTCAGAATGGACTGGTATAAATGATTTTACGGTAAGATTACATATTCGTAAATCTGGATACGATAGAAGCTTAATACTAGAAAATAACCGTATTAATGAACTTTATAAATTACCAAACACTGAGTTAGTAAACGCTATGATTGGTGCTAACTCAACAGTTCATAATTGGACAGCTGATACTTTAGAAAGTTCAACTTATTTAACGTTAATGGGTACGAGTTATGCTGGCATTAATCGCCAGTTAGTAGAGAATGCATATGGGTATAACTCCATTAGTAAAATATTAGGTAATACACCAGTTATCGCTGACTTAAGTAGTGGTCTACCGATTGCTAATGTGCCAGATGGTTTAGTAGAGTTATCCATAATGTACGAATATGATGATGAAGGTTTATTACTAGAATGGCATCAACATCAGTTTGGTAATAAATACTACCCACATAATTCTAATTGTAGATTAGTAGAAATGGTTGCTGGTATTGGCACAACGAATATAGATGAAGTTTATTCTGGTTCTGATATTATTTTGGATCCTGACGCAGACTATCGTTTTTATATTTGTCCAATTATTAATGGTAACCCCACTTATGCTTGGGTAGACGTAACTAATACTAATAAGTATCAAATAGTCGACAATGTTTTAATGTGGTTGGTTAGTGATAGTCAATATCTCACTCTAGTGCGTAGTAATAAACATATATTGGCATATGATTTATTTCTAATAGCTGATGATGGATTGGTTAGTTTTGATCTCACTAGTAAACAACTTAGAGATAATAAAAGCAGTGTTTGGAAAATGACAGTACCAATGGGAGAATTAGACATAATCTTAAATGGATATAGTCTAATAGAAGGTATTGATTATGTTTTTAATTTCCCAGAAGTAATAATTATAAATAAAATTTACTTAAAAGATGTTTTAACAAAACCACAAAAAATTACAGTTAGATATAGTGGATTTTGTAATGCAGACCTTAAGAGCGATTCTATTATAGATAGAGGTTTTATAGAGTACGGACTACTATCTCATAATAGTCAGTTTAATCTTAGAGACGATAAAGTACTACGAATAGTGGTGGGTGGTCAATATTATTCTAGAGATGAATTACTTTTTGCAGAGAATAATAACGGCATAACAATACCCAACCCAAAGAATGGTATACCGTATTCTATTAGAGATGTTATTGTTCCGTTAAGAGGTGTTGGTACTGTAGATACTTATCTAGCTAAACGTAATTCATTAGCTATAGATAAATTAGTATCGGATTATTTAACTAATTTTTTACCAGAACCTATTTTAACTACACCTAACGTAATTGAAAATCTATATACCATTTATAGTCCATTTTGCTGTAAGATCATCTACGATTTAAAGGCAGGTTATATAGATGATCCAAGATTAATGGAGCATTATACTGACGAAGTAGTTATGGAATTAGTTAGTAGTTATGAACGTATACTGAAGTTTGATCCTACAAAGATAAGTACATTAGCTACTAATGCGTATATTAAAATTCACCCACATAACTTACCAAATGTAGTTGATCTTAATATATATCAGTATAAGTTTATTAGTCGTGTAATTAAGATCTATATGCCTGATTTAATCCAATTATCAGAATTCGTAAGTGTCACTTCCTAAGGGAACTAAGTTATGAGTAATACTGCATTCTCCCACATAACTGGACTAGATGGTGAAGTTCCAGTTTATTCACCAAATAGTCGTTTTCAGATATGGTCATTAGCAGAAATATATACAGGTAGTGTGGGTGCTAATAGATACGTACCGAATGTAAATGATAGAGTAATAGACTTAAGTACTAATGAATGGTATTCAGTAACTGCAATTAATCCAGTTACATTCGTTCCTACATTGGAAATAATAAAGGTTATTCCTGAGGATAATTTTAGTAGTGTAGATAAACTACTAGGTGTAGGTCCTGGTACACAAAGTGACACCTATCGCTGTTATATTAATAAATCAGTTTTACCACATACCTTATGTGTAGATGCTAGATTGAGAGTATTTGGCAGTAATGCAAATAGCGCAATTATTTATAAAGGTAGTCACCTAGATGGTAGTGCTGTGGCTATTAGTGCTATTTATGATCAATCTGGAAATATGTTAGGTCAAAATATTCCATTAGAACTAGTGGGTGTTAATAATGGATTAAACCTAGCTATTAAAACAGTACCAGTTTGCCATACAGTATCTGATTTATTAGATGGTGAAGTAGTGACTGTTGTTTTTTATTCAGCCAATGGTATTGTAGTTTCTAAACGACAGTTACTAATAGAAAATACAGCATTTATCAGAAACACAGATGATTCAATTAAGTATATTATTGATATTAGATTAGAATCCCCATTCTTATCTCAAAACGATAATAAACTAATCCAGTATCCACTGAATGTACCAATTAATGGTTTAATGTTAATTGGTGTAGTTACGTATAGTGACGGTTCACAATTACGTATGCCTGTGGATGGTGGTAAGTTCTCTATTTTTGGTTTTGCTGGATACATAGCCACTATTGTCGGACAAAAATTTAATTTAGTACTTAAATATACCTTGTCTTCAGATGAGGTAGTATATGGCGCTCAGAGTATTGGAAATCAATTGGGTGGTAATTTCATAACTAGTAACTATAGAGCCATTACATTAAAAGCTAATGGCGCGTTTAGTATTAAATTATATCCATATCCAGTTTGGGTTAATGAATTAGTTGGTTATCAAATACGTTGGTATATGTATACTCTCGATAGATCTAATGTATATGACGTTACGCCATACGTGAGTTTTAACTCTAACTCTATCCCATTTAATCCAGTCGGTTACGGTATTAAACAAACGCTGGGTGTTTCTGTGAATTTACAAAACGTTAATGCGATATTTAGTGATTATAAACATGTACAGTCGGTAGATATTACATTAGTTGCACCTGGCACTGCTCGCACTACAAATTGGACTATTGGATTTGCACCAAATCAAACACCACCATTTGGTAATGATAACTTTGCTATTAGTACAATGGTACAGCAACCTCTAGGTAGTGTTCCTAGTGCTATATGGAGTATAAACTTAACTAGTGCGGCCAGTTCACTGGCGGATTGGTTAGATAGACTATACTACAAAACATTACCGTTAACTGATTTAGCCTCAGAACTAGTACCACCAGTTCCAAATATGTTTGCATTAGTGGTAGATGGTGTTGATGTGGAGTTTCCGATTACAGCATGGAACACCACATTAACTTTACCTGGTGCTGTACCTAATAATAGTACTATCTTTATTAAGTTCATAATGAGAATGCCTGATAATGATTTACAATTAGGTATTTCAGCAATGCCAGTTTATCAAATTTAACAGTAAGATCTAATCCACTTTTGTTCTCAGTACTTAGAGAATAATTGTGGATTAGATTGATACTTTAATTAATAAATACGAATACTGCTTCAAATTTAGTAATGGAGTAAAAAATGATTTTATTTAGAAATGACTGGCAAAAGTATCCTAAAGCAGTAATAGATGTGGATACAAAGAATAAGAGTTTTCTAAGAGTAGCTAGTTTATATAGAACTATGGGTATTGAAAATAATAGTTTTATGTTAGCTACATTAAATCCAGAACTAATAGGTGTAGATCCATTTGATCCTAAGTTATCTATAGAACAAATGGCTATGATTGCTTTAGAAATTAGAGATAATCCATGGTGGTATTTTAGAAATATAGCTAGAGCACCTGCTATTGCCGGTAGACCATCTGTTATGGTTGAAGCCAATAGAGGTAATATAGCTTTATGGTGGTTATTTTTTAATCACGTAATGACGATTTTAACACAGAGTAGACAGACTGGTAAATCCTTTTCTACTGATGTATTAGTTACACTATTAATGAATGTATTATGTACTAATACACAAATAAATTTACTTACTAAAGACGATATTTTACGTCGCAGAAATATCGAAAGGTTAAAAGAAATAGCTAGTGAACTACCTAGATATTTAGATCAAAAAACTAAACTAGATGTTAATAACGGCGAAGAATTAACGATACGTAGTTTAAACAATAGTTTTATCACACACGTACCACAGGCATCGCCTAAACGCGCATATAACCTAGGTAGAGGTCTAACTAGTCCAATATTCATTGTGGATGAAGGTCCATTCCAGCCGAATATCGCAATAGCATTACCAGCTGCATTAGCTGCTACTGGTGCTGCTGTAGATGCAGCTAAATTAGCCAATGCACCATACGGCACCATACTAACTAATACTGCTGGTAAAAAAGACGATAAGGATGGTAAATTTGTTTTTAGATTAATTTCAGAATCTGCCGTATGGGCCGAACCATTCTTTGATGCAAAAGATCAGGATGATTTAGAACGCTTAATAAAACATAACTCACGTACTGGTGCTATAAGAGTAAGCGTTACGCTCAGTCATACCCAGTTAGGTAAGACAGATGAGTGGCTAAAAACAAAACTAGATGATTCACTACAAACTGGAGATGATGCTTCACGAGATTATTTTAATGTATGGACATCTGGTAGTGAGAGTAATCCACTATCTGACATTATTCTAGAAAAAATAGCTAATAGTCTTAAGCCTGTATCGTATACAGATATTAGTAAACCACATGGCTACGTTACTAGGTGGTATGTATCAGAAGAAAAAATTCACAATAGATTAATGAGTAGTAAATTTATACTGGGTATAGATACCAGTGATGCTAGTGGCGGTGATGATATTGGTTGTGTTATGGTTGATGTGGAGACATTAGAAGTAATTATGACTGGTGTTTTTAATGAGACTAATTTAATTATGTTTTCAGAGTGGTTAGTTTCAATAATGGTATCCTACGTCAACATAACGACCATTATTGAACGTAGATCAACTGGTGGTATGATTATGGACTACTTACTACTAATGCTGCCAGAGAAGGGTATAGACCCCTTTAAACGGATATTTAATAGAGTGGTAAATGATTATGATGAGTATCCAGAAAGATATTCAGAAATCAAAACACCAATGGTAAGACGATCTATTGATATATACGTCAAATACAAAAAGACATTTGGGTTTGCTACTTCAGCAGTTGGCTATGCTAGTCGTAGTGAAATCTACTCCACCACATTACAAAATGCGGCTAAAAGAGGGTGTAATAATATTTACGATAAAGAATTAATTGGTCAGATTACTGGTTTAGTTAGTAAGAACGGCAGGGTAGATCATGAAGTAGGTGAACATGACGATCTGGTAATTGGCTGGCTTTTAACTCAGTGGTTAATACTTCATGGTAAAAATTTATCATTTTACGGAATTGACACTAGTAAAATAATGTCTAATTTAGGATTAGAAATTGGGGAGTCTAAGGTAGATATTGAAAATAAACTAGAACAGCAGTTAATTAGAACTCGAATTGAAAGTATATATGATCAACTCACTAAGGAAACTGATGATTTTGTATCACTACGTTTAGAGCACGAACTAAGGGTATTGGATAAACAAATTATTCTAGAAAGTGATGAAGTATATAGTTTAGATGGTCTTATAGAAAGAGCTAAAGAGGTTAAGAAAAATAAACGACGCACCACTAATTTCAATAAACAAGATAGTATTGATTTTAGAAATGGATATGCAGATAATCGTTTAGCATATTCCGATGGTGTATATAGCGATAGACCATTAACTACATTTGAAATAGCTAATAGATAGTAGCGGCATAAAACCTATACCTACCTCAATAATAGGGTAGGTATAGGAAATATGCTGTTAGGGTGGTAAGCCAACCTTAATTCTCTGTAATCTACCAGTAATGATATCTATAAAGGCATGTGTCGCTGCAACCTTTTGATAGTCATCTATAACGCATTTTGGTAATAATGCGGGTAGATCTACTTTAACACTACACGCAAGCTTTAATGATGGATCTGCATCTTCACTAACTTCACAATAAAGAGAGTAGACTGTATGTTTATCCGTGGGAATAAACCATTTGTCGTAACTACGTCTATATTGTTTTTTATCACAGTGTATTACTAGTTTAGATTCACCAAATCGTACTGATAGTGGTTTATCTGTCCCAGGTGGATCAACTACGACAGTTACGATTTTTCTACCTTTAAATAGTTCTCCGATATAGAAAATCCACCCGAGTATTAAAATAAATATTCTCATTTTAAAATACCTATCGTTATTACTCTAATGTCTCATACTATACCGATACGTAACTCAACTATAGTGTTTCATTGTTAAGGTTCTTAATACCACATATAAAATAATTCCAGTACGAGTACTAGCGATGACTGAATCATTTTTATTATTAGTGGCCTTCTTCACTATTACTTCTCCTAAATCTCTTAAGCCTATTAAAGCTGAATCACTAGCTCTTGAAGACATTAATGATCCTTTTAATTTACTTAATAAAATAGCTAAATCACTTTCTTTTCTAATTAATTCTTTATTATCAGCAATAAAAGAAAAGGTATAAATCATTATTTCAGTTAATAACTTTTCTATTTCATCAGCACCACGTTGTTTATAGTTATTCGACATCCAATCTAATGTCATTAAGAATAACTTACTGGGCATTGTGTGGATTAGACCTTCAATAATGTCAGTTAGTTCATGTTTGATGAATGTATTTTTATCGGATATTATTGAATTAACATAACGTGTATAATTAGCTAGGTGTTTAGACCTATCTTTTAATATCTCTTCACCTTCATGATCTATCATTACTGAACTAGTAGTTCGCATTCTAGCATTTGAGTTATGGACTCTATCAAACACTATATAGATATTTTTTAGAATATCTTTAATACGACCTTGTATATCGTTTAACATGTAAGTTACTTCTACGTCATTTTTCATTTCTTTAATGACGTGATTATGGATACTGGTTTTAGATATAATTTCTTCAGCTCTAGCTAGTAATAATGCACTCCAGCTACCATGTATCTTAATAGTGTATTTATAGCTTAACTGAGCATACGTTGCTTCAGCTAATGATCTATCTGCTGGATATCTAAACCAATGATATAAAATACTAGTTATGTATTTATACTGAAGGATTAAAAAGATATCTATCAAAGCATCGTGTTTTTGTTTATCATTAAACTTGCTACTATTTGTAATTGCATTTGCTAGCCAAACACAAGATAGGTTTAATGTATCCGATGAGATAAACCAATCCTTATTTACAGTAGGCAATCGAATGAGTTCCTCACTAAGAGGTGTATCGTTAGTTTCAATTACTTCATCAAACCAACGATCTCTATCTGATGGTAAGAATCTAACTACTTGCACGCCAGTTAAGTTACCACCAAAAAACTCAATGTGTTCTTGATTCTTATTGACAAAACCTACTTGAAACATATGTATTCTTTTCAAAAGATTATTATCTATTGAAAGGTCTTTACAGTGTTCATCGAAGATATTTTTAATAGCATATGGAACATCAGTAATTACTGATGTCTTTGCTAAGCGTAATTTATGGCGTAATGCGTTATAATTATAGTCAAAATTATTTTCTATTAATTCAGCATTACTGTTATTCATTACAGATACTCCTAATTTATCGTCATAAAATAAGGATTGTAGTTTATTATGGCAATATATTACCTATATGTAGTTTAACCTTAGGAGAGTAAAATGAAACGGATGTTAGAAGTATCTGTACTGGCTACTGAGTTAGTAAAGTCTACAACAGCAAATGCTGGACAATTATTTATGATAGCTAGGGGAGATGATGGGACTCCATATGCTAGAGTAACTGTTAAGAATAATAAGTTTTATCTGGCTGGATATAGTGAGTATACAAAACCAGAAGAACAGTTTGATGATTTCCTAATAGTGGTTGAGCGTATCTTAGCTCGCTGGCACTAAGGAGTTATGAAATGCTCAAATACGCAACAAGAGAAGCAACTGTAGAGTTAGTGGAATCTCTCGGTTTTGTAAAAGTTGCTGCTGACGATGAAAATTACTTTGATTCCTCTGGAGTATGTAATTTTGAACTACCAATAATTCAGTTAAGATTATATATCTGTCTTAATGGTTACTGGTGTGTAGATGCCAATGAAGGCTGGATGGCACCTGTTGTTTGGAATGGACCAAGAACTCCATCAAATTCATCAAACCAGAAGAATGACTTCATAACCTGGTTAGATAAACACTATCCAGGATGGAAGTAAAAAGGAGTGGTATAATGGAACATGTGGAAACGGAACAATCTATGGCATCAATTGCGGTTAATGCTGCTATAGATAAAGTAATCGAAATGGATCCAGAATACTGGGCACAAACTCTCCAGTCCAGACTTGTGTCTGGGGTTGGGTCTAGAACCCTATTTAAAGTCCCAGAGGAACTTGAGGACGCATTGAGGAATGCGGAATGGAGTAAGTATAACAACCCGATAATAATAGAGGGTTGTGTAGCATATACAACCACTTCTATTCCTGGAGTTATGGGGGTAGAGGAAATACAACCACTTTCCTGGTACACTTACAAAGAGAAGGGTGGTAAAGTGTTTTGTATTAAACCTGGGAAAGTGGGTGAGGCTGTGGACCACACTATTCTTATAGTGGGTCCAGATGGGGATCTTTGGACTTTTCATCCAGGCAGACCAATTCGTCCGTCAGAGTCTACTGATTTAAGTTTAGTAGGTACCACTGAACTAGGTCAGCAAGCTATGGAACGTGGCTTTCTATACGCTAAAATAGTAGACTAGGTATCGCCCCAGTATGACTAGATTCTTAGTCCTCTGCTGTGGTGGTATTTTTTTTATTTACGGCATAATTACTACTCTAAACTATTTTTTTGTTTAAAGTAGTAATATACTGCTACATGTGTCTAACTGCGTCTTGTAAAGAATAAAATACTCTACATTTATGTTTTTCAGCTAATGACTCAATAACCGCACTTAATTCTGATACTCTTTCTATTGGACTACTGGCGTTGCCGTTATCACCAGGTAGTGTTCCATCGATAATTAAAAACACTCTATCACTATCATCTGCCTCTACTAGTTCACTGGTTATATCTACCACTGTTTGGTCAGTTAATTCATTTTTACTCACAGCATAGAGAGTAGTATTGTTAGTTGGCGTTATATCACCCATACCGTTTAATGTGCGTGCTAATCTTTCTACTATAGCACTATCCATTTGTTGCGTTTCCATAGAAACTAATGCTCTACGCAATGCACTACCACCTCTATTGGATGTATTAGAAATGGCTTCTAAAACCACATTCTCATCACCATCTGATTCAGCTGGATCTTTAGCGTATGCTACATGCAGTGCTTTAGTATAGACTTCAGATAATGGTCCTTTTACTACTATTGTTTTTTTATCTAAATCATCATTTTCGTTAATATCTGCTTCTAGTGCACGACGTAAAAATTTCATTTTCTATTCCTTTAGATCTAAGTTGTAAATGGTAGTTTTATTTCTACCTGTATTTTTTGAAATATATAAACTTTTATCAGCTTTGTCAATTAATTTAAAAATATCCATACTTGTAGAAGAAATTACTACTCCTATAGAGACAGTTATATTGTTTACAATTTTCTTATATGTATTGTGTGGGACAGTCATTAGCTCTATAGTGTGCCTAATATCTTCAGCTAATTTATAAGCGAGATTAATGTCTATGGTTGGTAATATAATCATAAATTCATCACCACCTAATCTAGCGGATATATCATTTTTTCTAATTTTAGAAGTAAATATATCTGCAATTTTTTTAATCACATCATCACCAAATAAATGTCCATAATCGTCATTAATTTGTTTAAATCTATCTATATCTATTAGCAAAATACATAATTTACTTATATCTATATCTGCAACAGCTAAATCCAAACCTCTTCTATTTAATAACTTAGTTAATGGATCTATATTTGCTTCAACACGTGCTGATTTTAACTCTTTACGTAATTCAGTTATATGTAATTTACTATCTAATAGTTTTTTATGTAGATTTTTAGCTAAAGTCTTAGTAGCATTAGTTTCTAAAGTCATGGTTACTATTAGATTCTGTAAATCTACTATAGTTGATATTGTTTGTAGTCTTTCGTCATAAGTAGTTAGATCAGTAGAAAATCTATCTGTTAGCTTAGTAGTCTCTTCAGTATCTATCATTAGATTACTAAAGAGACTAACTATTTCGTTTTTTAATTTTACATTATTATTTTCAGCACAAGCCATGCATTTAGATATATGTTTATCGTAGAGTTTTTTGATAGTTGCATTATCTAATTTATATCCTGTATTTATTAATCTTAGTACCGAGTCGTTTAATAATGGGTTAATTGCAGTAATAAATTCATACCAAACAGCATATGTTTCTGGAGTAAATGCTGCGGGATGTTCTGCTATTTTTGATATTATTAAACGCAGTACTTCAGCACTTTTTATTTTTTCAAACTTATCTGTGTTTTCCATATTTTATACACTCTTTTATAAAAGCAGCATAGTTAATATCGTGATGGTCGATATGTTCTAATAGTAAATTAAAAAAATCATCAACTATGTGCTGTGGATGTATGTTAATATTTGAAGGATTAAAACTAAAAATAATATAAAATTTTGTTAACAATTCTACATGTTGTCGTTTATGTTCTTTTACATATGGGTAATTAAGAGACTCCATTAAGAGTTCTTCATTTTGAAAATGTGTTTTTAATTTATTTTCAAAATCTAACCATATACTACTTTTATTAATATTATCTTCAGTTATGGTGTTAGACATTAATGCTTTTTCTAACTCATCTAACATAATGAAACAAGAAAAGTGTTCTTCGTCTATAGGTTTTATACCTATTTTATACACTTCTAAACGTTTAAGATCCATTAATAGTTATCCTATAAAGATTGATTCTAAATTTCTATGGCAATATATTACATATATGTAGTGACCAATAGAATTGTTCTATTGGTTAGTTTTTAGGAGATGAATCGTGTCTGATGAACATAGCGAAATCAATAATAAGTGTAGTGAAATGATTAATAGAATTCGGGAAACACTATTTCGAGATCAACTACAATATTTGGATCGATTAGATACAGAGATCCATAGTCTGGTGGATCTCTGTGATACTATCATAGAAAAGGTAGAAAAACACAAACAAATAGATGAGTATTTTGTAAATTCTAAAAAAGCCATACTAGAAGAGTTAAAGAAAAGAACCAACTAGTTTTTATCGCAGAAATATTTGGTCACATATTACTAAAGTGAGTATGCTATTAGAATTTCTCTACTAGCTAATTTTTTAGGAGTATTGTCGTGTGTGAAAAAGAGATTGGCGATTGCCAACGTTGTAAGAAACAGGACATAGTCGTCAGCTATGTCCTGTGTAAAGAGGTAGGCCAGGATGATGAAGTTAGACTACAAGAATTGATGGATCTCGATCATCGGAACCATGAGAGAGGTTGTTAGGTAGCCTCTCTCTTTAAAAATAACATCCATATGTCGGGTGTTATTTTTTTTTATCTATTACCACCAATTAGTAGTTTTAGATATCTATTCATAGTTTCTGTATCTTGTTGATATGCCACTTTCTGCCACTTCTCACGTAAATACGTCTGATACAATTCTTCACTATCGGCATAACTATCTACTATTTCTTTAAACTTACCAATATTCATACCACCCATTAACTGACCTATATCTAACTGAATAATATAGTCGTTATAGATATACGCCTTAACTGCCAATACACCTAAGTTTGAAAAATGATGAAAACTTCTATTTTGTAAATGACTCATGTTTTCATCATTTGCTAATATACATCTAAGATAGGCATTTGGTGGAATTATAGTAGCGTCCTTAACCATTACTACATTCTCACCAATTAATTGTACTCTAGCTGACGATGTAATTGGAATTGGGCCATGTGCATCCATTACTCCAGAACCCAACTGCATCATCATTGTACTCTGCTGTTGTGCTGCTACACCAAAGCTCTGCATTCTACTTGGATCAGAAAACGTAATATTCAATACACTATTAATAGATCTATTATTTGTAAGTGTTTTTGGTATTCTATATATGTTAGTATTATAATCAGATCTCTCTACATGTACATTATTTAGACTAATAAAAACTTCAGTACCACCTACTAGATCACAGTCCACTAATACTCTAGGTCTAACTACCAGAGCCATAATTTGTTCGTCTATGCTAGGGGGAGCTTGTCTCCATTTAATGTTTCTAGGAATAAAACATATCTCTAGTATAGATTTTGGTATACGAAAGTGTACCTCATCTAATAATTTCGCTAACGCTAACATCGCCGTTCCTTTACTAAAAGCTTACGGTAAGTAATAATTTTTTATTAAGTAGACATAAATTATGAACAGTAAACTAATATTTTTTGGTAGTGTAATCATAGGATTTATATAGTGTTATTTGATTCAAAGAATATATGGCAATATATTACCTATATGGACACTATTAGCAGTGTTCGCAATTAACTTCGGCCGAAGTTTAATATTTTAAAGGAAGTAAGAAATGACTGATATAGTAAGAAATGTTAATGGTAAGGTTAGGATTTATGCGTGTGGTGGAGCTGGTACCAATATCGGCAGTATGTTAGAGATTCATAGATCTCAAGAAGAAATTGGTTTTGCTGAAATTGATATTGTTTATGTTGATACCAGTAAATCAAATTTAAAAGATCATATAAACAAAACCAACGCATATATCTTGGAGGATCTTGATGGTAGTGGAAAAATTAGATCTGAAAACCATGATGAAATCAATAACAGAATTCGGGCTATCCTACAGCAATTTAAGCCAGCCGATCTAAATATTGTAGTTGGCTCTGCTGCTGGTGGTTCAGGTAGTGTCATTGCTCCGCTGTTAACAAAAGAACTACTCAGTACAGGTATTCCATGTGTAGTATTAACTATTGGTTCTGCTGACACACGTTTAGATGCTCAGAATACATTAAAAACTATTAAGAGTTACGAAAGCATCTCTAAAATACTAGGTGTCCCTGTGGTGATGTCGTATGTGCAAAATAGCAATACCACAAGCAGAAGTGAAGCAGATAATATATTGTTTAATGTTGTTATGTCGTTAACTTTGTTGTTTTCGCGTCAACACCATGAACTAGATAGTCGTGATTTACATAATTGGTTGTGTTTTAATAAAGTAACTACTTTCCCAGTACAACTGGCGTCATTAACAATTATGGAAAGTAAAGTTAATAACGACAGCTTAGGCTCTGTTATCAGTGTGGCCACATTAGCCTCTGAAGGTACCTCTACTGCGTTGATGGAGATGCCAGAATACCAGTGTGTGGGTTTTCTTCCAAAGGCCATTGGTGAGGCTGTATTGAGTAAAGCTCCACTCCACTATGTAATTAGTGATGGCATAATCCCAGCAGCTGGTAAGCATCTCCAAAAGATTCTTACAGATCTGGAACAAAAACAAGCAGCACGAGTAAAGAAAGTTGGAGTATTGTCAGATACTGATAAAGCTCATGATACAGGTTTAGTTTTATAATACATACTTAAAACACACACGCTAAGAATAATGCGTGTGTGTTTTATATGCTCTATTTTTCACCAACTAAAGAGGTACGATATGGATTTACCAAGTAAAAAACAATTAGTGATTATGTTATCTATGCAGGATTTACTTAATAAAACAGTAAATCCTAATTGGAAAGAAGCAGGTAATGATTGGTCACTGGCTGTTCTTCTAGAAGCTTCAGAAGCTATTGATCATACCGGGTGGAAGTGGTGGAAAGAACAAGTACCAAATATACCGCAATTGAAGTTAGAGATAGTGGATATTTGGCATTTTATTATATCAGAGATAATGTCCGATAATAGCGTGACCTTAGAAGAAATGAAATATTCTGAGAGAGCGGCTATTAGTGATTCTATGTTGGAAGTATTTTCAGAAGTAATGTTTAGTTTGAAGATGACTTGGTCCGAACTTTATAAGATCTATATAGGCAAACATTCTTTAAATATGTTTAGACAAGAACATGGATATAAAGATGGTAGCTATATAAAAGACTGGAGTTCCTATAAGCTTGTAAATACCACAACAACAAATAGTGGGGTATGTGAGGATAACGATCACCTAGGAACAGAAGATAAGGAAATACTAACGAATACTAGAGCTGCATTACGATATTTAGCATACCTCGCTGATTTAATTATTGAAGTAGTAGACGAGGTATATAAAGATCTTGAACACGATATTATGTTAGGTATTGATGAGGACATCGACGACATCATAGATGTTGTAAATAAAGAATTATTAACACGCTATACAGTAATTAAAAATATGAAAATGGCTTCTGAGTGATGATTTAATTTCTACTATACTTACCTAATCCATTTTGTATGGATAGTGGTAAGTATAGTAGTTATTTTATCTAGTATGCTAATTTTATGTAGGAGGAGGAGGTTCTTTATGTTCCCTACCCCACATATAACCTTATTTAGGAGAAGTTTATGTATGGATTATCTAGCGCATATATTAAAGATGGTGAAAATACAAAAGTTGCTAAATTAGTATCTGTAACGGTTAAAATACAGCATAGAGATATAATCTTATCGTTAGTGATTAACTCGCCTAATGACGATCCTACAGATAGCAATACCACACGATGTACCTGTAGTTTAGGCACTATAGATGTAACCACATTAGTTAGTGCGGATGGCGCTGATGTTATTTTTGTAAATAATCTTAATGACTTAGTTCAGTTGAAAGATCTTATTAATACCGCATATGGTAAAGGAAAATTCATTAAGTACATTCGGTAGTCTTAAGGAGGGAGTATGAGTTATAGACGTAGTATATTGATCCAGAGTATTGGGGAATATTTAGGATTAATAAAACCATATGTAATTAATGTAGTGCGGTCCTTACACCTACCTATACATCAAAAAAATATTGAAAATAATGCAATTGAATGGATAATTGCTGAGGAATTAGAATTAATATATGGTATTTTTGTAAGAGGTCATGAGCATAATAGCCATATATACTCAATAATACATAACTTAACAGATAGATCAATGCCTATCTCATTAAGTAGAGTAACAGCTCGGTATATTAAGGCACCACAAATTTATTGTGAGTATGAGGTAAATCTCAAATTAAATAGTCGTGATTTAATATTAGAGTATCAATCTAAAACTCAACCATGGTAAAGGAAAAATAAATGTCACCAGGTATTCTGTGTGAAACTACTAAGGTATTATTAATAGATCCATTATCTTTAGCAAGGTTAATTGAATTAACTGCAAAACCTTACTTAAAGCAGGTGGTTAAAGATGATGCCGCCACTGAAGCTGTTTTAGTTACATTTGATACATATGGTAGAAAGTCTAGTGAAGTAGTTAAGGTTAGTCAACCTAAACCACAATTACCAAAAATAGGTATTGAAATAATTAAATCATATATTGAAATGATATTGATTTCTAATTCAGCCTGGTCAAAACAAAAAGTACCCACAATAGTTGACTTATGGTCAGATTTTATAGTACCTGAGTATAGAGAGACTATTGAAGTATATGAGTTGATAGAAAATCTTTTAGTCAATTTAACAGTTGATATTAAAGATTTTATAGGTGCTGATAAATGGATAATTCATTTACAGCGTACTAGATATACAGATATCGTAATAGATAAATGTATTGATTTCCGCATACATTGGTATAAACAACACTTTGGTAATGAGGTGTGCTAATGTAAACTAAAATGAGGAAAATTAAGTGCAAACTAATGAGAGAATTCTACTTATTTCGTTAGTAGAACCAGTTCGTATTTTAAAGAATGGATTTAAAGAACACGTAGTTAACATTATCGATAATTCAGATACATTAGAAACTAAACGATTTATTCCTGTAAAATACATTCTTGAATATAATTGTACTCAGTTTTTTAAAGAATTATTTAACGATGATCTACGACCAACTAACGACAGGATAGAGTGTTCTATTAAGGTTTTAATAAATGACGGAATGGATGAAGAGGATGCTAAAATATTAGCTATTAGAGTATATAGAATTGTAAGTATGATTCTAGCTCCTTATATACCAAATGGTAGTTTAGATGAAGACGGCTATAGATGTTCTTTTAACGGTAGTCAGGATTTATTATTAAGCCCGCCATATAGGGAATGGTTGTGTGAACTACGACAACTGGAGTTAGAATGAAAATAGAGAGATATTTAATTTTAGATACCAGAAAGGTATTCCTAACAATAGAATCACTTAAAGTAATAACTGGTGGATTAAACACCATTCAATTATTATGTGGTATATTAATGGATGAAGATGAAGCTTACGCTGAGTTTACTAATCTACACTATAGTGGACTATTACTTCGTGATGATAGTGTCTGGCATACTTATGATCCAGATGTTATAGATATGTTAGAACTAGAAGAAAATGTAAGTATTTTAGGTCTAAAGTTACTTGAATATTTACAAAGTATTAGAGCTTATCAAAATGGTAAGTTACCATTTGTATTTTATAGAATGTTGGGTCGTGACATTATTTTAAAGGAAAGAATAGATGCCGTCTGACTATATCTCCCATATACTCATAGAAGAAAATATTCCACAATATTTAATAATGGGTTTAGATAATGAAATAAAGGAGTTTAAATCTGTAGTTGATAATTTAAATCTACCTACTGCAGATTTAGCTGCTTGTTTGCAACAGATTTTTGATATGATCTCACTTAACGAGGGTGAAATCGATTTAATAAATAGACTTAGCACTATAGCCGACTCAATGGCTGGTGGTGAAGGTCTTTATGAAAATGCTAGACTGGATTATTATGAGAAAGGTCTGGTATTTTCTGCTGTAATGAAATTAGGTACTGCAATATTAAATAAAATAAATCATCTTGACATATATATTGATGGTTACTGTCCATATTCATTTTACAAAATGTTAGGTGGCTCAGGCGTAATACTACGTTTTCATGATGAAAATTTTTGGAATTAAAATTAATGGGGTATGGAATGTCTGGACTGTTTAATACAAAACCTAGTATTGCTGATCAAAATAATGATGAAATTGTTAATTGGGCAGCACTCTTTGTTGATCTCAGTAAATTAAATATAGTTAGTATAGAACGATATGAAGAAGCTTTTTCTAGAATATTGAGACCAATCACTATCATTAGTTATATAGATACGGATGATAATGTTTCTGAGCAATCTTATCGTTGTTCTTTACGAGCGCATAATGACTTAATTTATCGCTATGAGAAACTACTAAAAGACAACAAACAAAAGTTAGGACACGATGAACCAACATTATGAGAGACGTTTAATTTTGGAATCTAGAGTTTTAGTACAGAACTTTAGATCTAAGATTAAACTCCTAAGAGCTTTTGATGCTGATGAAAATAAGATTTTTTTATTAATTACTGAAGCAATTTATCTCGATAGTGAAGCACAGTTAGAATTAGAATATACTTCATTAGCAATTATTTCAGAATGTATTGGTAAAGAGTATGAGGGTGACATTGAATTACTACTTAAGTTAGTGGTTGAAATCGGTATGAAACTTCATCAGTTATTAGTCGACTTAGGAGTTTATCAGAATGATAAATTATTCTTCATATTTGAAAAATGTGTAGGTAGTGACATAATGCTCAAATATCACTCTAAATAGGTCTGAGTAAATGATATATCCAGAAGTGTTAATAATCGAAACAAAATCTATTGTAGAAGAATTCATTTCTTCTACTAATAATGTGTTATCAAAACAAGATTTAGTTGAGGTAATAACACAAATAGCTGACAGATACGTAAACAATGAAGTAGTGCCAGCTAATGTTGTTAATACTGATCGTCTAATTAATAAAGGTTTTTTATCTAATGAGCAAAATCATTCAGCTGCAATTACATTAGATTTTAAACTTAAACAAAGGCTAGTTGGACTCAATGCCTTTGTTAATGGTGAATTTCCGTATTTTTTTAGTAAATTACTTGGTAATGATGTTGTTTTTAAACATCTCCCATATTAAAACATTATATTTATGAAAGGTAGTTATTATGAGCAACAATATACCATTTATAGTTAGAAAGGTATATAATTTTGATGTATATCCAGCAGCACTATTAGGAACTAGTTACTTAGGTGTTACTGTACTAAGTATAATGGATCCAACTACAGCTGCTAAAGAAATTGATATTCAGGCACTACACGCACAAGTATATCCAACACTACCTCCTGGTACTCCAAATGATCCCACTGGATATGACTATGTTAAAATTCAAACAATTACTGGACAAGTAACAATACTGGGTATGGCTTGGATTAATGAAAGTACGGTAGTGGTAGTACAATCTAATACCATTGTGATTAGAGTTAATGATGTGGCTGCTATTGATCTTTCTAGAATTATGAATGCATTAGTTCAGAATGGCTACAATAATGTAGTAATGAGTATTGAATAGTTTTTTTATTTATACACTAAATAATATGAGCTAAGACATAACACATCTTAGCTGTTAGGTGCTACATAATCCCCGATGTAGTATTTGACGTTTATCGTCATTAGAGTACCTCGAACTACTCTATTGTACGCTTAGCATAAACCTCCCCTCCCTAGGCCACTGCTCTGTGTTAAGATGATTGGTAAACTGTGTAGGAAGTAAACATACTACGTTAAATTAATTTATTTGGTTTTTTCCTCGTTTTCCAAATAAGATAGTTTATTAAACGTATTCACACGTACACTCCTTATGTTGGTGAGTATAAAGTATTATGTTGTTTCCTTATTGTGAGAGAATGGTCCAGGGACATATTAGTCCCTGGACCGCTATTGTAATGATTCTAGATTATTATAAACATATATTACCTATATGTATAGACAAAGCTCTATAAAAACACTATCGCGCCTAGAGATTTCTCTAGGCATTTATGCCCTAAACTAACTGAAAGGAATTAAAATGCCACGGTATGTAATTCACATAGAGCTTAATGATAGGTCAATAGAAATTGTGAAAAAAATATTAATGGGAAAGCAACAGAAGATGATAGCTAAGGAATATGGTCTTACATTAGCTGAGGTATCAAAGACTATAGTTGCGGTATGTAAACTAATGAACCCTAGTCTATACGCTAGTATGCCAGAATTTGGTTACGAAATAGTATTTAGAGTGCCAAATCCTAAGCCCGATAAAAGAATTTTTAGACTGAGAAAAAGGCTAACTTATCGTAGTAGTATTTTAGACTGGATCATAGAGCATAGATCAGAATTTTTTCCTGACCTACCACCAGGAAAAAGTCTAATAAAGGAGAAGGTAAAACGTGATATATCGATAGTTAAATATGTGTTATATGGTGGAAACTTTAGTGATGCTGCTTTAGTTTCTAACATCACTAAAGCACGAGTGCATCAGATATTCCATTATTACTGTAGACAAGCACTAACTGAATGTGTGGGAGTATCTCCAGTTAAAATAGAAAATATCTATAGGACTAAGAAACTGGATCTATTAAGAGAGCATAAAAAAGAAATACTCTCTGTTTTAAATAAAATACGAAAGATATAATACCCACCCCACGATCTGATGTAGATTAGATCGTGGGGTGGGTATCTTTTTTTTATCTGTTGATTAAATATTGTAGACATACCAACGGTAGAGATTAAGATGACTGAAAATCCATTTGTTTTACATATTGACGCATACAAACGTAATTTAGATACTCTTGGACAATACTTAAAAGATACTACACTATATCTTAATTTAATGACAGGTAAGTCTAGTGAAGAATGTCTTAATTTTATTAAAAAACAATTACGTCCAGATGGTGAGTTTCCTTTTAGAGACCCTAGAGTACAATTTTTTGAAAGAAATGCAGATGGAGATAGATTTCCACGTGAAACTACATTATCTGAGTACTTTTCTAGTGTTATTAAAGAAAAAGATATTATTGCACCCACTTTAACTACGTATTTACATCCATCTGTAAAAGAGTCATTATTAGTAAAATATATAGACGGTAATGTAAAGGCTAGGTATGTGGCTAAAAAAGCTATGTTTGAAGCAAAGATGGCTAAAAATAAATTAGTAGAAGTATTTAAGAAAAACGAACAAACTAATAAGAAACTTAAGAATAACTCAATATCTGGTGCACACTGTAGTGCTGGTACTCCATTTTATAATAAATCATCACATAGTACACTTACTTCAAATTGTAGAACTACTTCTGCCTATGGAAATGCTAATAATGAAAAATTTTTATGCGGTAATAGACACTATTGGTCACCAGATATTGTGCGGAACAATATTATCAGTATCATTAACAATACTGATTACAGTGTATTGGCATTATGTATGGAGCAATTCGGAATACGACACCCAACAGTAAGTGAGACGATAGAATGTTACCGTTATTCTGCTGATTTATATTGGAAGGGTACAAGAGACCATATTGATTTAGAGTTATTAATATCTAAACTATCGCCAATACAGCGATCGGCATTTGTATATACTGGTGATTTATATCACTTAAAAAAATATAACAATTCATTAGTATATGGTTTTATTAGTAAGTTATCTTCAAAGGGACTTACTGAACATCCCACGCCAGAATTAGTCATAAATAGCGCATCTGAAGATATTAGACATCTAGCTTCTCAGATATGTAGTAAAGAATTAAGAGGAAAAAGAATAGTAGACATTATAGGTACGCCAGACTATGGGATATATGCCTCTACAATAGAAAATATAACTAATACACTAGATGAATATTTTAATCTAATTAGAGCACTATGGATAACTAATAATGTACCTGCTTCGGTAGGTGTTTTTCCAAATAGTATTCGTAGAACTGCAATTACATCAGATACTGATTCCACTATCTTTACTGTACAGGATTGGGTATTATGGTATCAGGAAGAATTATCTTTTAATGATAGAGCCATAGCTGTGGCGGCTACTATGATTTTTTTGTCAGCACAGACCATTGTGCATATTTTAGCTTTAATGTCCATTAATTCTGGTATGGTAAAAGAAAGACTACACCAGGTAGCAATGAAAAATGAATTCTTTTTCCCTGTATTCTGTCCAACAGATACTACTAAACATTACTACGCCTTAGTGGGCTGTCAAGAAGGTAATGTATTTGAAAAACTAGAAAAAGAAATTAAAGGTGTACATTTAAAAGCATCAAACGCACCAAAAGCTATTATTAAGGATGCTGAAAATATGATGTTGTTTATACTAAACAGTGTTGTCGAAGGAAAGAAAATATCCATTAGACATATGGCTAAGTGGGTAGCTGATAAAGAAAGAGAGGTAGTGAGTTCTATTAAGAGAGGTGATCATGAGTATTTTAAACTAACTCAAATTAAAGAACCCAAGTCATATAAGCACACTGAAAATGCACCTGCATATAAACAATATTTACTTTGGCAGTATGTATTTGCGCCTAAATATGGGGACGCACCACCGCCACCATATAGTGCGATTAAGGTAGGCATGGGTATTAATACACCTACTAAGACTAGGCAGTGGATAGATTCTATTGTAGATAAGGATATTGCGTATAAGTTAGAGCAGTGGTTAGTAATGCAAAATACTAATACATTTGGCTCAATGCTACTGCTGCCTGAACAAGTCCTATCATCAAATGGCATACCGGAAGAAATAGCTTTAGCTATTGGTATTAGAAATATTGTAAAAGATACTACAAATATCTATTATAAAATTTTAGAAACGTTAGGATTATATATAGTAAATAAACAAAAAACGTTATTGTGTATGGATATTTATTAATATAACATAACGTCATAATAGCTAGATAGAAGTTACCCTATCTAGCTATTATATTTAATTTGCTAATCGTTCTACTTCACTCATGATATCGGCAACCTCTAAATAAAGATTTACCGGCAACATTGATCTAAATAGATTATCAGATCTATATCTTTGAAAATATCTTAATATACGGTTTACTTCAGATTGATTTTTATTACCAATACTCTCTTTAGATATTCTAACTAAGAATAGTAGTTCAGGTAGTCTAGATAAGACTAATCCCCAAATTACTTGTCTTGTTAAGGCTACATCTGGTAACATCATCAGTTCTTCAGCATTTTTAACGCTTACCATAGGTATACTCTGTAGTATACCGTCAAATGTTTTATTTTCTTTTATTAATAAGTTTAAAATATCATTTTGTACATATGTTAATTTAGTAGAGAAATCAGTTAAGTGAAATGGATGTGCTTTTTTGCTTTCACCCAGTGGCTTACCTATAAGTAATGCTGATATTCTATTAAAAATAGCATGATCTAAATAAGAATATAGTGCATTAGGTAAAACAAATCGATGAATAAACTGCATTACTGACTCAGCACTATCATTAGCGTTTATAATTCTTTCATTTATTCTAAATGCCCTATACTGAATAGCTAGTAATGGTATATTTATAGCTATTACGGTTAAGCCCTCTTCTACACCAGTATTTATGCCATCTGGTATATTTAAACCTAAGTCAGATCTCTGATGTGATAGGAACTCAACTGGACGTAAGTTTATCCAGTTATCATGTGCATCAAATGGATTGAAACTATCATTATGGGCAATGATTATCTCATCATTACCAGGTCCTAAAAAAATACCATCAAACACGGATCCTTTATAAATAGATGATGTCATTTTTAATGCCATTGATAAATTTAACGACATCGCATCTACGTTGGTATAATATCTTTCTAAAATTTGAGACTGAGGTACCGTAATGGACTGTAATAGTTTAACAAGAAAGTGATTAGACTTAACTGCCATTGGATTTTTACGATAGTAGGAAATAACTATTTTTAAATTATTTTCTAAGCCATTTTTTAGATATATCCAACTAGGTAATTTTGATACACCATGCGCTATACTCGAAGCGTTACTATATATTGAATGCATGGTTAAATTCCGTTTAATTAGTTATCTACATAAAATAATACTTTACACTTTAGGAACTTAAGAAAATGCTTTCTGATGACTTAAGAAATAAACTATGGGACTTTCATTCTTATATCCCACTTTTTATTCAATGGAACCCAATTACAAATACGCCTAAATTCCCATTACAGAAAGACATAGTAGCTGACGGTGCTCTATATGAAGTAACTGGAGATGCGGATTTAATTATTAACAATATTACTTTTAATTTAAAAAAACATGATCTAATAGTTAGGGTAAATGGTAATTGGGAACATGTTAGTATTCTTACGAGAAATAGATTACGATTTGAAGCATTTTTAAAATCACATAAAAAGGGAGTAAGTAAGTTAGAATACGATGATAATGAAAATGTTTACAACAATACCACAATTCAGAATAAATGGGAACTATGGCAAGCAGCACTATCTACAACAATTTCAGGTTAAAAGTATTTTTTAATTACACTCACTCTATTATATAGAGAAGGTAAACTTCCCTACACTAGCTCGATCAGTTATGGCTGATAGAGGTGGAACCTATAATTTTTAATAGAATTATATTGTCATATTTTTTGATTCAAAATAATTATGGCAATATATTACCTATATGGAATCAATTATTGATTCTATAAAAAAGCGCTTTTTTAATGATGTATATTTAAGGAAAACGAGATCATGGCACTAAAAACAGGTACTGACGGTAATTCAATGGCTGCTGCTTTTAGTAATGCACAGCAACAAGCACCAAATCAACCCCAACAACAACAAGCACCTGCACGCGGTGGTTTCAGTTTCCGCAATATGGGTGGTTTGACTCATACCGCAATGGGACGCACGCCCGCGTCAGAAGTATTAAGTAAATTGAATAAAGCTTTGGTTGAGGTATATACCGAAGCAGCGGATTCAAAGACATTTGAGTTCACGTTGATTCCGATTGACCTTAATTCAACTACTGAACTTTCTGTTTCAGTACTTGTCTTAGCAGTACGTTTACGCGACATGCCTGACGTTGGTGTTGCGTACCACACGTTAATTATTGAAGGCAGTGTTGACCAGCCACAGCCGCGTTTTGAAATGATCAACGGTACCAATGTGGAAATCATTCGCACTCTTGGCGAAGCGAATGATCCAGTCCTACGTCAAGTTGTATCGACTTACGTAAGTCGTCATTTCCCACAATCTCGGCAACTGTACGTAGATGCATGTGTTATTCCACGGGATTTCAACGTAACAGATACCCAAGCAGTTTATCGCCTGGCTGCAAACGCAATGTTCGCTACCAGTTCTGAGCTGGAAATTCATCAGCCTGGTTTTGTGGATCTGAATCTGGCCAATGCAGAACGCGATAGTAATCTTACTATTCGTACTACCTTCGGTAATCCCGAAACCAGTAATGCGGTTGGTAATCCTATCCGTAGTGACGTGGAAATTGTATTTTCTGCAGCTCCTCTGAATGCCCAACAGAATTCACAGCAGGCAGTAGAGCGTGTGAGTCATATCGCTCGTATTTCAGGCTTTGTGGACTTGGTATGGGCACCACAAGAAATGCAAGCATACGCTCCGTATATGCAACCTCCACAGGTGCAGCGTGACTATCGTCAATATGTGGCGCGGTTCGTGGTAACCGCACTGGAATCAACACAGTTGTTGACTATTGGTGCTCAGTTACTTGCGCTTAATATGGCACTCTCTTTACGTGAAGGTGATAAATGGGCACAGGCATTTGCACGCCAAGGCTTCAGTAATGATATCGATCTGCACGACATTGGCGCAGTAGGAATTGAAGTGAATTTTGAAGGTAATCCAAATGGTATCGGTAGTCGTATTGATACTAAGTCAGATTCATTCAAACCCGAGCACTATCACAAATTGATCGGTAGTACTGTTCGTCAGGGTATGGCTCTATCTTTGGATGTGCCGGAATGTGGTCCTGATACTTGGTATAACGGTGTGTTCGGCGCTGCAGCTAGTGGAAATGCCGCAGCAAAACAAGCTATTGTGGATGCCGCTAATGCATTAACGAATGGTGCATTTGCTAACTACTTCCCAGTAGGTAGTGAGATCGCTAGTGATGAAGCCAATCGTATTCACTTGGGTAGTTATGTTGATTCAAGTGGTGTTCGTAAGGACATCCGTGAAATTGACTATCTGGCCATTATGAACATGGTTGGTGAAAAAGATCCGGCAGCTATTCGGGATTGGTCAGATACATTCTTGAAGGCTAACTACCCAATCGAACTTCGGTTGGCTGGTCGGAAACGCATCATCAGCGCGCTGTTTAGCAATGTGCAGTTCACTGGGTATGCCACACGCGTAACCTTCACAACGGCCTTTACGGATGCATTGGTACGTGGTTGCTTGGCTGCTGGGCTAACAGTACGTCCTGTTGACTCGTACGCAGATATGGCCAGCTACGATCGGGCTACTAGCAACTATATCGGACAAGCAGTTATGTCTGGTGATCTTAGTGGTATGTTTAATCGTGGTGGATTTGGTGGTAACCCAAATCAAAATTACGGTAACAGCCGTTTTGTTGGCCGGTGGTAATGTAATTAGTGAAGTATAATTAGAGAGAGGAGACTATCAGTCTCCTCTCTCTTTTTACACCTTTTTTTATTTAGGAGTTAAATAATGGGTGTTTCACTGAAGTTAGTAAACTTTACAGAATTATTTAATACAGCAACAAAAACACCAATCATCATTAATGATTTCCAAGAATCTAGTGAAGGAGATAAGGAAGTAATAAATAATTTAATTTATACCACATATAGTGGCGATCTATTAAGTAATGTGCCGGTATGTGAGTGTGGTGAGTTAGTAGGGGAGTACAATGTTGGTGTTATGTGTGGGAATTGTCGCACTATAGTTAAATCTACCATCGACAGTGATTTAGACCCCATACTTTGGATTCGTGCTCCAGATGGAGTTAGCGGACTAATGAATCCAGTAGTGTGGACGATGTTAAATGAACATTTTACTTGTAGTGGTTTTAGTATTATTAGATGGCTAACCGACACTATCTATAAACCACAAGTAAAAACACCTTTAATTATGGACGCAGTAATGGATTTAGGTATTCCTAGAGGTTGGAATACTTTTGTAGAAAACTTTGATGATATAATGTCAAAGCTATTTGATATTAAGGGATTTAGAGCTAGACGTGGTGTGCCAGAACCTTTAGAATTATTACTGAAGGAACAACGACAGTGTGTATTTTCACAATATCTACCACTACCAAATAGGTCGCTATTGGTTATAGAGGAAACCAATGTAGGTACATATGTAGATCCCATCATTACCGGTGCTGTAGACGCTATTAGAACTATGGTGGGTATAGATTCAGTATTGTCTACACACAATGTTCGGATGAAGGAAAATAGAACTGTAAAAACAATAAGCCAGTTAGCAATCTTTTACGACGACTTAGTTAGAACGACTCTAGCTAAAAAGGAAGGTATATTTAGAAAACATATCTTTGGAACTAGAAGTCACTTTAGTTTTAGGGGAGTGATATCGTCGCTAACTGAACCACACCAATATGACGAGATTCATATTCCATGGGGGATTGGAATCAGTGTGTTTCGTATACACTTAGTGAATAAGTTGTTAAGGAGGGGATTTAATCCAAACTCAGCAATTGCTTTATTAAACGAACATGCTCAGAAGTATAGTTCTTTGTTGGATGAACTATTCCAAACATTGATTGCTGAAAGTCCCAATAAGGGAATAAGCTGCATTCTTCAGCGAAATCCAAGCCTAGAAAGGGCTAGTGCTCAGGCTGTTTTTATTACTAAAGTAAAGACAGATCCATTGATACCTACAATATCCTTATCGATTTTGATTGTTAAGGGCTTTAATGCTGATTTCGACGGTAAGTTAAATTGCTGTCTATAAACTTTTCTAATTGCTGGAATATCCTTAGAGTCTCATCAACTACAACGTAGCTAGAAATAGCAAGCGTGAATGTTTGAAAATGATGAGAATTGGACAATCAGCAGCTAAGATCCTGTAAAATGGATAAAGTTCAACGACTAGAGCGTGAGCTCGTAGGCTACCAAGTGGAGCCGAAACGGAAAGCTATCTAGAAATAGGTAGAAGATATAGTCTCGCCCGGTATGAAAGTATCGGATATTATTGTCTGGACAACAATAATGATTGGGAATAACGCCCCAATAGCTTCTATTAACTTTAAGGAGAATAAATGGAATTAAAAGAAATACCTGGAACATTAGGTTTTTTAGCTGATGATTTTGGAAATATTTATAATCCAGACTTAACAAAACGTAATACGTATAAGAACGGCGATGGTTATGTAACTGCAAGTGTTAAAACAATCAATGGGTGTTGGGTTACTTTCGGCGTTCAGAGATTAGTTGCGTTGAGTCATCTTTTACATGAAAAGAAAGAAGAAACAACAGAAGTAAATCACAGAGATTCAGATGTAGAAAATAACGCTAAAGAAAACTTAGAGTGGGTAACTCCAAGTCAGAATAATATTCATTCTGAAATAATGAGAATGGATAATTTATATCCAACAATTATAGGATATAAAGATGATGTTGCATTCGCACTATATAAGAATGCACATGAAGTGGCTGGATATTTGAATGTATCTGTTTTAGATGTTTGGGATTCTATTAAAGATTCTAAATTATTAAATGGAGTAACGTTAATACATAAACCATTTGATGGATGCATTCCTAACAGTCTTAAGAAACAAACTTCTCCATATAAAGATAAAAGAGCCATAAAAACTTTAGATGTTGATACTGGCGATATAAAAATATTTGAATCCTTTCATGTAGCTGGAAAAGAATATAATACATCACCAAGTCATTTATATCAAAGCATTTCTCAAAATGGAAAAGTTAAGTTATTTAGAAAAAAATATCAAGTAGCTTATGTAAATGATGATTTTCCAGAAATTAATGAGGAAGATTTAATTAATGCAAAACAACATGGAGCTAAAGAGGTAATTGCTTATAATTTTAATGATGAATTATATTACATACATTCTAGTGCAAAAGAGTTTATAATTCAACATAGTTTAAGTAAAAAAGCTGTGACAACATCACTTGCGGCGGGGATATTGCGTAGAATAGATTCATTTGTTGTAGTTTATTTTTCAAAAGAAAATGTATTAAAACTCAAAGCTTTTATAGAGGGTCCAGCCATTATAAAAGCTCTTAAAATTTAGAAGCGATAAAAACACAGAAATGTGAACAATGAAACGGATCAACTGAATTGTACACTTAGTCTAGATAATGAAGTTGCTGAAAGATTAAGTCCACTAGCACCACATAAGAGTGTGTTTGATTTAAACTCACCTAGGGAGGTAAGTACAAATCTTTCTATTCCCAAAACTGTGGTAGGAACCTTAAGTCAATGGATACACTCGGTAGAATATATAGATCCCGTAAAATTGAGTAAGATGGAACAACTTTATTGTGATTAAGAGAGTGGATAGGATATAGACTCAGTTATAGAGTCTGTATCCTCTATTCTAAATAATTATAGCAATATATTACCTATGTGGAACTACTTTAAAAGGATGGTGATATGATTGATAATGAGGTAACTACTGGATTCACTTTATTTAACGAGGTTAGTGATGACGACTTAAGTGGTTATGGTTGTTATTTGGTTAAACATCTGGGTAGTGGCGGTTATTATATTGGCATTGGTAATATTCTAAGAAAAAGAATTACGACTAATGGTTTCTTTCTTAGGACTAATATACATAAATGTCGATTACTACAGCATCACTATAATGATGATCCACGGATAATTTGCTATTGTAAACCTACCAATACTAGAGAAGAGGCGTTTAGTATTAAGCAGGACTTACTAGATAAGTATTTCGGTGAGTCTTTTATTTATAATAAATCACCTAGTGCTAAATCAGCTAAAGGAGTTAAACTTGATGACGTTACAAAGGCCAATATAAAGATCTTTGTAAATACACCTGAGTCTAAGGAGCGGATGAGTAAGCTGCACACCGGTCGAAAACACACCGACGAAGCACGTGTTAAGATGTCTTTAAAATCTACCGGTAGAAAACACACTGATAAATCAAAAGCTAAAATGTCTTTAATACAGACTGCCTTAGTAGCTAATGGTAAAACAATGTCTGCCGAAGGTAGGGCTAAACTATCTTCAATACACCGTGGTAAAACAATTTCTGCCGAAGCTAGAGCTAAAATGTCTTTATCTAGGAAAACATATTTTGCTAATAAAAAAGCAAATGATGGCTTAGAAGCACCATAATGCGTTATTAGCGTTTCGTTAATAGAAGTGTGAGTAGTCGAGATTACAGACCCTTTAAGACCCCTTGGAGGGTCTGTAATTTAATATTTGAGGAAAAATAATGGCTATACAGGTAGGTTATGGTGATGATATGGCATTTAGAGCTCTTGTGTATGGGGCTGAACGACATCCTGGTACCATAAATTATCTCGAAAACAGTGTTAGTAGTGTAGCTAATCTTAGCAATACTCTAACTGAAGCTGGACAGCAATTCTTTGCAAACTCTAGAGAAATGCTGAATAGCTTTACGGGTTCTCAGGCTATGCAACTTGCTAGAGCTGCATTAAATAAAATGAATAATCTATTCAGTAGAACTGATATTCACTTTATTTCTGAGCTAGATAAGTTACAGAATGCACAGCCAATAATGCAGCGTTTTATTATGGCACAACCTGATGTTCGAGAAATTTATCATCAACAAAGATGTGATGGCTATAGTGATACGTATGTGGATATGGAACCTGGTGGGGTAGGTGAGAACCACTATGATTACCGTAGAGTTATGAATGGTATTTTTGTTGCCGATGAAGAAGGTAATGATAAAGTTAGCATTTACTTGGATACTCTACATGAGGGTGATAGGGAATTATCTCATGATGAGCAAACTAGTATATTGAAAACTTGGGAAGTAGTTGCCAATTTAATAAAGTATGGTGGCGAAGACCCAACCAGTATTTGGGGTGATAGTTTATGAACTAATTAATGACGAATCCTTTAATAGGGAATTCGTCATTATTTTTTTTATTTTAAACTGTTATAAATATATATTACTAGTATGTAGTTATCTTATTATAAAAATTTATTTAACACTGAATACATATGTAGCTAAGGAGATATATAATGACCGTTAATATACCAGTACCATCATTAAGTCCACAGGGTTGGATTACAGATCCATCTAGTAAGGCAGATTCATTGTTATCTTATTTTTACGAAACAATGCATAGTCAATCTTATTTATATAATGGCGAAGTTAGCAGTATGCAGTATTTACTTCAGAAACATAATGGAAACATTAATTCTTTTACTGAGGATTTACAAAATACATTAGAGACATATCTAAGTAGATATTACGATTTAGCTATTGTGACGACAAGTAATGACGATAGATACGATGATAATAATAGTAGTGTTGAAGTAACGATACACTGTTTAGTTACTGAAGGTGGCGTAACACATTCAATAGGTAATTTACTTAGAATCACTAATGCAAAAGTTACGGCTGTATCTAAACTTGTTAATGGATAAAAATAATGTCTAGTCAAAAAGAACAAGAAACGTCTCTATTATTAACTAGAATTAATAGTAATCTAGAAACGTTAGATAGTGAAACAATTCCTAAATTACAAGAACATATTTTTGCTGGTGTATTTATGCCAGTATTTGCTGGTGAAGAAAATAAGTATGGTGCCACATTAGAGACGTGGGTGAATTTTGCTGGTGGTCCATATAGTTCAGTAGATGTAATAGATAGAAATGGTGTAGTTATTTTTAGAGTGCCACCAATATTCGATAGAAGTACTATTAATAGTGCGCCAGAAAAGAGTTTAAATGTATCGCACATAGTAGCTACAGCACAACAGTATTATAGGTTTCATCCTAATCAAGGTGCTGCATATTTAACTGGTGCATTAGATAAATGTGCGTCGATATTAAAAGTGCCAGCAAATATCACAAAGAATTTAGATTTTTGGAATATGGTATTTAAAAGATATGGTAGACCAGAAATAGTTTCGGATGTAGTGAAGGAAGAAGTAAATCTACCTAAAACTAATCCAGATGATTTTGAAAGTTTTTAAAGGAGGATGATAAAGTGTCAGCTGCTCAAAATAGACTCTACAGCGCAATGGAAGGTTTACTTTCTGAATCTACGGACGATACACGAACACACGTGGATCTAGATGATGATGTAGATACACAAACAGAGGATGTAGTAAATATGGAAGATAGTAGACAAAAATACAATGTTGATCCTAATGGACATTTTGATGGACCTGTATTAAAACATATGCGTAATATGGTTTTTGGCACAGCTGCACATAAACAAATAGAAAAAGTTCTTAAATCAAATAAGGGCGATTCAGATGAAATATATAGAAAAGCTGAAGAAAAAAGAAACAGAAAACGCAATAAACATAAGGCAATAAATCATGAGTAAACTTAACTTGGCAGTTATATCTGACCTTCATCTAGGAAATTCTAAAAATAAAACTACAGATATTATTGCCAATTTAAAATTAGCATTTCCAGATAATGCCGAAACTGCTGAGTTAGATATTATTTTTTTAGCTGGTGATATATTTGATAGATTATTAACGCTACCCAATGATGATGTTAAAGAAATAGGTTTTTGGATAACGCACTTATTAAATTTATGTGCTAAACACGATATCTTACTAAGAGTACTAGAAGGCACTCCATCCCATGATTGGAAACAATCAGAACAATTTGTTAATATAGCTAAAATAATAAACTCACCAATAGACTTAGTATATGTTAAGGAACTATCTATTGAGTATATACAGAAATATGATATCCATGTACTGTATATACCAGACGAGTGGCAATCCACTACAGAGCGTACTTTAGCTGACGTAAAGGCATTATTAAAAGCAAAAGGACTCACTCATGTGGATTATGCCATAATGCATGGTGCATTTACATTTCAGCTACCAGAAATTGTAAAATCGCATAAACACGATCCAGATGAGTATTTGGCTATAGTAAGGGAACTAATATTTATTGGACATATCCATACCTTTTCTACATACAAAAGAATCATAGCTCAAGGTTCTTTTGATCGTCTTGCACACGGTGAAGAAGAACCAAAAGGTCATGTACGCGCTACAATAACTAATGATGGTTATACTGCAAGATTAGTTGAAAATAAGAAAGCTAAGATATTTAAATCTATAGACTGTACAGACTTAACTGTAGATGAGTCATTACAAAAAATAGATAATACAATATTAAATACCACACCACCCAATGGATCTTATATACGTGTTATTGGCAGTGGTGATAATCCAGTAATTACAAATATGAATGTATTGGTCTCACGCTATCCGTTACTAATATGGAGTAGATTAGTTAAGGATAAGGTAGTTGAAGATAAAATTACAGAAGAAGGTAGTGATGTAGACTATATTCCTATAACTATAACTCCTGAGAATCTTAAAGGACTATTAATGAATAGGGTATTTCATTCTGATGTAGATTCAAATGTTGTTTTGATAGCAGAAAAGATTCTAAACGACATATCGCCTTGAATCAAAGAAATTATGGCAATATATTATCTATATGGAACTACTTTAAATTATTTCATAAAGGATAACGACCATGATAGATAATGACATAATTACTGGATTTGTACCAATTGCACTATTGAGTAATAAAGAATATAGACACTTACTAAATGGACCTGGATGCTATCTGATCAAACATGTGTCTACTGGTAAATTTTATATTGGTAGTACTAATGATTTAAGACAAAGAATTAAAGACCACAGGCACTGCCTCTCTAGGAATATGCATCGTAGCAAATCGTTACAATTGGACTATAATAATGACCCAACTGTAATCTACTATGTTAGGCCTGTAGACACTAGAGAAACAGCGCATAGTGTTGAACAAAGTTTACTAGATGAGTATTTCGGTGAGTCTTTTATTTATAATCTAGCTCCTAGTGCATACTCGCAACAGGGAATTAAACGCACTCCTGAAACTATCGCAAAAATGTCTTTAGCAAGTCTTGGTAGAAAACATACTCCAGAAGCTAAAGCGCGTATGAAGGCTTATCAAAATACTCCAGAAGCTAAGGCACGTATGAGCGAGTCACGCACTGGTAAACCTAAGTCTGCTGAAACACGTGAAAAACTATCACTAGCAAATACTGGTAAAAAACGTTCTCCCGAAACTATCGCAAAAATGAAAGCTTATCGCAATACTCCTGAACATAGAGCACGTATGAGTGAGGTAAATACGGGTAAAATAATTTCTCCTGAGCATAGAGCTAAATTATCGTTAGCAAATACTGGTAAAAAACTTTCTCCTGAAACTATCGCTAAACTGAAGGCTTATCACAACTCTCCAGAAGCTAAAGCACGTATGCGTGCTGTGCATATGGGTAGAAAACATTCTCCAGAAGCTATCGCAAAAATGTCTTTAGCAACTATTGGTAGAAAACATACTCCTGAAGCTATCGCAAAAATGAGTAAGCCTAGGTCTGCTGAAGCTAGAGCTAATATGTCTTCAGCTAGGAAAGCATATTTAGCTAGAAAGCATATGTGATCCCTTGGAGAGTCTGTAATTTAATATTTAAAGGAATTTAAATGATAGATCTTTTATCACAACGTGCAGTTGGACAGCTGCCGTTGTCTATCGCTACAAGCCTTGCGATTGAGGGAGCCTATGGTGTCCATCCAGATCATCCATCCTCAGAAGTGCCTATCTTAAAATACAGTTCGTTGCTTGTAAACGTCCGTACTCTTTTCCGAAATATGTTGGGCTCATTAGAGAGAAACAATGCGGGTAAAGTCAGTATTATCGAGTTAGCAGCTACATTAGCTGAGGAGATGTCGTTTATTAGAACATTTGTGGAAGAGAATACATCTAGAAATGGTAATGTTAAAGTAGTGTTTTACTACTCTAACTATAATGGTATTGAACGGGAGTTTAAACGCAGTGTCGCGCGTATGGATAACACTGAAAAGCAAAAGGAGTTTAGCGCCCTACAGGCACAGGTAATGAAACTTCTTCTTAAGAATCCAGATCTAGATATAAAAGGATTTGAGTTATTTCTAAAGAACCCTAATGGCTCAAACAGTGCTTTAATACTAACGCATTTTGCTATTGATTTATTATCAGCACATGAGTTTAGTAAACTATCATTGTTAGAAAGTCATACGGGTTTTGTGAAAGGAAAAAGTCAATGGTATACCAAATTACATAATGGTAGTGAGTTAAATCAAATTCCTTTTATGAAATGTTTCTTGACTGTTTTTGGTGATGAGACTCTATTCAGACCCCATGATCGTAAACTACGTATGTCTATATTGGAGGTAGCTAAGAAATACAACTGGAGTTCTGTGACTACTAGAGATAAAGTGAGATATGGTTTAGAAACTTTATTGAATCCATATGCTCGACAAATCATGTTAGATATTCTTTAAAGTAATAAAATATTGCAGAGCCATATAGTTTGATACAATGAAACTTTATTAATTTTAAATTTAATTAGGAAAAAATCATGAGTGACTTCCGCCCGCCCGAGCGTGTTAAAAATGCGTTAGACAATCGCAAACTACATCTATCTACACGTTGCCCAGGTGATAATACAAAATGGAGTAGTTTTACTTGGCAATTAGTTGCCAATAACCCACGCTTAGTTGTTTGGACCAATGATCCAAATGATACTGGTGAATCGAATAATTATGGTAAGATTGTAGCTAACTTAGATATGCCTACCTTTACGGCATTTTTAGATCGTTTGGGTAATCTAATTGATCACCAAGGTGAGAAAAAAGAATATCTTGAAAACTACAACTTTATCTTTCCACGAGGCGTTAAATCAGAAACACCAGTATTGATTAGTACACTTTATTTTGGTAAGGATAAAGATGGTTTAATTTGGGTATCTTTAGTATCTAAAAATAGACCAATCATTAAATTTACTTTTGGTGAAAGTGACTTCCATCATTTCTTTAATGGCGATGGTAGTCCTGCTGGTAAAGATGCAGTATCTCAATATTACGCTAAGGCGTATGTTAAAGTTCTTTATGGAGTTATGGAAACACTACTCGTTAATAACTGGGTAGAGCCTCCAAAGAAAGACATGCCGGTCAGGAATGACTATGGAAGTAAAAACTCATCATCAGAAGACATCCCGTTTTAATTGATCACATAAACACTTTCTACCACTATTCTCGAAAGGAATAATGGTAGGGAGTGTTTTAATTCCCCATACCGATACAAGATTCTAAATCTTTATGGCAATATATTATCTATATAGAGTATGTCATCTGTATTAACTAGGAGATCGTATGGAACTTATTGTAAAACGAATCGAGTATGATGGTACACCAGTCATGGCAAGTATGGCGCATCACGGGGAAACTATTGAATGGAATATCGCGCTTTTTGAAAAGATGTCAGTTAAGAATGATATGGATATTTTTCAGGAGATAAATGGCTTCTGGGCATATTCACAACCATCTGTTCAAGATACTATATTTGACACATATAAACGCATTAGGGCATTATTTGATACCGTATGGGACGTAAATGATCTTACTGGTAAACTATATATACTCGTAGGTGAGTTGTTTAGTTTGCAGCCTATTGAGGATATAAATCACTGGCTATGGTTTCATAGTGGCGTCCATCTACCAATAGGGTTACGGGATGCATTTACTGTGTCTTATGAAACACCAGGCACTAGAGAACGCACGTATCTAAAAGATGATTACAAATGGTTAGTGGCTCTATCGGTATCTTTCAGGATAATGATACCAATTTGGGGTGAGTTCATAGCTAGAACTGGAAGAAAAAATACCGTATTTAAAGAATATTATGCTTTTCATTTATTGGCCCATACAAATTTAATCAGATCCGAACCAATGGAGAGGTTAAAGATATATGTAGAGCATTCACTACCTGCAGATAAGAGTAAAACATCTGCTGTTTTTGGAGGAATAAGTACTGAAGATTTTCCAATATGGGTATTAGGTTTAGTAGTTGTAAGAAGACTGTCAATTGGTGATGTACGTGGAATTGATCCAACAACATCATTGGTGACCTTCATTTACAATTACATGGACCAAAGAGTAAAGGGACATGATAAATCCTTTATTGGTCTAATTAAAGATAAGACCATAGTAGGACAAGCTGCAGAGGGTGAAAACAATCTGTCTAAGCTAGAAGGTTATAAAACCAAACAAGAGATAGCTGCTGGCGATATAGCTATTATTGGGTTTTATTTAAAAGATCCATTTACACTAGCCCTTGAAATTTGCCCCACTATTGACTTAAAGTTAGTACAGACGTGTTTAGACGCAGTAGTGGTTTTAGAGGATAAACAACTCTGGAAACCACAACTTATAATTACCCAGTGGGTATTAAAGAGAGTGGTTCCACCAAAAGGATTGTTACATGTAAATAAGAAACAAGTGCTAACGGCAGTAGCTGTTGCTCAAGCAATATTGTGGCATAGAGAATTTTTTGAACTAGCTGCATTACTAACAGCTATTAATCAAGAAACTATAGATGAGTTATCGGTAAGTGGTTCTGATTCACGTGCAAGAATATCTAAAGAGCAAATGGAACAATTGGATTTTCTCTATCCATATTCTAGAAAACCTGTAGGTAAGCAAAGAATAGTAAAGACAATTAATCCTGCTGTCGAGGCAATAGAGTCAGTTGTCGCTATGTTTAGTGAGCATGAGTGGATACTCACTTTACCTAAACATATGTTAGAGAAAGTAGATGGCGGTAGTAGTAGATACAGTACGCCTCACAATGCAAAAATATTACTAGCCAACTTAGTAATAGAAATAGCAAAGCGAGTTTTTAAGTAATTACTGGAGAGTATTATGCAAAACGTAGGTGGATATAGTAGGGGTATTAGGATTCGTAAATTTCTACTGCATGAAACTGGTGGATATAATACCCAATATCGACGTCCATATGACACATGTGTGGATATGAATACGTATAACATTGTGGTTGAAAAACTACAACACACTAGACATTACGAGCCCTCATTAATGGGTGGTTTAGCAAACAAGTTGGTATCGCCCGCAGCTACTCCTGAAAAAGAATTACTTTTACCCAATGGTTGGGTAGAACGACGTATGCGTTTCATGATGGAAATTGAATACAACTACACTACTGGTGGCGGTATGACTGAAGTAGTATTGGGTTATACAGATTACAATGGTGTTGGTATTAGTGGGAGTATTGATCCCAATATGTTATTCTTTGTAAACTCCATTATGGAAGTGCGACACACTCAATCCATCGGTATGATGGGTAATCAGACATTGACTGCTGTAACCGGCAGTTCGCATGTACTTGTTGATAATGCATGGCAGAATGTATATAGTCCAATGCGCGATCAACATATGAGACCAGTAGATATCTACGCGGCGATGTCTAGAGTACAGATGAGGGATATCCCACAGGAGGGTATTGTTGACGCTAGAACTATGGCGAATAACACAGCTGTAAAATCCTTTAGATCAAATGCATCGGCAGCTTCATTTGTATCTAAGATATTTAACGGATATACAAAATCAGTAGTACAAGGACCATTTGGTGATAGTGAGGGCGATATCATAGATCGTGCGAGGGGCTTAACTAGTGAAGATAGTGCTAGTGAAGATCCATTTTTATGTGCAGTTATGCAAATACGTGGGGAAAGTGGTGTGGGTAACACATTCACGTATGGTGATCTTAGGAGAATAGATCCGAATATAGATAATGTCACAATAGCGCAGTTATTAAGTCCTCAAGCATTAGCTACTGTACATAGACCAGGACAGACTTCAGACTGGGGTGGGTCAGACATTATGACCTCTACGGCAAATATTCTTAGTCAAACTATACCTGGTTTACTAATGGATCTAGCTTTAACACGAGTTGTCTTTAAATCTACAAATAGAGATATTAATAGTACAGCACGCACAGTAATATTGGATGCCCAGGGATTTAGTAATGGGGACTTAAGTAGACCATTGGCTGCATTTGTTAGTAGAATTGAAAGTGAGGTATTGAAAGACATTTCATTCAATAATGCAATTGAATTTGCTATTGAGATGAATGTGGATTTATTGGGAGAAACGTGGTTGAGTCTATCTCTAGATGGTAAGGCACCAATAGACTTTGTTACACCAAGTTTCTGTGATGCATTAATGACGCCCGTTATCAGTAATGATAATAATCGAGTTCTGAATCTTGCTGATGATTTTCAGCGACTGTCGGAACACTTGGTTGATAATGTTACTGGTTCAACAATGAAATCTCGAGAGAATGGAGATTTATATCGTAACGGTCAGGTAGGTATGTATATACCTGGTTCACTTTAGAGAGTAGATAAAATGAAACTGTTAGATCTATATACAGCATTGTTAGCAGTGGCTAACTTAACTGTTTCGTCAGATGGATTCGTTTCATCTGAATTTGGTAATAATAGCCAACCAGCAATGATTGACGGTAAGCGTTTAGTCTTACCAACTCCGGAGCACTTGGCTAAACCTAAACCTGATGAACAGATTATCTTTCATCCTCTATCTGAAAATATGCTCAGAAAGGTATCTAATGTATTGGAGAAGTATAGGAGTGCTGTTAATGCTAGGTTACATTTTACAGTAGCTACATTAGCACATGAGTTACTGATAATTGCAACCAGTCCTGAAGAACATTCTAAATTAACTCCAGATCAATTAGAATTTCTTAGCGTGGTTAAAAATGCTGATGATAAAACATTAGATATTTTTAAGAAATTATTGGTAAAGATGTCTGCTGACCAACAGGAGAAAGTATTTGTAAATATCTTCCTCAAGAGAGGTGGTACGGTAGGCGAAACGAAGTATCATAGAGTCAGTATCGTTGACTTTCCATTTTATACTGAACTAAAAAGAGGTGAAGATGTATATGGTGTAAAACTGCGGGTAAAGGATCGAGAAACACTAACTAACCTAATGGAGTATATCTTTCCATCAATAAATACTCCAGAGGCCTATAACTGCGGTACCAACTCAACAGTAGCTCCCTTTATAGATGCACTAATGAAAGCTGTCATTGGTGTCGCATCCCCATTAAATGACATTATTAGTCTTTTTAGTAACATCATTGATGATCCAGAAAAGTTAATGATCAATGACGAATGGGTAGAGGTATTTGATAATCTTGCGGTGATGTTACCTGAGATTAGAATGATACCAATGCAGGCTGGTAATGAAGGTGCTGGTGCTTTAACTACTCCAGTAATAGCACCAACGCCAGTGGTACCAGCACAGCCAGTATTACCAACTCAGTTAATGTATCCACAGCAAATGGGGTATCAAGGGTATCCGCAAATGGCGCCTCAAGATGTTGGTATTAAAAAGGGACCAAATGGATTAGATTTTGCATCTTTAGAGCGAGTTATTCCAGCTCTAGCACATACTGGACATCATCCATTTAATCCAGTTAATGTAATGCAGGAAAGAATTCCGAGTTGGGCTCAACCTCAGTATCCACAGCAACCCCAGTATCCCCAGCAACAATTCCAGCAACCTCAATATCCACAGCAACAAATGAATTATCCACCACCAAGTGGTAGATTCGGTCTTTAATATAAAATAATAAAAATACGGCATATTCACTACATGAGGATTCATACCCTCATGTAGTGAATTATCCGTTAATTCTATTTCCGGACATATACGATTGTCTTATATGGTCTATTGTATTTTCATCTGGCACTAACAATAGATTATACAATAAAGTACTATCGAATGGTGATGTTAAGTTATTCATCCGCATCACTAACCAATGTAGATGTACTGGAATATTAAACTCACTCAGTAAACCAAAAAAGTCCGATTCGTACTTATAGGCAGCTTGTTCACTCACACTAATCTGTGTTGTGTCTTGACTGACTATAAGTGACGGTACAAATGTTTCTAAGACCACTCTAAAAGAATCATCATAATAGATAGAGGGACCTGAGTTTTTCATTAATCTATTTATATTCATGAATATACCTTAGGTTTTTTGATCATAAAATATAGTTAAAGGATTTAAAATGTATGATGAAATCTGCAAGTCAATTGCGTTAGGCATTGTAATTGGTACTGGTAATGAAGACTCACATATAGATACTACTACTATCGATGAGACATTAGTAATTAAATATATTAACCACTATACTGATTTGGCTAAAAAACAAAATCTGTTAGCTTTAGTTGTCGATAGCGCATATATAACAAAAAAGGAACTTAACAGTGCTAGGGAATATTTAGAATCTATTAAAAGAAAACCCATACTCACCAATGAGGAGTTAAAAACTAAAAACACCACTGAACTTATAGGTGCTTATTTAGCTAGACATGGTCAACTAACTGCAGCTGAAAACTGTTTAAAAAAGGCAAGAGATAAACATGAATTAGCGGAACTAACTATGCAGGTTTATGAATTATCATCTGGTTTAAAAATTTAATGATTAATTAGTTTCATAAAGGATTTAAAATGTATGATGAAATCTGCAAGTCAATTGCCTTAGGCATTGTGTCTGCCGATAATAAGGCGTTCACTAGCATTATGTTTGCTACTGGTAATAAGAAATTGAATAAATATATCAGGCACTATAGTAACATGACGACAATACGAAATATGCCATTCTTAATTGAGTCTAATCTTATTATGGCAAAAAAGAAAGTTAAGAAAGCTAAAAAGGCTCTTAAGTCTGCTAAAAAGCTAAGTACGATTAATCAGGAGGAATTGGGGGCTGTAGTTATGTCCCATATTGCTGGTTTTTATACAGAGCTATATAGCCAACTAGCGGAAGCTGAAAACAAATTAAAAAACGCTAAAAATAAGTATCGTTTGGCATTGTTATCAGTTGCGATCAACAACATGATTCTAGAAAAATTTACTAATTAAAAGGATTTAAAAAATGAACACAATTAATCCAAGAGATGTATGTAGTGCAATCGCAAAAGGCTTGGTAGTTTTAGGCGACGCTAATAAACTTTCACTATCCTCTACTGATATATAAAAATTAATACGATATAGTAAAGATAGTAGTCTATCTTTACTATATTTTTTTATTCAAAGAAATTATGGCAATATATTATCTATATGGGTACTGATTAGTACTATTTAATTAATTTCATAAGGAGTAAACGTATGAGTATGAAAAACCCTAATGAACTCCATAGAGAATTATTAGGTGTTGTAAGTTTAAATCCATTTGCAGCGCACGATAGCTCACCTCGTCAGCAAATGGGATCATCACATATTAGTCAGAGTTTAGTGGTGAGCGGGGCTACTGAACGTTTTATTCAAACTGGAATGGAAAGGGAGTATGGTAAATACACATTTTCTATAAAAATACCAGGTGATCCAAATGGTAATAATGGAGTTGAAATAATAAAAATAATTGAACGTTACCCATATAGGGTCGGTAGGGAGACAATTAAGTTTAACCCACAAACAGTAGTGCTATATGAGGATATTAACACTAAAGAAATAGGTATGTTGAGTATACCAAAATACTGCTCCTATCACCAGTATTTTGGTTTTGAGTATAAACCAACTCCATCGTTAGCTGAAGTACGTGTAGGTGCCTTTATGGCTGCTGGCACTATCTTAATGAATTCACCATCGATAACCAGTAATGGTGGTTATAAGTACGGTATAGAGTGTAATGTAGCATATATGTCACATCCATCTGTATCTGAAGATGGCGTAATGATCAGTAGTGACGTCTTAAAGAAATTTAGTTTTAAGACATATGAAAACAGGAGTGTGGAGTGGGGTAGTAAACGATTTCCATTAAATCTGTACGGCGATGCAGATAATTATAAACCATTTCCAGATATTGGAGATAGAATACGTAGTGATGGTATTCTAATGTGTTTACGAAATTATAATAAAGAATTAGCTGTTGTGGAACAAAGTATATCGGATTTAATGGAGCCTGATTTTATTTTTGATAAATTAACATACGCAGGTGGTGCTGGTGGTGTAGTGGTGGACATTAAAATACATCATGATTCTAAAAATACCGCTAGTAAATTAGCCGATACTCCAACCATGGATGATCAGGCTGATAAGTATAATGAAGCTAGATATCGTTTCTATAAGGAGTTAATTGATGAATATCACAGGTTAAAGAAACAACGTGGTGATAATCTTAGATTAACGCCAGAGTTACATAGAATGCTGGTGGAAGCAATGGCAGTTATGGATACCGATCCACAACAAATCATTAAACTTTACCATAATACACCACTGGATGACTATAGGGTGGAGTTTGTAATAGAGTACGAAACTACTCCCACTATAGGTTTTAAAATATCAGATTTTCATGGGGGGAAAGGCGTTATTTGTAAAATAGCAGAACCACATGAAATGCCAGTAGATACCGATGGTAATAGAGCAGATATAGTAATGGATGCTTTATCAACTGTTGGTCGAATGAATATCGGTAGACTCTATGAGCAGTATTTTAACTCAGCGTCTAGGGATGTTGTAAAAGTAATCTGTAAAATACTACACATTGATAAAAACGAGGATGATGTTAGTAGAAAGTTATTGGGATTAGAAAATACGGGTAGTGAGTTATTAGATAGGGCATGGGATTATCTGATGGCTTATTATAAAATCCTATCTCCAAAAATGTATGTGATACTTACAGATGGAGAGTATGTAGATAATCGTACTAAAAAGGAGTATAAGGATAAACGCAGTAGACACCTATCTGAGGTAGTCCGTAATGGTATTTATCTGTATATGCCACCCAGCAACGCCCCAGAACCAAAAGAGGTAGTAGAAGAAATAGAAAGACATTTTAGACCCACATATGGTCCAGTTAGTTATGTGGGAGCTACCGGAGTAAGGGTAACTACTACAGAGTCTACTAGAATCGGTAGTGTCTATATGATCTTGTTGGAAAAAACAGCAGATGATTGGACAGCTGTATCGTCTGGTAAGTTACAACATTTTGGAGTCTTATCACAAGTAACAAATAGTGATAAGTTTTCACAACCCAGTAGGAATCAAGCCATCAGGGCGTTAGGTGAATCTGAAACTAGAATTTATGCTAGTTATTGTGGTTCTGATATAACTGCTGATATTTTAGATCGCAATAATTCATTAATTACTCACAAAATGGTATTGGAGTCAATATTGAATGCTAATATTCCTACTAACATAGATAGAAATGTAGATCGTAATATAAATCCAATAGGTCATAGTAAACCATTGGTATTGGTAAAGCACATGGCATGTACTAGTGGCTGGAGCTTTATTTACAAAAACTATATTCCTAGTTGGTAATACTGGGTATTAGTAATGAAGAGAAATAACATCTCTTCATTACTGTACTTAATATTTTTATAGCAATATATTACCTATATGTAGTTATCTCAACTGGAGAAGGCAATGCGTACAATTTTAGCTAGATCATTATTGTGTTTTAGTACAGAAACACTATTTGACACGCTTACAGGTCCGTTTACTTTACTATTTGATGATGGTATTGAGATAGAAACAAATGCAAGAGAAACACAATACTCATCATTTGCATGGGATTTTCATAGGACATATCCAAGAACTCCATTATTATCAAAACATCATGTTTCTACTATAATTGGAAACGGTAGATTGGGTAGTAATACACACCTATCGCTTTTAGGAGTATGTATGTGGGCAGTTTATGATACATACGTATCTGAGTATAGTAATGAACTTGAATTTAGAGATTCGTTAGCTAGACGTGTATATGAAATTACTAATGAAATCTATAATAAATTAACCGTAGTATGTGAGGGACATACTACATCGCTCGATATAACGGATTTCATTAATGTAATGAACTATCCAAAAATAAAAGAGGCTAATGATACTATTGAGCCAACACAAAGTTCAATAGATAAAACATATAGTATTGTTAGGAATAGTTTACTTAATGATAGTGAGCTAGCCAATAATCCAATTGCTATTGCAATTCGTGGTAATTTAGTTAGTATGGATCAGACTCTACAATGTGTTTCTGCTAGAGGTTTTATTACAGATACAGATAGCGTATTATTTCCGATTCCAATCACTACTGGATATGTATCTGGACTGCGTACCTTCTATAGTTCCTTTATAGAATCCCGATCAGCTGCTAAGAGCTTAATGTTCAGCAAGACCCCTCTTCAACAAGCTGAATATTTTTCTAGACGACTACAGTTAATGTCTCAAGTAGTTCAAAACCTACATATGGGAGATTGTGGTAGTAAAGAATACTTAACATGGCATGTGCGTGATTCACTTTATGAAAACGGAACACTAAAGCGTAAAGGAGATTTATCACAATTAATTGGTAAATACTATTTAGATACAGATGGGGTACTTAAGATAATTAAGAAAACTGACACCCATTTAATTGGACATACAATAAAATTACGTATGGCCATACATTGTCAGCATCCCGATCCTTATGGTGTCTGTAGTACTTGTTTTGGTGAATTATCCTATTCAATACCAGATAGGACAAATCTTGGTCAAATTTGCTGTACATCACTGGCTCAAAAATCTAGTCAAAATGTTTTATCAGTAAAGCATTTAGACTGGAGTTCAGTAGTAGTTGGTATTACGTTAAGTGATAAAGCTGCAAAGTTTTTAAAAGTATCGACAGATAAATCATCTTATCTCCTAACAGAAACTCTGAAACAAAAACAAGTCTTTTTAATAGTAGCTGCAGATGAAGCTAGTAATATTACTGACGTTATGGAAATAGCTAACGTTAACGATTTAAATATTACTAGAATTTCAGAATTATCTGAAATAGGTATTATGGTGAATGGACATATTGAGAGTTTTGTAGTTAGTTTAAATCAACGACTAGCTAGCATGACTACTGATTTATTAGAATATATTAAAGTGAAAGGATGGGTAGTAAATGAACGGGGAAATTATGTAATCGACATGAAGGACTGGAATTTTTCTAAAGAGATTCTTACGTTACCACTGAAACATTTCTCAATGGGAGATCATTCGGCAGACATTGCGAAAATGTTAGAATCATCAGTAGGGAAGTTACAGAAACGTAATAAACTAACGACCGCTAATAGTGCTTTAGTAGAGTTGTTTGATCTTGTTAATGATAAACTAAATGTTAATTTAGCTGTATTGGATGTAGTGTTTTACGCCAGTATGGTCATTAATGATAGTGAAAACAATTATGGTTTACCTAAACCATTTACTAAAAACGAATTAGGAGTAATGAAAGTAACTATGGTAAATCGATCCTTGTCCGCCGCTATGGCATTTGAATCCCACCGCCGTGTTATCACTAGTCCAAACTCTTACTTAATTACTAACAGACCAGACCATCCATTGGATAGGCTGTTAGTATATCACTCATGAGGTTATATTTTACTATTATGAAGTAATTTTCTAATAATAAATAAAATATATTGCCTCATTATTATGAATGATATATAGTGGCCTGCGTCTACATGGCCTACGACGATCGCTAATATTCAATTTAATGAGGTAGTATATGCATGATATAGATATATTTTTAGAATTTAGTTTTAGTCCAGTCGGTATGTTTTTAAGTATGTCGGATTTAGATAAAAAAAGTGGAGTATATCTAATCCGACATAGTAGTAATAAAGTCTATATTGGTCATTCAAATGATCTTAAAAAAAGATTTGAAAAACACAAATGGTTTTTAAGAGTCGGTAGTCACACAAATAGATTACTGCAAGAAGATTATAAAAAAGATCCACATGTGATTTTCTATTTTGCATTGACTATTAATAAAGGACGAGCTTTTGATGCTGAAACCGTATTACTAAATAGGTATTTTGGAGAACCATATGTCTACAATCTATATCCAGCAGAAAAAGCTAATAAAACATTAAGTAATTCTACCAAATCTCTTGCTCGTAGTATGACAATAAAAAACTATTATAAGAATAATCCTACTGCCGGATTAAGAGTTAGTGCCGGTATAAAGAAATACTTAGCTAATAATCCTGAAGCACTGGCAAAACTCATTCAGAGTAGGTTAGATAGGCAAGTGAGGATTATAATAGATGGTGTCGAATATGAGTCGCTATTAGCTTCTACTAGTGCTACAAAAATTCCATCACCTACATTACGGAGAAGATTACGTGATCCAAAGTTTCCTATGTATTACTATAAAAAAGACATGTATGAACGCCAGTGTATAATAAAAAACACTATTTATAATTCGGTGAATGAGTATTCTATTGAGTCCGGACTATCTAAAGAGATAGCACTGAGTAGAATTTTTAATCCTGAGGAACAGTATGACGATTATGTTTGGGTAGACTAAATAGATGTATCACTAGTCCAAACTCTTACTTAATTACTAACAGACCAGACCATCCACTCGATAAATTGTTAGTATATCACCCGTAGTAAAGGTGTAGGTAGAATCTTACAGGCTCTTTAGGACCCCTCTAAGGGTCTGTAATTTGATATTTAAGGAAACATAATGGCAGAACTATTGATTACTACAGCATCTCACTTTTTTAAAATAACAAAAATTACTCCTAGGGCTAGAGAAGCTATAAATAAGTTTGCGAGTACTCTTATTCATTATAATTGGGTAAAAGATCGTGGGAACTATAGTAAAATGCCCGTAAGAGTATTTGCGACATCTACTATGGATCGTAGTGAATATCGTTTTCATATTAACCAATTATCCGAATTCATTTGTTTTATTAAAGGGTTTGGATTAGTAGATGACTTAGTTGGTCATGATTCAATTCCATTTCCAATGCCAGTTCAGGTAGAATTGAAAATGAAACCCGAATGGGTTCTTAGGGACTATCAGATACCAATAGTGGAATATCTTACTTCTGTAGGTCCACCTGTTGCTAAGTTTTTAAACCTACAGACAGGTATGGGTAAGGGGATTTGCGCTTTAAAGGCAATGTCCACAATCAGACATAGAACATTAATTGTAGTAAAACCCATGTATTTAGAAAAATGGGAAATTGAGATTAATGAAAAATACGATATAGATCCAGATGATGTTTTGGTAATACGTGGATCTAGTCAGTTATTGACTTTATTATCAGCAGCTGAAAATGGAGAATTAACTGCTAAGATAATTTTAGTCAGTATGAAGACTCTATCAAATTGGATTAAACTATATGAGAAGTTTCAATATGAAACTACAGCAATAGGATACGCATGCATACCTGAAGACTTTTGTAAGTTATTAGGTGTGGGTATTCTACTTATTGATGAGGCTCATCAGGAGTTTCATGCTGCATTTAAAATCCTATTAAACACTAATGTCTATCGTAGTATTTCACTATCCGCTACTTTAAAGTCTGATGATCCTTTTATATCTAAAATGTATGGAGTAGTATATCCAGTACATCTACAGTATGCTGGTGAGGCTTATAGGAGATATGTATCATCAACAGCTATTTTTTATAGATTTAAAGATCCATTTAAAATAAAGCATTTAGATAGAGTAAGTTCTACTTATAGTCACCATATGTTTGAGCAATCAATACTACGTGATAAAGTAGTAACTAGTAATTACTTCAATTTGATATGGGAAACTTTTAAAGGATCTTATCTACAGTACTATAAACCAAATCAGAAATGCTTAATATTCTGTATTTCAATTGAGATGTGTGAATTAGTAGTAAAGTACTTAAGAGATAAACTCTCTTCACATTCTGGAGGAAAGTATTTTAATCTGAGTATAAACAAATATACTGCCGAGGACGATTTTGATAGTCTGATGACGTCCGATATATCTGTTTCTACATTGGGATCAGCTGGTACTGCAGTGGATATTGCAGGACTCAGTACTGTGATTTTAACGATTGCGGTATCCTCTATTCAGGCAAATCTACAGTCTCTAGGTAGACTGCGTCCATTAAAGGATGGTAGTACACCACGCTTTCTCTATTTCGTGTGCACCGATATACCGAAGCACCTTCAATACCACGAGCAAAAACGGACTCTAATGGAAAATAAAGCACTCTCGTACACCAGTGTGAATATCGGCACGCCACTATAACAGACTATATAGCAGAGATAATACTACCTCTGCTATATTTTTTAGGAATTTAAATGTTTATAGATAATGTCATTCATTGTAAAAAGGCAGGTACTCCAATACTTCCAATTCAAACAGCGCATTTAGTGACTATTGAAGAGTTTAATGGTAACACTATTTCATTGTTTGTGGCTGGAAGTTATGTGGATATTAATAATCTTATCAAGGAGTCAATGAATAGTGATAGTTCCATTATTGGCTGTAGTACGTACTACGGTAGTGACGATGGTATTTATTTAGCAGATAGTATAGAAATTGGTATTAATGAATTTATCACAACTAGCATTAGTATAAATCGAATCACCACACCAGTAATTGGATATTTTCCACCAGACTATGGGTTGAGTAATATTATGCGTCAGTAAAAGTAAAAAAATATCTGTTTCACTACTGTTATGTAGGCAAGTATTTATGTAAAAAAATAACTGTTTACACAGCTCCCTTTTTTCCTTTTTCAATATATTTTTTACTTTTTTTTTCGGTAAAAATATTTTGGAGAGGGGGATTGGGGGTGAGGTCAATAAATAGTGAGGGAGCGAAGCGAACCGATCACTAGGGGGAGATTATACTATGGGATTTTAAAAAGTAAATCTATTATAAGGAAATGTCGAAGCCCCAAGCGAGAGACATTTCCATTATACTATAGGATTTTAAAAGAAGAAATATTTTAATAAAAACCCCAATAGAAAACCCACGAAAAAATCAAGATAAATATAATAAATATAATATTGCAGGTAGATTTTCAAATTAAGAATTTATTTTTTATTTTTTGTAAAATTAAAGTTTAGTTAACTATACAAAATCTAAACAAAAGAGTTTTAAGGTACCATATAGAAGACTAGAGTACTTAACCTATTCTACCCTATCAAATTAAAATTTAAAGCTGTAGAATAGACCTCTATGAGTTTTTAAATTAAAGTTTTTAAAAACAGAGAATCAATTTTAATTTTTAATTTATAAAAGAAAAAATTACGAATTGCATACAAACTAGAAATAGTATAATTTAGGGGTTTTGAGATTTTGCTATCTTAATATAATATGTTACTTAAGTTTTTTTTACTATTTAATATTTTCTTAATTGATACTGGAATATAAGTAATGTCGTCACGTAATAAACAATTAGTAATAAACGTTATAGCTGCAGTATCAAATAACGGCATTATTGGAATTGATAACAAACTACCTTGGAATATACCTGCTGACCTTAAGCGTTTTAAAGAATTAACTATGGGTCACCATATTTTAATGGGACGTAAGACCTACGAATCTATAGGTAGACCATTACCTGGTCGCACTTCAGTTATTATTACCAGCAATGTAGACTATAAAGCTGATGGTTGTTTAATCGCAACTTCTATAGAAGAAGCGCTTGCTATATCTTCTAAAGAATCTGAAGTATTTTTTATTGGAGGCGCTAATATTTATAGTCAGATAATATCAGATGCGGATAATCTTCATATAACTGAAATTCAAGCCAGTTTTATAGGTGATGCATATTTTCCTCAAATAGATCCGTCTATATGGCAAGAAAATGATAGAATTGTAAATAAAATGGCAGGTTATGTAGATTATCATTTTATTACTTATAAGAGAATAAATTCTAAATGATATGTGGATACGATCCCGTATTCAGGGAACATGTTCACTACTCTTAAGCGTAAATTAGAGTAGTGAATATTGTGGTTAAAATATATTGATGAGATTATTTTTCATGATACGACTAGTGTTGCAAAATAAAATTTTAATAGTTCTAGATAACATATATAAAGAGAATGCATTAGGCACTACTGAAATAATGGTTAGGACAAATGCTAATAATGTATCTTTTGATACTTTTACAGATGCTCTTTGGGATCTGGCTGCACATGGCCTAATCTGTGGTTGTAGATGTATGAAAGCTGGAATTATAAAAGACAAGTGGTGGGGTTTAGTTATACATCAACCAATATATGCCGATATCACGCTCATGGATCCAAAAACACACTCACAATTACCCAGTGCTTTAGAAAGTCATATTAAATTAGAAGTTTCTACTAATTTAGAGAGTTGTATTGAATAGGAAATAAGATGAATCCGTATACTGTAGTGGGCGTAGATAAAAATGCTAGTAATGAGGATATTAAAAAAGCGTATAAACGACTAGCTAATCAACATCACCCAGATAGGGAGGGTGGTGATAATGATGAATTTGTAAAACTACAAACAGCATACGGAATACTTAGTAATCCAGATAGAAAAAGTCGTTATGATGCTACTGGGGAAATTGATTCTGGTGTAGATAATGGTATCGCTAAAATATTAGGTCAATTAGCGGGGATGTTTATTAGTATAATGGATTCAGATAGTATTAATTTAGACATTACTAATCCATTAGATATAATGAAAGAAAAAATTAATGAAAGTATTGTTGGCAATACAATAGAAATAGCTAGATTACGAGCTAAAATAAAGAAAAGAAATAAAACAATAAAGAGATTGTTAAAAAGAGATAGTCTTAAAAAGAGTGAAAATCTACTAGCTGAAGTATTAATTAATGATACTAATAAAATGGTAGAAACTATTAGTAGATATGAAAATGGTATAGTGGATTTAAAACTAATGTTAGAATTTTTAGAAGACTATGACTATACATGTGATGTAGCTCCTGTAGAGCCACCTGTAGTTTATTTTAGATACCAAACAACTACAACTACTAATACTAGTATTTAAAGGAACTACTTAGTGATTTTGAACTTAAATAAAAATACACATAGTGTATATAGCGCGATAAGTGTTCTAGATGACACTAAGTGTACTAGACATCATCACGAGGATGCTGCGGTAACATTATGGATGTCAATAGATGGACACACTACAAAAGTAAGTTTTTGTAGAACATGTTATATTGATTTTTTAGAGGGTGAAAATGTTTTAATTGAAGTAATATAGTTAAGACTATAGAGACACTAGCACTATGGTGCTAGTGTCTCTATATGTCGTATTCAAAATAATTTTGGCAATATATTACTTATATGGAATTACTTTAAATTAATCTTTATAAAGGAAGTAAAGTGAAAAAGAAAATATTATATCATAAAAGTTGTTTTGATGGTATTTGCGCTGCTATGGCTGCATGGAAAGTATATGGTACTACTGATACCGAATATATAGCTGTGCAATATGGTGAAATAAAAACTATCGAGGATTTAGAGAAGTTAGGCGATTTAAATCTACATGTTTATATTTTAGATTTTTCATTTGAAATGGAGATTTTAAATGAAATTAAAAATAGATCAGTACATGTAGTGTGGTTAGATCATCACGAGAGTTCTTTTAAAAAGTGGTTGGGTAAGGAATATGATACCTCTAAACCACACTTCTTCTCAGACGATAAACTCAGCGTGTGTTTAGATAATGATAGATCGGGTGCTTTGATTGCATGGGAGTTTTTTAATCCCGAAACAACAATACCGGATTTTATTAAGTTTGCTGATGATGGTGACCGATGGAAGTTTCTATATAAAGATACTAAGGCCTTTACAAAAGCTGTATGGTCTGAATATCCATGGAATTTTGAAAAACTAAATGAATGGTTTTTTGAAAACCCAGAAGTATTTTATCCTAAGTTTATTGCCGATGGAGGTATTCTGTTAAAAGCCCACTACGCTAATGTGGAATCAGTAATCAGAGGTGGATCTAGGCGTTGTGAGATTATGTCTCCAGGTCTCCAGAAGGCCTATGGTACAGACACACTCTACTGTTTAGCGGTTAACTGTCCACCACACCTACAGTCTGATGTAGGCCATCGCCTAGCTCTAGAAACCGGTACATTCGCATTGCTGTGGTATTTAGATAAGTATAATTTGTGTAAATGTAGCTTACGCTCTACTCCTGAGTTTGATACTACTGAATTAGCTGAAAACTTTGGTGGTGGTGGACATAAGACAGCAACGGGATTTACGATCGATATTCAGACATTACTGAAATGGATTAAGTAACTATTTAGATTTTTAATAAAGGAAGTAAGAAATGATTAAAGATGAACAAGTAATGAAATTGATTGAGTGTTTAAATAGTTTAGTTGCATTACCAAAAGAGTTAGTCGAGAAATATACTTTCCCTACTGACGTTACTAAAATATCTACCAACCCAGCACATAACTGGTTATCTGTACAGCCAGATAATAATGGAGATGATGAATTCACTACCCTCTATGATGAAATTATCTCACTTGCAGATAGTGTATTAATTACATCTGAAGGTACTCCCGCGTATCTAACTCACGATGTTTTAGTTAAAGCTGGCTATAGGGTAGTACGTGGTGAGTATGATAGCTTCGGGTGGCTTTCTGGAGTAATTATTACGCCTGTTGGTAAAATCGTTTATGGATAAATCTTAATATCACGTCATATACCCCACACCTATTCTCTATATGAGTTTAGGTGTGGGGTATATGATTTACTTACTATTACCTGTAAGCTCGTCTAAGATGCCACTTTGATCTGAAATTCCTTTTTCTTGCATTTTTGATGCAATCTCTAAAATATGTATTACAATATCTCTTGGATATTCTAGGAATTCAGTTAAAGATAGATTAAAGTACTTACCTACCTGTAAAGTGGCAAACTGATCAATTCTCTCGTAAATGGTACTACCAGCATCAGTATTTTCAGCTGGATGTAGCGCTATAATAGAAAGCGGCCTACTAGCTTCTACTAAATCATGATTACATATTCCATATATGAAATCATACTTATCCATTAGTAATAGTTGTGTATCTGTAGAGCACAGTATAGGAACTTTATTTAAAAGATCCTCTATAGCGGCACTACATTCTACTGTTTCACCAAAACTAGGATGCACTACATGAGCTTCAGGATTATCTAATTCCGAGCTTGAATTAGATATACTGTTGTGGTTACTTGGATAAAAAAAACTGACATCACATCCAATGGTAGTAGATGTGGAAATCTAGGCAAATCAGATTTTTCAGCATCTTCAGTTACTGGAATAGCAATTACCGCTATAGTAGCATCTTCAATAAATTCTTTAATACCTTTAAAGAAAGCAGTACGAATTTCATTACTACTACTAAGAGCATCAAATGTCTGATCTAGGGTATCGACATCATCAATTACGCCATCCGCTACTTCTAGTGATTCTACAAAGTGTGCAAATTGTCGTAAGTTTGTAGCTTTACCTTGATCCATAATGTAGCTATCTCTAACTCCATCATTTGCCGACATATTGAAGGCTTTATCCACCATAGCCACAATGTTATTTACCCATTTTTGACCAGACGTAATATACTGATCTATATTAGGTACACGTAGTGTGATAGAGATAGAGTCATTTAACTTTACTACCCTACCTTTACCTCTTGTAAATTCACTCTTATAGCGATCCAGTGTTTCAGCAGTCATGCTGTTACCATGTCTCTGCGCCATATGTGAAATTTGCCATGGAGTTAAAGATAAATTATCTACCCACAGCAATCTACCTACATTTACTTTTTCTTTAATGATTTTAGTTTGTTCAGTACTCTGATCCATAACAGCTCTAGCATATGGAAAACCATTTGGCCAGATGGCACAAGCTAAACCCCAGATTAGTAGAGGTACGTCTAATTGACTAATTCTGCTACGAATATCTTCAGATACATCAGCTTTTAAACTAGTATCATAAACATGGCTCAAAGCAAAGTCAATTAACCATCCAGCAAAGAAAACTGAATTGTTAGAAAAAGCTAGACCATATGTAGCTCTACCCAATTCAATTTTTTCTTCAGATAGTCTACGATTTAACTCCAACATAGCAGACTCTGTAGGGGCCTTTAGAGTGATCCAAAAACCAGAGTGCCAGAGTGGTACCATCACCACACTACCGAGGCCTGTAAGAGCCCGCACACGCAATACAGCTCTTTCACCAGTTAGTTTAGTACCCATACCATCGTTAAACTTTAAACCACCAGCAGTCAACTTACCCTTTTCTGACTGTACTGATTGCTTAAACATAGAGTCAGCGCGTTCTACAGTATCGTCAAACCACTCACCAAATGGACGTGTGTATTTAGCAGCTTTAATACGCTCAATCCATTCAGATCCATTAGGGGTTTCCTTAATATCAATATTAGGCATACCTTCTAATAGAGTGTTGATATTAGCTTGAGTATCTGATGGTAACGATAAGGCAATACCGTCAGCATCTTTGGGATCATCTAATGGAGCAAATACTTCAGACTCTTGAATTACATTTTTTGCTGGTGTTCTATTAATAACTACTCTTGGTTTTTCTGTACCATTATCACTAGATAATTCTTTATCACTGGACTCCGGCACTACAATTTCATCTAAAACACCAGTATTGCTATTATCAGGAATACTATCTACTACTAAATCTTCTTCAGCAGTGGGCAATGTGATCTCATCTAATGCGCCAGTATTTTCCAATACATTATCTAATGCTTCTTCATTAGGTAGAATACTTTTTTCAATATTAGCCATTACTTAGTTACCTCATCAATATTGGGTAATGATTTTTCACTTATTCGATTGGTCACAATATCAATATCCTGATCTATATCGGATAATTCTGGATGTAGCTCCATAAATGAATTCTTTAGTTTTTCAAAATCTAGTGGTTCCGATTGACGTGCTGTAAGAACCTCACCTTCAATAGGAGTCATAGCTTCACCAGTTTCTCCAGTCCTAATATTAATAATTTCAACATCACTAATTACATTAGGATCAGTTAAACCTTCTTTAGCTTTTTGTGCCTTTAATAGAAGTTGCTCTGCTTCGTTAAATTGACCTACTAAATCATATGCAGTAGGCATAACAACAGCATCGTGCCTTTCCATAAATAGATTATACATTTCAAAAATAGAAATAGTCTTCATTAATTGATCTGGATCACGCGTACCACCAGTTCTATTCCTATGTAAAGCACTAATTTCAGATAGCTCAGTACTCATATTCTGAAGATCTCTAGCTAGAATATTGAGATTAGTTATCATTAGTTCTTTATCCACAACAGCACTAGTTAAGATTGGGTCTTTAGCAAACTCACTTAATGCGGAGTGACTACCCAGTAATTGACACATACTGCTATACATTGAATTCAGTTCATCCCAACATGCATTATCTTTTAAATGATTTTTTGTATTAGCAAATTTATTTACTGCTGGCATTGGGTGTTTCTTAAAAGTAATATTTTCACTATTCGTACCTTTCTTTAAGTTCTTTTCTTCTTGATCTCTAGCTAGTCGTGCAGCGGATTTCATAGTCATGATTTACTATCCTATTAAAAATAAAAATACTATCTTACCCAAATTATTTGAAACATTAGTGTAGTCTAAAATATTAGCCTACTAACTACACAATTATATATCCTAGTATTTTTTTAGTTTATTTTAGAGGTTTATATGTTTACTGAATTAAAAGTTTTTCTTAATGAAGCCGCGCCACATTTAGTAGATCTATTAGCAGAAGCCCTCATTACATTTGAAAAACTAGATTTACCGAATTACCAGGATAGCTATATAGATGCTTTAATGTTATTAGACATAACGACACCCACTATGGTTATGGATGAAGTTATGAAGATAACAACCGATTATCAGATCTTTTTACTTAATGCACACGGCATTAAATTAGTGGATCATACTGATATTCATACTAGAACTATGTTTTTGAATGCGGTAGTTGATATCGGAACATATTCAGATACCACCACACTACTAAATACAATTTCTTTGCCAATAAGCACTAATGAAGTTTTTGCAGAGTTGGTTTCATTAGTGATGCATAAGAATGCAGATGAACTACTACTGGAGATAGATAAAGTAAGTACTGCATTTATTTATGTACTAAAAGAACACTGTGAAGAAAAACCAGAGATACTTAGTACAGTAGATAAAGAACAAAAGCAGAAATATATAGATTCATTTGTTATGTTTACAGATTTAATTGGAAATACAGAATTATTAACTACCGTATTATTGACCAATGGTTTAGATGTAGGGTATCCATTAAACACGTACCTATCAATCATTGGTAAAGACTTAGAAGAAATGCCAGCTAAAAAGGCAGCTACTGAATTAATAGCCGCAGCGTTAATTAGTAGCGATGGAAATGAAAGTCCAGTGGCTATAATTCAAGATCAATTAGATATATATTTTTCTTCTATAGATCAAATTACAAAAGTTAGTGTAGAAGTAACTAATCTATTGTTAAAAATGCAGAGGAATTAAAATGTTAAAAAGAGAGTTCTTTTTACAAGCAATGAAATCCGAATTATATAAAAGAAAGGCTTGGGTTTTATCGGTATTTGCGTTAGTACAAGAAGTACCTGGAGCTTGGTCAAAAGATAGTTATCCGTATAGATTAATTCAAACACCGACTAGTTACTTCTTTGTAAATCCAGATGACGTTAGTGAATTATTACCGATCGACGATGCGGTAGCTGGACAACCACTATTTGCTATTGGTGAAGAATTAAATTTAAAAGCAAATGAATTAGTTAATCTAACTTCAGATATTACCACTACATATGGTAGGGTATTATTTAACTATATAGTACTAATTAATTGTTTTGGTAAAAAAATATCTTTTCTCAATACTAAAGTTAGTCCAGATTTAGTAGAAAGTTTAATTTTAGAGAAATTAAAAAATACACCAATTAACGTTGAAGATCGTATTGAGTCAGAAATATATGTTGATGAGTATCTAAATTTTTGTGATTCTGTTTTTTACCTTACTGGCTTTACTCAATTATGTGTACCTGGAGCTACACCAAAGTCAATAGTAGCTGCTCCAGGAATAGCTGAATTAAAAGCAACTCTATTTGAGAAATATAAAGATAGACTACATGACCCAGCTATAGTGGCATTAATAGATGCCGAGTTAGTAGCTTTTGATAAAGCATATCTTAAAGGTGATCTAAGTGAAGGTTTTTTACTTGAAAACGACACCATTGCTATTCATCGTAAAAAACTATTTGGAATGTTAGGTGCTGAAGTTGGATTAGAAGAAAAGATAAATGTAGATCTGATACAAAATTCATTATCAGAAGGTTGGGATATTAATGCATTCCCAGCTATGAATAATTCACTTCGTGCCGGTAGTTTTAATAGAGGTGCAGAAACTATTAAAGGTGGTGAGGCATTTAAATGGCTACAAAGAACATCATCTAATATCAATGTAACTATTGATGATTGTGGTAGTAAATTAGGAAACCCAATTACAGTAACTAATGAGAATTTAGATTGGTTAGTTGGATATAGTGTAGTTACTAAAGGTGGTAGTATTAGAGTTAATACTACTGATGATGCTAAACAATATATTGGTAAAACAGTTTTAGTACGTAGCCCAATGTACTGTAAGGCAGATAAGACAGATTTTTGTCATACGTGTATAGGTACTAATCTTTCTAATAACCCAACTAGTGTGTCTGTAGCTATTACAAACTTTGGTTCTGTCATGATGTACATTAACATGAAAGCAGGGCATTCTAAAGGGCTAAACTTAGCTAAAATGAATTATAAAGAGAGTATTTTCTAAAATAAAGTATTTTTTTTATTACTATGCATTATATTTTGAACAAACATACAAAGGAATAGAAAATGAATAAACAAGCTGAATCGGTAGAAAATACATCAGCCGCCGTAGTGCCTGAAGCGATTACAGAAATTCTATCTGTAACCCCAGACACTACTGGAACTGAAGATGTTATTTCTAATGTAATAGAAGTAGTAGAGGAAGAGGTACCTGTGGTAGAGGTAGTTTCAGAGCCCGCAGTAAAGGCTGAGGTAGTTCCGACCCCTATCCCACCGGCAGTAGAAAAAGAAAATATTAGTTTACTAGGTAAAATTGCACAGCAAAATCTATTAGACTATATTACTAATATGGCGCCTCGTAAACCAGTTACTGTTGAAGAAGGTACGCGTCACCAAGTACAGCTTTATAGAACACTTACGAACATAATTAATAATCTAGATGATGATTTTAATTATGTGTTTGCTAATACTCTACAACTATTTCACGAACACAAAGATGGTGTATTTCACGAGTGTCGTGTATTTCGTCATTTTGAATCAATTCCTCTTTCTAAAGATGAACGCGCGTCATTCCAGCGTATTTTAAATTTACTAAAATTAACTGCTGATCCTAAAGGTCGTCAGTTAGCAGTAAAACAAGCGAGTATAGCTAATACACTAAAGTTTGTTTCAGAAAAAGGAATTCAAAAAGTAACGGCTTTTTATAGTCGTTAAGTAGTCTTCCATAAATAGAATTAATTTACGTAATAGTCAATAACACTATCTGGTGTTATTGACTATTATGCCGTACTCAAAATAATTATGGCAATATATTACCTATATGTACCACCTAAAGGACAAATAATGAAACTAGATAATTTACCACTCAATGGAATGATTTACGCATTAGCATCTGAACACGTACCTGATGACGATCGTGTTGTAGTGTTACACTACTATAGCGATAATGGAAATACTGTTATCCAAAAAGCATGTTATTCCAATGAGCTGGAATCTTGGCATGTAATTAATGACAATGGAAATAATGATGCTATTTATAACTTAAGTATTCCTATTGATATCGATTTAGATAATGCTTATTGGACTGAAATGATTCTAGAAACCAGTATATCTTCATACGAAGACGATAATGATGATTAGTACAATTAGCTCTATTTTGGTAAAGTTTAGAGACGCTGGTTGTGTTCGTTTAAATAACGTAACAATAGGAGAACTTCCAGAATGCAGAAAATGTGATATATATGACGATGGAAAATGTACTGCGTTTATACAAATACAGGCCACCCAAGCACCATCGGCTACTGAAGTAGTCTTTAGTAATAGTGTAAAGGATGAGGCACAGCGTTTAAATATCAGCATCAAAGAAGTGCGACGACGCAGAAATAAATTTAGCTGAAGTATTAAACATTTTAGTTAAAGAGGTAGTGTGATGTATAACGACGATGACGTAGAAAAGTTATTGTGTGAAATACATCCCATTATAAAGAATCCATTAACTATAAGGGATATTAAGAGGCCCGTTCCTAAGGTATTAATGAATAAGGTACGGAAACTTGACAAAACTCTTAAGGATAATTCAATATCGGAATCACTTATTTGGATGCATGCTTGGTTAACACGTATGGTAGATTGATAAATACCCACACTAGGATGAATATCTCCTAGTGTGAGTATTTATGTGGTATAGACAGTGATGACAGTCACTTGTTATTTTAATAGCTGTAACCTTACATAAAGGATTAAAAATGGAACTATCTGTAGTAATGAGGAAACGATTAGAAAGAAAAGGTATATATAGTAGCCTACTGGCATTAAGAGCATTACCAAAAACTACAGTAGTGGCAGGAGATTCTTCTGATAAGTTAAATAGGATTTTTGTTACTCATGAGTTTAGATATGTGCCAGATTTTGTATTTACTTGGTGCGATACGAAACTTCATTATAGAGTTTATATTCACACTGCTAACAGGAATAGTGAAGAGAAAGTTGCAGGGTCATACGCTATCTGTACTGTAGGCTCCAAATTAACAGCTATGGGGTTTTGTGTACTATACCAGTTTCTTCACAAACATAGGGCAGGAAATCGAGAAGATAGTGTATTGTAAAACATTCGTATAACATCATAATCACCACACTAGGAAGAATATCTCCTAGTGTGGTGATTATTTTTTATTTATTAACTATCATTACTGATAGAGATCTTTTTGGTGTTCATTATAACAACTTAACAAATCATGCATGGTTGGTAGTTTATATAAATCATTAGCGATCTCAACCGCATTCGTGAGTCCACCAGATAGATTCAGCCCCTGTTGTCTTCTGATTGATTCTGGCACGCCTTCTATACGGATTAATTCTTTATGTGTAGTTTCCCTACTGACATTAAAGACACATTCACCGGATGGATACGCTGCCGTAGCGTCAAGGTCCCCAACCATCGCCCGAATGTTCGATCTCATATTAGGATCTTCTTCAATCACTCGTAGGCCAGAATCACTAACTAAATTAGCCTCTAGAGTCACGATCCACCCTACTCCACTAGTAACTAGGCTATCATCCTTAGTGACCATTTCGTCACTAGTAGTTCCATAGACGTATCCATTATCTAAACAAAAATAATGCATGTCGTCAGCTAATCGTTTTGGTTGTGAGTTAAAATGATGAAAATCAGAACATCCAGAAAACATAGGTAATGTTAGCGATATATCATTTGTAGATTCATCTAATAATTCCATAGATATACAGTCAAATACGTTATAGATTACATACTCTAATGGATATTTACTCTGCATAAACTGATGCCATTCAGCTTTTACATATTTTTCAGCCTCATCAAAGTTTAATTTTCTAATACCTAAATGCTTATCTAAGATTGCGTTTAAACTATATGATTGTTCTTTACCACCTTGAGTCCTAATCTGATAATATAGACACATCGCATCTATAAAGTAAAAACTACTAGGTGCATATACGGTATGCCATTGTTCGTAATAATTTTTAGACATTTCTTTACCACTAGCAGTTACCTTGACAGCACTACCATTATGGTAACTAAAGTGTCTATATTCTTTCGGTACTATTGGATCAGAAAATACATTTTTAGGATCTATTCCTGCTTTTTCTAATGCATTTATTACTTTTGGAATATCAAAGTCCATATTCCATATAGCAATAATATCTGGTTTCCATTCATGTGCTTTCTTAAAAATCTCAGTTACAATATTTACTTCTGTGGGTACTATTAAAACTTCCCAATTTATTTTACGCTTCTCTACGTGTTCACCTAAGTATTTTTTTAGTAGTATGTTTAATCTATTAATTACATCACTATGTCCAGCCACAAAGGATTCTTTAATTACGGTAATCACTTTAGATTTAAATGATAGAGTGGCCATCACTATTTCTTCAGTGTCATTTACCATGTCTGTTTCTGTATCAAAAATAGCTACATTATAGAATGTATTTATATCTGGATATTTTGTTTGATACGCTTTTTTTACTACAGCAGTGGATAATATGTCAGCGCCGTAAATATATGGATTACGACAGAGTTTTCTTAAACTATTATGTGCTGGAGGCCCACCTAACACATTAGCAATACTATATATTAAATTACCTTGAGTGGATTGATATTCTATTACGTTTTCTAACTTTGTATATTCTTTCTTTTGTAAATGAGTACGTTGTGCTTTTTTAGTAATCCAAAACTTTCTTTTAAAGTTCTTTATTAATCTAACATTTGGCACTACTTCACCATCTACAGTATGAATTTGTTCTTTTACTACGTGTAAATCATCGCCATTACTAGTGGGTTTACAATATACGACAAAACGACATTCAATACTTTTCACCTCTTTATCCATTTTATTACCCCTTTATTAGTGTTTCAAATGATGAAGACCTTTAATAAAAAAACACCACAAATTACTATGTTCGATACACTTACAAATGAATCATTTGATGCTTTTATCAAACTACTAAATGAGTTTGATTTTAATTATTTTATCACGAGCGATAGGAGAGACTATGCTAAAGGTAAGGCACAAGAATTAAAAATAGATTCTATTTGTAAAAATCACGCCTTTAATGCTATATATGAAATATGGCTAGAATGTGAATATAAAAAGATTACAAAAACTAAAAGAGATATATTACTAACATCAATAAAAAAAGAGATATTATAAATATAGATTCTAGATTATTATAATCACATATTACCTGATTGCAGTGACTAATGGAATTGTTCTGTTAGTTCTTTTAGGAGAGTCGTCATGAACGTAATAAAATCAGTAGGATTAGTAAGCCCAGCACCTGGTAGTTTAAGTCAGGTTGAGAGCGAGTACGTGACTTCTATAGGGCTGCAGCTGTCACGAGAATTACATACTGTTCTTGGGGAGATAAGAAGTGGAGGTATGGCAAGATACAACTACGGGCTCACAGCCAAGCCAGGCGTTGTAAAGGAGGTTGTGAGGATAGATTTCTCAACTCCCACTATGGTTTCAATTACGGTAGGAGAGATGAACAGTTCCCTGCTGGAATCAGTGAGTCCAGACACTGAGACAAGTGGAGCACTGGCAGTGTTTTTGAGACACTGCCTAGACAATACTGACATCGGTTCAGGTGAGATGACGGTGATTCAGTGCATGACACGGGTAGTTGCACTACTACCAGGTGCAGTTCTTAATGAGTGCACGCGCGGTGGCGATATGTCGCACCACAAAGAGTACAGCGTTATGTCGTCACTAGTTGTAGACGATATGGTCCTGTCCGTTGCATTAGCAGTGACGACGGAGGAATGGTCGTGAGTCTAGAAAATGTACCAACGCTACTAATAGCAGTTGAGACGCTCTGGAAGATTGCGAACAACTATGAAGTGCCGCAATCTACTAAGGTTTTTGTTGATGCCATAGACTGGCTTCAGCAAAAGGAATACATTGTTATAAGTAAGATACCAAGTGCAGTAGCCACTGAGGAAGGCTACCGTAAAAAGGTAGATACGAAGTACATGCTGACGGACGGAGGGGCACTATTGTTAGAACGCTTCTCTAATATTAACCTTCCAAAAAAGGAGGTAGTATATGCATGGTCGTAGGATGACTATTACCCTTGCTATTATCCTGCTGGTGGTAACGGCTTGGACAGTGTCGGCAGAACTGGCTGGTGTCGATAAAGCACCAGCTCCTACCGATGAGATTGGTAGTAAGGAGCTACATAGGGAAGCATATTTAAAGTGTTTCCCTATGAACGAGCGAGAGACAGCACACATTATCATGACGAATGAAGGTGGCTATGTGTGCTCATTGACAAGGTACGTAAACGGGAGTTATAAGGTGGTTAGACCCCGTTATGAACTAACCAGTCTTTAACCAGTCTTTAGTATATTTTAAAGTATGAGACCGTAGTTTGGTTTTGTACTTTTTTTTGCTTGTTTACGGTACTGTCCATTAATATTATGGGTTAAAATATTTTTAATAAAGGATAACTTAAATGCGTCAGACCTTGGTCACCCATGATTCGCCAGTAAATGAATCAATTATGTTTCAAATCGCATCTGCTTTCTTTAAAGAGCTTGTCCTTAATTTTGACGCTTTAAAGAAAGTAGATAATAAATTAGTTTCCGATAATGATATTGTCACCACAATATCTAAAGTAATAAAGCATCATACTGGTCTAAACATTACTCTCAATATAGGTAATGCTGATCCACAAGTAACTGTACCTATGGTAAATAAAAATAATATCTTAGTTAACTCATATATCAGAAACTATCTGAATAGTTCAGATGGTCTTAAAATGATTAGTGAATCAAAGAGTGCTGCTAAAGGTAGTGTAGATCTAAAATCAGGTATGGTGACTGGTATTTTTACTGAAGTACACTCTACCATTGATCTCCCAATTACAATGTTTACTACCAATCAGTTTACAGCTGAAGAAGTAGCTGCAGTAACTTTACATGAAATAGGTCATTTATTCGTTTATTATGAATTTATGTCTAGATCAGTTAGTACAAATCAAATGTTAGCTGGATTATCTAAAGCACTAGATAACTCTGGTACTGTAGAAGAAAGAGAAGTAATTTTAATTACTGCTAAGAAGGCTATGGATCTTAAATCATTAGATACTAAAGCACTAGCTAAAAGTAGTAATAAGAAAGTAATTGAAATGGTGGTCATTACTAATATCAGTAAAGAAACTAAATCTGAATTAGGTAGTGACATCTATGACTTTAGTACGTGGGAATATCTAGCTGATCAATACGCTGCTCGTCAGGGTGCAGGTAGACCACTAGCTTTAGCATTAGGTAAGTATTATAAAGGTCATATGTCCTTCCGTAGTACTACTGGATACTTAGCTATGGAATGTGTTAAGGTATTATTAATTATAAGTCCATTAGCAATAGCTGGACTCACCGGCACTATTATTGGATTACCGATGCTACTTGGTATTTTATTAATTGTTGGTGATTCTGATTCGCCTACTTATGATAGACCAGGTGAAAGATTAAAACGTATTCGTGATCAGGTTGTTGAAAACTTAAAAAATAAAAAATTAAGTAAAGACGACATTATTAGGTTAGAAGAGGATCTAGAAGCTGTAGATAAACTACTAGCAGAAGCTAACGATCGGAGACAGTTCTTTGGTGCATTACAAGATCTATTATTCCCATCATCACGAAAAGCACGTAGTCAAGAAGCATTGCAAAAAGAACTAGAAGACTTAGCAGTTAATGAATTATTTGTTAAAGCAGCTATGCTAAGTAAAGCAGCATAATCTTTACATATCGTTATAATAGGAAAATACAATGAGCCCAATATATACACCTTTTATTCAAAAAGCTAATTTAGTAATTACTGATCCATTAAATAGATTAGCTATTATGACATCAGCACTAGCTTTAGCTTTATCAAATATACAGCACTTACCAACTACTCAAGTAGAAGATCCTAGTAATTACTTTAAAATAAATGTAGTACCAGGTCTTAATGCTATCGTTTCTGAATGGAATGAGAGCATGGTGCTAGATCCCAAAGCAGTAATTGATCAAGCACGTACTTTTTGGTTAGTTCGTTATACTGCTGCATTTCCACTTAGTCGCTTAATGTATGCTGCTAAAGGTGACTTCTTCTCTACTGTATTTGGTGTCTATGGTGTGGTTTCACCAGCACTACAAGAATTTTTAGACGGTAGTTGTAAATTGGCCATTCTGACGCTAGCTAATGAAGCTGTAGCTATTTTACATCAATCTAGTAATACCATAAAACAACCATATGGTAGTTTATAAACAAATTAAGTGAGATTTTATTATGCCTTTAATTACCGCCTCTGATGTGGAAGTAGAAGATGTTGTAGATATTTTTAACCCCACACTAGATGGTGGTGATGATTTTGATAGAATGAAGCCATATGGTGATTACGACTATTTAGATATCTCAGAGAATATAGCCAACATTACTGCTATGGAGAATAAAATAAGTGATGCACTATACCTCTATGATGATATTATAAAATCAAAAGGTATGAATCAGTCATTTGCCATAGAAGCAATGAAAGTAATACCAGATTTTGGTGGAGTACCAATTAAATACTATACTGAATCCACTACATTAACTAGATATAAATTAGCTATAGAAGAACTCAGTGCTGGTATTTGGGCTATGATAGCCGCTGCTGCATTAGCCATAGCGGCTATGTTAGGTAAGTTTATTTCGTGGTTATTTGGAGATAGTGATAGTTCTAGTAGTAATAGTGGTGGTAAAAAACGTACAGTTACACCAGAAGAATTAACAGAAGTTGGTGAGGCTGTAGCCGATAGTGCTGAGGCTCTTGATGATTTAAATAGAGGTGGTTTTGAACTTGCAGCACAACTTGCAGCACAAATGACAGCTCCTACTGTTTGGGAATCTGTTAATAAACCAACTAAACATGTTAGTTTTAATGATATTATTAGTGAGTATATTAAATCAGATAAAGGTAAAAGTAGCGATTTAGCTAATTTTTTTATTAATCAAAATAACTTTATATTTGCTATCTTTACTGAAGAAAGTGAAATCTCTACATACATTGACCACATCAGTAGAGCTAACGCAACAGTGGAAAAATACCTAGAAATTTATAAAAAATCAAACACAGGCATGCATGATGAGATTAAATACATCAAGAATTACAAAGATGATAGAATTAGTGAGGCTGAAACTAATACTCATAATGCTAAAATAGATAGAGATATTGTAGATATTAATAAATTATTTGGCGACCTACATGAAGATAAAACTACTAGTGAAAGTTTATTAACTACTATAAAAGCAGTTATTAGTAATAGTACCAATTCGGGAAAATTTGCTAATAAAACACTTACTGATATTTATAAAAAATACAGTATATCTAGAATATACAAAGTAACATCAAGTGCTCTTCAATCAACGTACTATCATAAAGAAAAGTTATCCGAAGTTAAAAAATCATTAAAAGATGCAGCTAACGCTCTTCATGACTTAGCAAATATTAGTGTAAATGCTAAGAATGGAGACATACTTAAGAGATATGTTGAGTTGATTAAACTTAGGCAGAAATTACATGAAGAGATAGTAGTTGCGATTACTAATGAATACAGCATTGTTAAGGCCATTGCAACTACTCTAAACGTATTTGGTAAACAGCTAATGGAAAAGACACTACCTGCCGCATTGTTGGTCGTTGAAAGAAGAGTGGGTAGTGATATGAATCTGGAAGTAAATAAAGACGTTAAAGAAAAATATCAGTACATTAAATCTTTATTAAAGAATTATAAGCAATAGCAGCATAAATCCCACTACCTTAATATATCTAAGGTAGTGGGATTTATGACGCTAACTTAACTAGGTGTGTTATATAAGATAAATAGGACGTTTACTTGTTCATTTATAACTAAACTATTATCAGGCATTGCTACCAGACGTTTCTTAATACTGCAGTTTTTACCAGTATCCAATATAGTTACAACTGAGTAGTTATTGTTACCACCAAGACCTTTCACTTGAATAGATATAACATCATTACCAAATGCACCACGTAAAGATGTAGTTATACTATCTATTGAGAAGGTAGTCTTAGTGAGTTCATTACCAATTGTAGATATAGTGGCATTTGTTAATTGACTACGTAATGCTACATTATCATATACTACCTTTGATACATATAGATTTACATCAAAGGTTTGGCTGGCGTCTATATTTACAGTAATGTTATTATCCACAACAGCACGTATGGTACCTAATGTAGTATTTGGATAAAAGTAAATGTTAGTTTGTTCTAATAATTGATTTTCAATTCCAACCAAGTCATTAGTAATCCAATCCAATAGATTTTGTGTAATTAACGTTCTGTATCTATTAGCTACAATGTCATTAGCAAACCAATATGCGCCTTCAATTAACATTACATCAAACTGATGCATTGTAGTTCTAGCATTAACAACTATTGGATTACCGACACTATCTAGTACTACATCACCAGTTCTATATCTGTATATTGGTTCACCAGTACTATCCATCACTATATCACCTTTACTGTGTAGTAAAGTCAGTACCGGATTTCCATTTTCATCAAATTGAACTACAGATCCATTCTCATCCGTTAAATATATATCTTCCTCATATAGTCGTAATGCATCAGTTTCTCTTTTTTGATATTCAGCAGTAGATAATATACTACGTGCGCCATTCCATAATCTAGCTAATGAATAACCAAAATTAATACGTAGTATTTCATTAGTGATACCAATTACGTTATTGTCTAGTAAAAACTTACCTAGACTATCATCTACGCCACTCGATATCCATGTATTTGACATCTGACTATTTGTATTATAGATTATGTTAAAATCAGTTGTTAATTTAGTTGCCGTTAATACTGGTTGGTTAGCAAACATTAAAAACTTACTTAACATGATATTATCACTAATATCTACATTAAAATTAGTACTTAAGTCAAAACTAAAAATACGTTCACCTAGGTCAGTACTACCCATCAATACTCCATTTAAATACGCTGGTGTAGTTTGCCCTACTGGTATATATGAGAGTTGTGCACCTACCTCGTCATTTAATAATTCTTTATATGTATCATTTGACAATGTCACTACTGTTAGTGTGTATCCAGTAGCTGTTCTATAAATACTATATGTCCCAGTATTTACTTGTAATAACGTAGTGTCGTTTGTTTCTACAAATAATTGTGTTACAATAGTGGGTTTATCTAAGTAATACGCTCTTACACTAAATTCATTATTTGACATATCTAAAACATAATGAAATGGAGTATATAGATAATTGTTATTATTTACATTAAACGCCAATGATTGATTTGATTGCGTTAATAACGTATTTAATTGGTTAGTAGTTAAAGGTGTAGTTACTCCATTTACATTTTGGTAAATTGTATCTGGTGTGATAGTCACACTTTGACCAGCACCTTCAGCTGAATTATCTATTACAGTATCTATCTGTACTAATTGATCTATCGTAATGTTTATTGTGGACATACCTGCCGATGCCGGAGTAATCAAGGTTACTTCATTGGGAATTGGCATTCCTTTAGTAGCTAAGAATATTCTACTAGTAACGTTATCCACACTCTTTACAATTGTATATCCAGCTATATTTAGTGTATTTTCAATCTGAGCATTAGTTATCGGTAGTGATGGTCTACCAATCGCATTCGTCATTACCTGTCTTCTTAAATCAGCAAAATTAGTACCATCTTTACCACCAGATACCACACTAGTTGAAAATGGAATAATTGTATTAAAGGTGCTTAATGGCGCTACAAAAATAGTATTGTCATTTGGATCAATAGCTAACCATTTAGCTATAAATGAAGTAAATGGGTATTCCCATAAGATCATATTTAATGGGCCTTTAGTTTCATATACATCTATTCTAAGACCTCTATTTAAAATACCACTGGCAGTATAGATTTGAGGTATACTCACCCTAACTGAATTATCTATTATTTTTACTACTGCAGTGGGTACTGCGATATCATAGATCTCATCACTATGAGTAGTTCTAATTTCAGTCCATGTTCCATTTGCATTTTCAGCATAAACTCTAGTATAGTAATATTGGTCAGTAAAATTAATTACTGCAGAAAAATCTACCATTGAATTTAAAGATGCTGTTTGTGTGACTATATTGAATTGTATTGTTTCAAATTCAAAGAAAATATACTTACCGCCAGTACTTTGTCTAATCTCATGTCTGATTACATTAGACGCTAAGGTCTGTAAAGGAGACGTAACTGATGTGTCGTATACCACCTGTAGACCACCATGTTGCATTTGTCTAATTTCTATTGGATACTGAATACTGAATGGTACATTAGCAATTGTAAAATACGTATTTCTTGGTATTACAATTTTCTTAATTCCAGTATTGGTATCTAGTACCATTTTATTTAATACTTCATTTAGTGGTAATAGAATATTAAACGTGGTAGTAGTGGGAACTGCAAATCTATTTATATAGTCTATATCGGACATATGTAAATAGAGGTCTTCTGGGGTCTGTGCTGCGTATGGATATTGTTTCCTAGTACTAACCTCATTCTTAATCATAAAGGCTGCTGTAAGCACTGAGGCGGCCTCTAAACAGAATACAAAAGGATTACTAGGATCTACTATATTAATTTTACCATCAGTAACGTCAGTTAGGGTCTGTAAAATAGCAGTTTGAATACTAGCTGGATTATATTGATAATTAGTTACATTATCCATTAATTTACTAACGGCACCAGCCGGTATAATTGGTGCTGTATTATTAGCTAGTGTACCGGTACTACCGGTATTTCCACTATCAGTAGTGGCTAGCGATAGTGCAGCTGCGGCAGCATTAGCTACTGCTAGTGTAGCGGCATCAGCAGCACTAGCAGTTAATAGGGCTGCCTCTACGGCTGTGGTGGTAGATGAGGTAGTCACGGAGTAATCCTTTTATTAATAAACATAAAATTAATTTGTTATATTTTTTATTTTTTTGCAAAGACACTATTGTAGGTATCGATATCTATATACCAGCCCAATTCGTAAGTATTTAAATTAATATGTGGATATCCTCTATTATTAAAAATACCTAATTCATTTATAGCTATTTTTACATAATTACTATTAAATCTAGCTTTATCGTAGGATTCAGGAGTAACGCTACTTTTACTATTTAATAACCTGGCTATCTTACCTTCTATTTCAGTTGCTTCTTTTGCCATAGTCTTATTAAACATTGCGGCAGTGTCATTAAATTCCTTAATTAATATGTCGTCCTGAGCCATAAACCCACTACATCTAAACGGAATACTAATTTGGTGATTAGAGTCACTAATTGGTGTATTGTGTTCGTAGTTAAAAGCAGCACCTATTGGACTAGATAATGGAAAGGCAGCTCCACATGCAGCTATTTTCTTTACATATGACTTACTACTATCTAAAATTAATCTATATATTCTAGTTTGATAATCCACTTTATTCATTATTAAGTTATCTACATACGGTATTATATTGCCCTGAAAGACATTAGATGCGTAATGTAGCCACATTAAGAATAATAATGTGATAGGATCACCAGGTATATTACGAAAATTAGCCTGTACATCGTATGTTGAATAGTTAAGTACAACACCATCTATAAGGCTAAATGCTTCTTTAAAAACACCTTCTTGTGATGTAAATGTAGGTGCAACAATATCAGGCCAACCACTTATTGATAATAGGTGATTTGTTAACATTGGAATAAAGGCCTGTTGATTATCTACTAGATCACTAGTCCCAGTTTCATTTTGACTAGTTCCAATTCTATTATCTAATAAACATCTAATAATTCTTGGAATACTGTTTTTTTCTAACGTTAATAATGGGGCTAGCTGTCTAATAGCTTTAATATTATCACTGGTTAAATTTAAATCTGGTCTAGTAAAAAACGTTAAACCAAAAAAATCTTTATTAAGTGGAATAGCGCCTGGTGTCTGCCTATGGTTAATACCATACAAACTATTACCAATTGCATCAGTAATAGAACCCACTCCAGTAGTCTTAAAAACACTATTAGTATAGTCGGACATACCTTTGACGTCTGGATTTAAAGCCTCTGGTGCTTGACCTGTTCTTACAGAAGCATCAGTGTTATTAGACTTAGAGTTACCTGGGTAGTCATCAACAATTTTCATATTAAAACCTTTAATAAATGGAACCACATCATGTTTGGACTTAGCGGAGCTTTAAGTAATGTTGGCTTATCAGTTTTTCGTAAAATTACTGATCTATGGAAAGGTAGTAGATCAGATTCTTTAATTGACTATACTCAAGTAGCTAGAGTGGAGCCAATTGTATTGATTGATACTGATTGTTTATATTTAGATTCATTACCTGATATTCAGCAATCAATTCTTTCTATATTTGCTGGGTACTATCTACAAGCTGTAGCTATCTCTACATCGGTAGGTAAGATTGAAGTTATGCGTCATTTGGATAAGCTAAATCCACGCAGAAGTCCTACCGATTCAGCAGCAGATAGCATGGGTTGGTTATTAGCACAAGAGTCATATAAACACGCTTTACCTACTTTTGAAAAGAAACTTGAGATAGAATCAATAGGTTTAGAAGCAGCTTATAGTAGTTGGCTAACTAAAGATGAGATACATAATCTAGAGTATCTATTTGCTGAAAAAGAAGACGAAAGAAAAGATAAAGATAGCATAAGAAAAGATGAAGAACTAGAGATTAAGCATAGGGCTGCAGATACAGCAGATAGAGATACTGTTAGAAAAGATGAAGAACTACAACTTAAATATGGAGCTGCAGATGCGAATGAGAAACAGTTTCGAGAAAAAATGACTGCCGAATACGTTTCTGCTGGACATGCTAGAGGTATGGCAGAAAAGAAAGCTAAGGAATCAGCTGAGAGGTTTAAGTTTGATAAAGAAAGATATGGTGAAGAAAAGGCCTTAGCAAATCTTCGCTATAAACTAGAAAAAGATGGTTTAAAATTACGTAAACAAGAACGTAATGATAGACTAAAAGCGTCAGAAACAGGCTTTGGTCGTGATACAATGAAAGATCTACGTGAATTAGCCAATCTTTCAGTAGGTAAGCAATTCTCAGTTGAAATTACAGATGGTTTACATAAAGCTTCCATTATGGTTTCTATTAGACTAATGGCTAGCTCATTGCCGTCTCGTAATCTTATTCATATCCTAAGTATAGGTAGTAAAGATACTTCTGCAAAAGAACGCTATCATTCTTGGAAAGCAGGTAGACTAGAGTTTGTTAAAGACCTAATCTTCTGTCAAGATCTAATAGATGCACATCGTAAGAACTTAATGGCTGATAAAGATGGTATCTATACAAACATCCTAAAGCGTGCTAGTGCTAATAAGATATCGACTATCTTATCTGCAAATCCATCTGTAGCTACAGCTAGTAATATCTGTATCTTATCTAGAGCCTCAGCAGATCAGTTAGAAATAGAAACCAATCTTAAATTATCTGATGCTAATTCTCGTGCTAAGATTTTCAAGTCTACATACCTCATGCTGCTATGTATAGTCGATCCCGAGTGGGAACGTGTTACTATCTATAGCAGAGGTTTACGTGATGCCATGGAACTTAGTGCTAAAGATATAAAGAATGTTAATAAGAACTCAGGTCCAGACGTTAGTGAAATACTAAAAGCATTTAGCTTAGGGAATTCCCCAAGTCTATAAGTCTATCATATTTTAAGTAAAGCTACTATATTTTAAATAGCTTTACCTAACCTACAATACAAATCTTTACAAGGTACTTAATCATGAAAGTATTAAATTTTGTTCAAAGTCTTTTACCTACTTTTGGTAAGGGTAGAGTTATTGAAGAAAGTAGATTAACAAAAGCCGAGATAATTGAACACACACAACCAGCATATAGAGCAGCAGCTGATCTATTAGGTAAATGGACGTTTAAGTCAAATGAAATTAAAGATCTAGCAGCTACCTTTGACCGTATGGTAGAGAAGCAACGTGGTCAGAATATGGTAGTTTGTATTCATGAGGGATTTAAAGATATTCTTTTGAATCTAGATTATGCTGAAAAAATGGTAGACAAGACCTTCAATACTGAAGTTGTAGGTTCTGGATTAACATATAAAGCTACTAATTTATTACAGTTTCAAGAAGCCTGCAGCTTCGTAAGCAAGTACGCTCGTAAACTTTTGATATATATTTATATTTGTGAAACTTCTGTTTTTGAAGAAAGTGATACTACATTAGTTGATTCATTTTCAAAAGCAGAAATTGAATGGATTAATCATAATTTCATTGCCTTCTGTGCTGCTTTCAATATCACATCTGGCAAACCCCAGCAAGTAGAAAAACAATTTAGCAATATCCCAGACATAGTAGTAACTGGAGATAATGCACACACTCTAGGCGCTACTATAGGTGAGGACAAGATTGATCCTTTTCAAATGAGTTTAATTCCAATTTGGATGAACCCAATTTATCATATAGGTATGTTTGTAGCTGAATGGCAATCCGATCGCTATAAAGCAGCTAAAGAAGAAGTACGTCTAATTCAATTACGTAAATTGAATTTAGAAAAACTATCTGAAGGTAAGCCAGATGCTAAAATTCAAAAAGAAATAGCATATATGGAGACACGTATTCAAGGTCTCAACTTTAAGCTAGCTAAGATGGAGAAGGCAAATGCTTAATACTAGACTTAGAGCATATCCAAGGGGTTTCTTAGGTGGTGATATAGTTGTACAGGTAGCACATGCACAACAAGTCATCGCCAGTCAAGTTAATCACATGCAGTATAAAGCAGATGATAGTAATATGAGATCTGGAGATATCCAACCCAATCCATACGTAGAATCACTTTATACGTCTTATACCACTAATAACATAACTGCTGGATCACCTGAGTTTAGAACTGCAGTATTAAAAGTAGCTCTAAGTGCTTTTGGTACTACTAGTTTCTTATTATGGGTTATTAACCAATATAAGAATCCATTAGCTGGTAACTTACATAATGACTTTATACTCGATACTCTAAAGTTTATTAGTACTGGTGCTAGAGATATGTCTTTAGAGAATTGGATGGCCCTTATTACTATTGGCGATGGATCCACTGCCGTCGGCACAGTAGGTGATAAAGTAAAAGAATTCTTTAATGTAAATAAAGATGCCCCAATTGAAACAGCCAGATTTAACATTGATCTATTAGAAGTAATCCAGACATGGTGTAGTAAACCAAATGGTCTAGAAGACCTATTAGGAACTATGCATATTTTATTCGGTAAATAATAGGAACTAAATCATGCGCAGATATATTAACTCAAATGAACTTAGTGAAAGTCGCACTATAAGCTGTGAAGCACGATGTGTGAAAATATTTTCAGATTTAAATGACGTTACTAAGCTATATGAAAAAATAACCTTAAACAGAGTCAGCAGAGGTAACTTTGCTATAGAGACTAGGTCTATTACGTCAGATAGGCTTAAATCTTATACATTGTCTGTTGAAGCTTTAAGTGAGGGTGTTTGGACATTAATTATTGCGGCTGGTGCCGCCGTTATTGCATTTTTATTAGCATCTCTTGGTATGCGTGGCGGCGGTGGCGGGAGTAGCGGCGGTGGTGGCAGTGGGAGTAGTAGCTACAGTAGTAGCAGTAGTAGTAGCAATAGTAGTAATTGGGGTAGTAGTAGCGGCGGCAGTTGGGGTAGTAGTGGAAATAAATATAGTTCTCATTCGGAAGAGGATATTAATAAAGGTAAAGAAAAAGCTAGATCAACACGTGAGAGTGCTAAAGGCTTAAGAAGGCATTTTCAAAGATGTCGAGAACTCGATAGAACTATGCCAAATTCCTTAGAAAATTTATTACACGCACATGCTTTAGAATCTAAAGAGACGCATCTTTCTAAGTGGATTAATGGTGAAAGTGTCAGTTTTTCCTGGGCGGCTAAATTTAATGAAAAATATCCATCAAGTGGCCTTGATATACAAAAAGATGTTCCTAATGTGGAAAAATATGCTGAACATATAGAAAGAGCATATAAAGAATTTTCAATAAAGGTTATAAATGATCTAGAAACTACAGAAACTAATGGAAACAATAGTCTTACTGTCGAGGATTTTAGAGACACATCTGATGTAGATGGTCAACTAGAGTACTTTAAAAAGTATGATGCGTTATTAACTACTCAATTTGGTGATGGTAGATCTGCTAGATACTTAGGTAATTTAGTAATAGACTATAAGAATTTAATTGCACTGCCTGAAGATGGATATACGAAACCAGATTTGCATAGACATTTTGATGAAGAGGCTGGTAGTATTGTAGGTGCGCTAAATATGTTAGAAAATACATTAGATAGTTCTAAAAAACATCATGAGAGCATTCAAAAGTTTATAGGCGATGTTAATAGATTTAATAATGAATTACAACGCACTAAGGATTCAACTACATTAGTTGGTAGATATAAAACAGCAATTAGTACCTATTCAAGTTCTTTTTATAGAGAAACAATGGAAACTAAGAAGTTTTTTACTACACTGGATCGCTTAATTACAAAATTGCTAGGAGTTGCTCAGGATGAACTAAGAGTTACTATTGGTGTTTATGAGCTCATTCAAAATAAATGTAAAGGTACTGTTTCCTCAGAATTTAAAGATGAACTTAGTACACTTCGTAAACTACTGCACACCTAATTAGAAAAGGAACATTAATATGAGTTTACTTAGAATGGCCCTAGAGGGCAGTAGTGATAAAGAAATCATAAGTAATAGTGTTGAGGAAACTGATGATTTAGAAACTGAAATTACAGAGACTAATATCGGTATCGAAAACTATTATACTGAAACTGAAAAAAACTATGCAGTAATGGAATCTCTTTCATTATATCGGTGTGAAATTAGTAATTTATTAACTAATAACGTAGCAACACAAACTACATTAGAAAAGGAACATTAATATGAGTTTACTTAGAATGGCCCTAGAGGGCAGTAGTGATAAAGAAATCATAAGTAATAGTGTTGAGGAAACTGATGATTTAGAAACTGAAATTACAGAGACTAATATCGGTATCGAAAACTATTATACTGAAACTGAAAAAAACTATGCAGTAATGGAATCTCTTTCATTATATCGGTGTGAAATTAGTAATTTATTAACTAATAACGTAGCAACACAAACTACTATTGATTTAATTAACCTAGCTACTAAACAAGAATTAAAGAGAATTAGTAGTGATGTTAAGGTAGTTAGTTTGGAATGCCGTAATGAAAGTATAGTGCAGCAACATATAGTTGCTATGGAGGGTATTAGAGATACTCTCTTTAATATGTTTCAGGTTTGGGTAATTAGGCGTAAACATTTCATTAATGCTGTTAGTGATTTTTTTAGAAGTACTGATGGTAAGATTAATAAATATACTAATAAATTAGATCAAACCAATGATGAGTATAATAGTAAAAAATCTACATTTAACAATGGCCCACATAAAGGTAGTTTAGATCAGTTATGGTATTTTTTTGCTACCGATACAGGTCAGACTAGAAATGTAGTAAATGCATTAAGTAAAGATATTACTATATCTAAATATATTTTAGTAACATATCCAAATGAAATTCTCTCAATGATATCTAAATTAACTGGTATTGTTAAGAGCACTAAGATATCAAAAATATCAGATATAGAAAAGTTAGTAAAGAATATAGAAGCATTAAAACATCCAGCTGATGTTTTTAATGGTAACTATACTAAAGGCCGACAGCTTTTGGGAGTAATTGGATTAGGCTATGATGCTGGTTCTAGACGTAGTGCTGTTACTATTGGAAACAATACATTTGATAAGTTAGCTGTTTTAGCATCCCCTAGAGTAGTTACGGAGACCTTTAGTAAACGTCGTACTGCTATGAAAGTAGCGACTCAAGTTAGCGTTACTGCCTCGTACATTGATTTCGTACTTAGTGCTAATATTGAGTACAGTACTGCCGATATAGGTAAAGTTATTAATTATGGTTTTGAATATATCGATAACATTAGAAAATATTTATCATTAAGTGATAAGATAACAAATACAAATGAACTACTAACTAAAGCAACATTGTTGTTAAGTGAATCAGTTAGTAGTGATTTTTCATCTAACGAACTAGCGTCCATTCAGTCAGTATGCGTTCAAATTGAACAATATAGCATGAATTTACTACACGCTATACAGTCGCCAGCTACCCAAGAAGTTGCTAGATCTTTAAAAGGTAGCAAGTATTGTATGTACTTAGCCAATAGAATGCTATTTAATGCCACTTAATTAAAAACTAGTTAAATAGTAATCTTAATTATATAGTTACTGACGTCAGTAACCTTTTTTAATCCTTGCAAGGAAAATTTAAAATGCGTAGATATAGTAATCGTGGCGTAGTGTCACTAGAAGAAGAAGGTAGTTCCGAAGTTGTTGCCGAAACCACTGCACCTGCTTCCGTAGAAGCTGCTGAAGCTGAAGCTGAAGTTACGGAAAGCACTGTTGATGGCGATGACATTGCTGCCGACATTAATGAAGGTGTTGAGGTTGTTGAAGCCCTAGAATCCATCTCCGACGCCCTAGCTATCTCCGCTAAAAACGGTGGTATGGATAAATATTCAGCTCAAGTAGTTGGTATTGCTACCCAGTACATGTATGATCGAGTTGGTCTACGTGCTAAAGCCATGCCCAGTCTAGAGTCCTTTGGTGGTTCTTCTACTCGTATTGGTGCCACTCAGTTAGCTATGGAAGGCATCAAAGAAAAGGCTAAAGAGCTTTGGGAATATATCGTAAAAGCCTATAAGAAGATTATTGCTTGGGCTACTGGACACCTACGTAAGCTGTTTGGTGCTGCTGAGTCAATGAAGAAGCGTGCTGAAGCAATTGCAAAATCTGCTGACGATTATCGTTCTAAGAAAGTGAAAGACAAAACTTTTGATAATGCCGGTCTAGTTAAGAGTCTTTATGTTGGTAATGAAGTATCGGCTGCCAAACTTAAGACTAGTCTTACAGCTATTGAAGGTATTGCTAAGATTATCTTAGATACAAAAGCTAATGAAATGGTAGCTCAAGGTGAGCAGATTATTACTGCTGTGGAGACCCCAGGTGATAATAACTCTATTGGTGTTGTAGCTAAAATGGTTACTACTATTAAAAAACCATCTGATGAATTTAGTAAGACTAATGTAGATGGTGGCGATATGGTGTGGGAATCTACTGAATCACTATTGGGTGGATTTGTATGGGCTGAGCGTCTACCAACGAAGTCTGGAACTACCGGTCTTGAACAACTAAGTGCTTTTGGCAAAGTAAAGAGAGGCTTTATGGCTGATGGCGGTAAAAAGCCAACTAAAGAATCTCTCACTACACTTACTGTAGATGAAGTTGAAAGTACTGCTGAGGCGGTTGGTAAGATTGCTGAAATCTTAGTTGACTTTAAGAAAACTCAAGATAAGCTAGATCAGCTTCTTAAAAAAGTTGTTAGCGCCGCTGAAAAGATGGCTAAGAACGCCGACAATACTGTAGATGCTGAAAGTGCCGACGCTACCAAAGATCAGGCTGAAAAAGATCATGGTAAATTTGCCCGTAGTGCTCTTGATAACATTAAAGGCTTCGTATTGAACACTTTCGTTAGTGCTAGTACCTATCCTTTGAAGACTGGTCAAGCTGCTCTATCATATTGTGAGCAATCCCTTAAGCACTACGAGTAATCTACTCGGCATACAGTCTACTAAATCGATTTAGTAGACTGTATAAACAAACAATTCAATATATTGAAAAGGTAATTCAAAATGCGTAAATTTATGAATGTTGCACAGAGTGGCTACGGTTCTTATGCTATGGAAGAAGATGGCACTCCCGTTGACGAAACTAACCCAGATGCAGTAGCTGCTGCTGACGACGCTGGTGTTGCTAATCTAGCTGAAGCTGATGAACTAGCTGTTGAAGTTCCTGAGGCCATCATGGAATGTTTCCGTATGGAACAGATCTCCGATTCTCTAGAAGATCTAGCTGTTGTTGCTGACGGTATTGATGAAGCTTCTCCTGAAGAAGTTGCTCTAATCCGTACTGTTGCCGACATGGCTGTTGCTGGTACTGATGTTGAGTCTGAAGAAATTATTCCTGAAACTGTTGTTCCTCTTCAGATTGAAGTTTCTGGTGAAGCTGGTAATGTTGTTACCGAATCTCGCTATATCGGTCATCGCATCGCTACTGAAGGTATTCGTGAAACCGCTCGTAATATCTGGGAAGCCATTAAGAAATTCCTAAAAGATATCTGGGCTAAAATCGAAAAGTTCTTCTACAAGATCTTTGGTACCATTCCTATGCTTCGTCGTAAAGTAGAGGCCATTAAGAAACGTGCTGATGAACTACAGTCCGATGGTAAGCGTCCAGGTAAAGAAAAAATTACTATTAGTAGTTCTGTCGGTGCTCTGTCTAAAAACTATCAGCCAGTAACGACTGCCAGTGCTTTGTCAGCTGGTATTGAAGAAATTAGTACTCAAGCTAAGTGGGTTTATAAAACATATGCTACCAAGCTAGTTAAGCTAGGTGAAGATATGGCTGGAGCTATTGCTGATTTTGAACCATCTGCACCAGGCCCAGCAGTTACCAAAATGACTAAAGTATTAGAAGATGCTAAACTGAGTGATGGTGGTCCTAGTACCTCTGTCGATGGTCGTATTACTGGCTACACTACAAAACTTGGTAACGATATGTTAGGTAGTGTTGTGTTAGAATATCGTGCTAAGAAAAATATTGAAGACACCACCACTACTGTATTAGCGAGTGCTGGTGGTATTGTTCATGTAGGTGGTGTAAGTACAAAAGCTAATTTTGAAATCAGACTAACTGATGTTAAGACCAATCCTGGTACTTTAAAAGATAGCTTTGAAATTAAAGCTTTTGATGCTAGCGATATCGAAGACATGTGTGGTAAGATGCTAAAACTACTCGATGTTCTAGAAGAGTTCAAACGTAGTTCTAATTTTAATAAAATTACCTCTACTAAAGAAAAGCTTAAGAAAGCTGCTGATAAAGCTGAATCTGCCATGAATAAGATTAAGGATAGGTCTGTTGATAAAGATGATCATGAAGGCAAGGCCGAGCAAGCTTCAGTTCCTGCTTACCGCGCCATGATCAACACCAACACGTCATTTGCTAAGTGGGCATCTAGTCCTACCATGTCTTTCTTCAAGTACGCCATCACTGAAATCAATGCAATCTGTATGGTTTCATCTAAATCACTCGCTACCTACACCAAGGGCGATAAGTAATCTGATTTAGTGTATTAAATTATAATAGCCACTGGGGAAACTCAGTGGCTATTATGCCGTATAATTTTAAATCAATGGCATTTAATATGATCACTTAGGAGCATTATAATGCCAAATCTATTCTTAAATATATCTGATACGCAACTAAGTGTATCTAGACCAATAGTACATGGTATAATTAAAGATTTATTCGATCTTACTAATATACCAGAATCTACATTTATTTCTTTTCCAGGTGACCTAGATACAATGCAGCAACCTGGTTCAGATATCAGTAAGATTACCCAGCAGCCAGGTATCACTACCAATCCATATAGTGATAGAGTCTTTATTGAAGTAGAAGAAGACTATGAGATGGATCGTATATTATCTACTGCTAACTATAGAGTAGAAAATACATTTATATTCAGAGACGATAATGTTGAGGTAAGTTTACGTCCTATCTATTCTAGTAGTGAAGTAACTATAAACTTTAAATATCGTGCATCAGATAGACCTAAGGCAGAGTCCTGGAGAAACTATATTAAAACTAGAGTCTCTATGAATTGGGATCAAAGAATCCATAAGGTGGATTATCATTATTTAGTACCATTAGAATTCTTAATAATAATAAAAGAAATACATCGTCTAATGGAAAATGTAGATGGATATGGTGTGGAGCTCAATGAGTACCTAAAGACAGGCTTTACTAACAGAGCTACAGTAATGACCACCCAAGCAGGTACACGAGCAGCATGGGCCATTGTAGAGTCTCAGATTAGAATTATAGGTCACTTTGACTTTGACTTAGTGCCAGAAAAGAGTTCTAAAGAAGATGATGCCGATGCATGGACTATTGGATTTGCATATAAGTTTAAATATGAAAAACCACTAGCATGTACAATGCGTTATCCCTTGATGATACATAATCAACTATTACCTCAGAATTATAGAAATAATCCACTAACTGATAAGTTAGATCCATTAGAAGGTAAAGAGTTTGGTTTTAGTTTATCTAGTGAGTTATTTTATCATTTTGAAAAGAATAATGAAACAGCTAGACTATGGGCTTTAAATGGATGGTCTGGAGTATCAATTCCCAGCTATGATGAATTTGTACCAAATGGTACTATTCCTGGAACAGATAGGGTGTTTACAGCATTGATTAGTGTGGATCTAAATGACCCGCATAAACTACTATCTTTAAGAGAATTAGGTGAATATAGTTTAAATCCAGCAGTATTAGACTTTTTAATTGATGAAGGTCCATATTTAACTAAACCAGGTCTTAGTATTTTTTCATTGAGCATGTATAGGGGATCGCTATTATTAGACGCAGACGCTCTTATAGTGGATAGTGATCTGAATGTATATTCCACATACGTCTTATCATTACGTAAATATTACCATATTAGACTATCTGTACAAAGAGACCTAACTACAATAAATCAAGCAGCTATAGATAGATTGCGTAAGCATGGTGATGCAGCATTAGTTGTATTGGATTTTATAGATCCCACATTAAAAACTAATAATAACTTACCACCAATACTAGGTAATAACTACATTACGCGTGAGTCTATGACCAATGTAATTAATATACTCAATAATATTACTGGTAGAGCACCACTGATGAGAACTGTAGAAACTTTAATGATTCTAGCTAACCCAATGAAGGATTTAAGATGCCTATAGTTAATCCAATAACAGAATATCCAATTATTCCCACACAACCAGCAATAACGGTAACTACAAAAGAATATCAATCAATTGCTGTTGATAGTGAATATAATCCAGTATCTAATTTACTAGTTCATGTAGAAGGCTCTAGTTATACTGTAGATTATTATTCTCAAGTTTTAACTACAGATTCTGCACTAGTAGGCCAGGCAAATGGCGTAGATCCGATATATCAACAATATGTCCGTATACGCGATTTAGAGCTGAAAGTAAACACACCCTTAACATATACTCAAGATACAACTACGGGCTCAATTAAGGGCACTGGAGGGGCTACAATCTATGCCATGACAGTGGTGCCTAATGTAGGTGATGTATTTATTGGCGATATGGGAGATGGAGCCTCAGGTATCTTTAGAATTACTATTTCTGAACGTAAAACTATATTCAAAAATACAGCTTATTCCATCGAATATGTATTATTAGAAACATCAGCTAACCAAGATGCTTTTGTAGTACGTGTAAGTGACATAGACGCCAAAGTAGTAGATACCGTAATTTATGTAAAAGATTTTTTAGCACATGGTCAAAATCCACTATTACATCTTAGTGAATATAAAATAATTAAAGATTTAGGTGATCATTATTATAATCTTTTACAAAGATATTTTAAGACATTTGTAAGTATTGAATATAGAACACTATTATTACCAGGCCAGCCACTACCTACGTATGATAATTATTTAACTAAAGCAGTATTGAGTTTTTTTAACGTACACGATACTCCTGAAATAAGAAATATTAGATTACTGAACGTACAAGATGATCAGGTAATGAATTCTACTAGTATCTGGGATATGTTAAAACGTAAAGATATTAGAATGCATAAATATTGTTTTAAACAATCTGGTTTAGTAACAGCTAAGTCTTTTACTAGAAATCCAATGTTAGAGGGTATTTTTCATTCAGGAGTAGAATTAGTAGTATATCCACTAGATCCAATTTTAGATGTTGATTATGAATCGTATAGATCAATTAAACCGATTTATAACGACAGCATAATAAAACTCCCATCACCAATTAGAGATCTAAGTGAGTTAATTAGTGATAATGAATATCAAGGTCTAACTCTACCAAACAACACCCTAATTGATGAAGTACTTAATGATAAGTACTATGTTTTATCTGAAAAGTTCTATACCAAAGATAGAGAAAATATGTCTATTTTAGAACTTTGTGTTATGGATTATTTAGAAGATAAAACAATTAATCTAGAATATTTACTAGCTCTTTGTAATGCAGCTCATTCATGGGGTAGATTAGAACAGTTTTATTATCATGTAATATTATTAGTTCTGATTAAAGCTAGTATTAGGAGTATCTAATTATGGTTGCAAGTGCTACTTGGACACCACCTAGTAATCAAGATAGTAGTTATTTTATTTTTAAAAAACTTTTTATGTGTAGAGTTAAAAATATCGAATCTATGACTATAGATTATATTCGTATTTTTGGCTCTCCAGCATCAGGCGATAGTAGAAACGATTTAGAGACAGCTAATGAATTAGTCATTAGGATGTTAAGTATTAATCAAATGGCAGAATACTTTAAACAGGGTGTTACTGTACACGTTGTGAATTATGTAGATACCAAAGAGATTTATGATCGGATTAGTGATCACTTAAATGCATGGAAAACTAGATTAAGCACTAGCTTTCATGTAAGAGATGCTCCAATTGAAGATTTATTACTATTAGATAAATTCGCTAGTGTGGTTTACCAACATGCGGTAACTATATTAGATCCATCGTACGTAGATTCAATTCTAAGTAGACAGATATCTAATGTATTAAATGTAACTAGAGAAAATATTCTTTTACCACTTAAGTCAGAAGCAACTACTATTAATCCAATTGAAGAAAAGAAATTACCAGAACGTGTATCGATGGCTAGTAGTTTTATATCTACTACACCAACTGGCGATATTACTAAAAAATGGCGATAAGGAGTATTAAATGCAGTTAGAATTTCAGCAAAGTTCCTTAATGCGTGAAGTACGAGCTATTATGGCGGCTCCAAATCCAGTACATTTTAATTGGTCGATTAGAATACATGTCGGAAAATTAACATACGAGCCACTGAAATTACTCTCGATAGATTTTACTCAAGACTACGAAAGTAAGTATGCTGATGAAATTATTCTAACTGCAATGATACCAGCTGGTATGTATGGTATAGATATTTACCCATTCAAAGATCAGTTAGAGATAACATTAATGCGTAAACCAATTTTTGAGGTAGATACCTCAAATAACGCTGAAGTATATATAGAGACAGAAAGGTATTCAGCCACATTAATTGATATTGGAAATCCGGTCATTAGTGGTAATTCTAAATTCACTCCAACCAGAGAATCATTAAACTTATCTGGAATACTAGAAGTGTCTTTTCAGTTAGTAAATAAAGCAGTAGAACAATTAAGATTAATTACTGTAGGTGGTATATACAGAAATGTATTGGCCGGTGACGTTATAAAAGCAATAATGACAAATGAAACAAAAAAAATAAAAGTAGATGGTGCTAGACTTCCGATTGGTGTAGATATGGTACCAGGCTATAATGATAAATTACGCGATCATGTGTTGATACCACAAGGTACTAGATTAGTTGATTTACCAGATTATGTACATCGTAATTGTGGTGGTATATATCCAACTGGTTTAGGGTACTATATACAAAATGACCACTGGTATATTTATCCGTGTTATGATACAGTACGCATAGCTAAAGCTACTAATGTTTTAACCATAATTAATGTACCGCCACATATGTTCCCATCTATAGAGCGTACTTATAGAAAAGATGGTAAAAGTATTGTAATTTTAGCTACTGGTGATGTGCGGTTTGAAGACAATAGTGAAGCGCGACAATTAAATGATGGCAATGGAGTTAGATTTTCTGATGCTAATAAATTTATGTCTGATTTTGGTGTAACTGTAGAAAATAAAACTAGTGTAAGTAGGGGTGGTAATAATACTGAAATAGTAGCCACCAACAGAACCAATTCTATTAATAATGTACCAATGAGTGCCTTACCTATTAATGCTAATCCATTTTTAGAATATTCTAAATTAGCGGTACGTAGCGGTGGTACTATTAGTTTAGTTTGGGAGAATTCATTACCTAGTTTAATAGTACCTGGAGCTATGGTGCGTATTATGTACTTAACAGATACCGGTATAAAAACTATTGAGGGTATTATTCTAAAATGTCATCACTTTGTGGCTATGAAAGAAAAAGGGTTAGCTGGTAGTAGGTATGTAACTAGAAGTGCATTATTTATATTCTGTAAGAACATAAATGCACAATTATAGCTCTGTAGGTCGAATAAGAGATTAATGGTATGTGGTTAACCAGTATTTTTTATTCTACTTACAAATGAAGGAAATTAGTTATGTTTATTAATGCCATTCCATTTGTAAATTTAGATTATCAATTACCACCAGAACAGTTAGTAATAAACTTAATAAATAATGATAATGGTACTAGATTTAAACCAAACGAATTAGTATTTGGTATACCCACTTTAGTTCAATCTGGTAGACATAATTCTAAAGTCACTGTTAGTCCTGCTGTAGGTAGTTATTTTACAGGCAAAGCTACATTACGTTACAATAGAGTAGATATAGCTGAGTTAGCTATTGGTAAGAGTGTAGTTTTTGGTTTAGAAGATGAAGTTACCTTATCTGACATAATAGAAGCTATAAATAATAGATTCGGTATACGTTTAACTTCAGTTGATTATATTAATAGTACATTACCAATTATAGGTAATATACCCAATGAACAAATCGATATCGATTTAATCATGGCTGAATCATCATTAATATTTATTAACAAACTTACTTTAAAAATAGAAAAAGCCGGTCAGTTAATACTTAGTGTCATATTGCATAACCCTATCTTAAATGGTTTGTTTTATACCAAACCTCCACTACATGCATTAATTAACTACTAAAGGCTGGATTATGTCCTCACAGTACGACCAACTTCTTAGTTTAATTAATGCCGCTAACCCAACAACACATCCTTTTACTCTTGATAATATTTCATTTTCACCACCAGAAGTAAATAATAATGGTAATGGAAATACAAAAATTATTGTTAGTTCAATAGCCGGATCTGGTTATGTCGGTGAAGTAACTCTATTTTATGAGCGTATTAATTTCTTAGACTTAAACAGCACAGTCTGGCTTTTTTCAGATACTCAGTTTACCAGTGATAGTGCTATTTCTTTATTAAATTCTGATAGGAATTGTATTTTCTTATCGGATACAGATATAGTGGCATTGAACATACCTAATATGAGGATAGGCGATATTGTGACTATGTCTTTACAGGCAAAGCCAACTTCCATAAATTGGGTAGGTGAAACTAATCTATCCTTATTTATGGGATTCCCAACAATTGCTAATGCTTTAAATGATTTAGTGAATGTTGAATTTCCGACACTTGGGTATCTGAGTTAACTATGGCTGATATGGAGGTTAAATAATGTCAGCTACCAACTTAAATGATTTATTAAACTCGTTTCAAAATGATGTAAAACTAGTACACGATTTTGTTAAGGGTGATGCTAGTGTAACAGTTGTAGGGGGTGATGGTAATTATCCATCATTAGCTAAGATAGCTGCTGACGCTCTAGCTACTCTTGGTAACTTTACAAGTACCAGCCAGGCCACTATTGACGCAATGATCAGTAGTGGTAATGATGAAATAGCTGCGATAATAACAGCTGGACAAACAGTAATTAATAATAGTAATGCCGCTATTGCTACAGTACTCGATAGTAATCAGACAGCTATTGATTCCATTCATGCTGCACAAACTGAAGCTATAGACGTTATTCATGCTGCAGTAGCTGCAGAATTAGCCAGTGATGACACAATACTGGCTTCATTAATTACCAATACTCAGGCTAGTATAGATGCCTTAGTGGCTAATGGTAATGCTGATGTAGCAACACTAATAAACAGCAGTCAGACTCAGTTAAGTACATTATTAAATTCTAGTCAAGATGCAGTTTCCTCAATGGTTTCTGCAGCAGAAACTGGAATTGATTATTTAGTTAATAATAGTCAAACTGCTGTAAATAATTTATTAAGTTCAGGTCAAGCTGAAGTGAATAGTTTGATATCTGCTACCCAAAATGCTTTAGCTTCATTAGAAGCATTAAGTACAGCAGATATTAATGAACTATTATTACAAACGCAAATTGCTTTAGCAGCTAATCAAGCAGCACTATTGGTTAGTCAGACTGCACTTGCGAACATAATAGCTTCGGCACACGGCACTATAGTGGCGATATATCCATTTACATCTCCGAGTGTATCCTGGAATATTAGACACAATATAGGAACATGTGCATTTTCTACCATTATAAAAAATAGTAATGGCGATACTGTACATGAGAGCTCTGTTGACCATATCAATAATAGTGAATTTACGATACACTTTACGGATCCAGAAGTAGGTGTTGCGTATGTAACATTCTATTTGAATTCTTGCCAATAATTAGTAAGTGCATTTACTAATAGTAGTAAACCCAACCATCTTTTATAAAAGGTATTCAACATGTCACATAAGTTCCATGGTATTCAACTAGCACTCAATAGCAAGTTTGCCAATCTAGTTATTGAGCATCTAGCAGTAGATCCGCTATCTACTGATGCAATTCCTCTAGTTGCTGGTCGCAGCTGGTACAACACTGCTCAAAAAGCATACAAATATTGCGACGTAGATTCTGGTGGTGCACTACGTGTCAATACTTTTGGTTCTGCTGAGGCACTAGCTGCTGCAGTTAGCGCCATCAATACCTCTATCACCAATCTAGGCGATACTGCTAATACCGCTATTGCCGCTGAAGCTACTCGTGCTCTAGCTGCCGAAGCTGCTTTAGCTGCTGATCTAGCTACCGAAGCGTCTGCTCGTATTGCTGGCGATGCTGCTGAAGCAACCGCTCGTATTGCTGCTGATGCTGTAGTGGCTGCTGATGCTGCTGCTGCTAACGTTGCTGATGCCGCTAATGCAACTACCGCATTAGGTGCTGAAGCCAGTGTTCGTGAAGCTGCTGATCTAGCTCTAGGCGTTCGTATTGATACGACCCAAGCTGAAGTTGACCTAATGGAAGTTTCCCTCGGTCTAAATTCTGATGGTACTTACACCGCACCTGCCAATACCACTTATCTAGGTGCGGTTACCACCCAGAAAGGTGCTGACATTGCTCTAGATGCAGCTATCACTGCTGAGGTAGCTCGTTCTACCAATCAAGACTCTATTCTTGGTGCAGCACTAACTGCTGAAGAAACCGCCCGTATTGCCGCTGACACTAGCCTACAGACTCAGCTTACTGCTTATGTCAATGCTGCCGTTACTGACAATGCTAATGCTGATGCTTCTGAAGCCGCTGCTCGTATTGCTGCCGACACTGCTCAACAAGCTGAAATCGACGCAATCGAAGTTGCTTCTGGTCTAGAACTCAACGGTACTTTGGCTGTCATTGCAGATACCAACTATATTAACGCCGCACCTAGTCTTCTAGCCGCTTCTAAGCTATTGGACACTGCAGTTAAGGCCAATGAAGTTGCTATTGCTGCCGAAACTGTTGCTCGTACTGATGCCGACCTAGCTCACGATGCCGCTATTGCTGCTGAAGTACTAGCACGCACTACTGCTGATAACGCACACCAAACTGAACTCGACGCTATTGAGACCGCAGCTGGTCTAAATGGCGATGGTACCTACGCTCAGCCAGTCGGTAGTAACTACATCGGTAGCACCACTACCCTTGCTGGTGCTGACATGGCTTTGGATGCCGCTATCAAGGTTAATGCTAATGAAATTAATGCCATTAACACTTCAGCTATTCCTAACCTACAGACCCAGATTACTGACGAAGTAACTCGCGCTCTAGCTGCTGAAGCAGGCATCACTGCAGCCACCACCGCATCTGTCAACACACTAACCACCAATCTAGCTGCCGAAGTAACTCGTGCAACTGCTGCTGAAGGTGTATTGACCACCAACCTAGCTGGTGAAGTTACTCGTGCTACTGCCGCTGAAGCAGATCTACAAGCACAAGTTAGTGCACTAGCTGCGTCTGCTGGTGATGGTGCTGTTGCTCTTACCGCTAGCTTGAATGCTAAGCGTTACACCTACATGTCTAGCGCACCAGCATTGGTCCATACCGTTACTCATAACCTCGGTACCCAGTTCTATTCTGCTAACATTATGGTTAAGGGTAGTGATGGTATCTGGCGTAACGACATCATGCCTGTTCAAGATGTCGACCTCAATAGCTACACCATCACTTTGACTGAGTCTAGTGATGTTAAGGCTTCTGGTCAGTCTAACGCTGCACTATAATAGCTAAACCACTATAAAAGGGAAACCAGTAAATGGTTTCCCTTTTATTTCATCTACGTTAAGGAGAGAGGCACTGTGAGCACCGACGGCATAAAGATCCATGGGGCCATCAACCTTAAGGGAAGTGATACTGAGGTACGTAATTTTGAATTAGAACAGCGTTTAATGGATCCCAATAATGAGCATCTATTTAAACTTTGGTATAATGCTGCCTTAAGTAGGGTAAGTTATAATGAATTAGCTGGATATTTTCCAGTAATAAGACGCTTACTACATGATGGTGATTTAAACGTAATAAGTAATCAAATTAATGATAACGCCACATCAATAATTAACGCTACTACCGTTTCAATTAGCGAAGCAATAAGTAGTGTATTGAGAAATACAGTATTAAATAATACAAATAATAATTTATTATTTGGTCAACCAGTTTATTTATTAGCTGATGGCTCAGTGGGTCCAGCGTCAGCTAACGATATAGTAGAAAAGAACGTACTTGGATTTGTATCTAATAATACTATTTTAAGTAATGGCGGTAGTGGAGAAATAACACTACACGGTAGAATAGTGGGAACTGTGGAACAATGGGCTATGGTTACAGATACTTTTACTGAACTAATTCCAAATACAAATTACTTTCTTAGTGTAAATTCAGGAAAAATAACAACATCACCATTAGTTAGTAATTCTCAATATTGTTGTTTATTAGGTAGGTCTATATCTACCACTGAATTTATAGTTAAAGTAGATAGAACTATAACCCTTTAATTTTTAATATGGATGTTAAAATGGCTATTAAAAAACCACTAACTCTAGACGTAAATGCAGAATTACAATTAATGCAGACTGGCGATTATGTAGATATTGCCAATGGCGGTACTGGTGCCATTACTGCTGGTGACGCACTAATCTCGCTAGGTGCGGCATCTGCACTAGCTTTAACTGCCGAGACTAACAGAGCTACATCAGCAGAAGCAACTTTGACAAGTAGTGTTGCAGCTGCTCAAGCAGTTGCTGATGCAGCAGTACCTAAGACCACCACTGTAAATGGACTAGCACTATCTACTAATATAACAATCACTAAAGCTTTAGTTGGTTTAGGTGATGTTGATAATACGTCTGATATTAATAAACCAGTATCTACTGCTCAAGCTGCAGCAGATAGTGCTATACTAACAACCGCTAACACATATGCTGAGAGTCTAGTAGTAGGCCTATGGGATGATCGTGGTTCATTTAATGCTTCTATTAATACATATCCAGTAGCTGGTGGTAGTGGTGCTTCTGGAGCTATTTTAAAGGGAGATATCTGGACAATTGGTACTGTTGCTACATCTGGTCCATTACTTGGATTTTCTGTAGGTGGTACTGTACGGGCACTAGAGGATGCTCCTGGTCAAATAGCTAGTAATTGGTCTATTGAATCTGGTGGATTTGGATATGTTCCATATAACGCAAGTAATCCAGATGGATTTATTTCAGCTAACCAAAACATTACACTCAGTGGGGATGCTACTGGTAGTGGTAGTACCGACATTACGGTTACGGTGCGTAGACTAAATGGTGTTCAGCTATCTACTCTAGCCACTGGTATTCTTAAAAATACCACCGGTACTGGTGCTCCTAGCATTGCTGTACCTGCTGATTTTCCAATACTAAATCAGAATACTACCGGTACTGCCAGTAACGTTACTGGTGTAGTGGCTGTTGCTAATGGTGGTACTGGTGCATCTACAGTCCCAGGAGCGCTCACTTCATTAGGTCTAAGTTCTACTGACGTTCCTATTTTTGCTGGAGTTATTGCACCATCGCTCACACTACTGACGAATAATCAAGGCGCTAGTGTACCAATTTGTAGTTGTGTCTATACTGATTCTTCCAATACATTTAAGTTATCTAGAGCTGATATTGCCGCTACATCACTACCAGTTGGATTAGTCTCCACTACTATTAGTAATGGTGCTAGTGGTACTGTGAATACAGGCAGCACTATGGAGGCCACTGCGGCTCAATGGGATGCTGTAGTTGGTGGATCTGGTGGTCTAGTACCTGGTGCTGCTTATTTCCTAAGCAATACTGTTGCTGGTAGAATCACCACTGTAGTGCCCACATCTGGTTATGTAGTCAGAATAGGTCAGGCACTAAGCACTACTAAACTTAAAGTATCGGTTGGTGCTAGAATTCAACTATAATTAAGTACTAAATAATCTACTATTTTAGGTATCAAAATAGTAGATTATTTTAAGAGGCACACTATGGCACAGAGAATACCTTTAGTCTTAGATAGTAATGGTGATATACAGCAGTTGCAAGCAAGTGATACGCTTAGTGTTGTGAGCTTAGTAACGGGTCCAGAAGACAGGCAGCTTGAAACTACTATATTTAATCCCAATCAAGGATTATGGGTTAGTTTACCTACTAATGGACCATCTGCTTTTGGTAGTGGCGAACCTGGTGATAATGCATGGTTAGGATATTGTTTTGTTAATGGCGATTGGTGTAGTAACTCATTGGCTGGTGATTTAGCGTATAGAAATCTATACGGTAGATTACTCTGGGGTACGTCTGAAGGACCCTATCAGATGATGATGTCTACAGCAGGCCTAACTATCGCTACACCAGTAACTGTACCAACAATGGTCACTACTGATAATTCATCCAATGTGGCAAATACTGCGTTTGTAAAAAGTGCGATTGCTGCAGCTATGACCACTAACTCACGATTTTTTAGTGGTAGTGTAGGGATGATGTCTGGATCGACACAAATAGCGGTAGATAATACGCCTCCATTGGTAACCAGTGGATCTCAACTATGGAGTCAATCCATAACGCCACTAAGTAGTAATGAAAAATTTGATATTAATTTTCTTACGACTGTAGACACTAATACAAATAACAGAACAATAACATTAACTTTATTTAGAGGCAGTACACTGATTGCCTTTGCATGTGTTAATGGCAACAGTGCCAATAGGCCACAATCAATTGGATTTAGTGTGGTAGATTCACCAAATACCACTACTCCAGTCGTGTATTCTTGTAGGATAGGTGTTTCTGGTGCTGCCACATGGTATCTAGGACGTACATCGTCAGCTACTGTAGGTGGTCCTAGCTGTTTGAATAGCTGGACAATAAGGGGACAATAAGATGTTAGGTTACGTTGAATGCATAGGTAAGTATTTTCCAACTGTATTTGTACACTGCACCGGTACCGCAATTAATGGTACAATGTTAGAGAAATACGAATCACTAATACATGATGGTGGTGACTATATTCCAAGTAAAGCAGTTTTAGATGACTTTATATTCGAGGATCTAAAAATCACCGCTATAGATAACCTAAGTACTATCTGTCAAGACGCTATTAGAGGGGGTTTTTTTAGTAGTGCATTAGGTAGTCGACACATATACGATAGCGATGAAGTAGATCAATTAAACCTCATTGGTGCAACTACATCTACATTACCCACACCTACTGAACCAGATGGTGGTCTAATGTATTATGCAGTACGTGAAGTTATTGATAACATAACGCAACCAAAAGATTATAAGCCACACACACATACTCAATTTAGACAAGTAATGGCGGATGGTGCTGCTTATAAATTAGCTTTACTCATGAACTTTAATTATAAACGTTATTTTATTTCAAATGCCACTACACCAGAAGAAGTATTGGCTATTACTTGGAGTAGTAATCCATGATTATGAGCGAAGAAGTAGCTACTGAATTTAAAGCAGCCCATAGCAATATTCAAGATAGTTTAAAGATATTACGAAATCTATCTACTGAAATAGATTTTAAATCATCTGCCCAACGTAAGATATTTTTTGATTATGTGGTGTCTGTAAAGAAAAAATATAGATGGATGGAAGGTATTCTAAGTAGTAAGACAATGCCATTAGTACGTCCACCAGCTATGCGTTTGTATATTAGTAAAAATATCAATCCAAAACAAATGGAAGCGTGGATTGATAAGATACAAATTACAATGGATTCAATAGTACAGACACCAGAAGTAAAGTTAAAAACTATTAGACAGCAATATATCTACTTGGATATAGTGATTAAAGTACTAAATGGTGATGCGTACTTTGTAGGGACACAACAATCGCTGCCTAATGCAGCTTAATATTAAGGATTAGTAGGATGTCAAATCAAATCTCTATAGTAGGAAACCTATCAAATGGCGTTATAGTTTTAGATGAAGCCAATATTGATTTTCCTACTAATCCTACTCCAGGCATGTTGGTAATGAAGGGGCTAGATTTATATGCCTATATTACGGTAGCTGGCGTATTGAAATGGTATTCCATTAGTCAACACAATACAGTTAGTAACTATGTCGGTACACAATCTGAACTTACTGTCAGTTGGTTAGTTCAGCATGATTTAAATACTACAGATTATTATTATCAAGTAAAAGACAATAATGGAGTACTTATCACTCCATTACAGTTAATACCAATAGATAATAATTCATTTAGACTATTATTTAGTTCGGCAAGAAGTGGGACCATAGCTGTAATTGGTACTAGTAATCTACATATAGACGATCTTACTATTGGCGATGGTGAGGAGTTAAAATTAACACGCGGTAATCAAGAACAATTAAATATAGTAGCTGGCGATGGAATTGAATTAACATTTGATAATGTAGCAAAAACAATTACTATTACGAATACAGCTAAAACTGGTATTAGTAACAGTATGGAATTAACTAATGTTATTATTAGTTCTGTAAATACATCACTAGAAAACACAATACCAAATCAAGTAATTGATTTTGTTCCTGCCTCACTCTATAGTACGATTAAGTATCTAATACAAGTTAGACATATCGACAGTATACAGTGTACTGAGTTAACGTGTGTGATATATGGACAGTCAGTGTATTTATTAACACTATATGAATTTTACACTGGAAATAATGCACTGGCTTCATTTGATGCAAATATATCATCAGATAATTTTCAATTATTAGCTATTCCAACAACTGTTGGTTTAGATATTGTAGTAGTGCGTACAGCTATATTAGCAGAATCTATTGATCCCTATGGAGAAGATCCTTATGATCCCTATGGAGAAGATCCTGATGGTTCCTAATATTGATGTACATATAGCTAATCGCCCTATCATAACCATACCAGAAGATAAAAAATTACTACATAAAAAATGGCAAGTAGAGTGTTACAAAACACTAGCTTTACCTAATGTAAATATTTTTCAAATTAATAATGATGATCCGTTTTCACCTATTAATTTAAGAACACTTGGTTATGGTTTAGGTAATAGTGAATATGTTAGCCACATTAACGATGATGATCTAGTAATAGGTAATCCATTTGTCAAATGTTGTGAAGTACTTGATAATAATCCCTCGATAGTTGGCGTTTATGTCAATAGTTATATTGATGATGGACATAACCCACTTAGACCATTTTATAAACACGATAAGTGGACTAGGGAGTTTCATTTAAAAGAAGCTAGACCCATACATGAATTATGCGTAATGCGTCGTATAGTGGTTAAGAAAAGTCTTGAAAAAATTAATAAATTACTTAAGTTATTTAAGAATGGCAATACAATTAATTTAGCTGAAGGCGAACAATTAATTTATACTGCAGCTAGTGCATTTGGCGATTGGTTATTCTTACCAGAAACATTCGGTTATGTTTGGAGAAAACATACTGTTGGCAGGCACTGCGAAACATATGATGCGCGATTATCTATTGTAGAAAGAACACACGTGAGACAACTATTAATGAAGTCCGATACTTTAATTTAAATAAAGTTTATTAACAGTGATGTCGGTAATTAATATTAACTTTTCTTAGGAACCAAGATGCCGAGTTTAATGAATCAAATATCAGTACTAGCTAATTTAAGAATTGCTGGTGCACTCATTATCGATAAGGATAATTTAGATTTCCCAAGTAATCCCAAACCAGGTACTTTAGCTATTGTTGGTTTGGGATTATACGCTTATATCACAGTAGCTGGTGTACAAGCTTGGTATCCATTAGTCCAACCAGAGATGGGTACTGCTAATTACCTACATACTCAAGTTAGTCCAGCCACTACTTGGACAGTGGTGCATAATCTAAATACGCCAGCTAGTGAGACATGGTATCAAATTCAAGATAATAACAACATAACTATCTCTGCTGCGCAATTAATTGAAATTGATAATAATTCTTTTCAATTGATATTTAATACCCCACAGAATGGTAAGTGTGTGGTTGTTGGTACTGAACAAATTATTATAGATAGCGCAACTATTGCTGATGGTACGGATATACAAATTCGTGGCTATGCTAATCAACCACTACATATGGTAGCTGGCAATGGAATGACTATATCGTTTGATGATAATACTAAGAGTATTACATTTAATGCCAGTGCATCTGCAGAAGCGGTAGAGGAAGCATTAGCAACAGAAACAGCAGCTAGAATTGCCGATGTAGATACTGAGGAAGCCTCTAGAATAGCCGGAGATACTGCACTGGCTACTGCCCTATCAGCTGAGGTCACTGCGCGTGAATTAGACGTGTCTAATGAGGTCGTAGATAGAACAACAGCCATCAGTAATGAAGCTAGTTTAAGGTTAGCTGGTGATAATGCTATTCTATCTTCACTAAATAGTGAAGTTACTAGAGCCATTAATGTAGAAAATACAATAGCAGATAATTTAATCGCCGAAGTTACTAGATCTACTACAGAAGATAATAGATTAAATACAACAATTTTAGCTGAAGTTACTAGAGCTACTGGTGTAGAAGATACTATTATCAGTTCACTAGATACTGAAGTTGCTGCTAGAATAAGTGGTGATTCCACTAACGCTGCAGCTATTGCCGCTGAGGTTACCAGAGCCACTAGTGCCGAAGCTGCTCTAGCATTAGCTGGTGGTAATCAGGCATTAGATTTTTCAACTAAAAAATTAACTGTATATGGCGATATCTTACCGGATGTTACGGAACTACGTGATATCGGATCACCAACACATAGATTTAGATCTCTTTATGTAGATGAAGCACACTTAAGTGTAAATACACTATATTTAGGCGATACGCCTATTTTAGGTACTGATGCTGATGTAATTAATATTAGAGCTGATCCTGGTCAATCCATTAACGTTACCACAACTGGTGTTGGTGCTACTTTATTGACGTCAAACCAGTATGCTGAACTCTCTACCAATGGAGCTAGTGCTAATGTAGTATTAAAAGCTATTGGCGTTGGTTCGCAAGTATTAGTAAATGCAGCACAGTCAATTGCTTTTACTGCGCCTACCACTACTACACATGGTGACTCAGTAGTAACTGGCAGTCAAACAGTTGTTGGTGGTCTAACTGTTACTGGTAATTTAGTTGTAAATGGTGGTGTTACGACAGTTAATTCCACTACTGTGACTACCATTGATAACATGATTGAAGTCAATTATGGTCAAGTAGGTAATGGTGTTAGTGCTAATCTAGCTGGTATTGTTGTAAATCGTGGTGATTTACCAAAATATCAATTCGTATTTGACGAATCAGTAGATATGTTTAGGGTCGGTATGGTGGGTAATTTAGAGACACTGGCATCACAGCCACACGTAGCTAGCTTATACTCACCATTAACGCATACTCATAGTGAAGCCACTAGTGTCTTACCTGGCTTTATGTCATCTGCCGATAAGATTAAATTGGATAGCATCGTTAATAATGTTTTAGCACTAACTGATGCCGCCATTACATCTAGTACTGTAACATTAGCGACCACTACAGAGAATCAAGTAGTAAACACTATATTGGCATCAGTATGTCGTTCAGTAAAATACATTATTCAAGTTACTTCAGGTACTCAATATCAAGTTTCTGAAATATTATGTATCCATGACGGTACTCAACCGTATATTACTGAAGTATCAAATATCTTCACTGGTGCCTCTGCATTGGCTACATTCACAACTAAATTAATAAATGGTAATTTAGAATTAGTAGCATCTCCAGTAAATACCAATAGTACAATTAAAGTAGTCCGCACTGCAATAACTATTTAAAAACCAATCATAATCAGAGAGACAAAAGTCTCTCTGATTATATTTCATTTAGTCTAATGAGGATAGTGAATCATGACTTTCGCAATAACAAAACGTTTCGTAGCAAAGAATGGTCTAGATAATAATGGAGCAGCAATTACTAACGTAGGTGCTCCAGTAGCAGGTACGGATGCTACTAATTTAGCTAGTCAAACTGCAGCTATAGCTGTACTAGAGTCTCTAGTAGTGCCAAAAACCACTACTGTAAATGGCAAAGCATTAACTACCAATATCACACTAGCTAAAGTCGATGTGGGTCTAGGTAATGTAGATAATACATCAGACGCTAATAAGCCAGTATCTACCGCACAACAAAGTGCTTTAAATCTAAAAGCTAATCTAGCTTCACCTACCTTCACAGGTACTGTAGCTGGTGTCACTAAATCTATGGTTGGTTTAGGTAATGCTGATAATACGTCTGACGTTAATAAACCAGTATCTACAGCACAGCAAAGTGCTATAGATCTAAAAGCCAACATCGCATCTCCTACATTCACTGGTACTGTATCTGGCGTCACTAAATCCATGGTGGGTCTATCTAACGTAGACAATACTAGTGATGTTAATAAACCAGTTTCTACTGCTCAAGCTGCTGCAGATGCATTAAAAGCTAATATTGCGTCTCCTACCTTTACAGGTACTGTAGGCGGCATTACTAAATCCATGGTGGGTTTAGGTAACGTAGATAATACATCTGATGCATCTAAGTCTATTGGTGGTAATGCAGCTACTGCCACTACTCTACAGACACCTAGAACTATTAATGGTGTTTCATTTAATGGTTCTGCTAATATCACCATTAATGCTGGTGACAGTGTAGATAGAATTGCTGTTAGCGAGAAAGGTGTAGCAAATGGTGTAGCTACACTAGATGCGACTGGATTAGTACCAGCAAGTCAGTTACCTAGTTATGTAGATGATGTACTAGAATATACCAATCTAGCTGGATTCCCAGCTACTGGTGAAACCGGTAAGATTTATGTTGCAAAAGATACAAATAAAACATATAGATGGTCTGGTACGGCTTATGTCTATATCACATCAGGTGCAGTAGATTCAGTAGCTGGTAAAACAGGTATTGTTACTCTAGTTAAGGGTGATGTAGGATTAGGTAACGTAGACAATACGTCTGATGCCAATAAACCAGTATCTACAGCACAAGCTACAGCCATTGCTTTAAAAGCCAATATTGCTAGTCCTACTTTTACTGGTACAGTAAGTGGCATTACTAAATCTATGGTAGGTTTAGGTAATGTAGATAATACTGCAGATACTGCTAAACCAGTTTCAACTGCACAACAAACGGCATTAGATCTAAAAGCTAATATTGCGTCACCTACATTTACAGGTACTGTAGCCGGTATCACTAAATCCATGGTAGGCCTAGCGAATGCGGACAATACGTCTGACGCTAATAAGCCAGTTAGTACAGCTCAACAAACAGCTTTAGATCTAAAAGCTAACTTAGTTTCACCTACCTTTACCGGTACTGTATCAGGTGTTTCTAAATCCATGGTGGGTCTAGCCAATGTAGATAACACTAGTGACTTAGCTAAACCAGTATCTACTGCACAACAAACTGCTTTAAACTTAAAAGCCAATCTAGATTCTCCAGCATTAAGCGGTATTCCATCTGCACCTACAGCTGCTGTTAATACCAATACCACTCAAGTAGCTACTACTGCTTTCGTAAATGCAGAAATAGCTAATGATGCACCTAGTAAAACTGGTGGTGGTGCATCTGGTACCTGGAGCATAGGTGTTACTGGTAATGCTGGTACAGCTACTACTTTAGCTACAGCACGCACTATTAATGGTGTCAGTTTCAACGGTTCTGCTAATATTACTATTAATGCAGTAGACTCTACTGCTAGAATAGCTAGTACTGAAAAAGGTGCTGTAAATGGCGTAGCTACTCTAGACGCTGGTGGTAAAGTACCTACAGCACAACTACCTAGTTATGTTGATGATGTACTAGAGTACGCTAATCTAGCTGGATTCCCAGCTACAGGTGAAACTGGTAAGATCTATGTTGCTATAGATACTAACAAGACCTATAGATGGTCTGGTACTGCTTATGTCTATATCACTTCAGGTGCAGTAGATTCAGTAGCTGGTAGGACTGGAGTAGTAACTTTAGCTAAAGGCGATGTAGGATTAGGTAACGTAGATAACACTAGTGATGTTAATAAACCAGTGTCTACCGCACAACAAACTGCCTTAAATCTAAAAGCTAATTTAGCTTCACCCACATTAACAGGTGTTCCACTAGCACCTACAGCATCTGTAGATACTAATACTACTCAAATTGCTACTACAGCTTATGTAAAATCACAAGGTTTTGCCACTAGTTCTGGTGTAACTGCTGTTTCTGGTACTGCCCCTATAGTGTCTAGTGGTGGCAATACACCAGCTATCTCTATTCCAGCGGCTACTGCATCTGTTAGTGGCCATATGACTAGTACCCAAGCTAGTAAACTAGATGGTATTGCTACAGGTGCTCAAGTTAACGTAGCTACTAATCTAGGTCAAGGTACATTAACTACCACTACTGTTCCACTAACGTCTTCTACAGGTACTGGCACCACGTTACCAGCAGCTACTACGACATTAGCTGGTGTAATGAGTTCTACTGATAAGACTAAGTTAGATGGTATTGCTACAGGTGCTCAAGTCAATACAGTTACATCAGTAGCAGGTAAAACTGGAGCCGTTACTTTAGTTAAAGCAGATGTAGGTTTAAGTAATGTGGATAATACTGCTGATAGTACTAAGAGTGTAGCTAGTGCTGCTCTACTAACTACAGCTCGTACTATAGGTGGTATTTCATTTAATGGTAGTGCTAACATTGATTTACCAGGTGTAAATACTGCAGGTAATCAAAATACTACTGGTAGTTCATCACATCTAATAGATTCTAATTTTTCTCGTATTACGAATCCTATTGGTGGATCATTTAGTCATGTTGTTCAGGATACTACAGGTGCACTACAGGTAGTTTTCCCAGTAGCTATGACTAATAGCATGGTAAGAGTAACTATTAAAGTATTTGAGTATGCAACAAACAAACCATTTGAAATTGTTTGTGGTGGTTATACACAGAGTACTGGTAATTCATGGGCAAATTATCCATTTGCATATATTATTGGTAATCCAAATATAGACAGAAATCTTACTATTAGATTTGGTTATACCGCAGGTGGTAAGGCAACAATCTATATTGGTGAATTAGCCAGTGCTTGGAAACATGTTCAGTTTTTTGTTACAGAAGTTCAAGTTGGATATGGTGGTCTTTCTTCTGCCTATGCTAGTGGATGGGTATTACGTGTTGAACCAACTGCTTTTGAAAACGTTACTGCTACTCTTACTAATGTTCAAATTGGTTATGCAGTTTCTACAAATACCGCCAATAGTACTGTTAGACGTAATGCTTCTGGTAATTTCTCAGCAGGTACTATTACAGCTACATTAAGTGGCAATGCTAATACTGCTACTACTTTAGCTACAGCTCGTACTATAGGTGGTATTTCATTTAATGGTTCTGCTAACATTGATTTACCAGGTGTAAATACTGCTGGTACTCAGAATACCAGTGGTAGTGCTGCTAGTTTGACTAATACACGTTCAATAGCCATTACAGGTGATGCAGCTTGGGCTGTTAATTTTAATGGTAGTGCAAATGCATCTGCAGCACTCACTCTAGCTAATAGTGGTGTAGCTGTTGGAACATATAGATCAGTTACAGTAGATGCTAAGGGTCGTGTAACCGCTGGTACTAATCCAACTACTATTAGTGGTTATGGTATTACTGACGCATATACCAAAACAGAGATCGATAGTCAGCTTCAAGGTCTGAAACCCAAGGCTAGTGTACTAGCAGCATCTACTGCAAATATTGCATTAAATACAGCTACTGCTACTCTAGATGGTGTTACTCTAGCAGCTGGATCACGTGTATTACTAAAGAATCAAACTACTGGTTCTCAGAATGGTATCTACACCAATCTAACCACTACGTCTTGGGTAAGAGCTGTAGATGCAGATATAGCAAGTGAACTAGTATCAGCATTTGTATTTGTAGAACAAGGTACCACTCAAGCAGATAGTGCTTGGGTACAAACTGCTGATAACATTACATTAGGTACCACTGCACTTACTTGGGTACAGTTTGCTGGAGCTGGTGCGTACGCAACTGCAGCGCATACGCATGGCAATATTACTAATGTAGGAGCTATTGGCACTACAGCAAATCTACCTATTATTACCACAACTAGTGGAGTGTTAGCAGCTGGTTCTTTCGGCACAGCAGCTGCCACATTCTGTCAAGGTAACGATAGTCGGTTATCTGATTCAAGAGCACCTACAGCGCATACACAGGCAGTATCGACAATATCGGATTCGACAACGATTGGTCAGAACTTAGTAAAGTTGGCAAATCCGTCTGCAGTTACTTTCCCAAGATTTAATGCAGATAATTCAATCACATCTTTAAATGCTGCTGATTTTAGAAGTGCGATTGGAGCAGGAACAAGTTCTGCTTCAGGTACTGTTACATCTGTTGGTTTGTCATTACCTAGCATTATTACGGTATCTGGTTCTCCTGTTACGGGTTCAGGTACATTAACAGGTACTTTAGCTACGCAGTCTGGTGCTTTAGTGTTTGCTGGACCTCTTGCCAATACCGCAGCTCCCACTGCAGCAGTACCTACATTCCGTAATTTAGAAATGACGGATATACCAGGTTCTGCTTTTAAGAAGTCTTGCCGCGTAGCCACTACAGGAGCTATAACACTTAATACCGCAACCGCTACGTTAGATGGTGTAACTCTTGCAGCTACAGATCGTGTCTTGATTAAGGATCAGGCAACAGCTTCGCAGAACGGTATTTACTATAATGTCACCACTACAACCTGGATACGTACAGTTGATTCAGATATTTCAGGTGAAATTGCTTCAGCTATTACGGCCATTGACGAAGGTTTAGTTAACGGTGGTAAAGCATTCACCAATACGTTTAAGCAGACAGATACATTAGGTACAACTGCAATGAACTGGTATGAGTTGTTGGATAGTTCACGTTTATCCTCAACTGTAGGCACTGCTTTAGGTGTTGCCGCTATTGGCGATAGTACAACACTAGCTAGAGCAAATCACGTTCATCCATTCCCAACAGCAGCTAATGTGGGCGCAGTAGCAACCAATACCGCTATTACAGCTGGTACCGCTACTAAGATCACATATGATGCTAAAGGTCTTGTTACTGCGGGTGGGTCTCTTGTCGCTACTGATATACCTGCACTAGATACCGCTAAGATTACTACTGGTACACTAGCAACTGCAAGAATGCCTGCATTTACTGGAGATGCAACGTCAGTAGCTGGCGCTACCGCATTAACATTGGCTAATAGTGGAGTAACTGCCGGTACGTATAGATCAGTAACAGTTAATGCTAAAGGATTAGTAACTGCAGGTACGAATCCAACTACTATTAGTGGCTATGGTATTAGTGATGCATATACCAAAGCAGAAATAGATAGTCAACTACAGGGTCTAAAACCCAAGGCTAGTGTACTAGCAGCATCTACTGCAAACATTACGTTAAATACAGCTACTGCTACTCTAGACGGCGTAACATTGGCAGCTGGTTCTCGTGTATTGTTGAAAAACCAAACTACTGGTTCTCAGAATGGTATCTACACTAATCTAACCACTACGTCTTGGACACGTGCTGTAGATGCAGACGTAAATAGTGAACTAGTATCAGCATTTGTATTTGTAGAACAGGGTACTGCTAATAAAGATAGTGCTTGGGTACAAACTGCTGATAACATTACATTAGGTACCACTGCACTTACGTGGGTACAGTTTGCTGGAGCTGGCGCATATCAGAGTATCATTACTGGTGGTGCAACCACTATTACTGGATCTAACTTAACCGTATCTAGAAGTTTAGTTTCAGATGCTAGTGGTAAAGTAGCAGTATCTGCAGTAACGTCAACTGAACTCGGTTATCTTACTGGAGTTACATCAGCTATTCAAACTCAGATTGGTACTAAAGCTAATCTAGCATCACCAGCATTAACTGGTACTCCTACGGCTCCTACAGCTGCTGTAAATACCAATACCACTCAAGTAGCGACTACTGCTTTCGTAAACGCAGAAATAGCTAATGACGCACCTAGTAAAACAGGTACTGGTGCATCTGGTACGTGGGGTATATCTGTTACAGGTAATGCTGCTACTGTTACTAATGGTGTTTATACCAATACTATTAACTATGGTACTAGTATTAATGCACAAACAGGAACTGCCTATACTACGGTATTCAGCGATGCCGCATCAGTAGGTAATCCTACTGCTCTGGTAACGATGAATAATGCAGCAGCACAAACAGTTACTATACCACCTAACGCATCTGTAGCCTATCCAGTAGGTGCTACCCTACAGATTATGCAAATTGGTGCTGGTAAGGTAACTATCGCACCTGGATCTGGCGTAACTCTTAATTCTGCTGGTGGATTAAGATCTATTGGCGCGCAGTATGGGGTAGTTGCACTAGTGCAACTTTCTGCTAACAATTGGGTTCTAATGGGCTCATTAATGGCGTAAACTGTATTTGTAATTGTAACAATATAGGACACATATTCCCCTACAGTCGTATATAGGGAAATATGTGTCTTATGGCGTTATTAATATTTCACTATGGAGTAAATATGAAAAATATTGAAATTAGAATGATTTTTAAAGTAATTCCAGTTCCTATATTTTGGACAGAAAAATTTTTAGAAGACTGGAGTGGTGGTTTATCTGCTGGAATATTTTGCATCATTAGACCAAAATATAGAGATAGAAAAGACGAGGGTATAGTTACACATGAACTCCGTCACTGCAAGCAATTTTATAGTAGATTTTTATTCTTTAGTTTTATGTATCTTTTTAATTGGAAGTATAGATTAAATGCAGAAATAGAGGCATATGCTGAACAAATAGAAACATATAAAAAAGACCCAATTAATGTTACATGGGTTATAAATGTATTAGAAACTAAATATAAAATACCTTCTGGAAATAGAGAACTTATTAAGCAGAAACTAAAAGATAAATGTCCTAGTATTAAATTAGTTATAGATTAGTTGTACATATATACTACCCATAGTTCATTATGAATGGGTGGTATACATGATATGACGCTAATAATACTTTACCAGTACTTTAAGGAAATATACTGTGCCTACTCCAATTGTAATTAAATATCCACTAGATCCTACTGGACAGAATCCAAATAATTTAGTAGCTGGTGAGGAACATGCATTATCCGCTAGACCAATACGTTGTATCGCTACTAAATATGGTGGATATTTTGCTAATTCAATGGTGATTAAGGATCTAGCCACTAATCTAATTTTAAACTCATCACAATGGTACCCAAGTGAGTTATATGAAGTACCAACGGCACTATATGGGCAGCCAGTATATGCGCTAATAGTAATTACAGATACTACAGTATCTAATTTAGTTTCTATCTCATACCAAGCTGTAGGTGGTGAGTTTAGTACATCAGAAACAGCATTAATTAATTTAATAGATACATTAGAACTGGATAATAGACCAGTAACGTGGCCAAATATACTTTTAAAACCTACAGATTATCCACCCAGTCAACATTTACATAATGCTGGGGATATATACGGCTTTGAATATGTAACACATGCATTAGAGAGAATTAGATCTACTATTGAGTTTGGTAGTGCAATATCTAATGATAAAATACTTCGATATTTAGATGGCCAAATAGCTAATGAATCCACCGATACGCAAAATGCATTAGATTTAAAAGCCAGTCTAAATTCTCCAGCATTAACTGGTACTCCTACAGCTCCTACAGCTGCTGTTAGTACCAATACTACTCAAGTAGCTACTACTGCCTATGTAAATGCAGAAATAGCTAATGACGCACCTAGTAAGACAGGTACTGGTGCATCTGGTACGTGGGGTATATCTGTTACAGGTAATGCAGCTACAGCTACTGCTCTAGCTACCACCCATTCAATAACAGCTTCAGGTGATGCTACCTGGTCAGTTAACTTTAATGGTAGTGCACATGCATCTGCAGCACTCACTCTAGCTAATAGTGGAGTAACTGCCGGTACGTATAGATCAGTAACAGTTAATGCTAAAGGATTAGTAACTGCTGGTACTAACCCAACTACTATTAGTGGTTATGGTATTACTGATGCATATACTAAAACTGAAATAGATAGCCAGTTACAGGGTCTAAAACCCAAAGCTAGTGTATTAGCTGCTAGTACTGCAAACATTACGTTAAATACAGCTACTGCTACTCTAGATGGTGTAGCGTTGGTAGCTGGATCTCGTGTATTGCTAAAGAACCAAACTACTGCCTCTCAAAATGGTATCTACACTGATCTAACTACTGCTATTTGGAAACGTGCTACTGATGCAGATATAGCAAGTGAACTAGTATCGGCATTCGTATTTGTAGAACAAGGTACTGTTCACAAAGACAGTGCATGGGTACAAACTGCAGATAATATCGTACTAGGTACTACTGCTCTTACGTGGATACAGTTTGCTGGATCTGGTGCGTATGCGACTGTAGCACATACGCATGATTTAACTGGTGAAGTTACATCAGTAGGTAATACTACTACTGTAACTAATGCAGCTGTAATTGGTAAGGTATTAACTGGATATGCTAGTGGAGCTGGTGCTGTAGCTGCTACAGATACTATATTGCAAGCTATTAATAAGCTAAATGGTAATGATGGATTAAAAGCCAATATAGCTGATACCTATACTAAAGCAGAAATAGATAGTCAACTACAGGGTCTAAAACCCAAAGCTAGTGTACTAGCAGCATCTACTGCAAATATTGCATTAAATACAGCTACAGCTACTCTAGATGGTGTTACTCTAGCAGCTGGATCACGTGTATTGCTAAAGAACCAAACTACTGCCTCTCAAAATGGTATCTACACTGATCTAACTACTGCTATTTGGAAACGTGCTATTGATGCAGACGTAAATAGTGAACTAGTATCAGCATTTGTATTTGTAGAACAGGGTACTGCTAATAAAGATAGTGCTTGGGTACAAACTGCAGATAACATCGTACTAGGTACTACTAATCTCATATGGGTGCAGTTTGCTGGGTCTGGTGCATATCAGAGTGTTGTAACTGGTGCAGCTAGTAGTATTACTGGATCTGACTTAACCGTATCTAGAAGTTTAGTTTCAGATAGTAATGGTAAGGTAGCAGTATCTACAGTAACGTCAACTGAACTTGGTTATCTTACTGGAGTTACATCTGCTATTCAAACTCAGATTGGTACTAAAGCTAATTTAAATTCTCCAGCATTAACTGGTACTCCTACAGCTCCTACAGCTGCTGTTAATACCAATACCACTCAAGTAGCTACTACTGCCTATGTAAATGCAGAAATAGCTAATGATGCACCTAGTAAAACAGGTACTGGTGCATCTGGTACATGGGGTATATCTGTTACAGGTAATGCAGCTACAGCTACTAACCTAGCTACTGCACGTAGTATTAATGGTATTTCGTTTGATGGTAGTGCTGATATCACTATTAATGCAGTAGACTCTACAGCACGTATTGCATCTAGTGAAAAGGGCGTAGCAAATGGCGTAGCTACTTTAGATAGTAGCGGTAAGGTACCTACTGGACAATTATCTATTGTGTCCGATAACACTAAAGCTAATTTAAGTGGTGCTGAGTTTACTGGACCCATCTCTTCTCTAGCCGCTATGCCCGCTACTGACTGGAATCTTGTAAGACGAACTGGATGGTATGTTGTCAATGGTCTTAGTGCTGCTACTAATGGACCTGCTGATGGTTGGTATAAAGGCTATTGTAACGCCTACACTAATATTTGGCTAACTCAAGAAGTTTGGGGATTTGCTGTAAATAACAACACCATAGCTACTGGTAATACTCCAGAAAGTATTGTTACCTCGTCAGATAACAAACACGTGTATGTGTCTAGTAGAGGTAGTTCTACAATATCTATGTACTCTAGAGATATTACCACTGGAGTATTAACTAGTATAGGTACTGTAGCTAGTGGTGGTCTTAGCGTATATGAAACTCTTATCTCACCAACTGGTAATCATGTATATGTGATCGATAGCTACAATATCTACCAGTATTCTAGAAATACCACTACTGGAATATTAACGGCATTAACACCAGCTAGTGTAAGTACAAATGGCGCTGCATTTGCTGGAGCTATTTCATCAGATGGTAATCACATATACACGACCAACAGCAGTAATAATACGATACGTATATTTTCTAGAAATACCACTACTGGAGCATTAACTGATTTAGGCACTATGGATAATGGCAGTACCTCATATGGCATCACTGTCTCACCAGATAATAAACACGTATATGTAAGTAATGGACTTAATGGAATTGCTAATACAATATCTCAATACTCTAGAGATACCACTACTGGAGTATTGACACCACTATCACCAGCTACTATAACCACTACCGATCCATGGAGATTAGTTGTTTCGCCTGATGGTAAACATCTATATGTGATTAATAGAAATATACATTCAATATCTCGATATACTAGAAGTACCACTACTGGACTACTAACATCTATAATTACTCATGCGCCAGTAACTATGGCTGTTGGTAAGCTGCCATGGGATCTTACTGTTTCGCCAGATAGTAAGCACGTATATGTGGCTAACTATAGCGATAATACAGTATCTCAATATTCTAGACATATAGCCTATGGAGTATTGACACATATAGCTGATATAGGTACTGATAATGGCCCAAGTAGTCTTGCTTTTACACAAGACGGTACTAACTTATACGTAACCAATCTAATTGATCGTACAATATCTCAGTTTTCTAGAAGCGATACTAGTACTACTGGCGATTTAACTACTGTAGTGGCAAGTGCTGGAAGTAGCGATTCTAAACGCTATAGACGTGAAAGGAATAATGGTGTTTGGTCAAATTGGGAGCAGATTTATGATACATCAGATGAGTTAGCTGATATTCTATCTGAACCTATAGAGTCTCCAGCTTTCACTGGTATACCCACAGCACCTACAGCTCTATCAACTGATAATAGTACTCAAATTGCCACTACAGCTTATGTGAAATCATTAGGTTTCGCTACTACTTCTGGTGTAACTCAAGTTACTGCTACAGCTCCTGTAATGTCTAGTGGAGGTACTGCTCCTATTATTTCAATGGCCGCAGCTACTACATCTTCTAATGGATACATGACTAGTGCTCAAGCTACTAAGTTGGAGGCCACTTATACTAAAACTGAAATAGATAGCCAGTTACAGGGTCTAAAACCCAAAGCTAGTGTATTAGCTGCTAGTACTGCAAACATTACGTTAAATACAGCTACTGCTACTCTAGATGGTGTAGCGTTGGTAGCTGGATCTCGTGTATTGCTAAAGAACCAAACTACTGCCTCTCAAAATGGTATTTACACTGATCTAACTACTGCTATTTGGAAACGTGCTACTGATGCAGATATAGCTAGTGAATTAGTATCAGCGTTTGTGTTTGTCGAACAGGGTACTGTTAATAAAGATAGTGCCTGGGTACAAACTGCTGATAATATCGTACTAGGTACTACTAATCTCATATGGGTACAGTTTGCTGGATCCGGAGCATATCAGAGTATTATTACTGGTGGTGCAACCACTATTACTGGATCTGATTTAACTGCATCTAGAAGTCTAGTTTCAGATGTTAATGGTAAAGTAGCAGTGTCTGCAGTAACATCAACTGAACTCGGTTATCTTACTGGAGTTACATCTGCCATTCAAACTCAGATAGGTACTAAGGCTAATCTAGCTAGTCCAATATTTACAGGTAATGTAACTGGACTAGGTATAGCTACTGGTACTAGTTTTAATAGTATTACTGGATTGAGTAGTACTAATCCAGCTGCAGCAGGTACTGTAGGTCCAGGTAGTTTATTCACTGCGGCTAGAGCAGATCACGTACATCCTGCACAAACCACTATTACTGGTAATGCAGCTACCGTTACTACTAATGCTAATCTAACTGGTGAAGTTACGTCAGTAGGTAATGCCACTACTGTAACTAATGCAGCTGTAATTGGTAAGGTATTAACTGGATATGTCAGTGCTGCTGGTGCTGTAGCTGCTACAGATACTATATTGCAAGCTGTTAATAAGCTAAATGGTAACATTGGTACTAAGGCTAATTTAGCATCACCTACCTTTACTGGTACTGTATCTGGTATTACTAGTGCAATGGTAGGTGCACTACCACTAACTGGTGGTACATTAACTGGTGGTTTAATAATAGAAGTTCCTGCTCCTGGTAATGCATATATTGAGTTAGGTCGTATTGATGGCGCAGTATCTACTCCATATATTGATTTTCACTCAAGTTCTACGGGATTAGACTACGATAGCAGAATTATAGCATCTGGTGGAGACGGTTCATTAGGTAAAGGTAAAGGTACGTTATCTTTTATGGCGGCTACTGCTGCATTTGAAGGAGTAATTACTGGTACTAGTTTTAACTCCATTACTGGATTGAGTAGTACTAATCCAGCTGCAGCAGGTACTGTAGGTCCAGGTAGTTTATTTACTGCAGCTAGAGCAGATCACGTACATCCTGCACAAACCACTATTTCTGGTAATGCAGCTACTGCTACTAGTGCAGCATCATGTACTGGTAATGCTGCTACTGTTACTAATGGTGTTTATACCAATACTATTAATTACGGTACAGTCATTAATTGGCGATATGCAAGCTACACTACAGTACTTAGTGACGGTGCCAGTGTTGGTACACCTACAGTTATGATAATAATGGATACTGGGGGAATACCAGATGCTACGGTAACGATACCAGCTAATGCGTCTGTAGCCTATCCAGTAGGTGCTACTATGCAAATTACGCGCATAAGTCAGTCTGGTAAAGTACGTATTGTTCCAGCTTCAGGTGTAGTTATTAATTCACTTGGTGGGTTTAAAAGTATTCCTTGGAATGGTGCAGTAACGCTAATTCAAATTTCTACTAATAATTGGATTTTAGTCGGTGCACTAACGGAATAACAAATAGTAAATCACTAGTAAAATATTTTACTAGTGATTTACTACTCATTTAAGGATATATAAAGATGCTAGGTTTACAATTTAGATTAGGTGTTTATGCCCAAACATTACAGAAAATATTTAAGCACGAGGCAAAATTAATATCGAGTAATTTATCTACTACATATAGATTTGGTGAGGGCGGTATAGCTATTTCTAAAGATGGGAGTAGAGTAGCTATTTCTAGTCAATTTGATGGAACGTCCAGCAATGGCGGTGGTTCTGTAGAGGTATTTCGTAGATCAGATAATACTTGGGTTTTTGAACAGAAATTAACTGGACTTGACACTACAGTTGGTGACCAGTATGGCTATTCAGTAGATATTGATGATCGTGGAGAAAAAATAGTTGTAGGCGCGCGTAGGTTTGGAAGTACTGTAGCGGGTCATGGTAAAGTCTATATATGGAATAGATCTGGAACCACTTGGACTCAGTGGCAGACACTTATTCCTCCAGTTCTTAGTGCTTATGAAGAATTTGGTAGTAATGTAAAAATATCTGGAAATGGTAGCTATATAGTAGTTGGAAGTGGTGAGAATATTAATACTAACGAATATCTTGACAATGGATCCTTATATACTTACTATCTCAGCATAAATACCTGGTGGCCTGGTCATAAAGTAAATTCTCCACATTATCAACATTATTTATATTTTAGTGTAGGATTGAGTCTCAATTACGCTGGCGATGAACTTATAGTAAGTGCATCGAATAATAACTTCCCAAGTACGGGTAATGGTATAGTATATTCATATACCAGATCTCTACTTACTTGGACAATTAGCCAGACCCTTGCCACTGGTCCAAATGCAAACGATAGATTAGGTGCCTCAGTTGCGCTATCTAGTAGTGGTAATAGAGTAGTAATTGGCATACCTGAATTAGATAATGGAATATCTAATAGTGGTGGTGCAGTTACTATGGTAAAAAGTAATGGGGTGTGGGGTCATGAACAATATCTACTTGCATCAGATAGAGGGATTGATAATTATGGTGGTGAGAGAGTAGATATATCTGATGATGGCACTACGATTATAGTTTCATCACGGCATGAGATGGGTGCAATTTACGTATGGAAGTTAATCGGAACTACTTGGATTAATGTAGATAAACTACTTGCTATAGATAGAGCAACTGGTGACGCATATGGAACTAGAATAGCATTATCTGGTGACGGTATTAGAATTGCTGGATCCGCTCCATATAACGATCACAATAGTCTTGTAAATCCTGGATCAGTCTACATACATAATAATATATTGGCATGATAGAGACCATATATTATCTAATACTACTATTGGATAATAGTGCATTATTTTAATCATTTAAAGGATAAGAAAATGATAGGATTAGGAATTAGAATGAGTATTTATGCTCAAGCATTAAAGTTAGTTAAATCTGGCCTGTTAACACTATTGTCACCAAATACTGTAATAGTGAGTCCAGGTGTATTGGCTCCAGTAGCATATTTTACAGCGGCTACTGGGCTTACGCCTAATGGTATGGTTATGTCAATAGACGATAAATACATATATGTAGCTAACCGGGGTAGCAATACAGTATCTCAATATTCTAGAAATACCACTACTGGAGTATTAACTAGTCTAGGTACTATAGCTACTGGTACTAATCCACGTAATATCGCTATCTCACCAGATAATAATCACATATATGTACCTAACACGGGCGATGCTACAGTATCTCAATATTCTAGAAATACCACCACTGGATTATTAACTGCATTATCACCAGCTACTATAGCTACTAATGCTGGTATATATGCCATTGCTATCTCACCAGATAATAAACATGTATATGTAACTCACTGGGGTAGCGGTACAGTATCTCAATACTCTAGAAATACCACTACTGGAGTTTTAACTGCACTATCACCAACCACTATAGCTACTGGTGGTTATCCATATGATGTCACTGTCTCACCAGATAACAATCATGTATATGTAGCTAACTGGAATAGCAGTACAGTATCTCAATACTCTAGAGATACCATTACTGGATTATTAACTAGTATAGGTACTGTAGCTGCTGGTCAATTTCCACGTAGTGTCGCTGTCTCACCAGATAATAAATCTGTATATGTAACTAACCGCAATGGTTCCAGTACAGTAACCCAGTTTTCTAGAGATACCACTACTGGATTATTAACTAGTCTAGGTACTATATCTGCTGGTGAATATCCAGATGGTATCGCTATCTCACCAGATAACAAGCACGTATATGTAACTAACAACATTGTCAGTACATTACAACAATACTCTAGAAATACCACTACTGGAGTATTGACTAGTATAGGTGCTCTGGCTAATGTTGGTGTTCCTTACGATGTCATTGTCTCGTCAGATAACAAACACGTGTATGCAACTAATGAAACTATACAAACAGTATCTCAATTTTCTAGAGATACCACTACTGGATTATTAAGTGGTTCTTATAATCCATCATCTTTTCCAGCTAAATTAGCTATGCCTAAAGATGGTAAGTCTATATACTGTACAGACGCCAATAATAATACTATCGCTCAATATAGTGTTACCGGTGGATTAGTAGCGGCTCTTTCTCCAGCTACTATCTCTAGTAATGGTAACGCACCACAGAGTTTAGTAGTGGTAGATAGTAATGAATCGTTATATGTAGTTAATAAAGACAGTAATAATATTGGACACTTTACTAGGAATACTACTAGTGGCGCGTTAACGAGTGTGGGCACAATACCGACCGGTAAAGGACCATCTGATATTGCCGCATTGTCCGATAATAAGAATGTATATGTTAGTAATAGTTTAGATAATTCATTAGGATCATATACTAGAAACTTAAGTACTGGTGTATTGAGTGCTTTAAATACTGCAGAAGCGAGTATTAGTTCTCCTACTATAGCTACTGATACTACTCCATATGGTATCACTATCTCACCAGATAACAATCATGTATATGTAGCTAACAACACTAGTAATACAGTATCTCAATACTCTAGAAATACTACTACTGGAGTATTAACTGCATTAACACCAGCTACTATAGCTACTGGTGGTAGTCCACAGGGCATCACTATCTCACCAGATAACAAACATGCATATGTAGCTAACTGGACTAGTAATACAATATCCCAATACTCTAGAAACACCACTACTGGAGTATTAACTGCATTATCACCAGCTACTATAGCCACTGGTACTAATCCACGTAACAGTATTGTTTCACCAGATGGCAATTATGTATATGTAATTAATTACACTAGCAATACAATATCCCAATACTCTAGAAATATCACTACTGGAGCATTAACTAGTATAGGTACTATAGCTACTGGTACTAATCCACAACACATCACTATCTCATCAGATAACAAACATGCATATGTAGCTAACTGGACTAGTAATACAATATCCCAATA